GTCGATCAAAGAGTGATTACAAAATATGGTTATAATGGATCAAGAATAGAAAGCCCATTTAACCACAAAATTTATGTAACAGGAATTACTAGATTAGGAAGTAATGGAGAAACATATCTTCCATTATCTCTTTTAAAAGATAATAAGGAAATATCTAATCAAAAAATATGGATCAATATTATGGAGTTATATAAAAAGAATTATACACTACTTACTCCATCTTATAAAATAAGAATATATGAGCAATTAGGAAAAGATAATACATATAATACTTTTATGAGAATTTATTGTTACGGAAGCAAATATAGTATTATATATAATCTCACCGAATCGACAATCTTACTATATTATATAATTCATAAAGTTAAAATGGGTCATGCTGTAACTCCAGAATTATTGTATCAAGATCTGTTTGTTTTAAAAGATATAAAACGCGTTATTAGAACTGAATATAATGATAAAAATACTGTAATTACTTATTCAAAGGAGATTTATGATGATATTTCATTCTCATATTCTGTAAAAGAAGCGCTTAAAGAATGGTGGAATATATATAAAGATACAGAAATTAAAAATCTAATGAATCTGTATAATAAGTTTAAATTTACAGAAATATTTGGAGAATCAAAAGAAGAAGATTTACAAGAAGATTTATTTAATAGCTTTATAAATTCTTTTAGAAATATCTATGACTATAGTCATAATTCTGAAAGATTTGTTAAATATTATGATGAAGATTTTACTTCTTTAGATATCAGAAATGATGATAGGATATTGCATATAGATATGGGTGAATATCTTAATATCAATAAATTTAGATGGTATAAGGCTGATAAAGTTATCCCATCTAATGCATATAATGATGATAGTATTAATGAATTTCTTACTATGAGTGCAAATAATTTATTAGATAAGAATGGAATAAATTTCCAAGATAAAATAACAGAAGAAGATAAAAACTATAAGTATATATCTGATATGGGAAGACTTATAGAAGATTATGTTAGATTGTATGGCAAGTTAAATAAGTATATTAGTACCTATATTCCTCTTTCTGATTTTACTATTACCTTTGGGTTAGATAAAGAAATGAAATGGGATGCGATGATGGCTGATCATATAGGAAAAATATTACTATATAAATCTAATTCTCCAGTATTAAATGATATCTTTAAAGATGGTCAAACTATCGTTTTCTTTGTAAGTGAACGAGCTCCATTGTATTTTAGAATAAGATATGATGATATAGAAACTACTGGACCTAATGATTATTTTAATTGCATCAATATAGTAGATGTTCTGCAAATGGCTATCGATGATGAGGTTATTAACAAAGATGAATTAGACAGCGTATATAAGAATATGCTGAATATCTAAGGTAATAAAAATTTCAATTGTATACTATATATATGATATGAAGAGAGAATTATCTCTCTTCATATTTTGTATATTTTAATCAGTACCAAACTTTTTTTCATAAAAAAATATAAAGAATGGTACAATGATAGTAAACCGAAAGGTTGCTATATAGCCGTGGGATTATAATGAGCTCTATAGTCCCAATATTTTAATCTATAATATATTATAGGAGGATTTTCAAATGAACGCATTTAACAACAATCCAGGAAACACCACCAACAATGAGGCTCAGACTATTAAGGCTGAGGAAGATGTAAAGCTGTTTGTACAGCCTATGGAGTTTCAGTCTATTATTGAGACTCTTATAACTGACACTAGCACTCTTGCCAAATTGGTTAGTGATCTATTTGTACCAGTTTTCCCTCAGCTGAGAGCAAGTAAAATCGAAGTTGGTAATGTGCCAATGTATAACAACCCTGGTGTTAGCGTAAAGAACTTCTACACTACTCTCACTTTTGATGATACTGGTGTAGATCCATCTGCTTACAATGTAGAAGGTGCATATAAGGCTATTGAGCCTATCACCTCTAGTGGTAAGTTGAAGTCTAATGAGAACAAGAGTCTTAATGATACTCTTGCTATGATTGATTTCATGAACGTTAAGAATGGTCAGAATGACAACCGTATTACTAGGTTTAGACTGACTAAGGAAGCTAAGTCTATTCTTAAGGAGTTTATGCCAGTAGATGCTTCTGGAAATGTTAATTTCCAGAGTTGTGTATCTGATACTGTAATCAGACCATCTGGTAATATGGGATTTGGATCTCCTGTTCCAGCTGTAAGTGTCAGTGTAGATCTTAAGAAGGTTATTGCTAAGATCTATGGTAATGCTGATATCAATAATAACAGCAATAAGTATTCTTATATTATTTCTATTGGTGCTCCTATTAAGCCGCTCAATGGGATGGGTATGAACGCTAATAATGAGTATGCTTATCGTGTATTCATTACTAGATCTCATAATAAGAATCTCAAGGAGTTCTTCACTAGCCTCGGATTCACTGATAGTTCGTTTGTACGGTAAGAGTTAAATGATATTAGGTAGATGAAGCTGTGTCTTCATCTACCTAATATTTTTTGGAGGAGAAAATAGCTATATGGCTTTTTTTAAGAAATCAAATGAACCTATTGCATATATCATCAAAGAAGATGGAATACAAGAGGTCATTGAAGAGAAAAACAATATGAGTCTATTTCTTCAAGAAGTAGGTTGGAATGGAAAAGAGCCTAAACTTGAATTAAGGAAATGGATAGTTAAAGAGAAAGAGTTAACACCTCATAAGGGATTTAGTTTTATGACTATAGAAGGTCCTGATAATCTTAGTCATGCTTTATTAAAACATGGTTTTGGTAAGACTGAAACTGTGCTTGGTTATCTTAAAGATAGAGAAGACTTTGAATCTGCTCTTACCAAAGTTATTGGGAAGAAGAATGTAGTTAAAGCAAAGAACACTAAAGTTGATATTAATGAGGATGAATACTTTGATCCGAATGAGATGTTTACTTGATTGAGAGAGGAGATTATATTATGGCTGTTATGATTTATAATAAGAACAATGAGATCATGGTAAATGATGATTTGAATGATAGAGAATTGGTAAAGCTTGAAACAGACAGTTCTGGAAATATCTTTATGGAAAGATCTGAATATGATAAAATATCATCATTTGTAGAAGATATTAAGAATGGACTGAAGTGTATATCTTATGGTACATTTGTAGATGGAGAATTTGTTGAAGACAAGAATAGTGTATCACGGTCACCATTTTATGATAAAAGAGGAAGACGTTTAGCAGAGAATATGATTATTGATCCTGATACAGGCAATCCTACAGATATTAAAGAATTTGAGGTTCCTATTCAGAAAGCCTATGAATATTATAGACATGGTAAAGATGATCGAAACTCATTCTATTCTTTCAATAATAATAATGAGTTAATTTATACTCCTGTAGTTTCAATAAATAATACTCCTGTTGCTCCAGCTCCAGTTCAGTATAATATAATTGGTAAAAAGTTTTATCCAGCTACAGAAGAGATTGATGAAAACGGGAATAGGATAATTAAGATTCAGTTATTCAATGCGGAGAATAATTAACAATATAATAAATTTCATTATATTTATTTCTCTTTTCATTTCCATAATACAGCCGATGAGTCCATAGTGACTCATCGGTTATCTTTTTTATAAGAAGGTGTATGATATGAATATAACTAACTCTGGAATGATAAATGATGATGGTACTGCTGCTACTGGAATAAATTCTTCAGAAAAGGTAATTAATAGAATACCTAAGAATAATTATACTGGAGAAGAGATAGTAGGAGAAGATGCTGATAAGGATATGGTATCTTTTGATCCATGTAAATATAATAGAAAAAATTGCAAATATTGTGATGTATATGGGAATTGTATGTATGAGACCTGTATATTTGATATGGATGAAAATCCACCAATTAATAAACAAGTAGTAGTAAAATGTATTATATGTGATAGAGAATTTTCAATTGATCCAAAAGAGATGAAAGCATATATATGCCCTAGTTGTAGGGAAAGAATATTTGCAGCAGAGAAGTTACCGTTTACTTGTATGCATTGTGGTAAGAAACAAGATCATTATTCAAAAATAATGTTTTCTAGATTATGCGATGAATGCATAGATAAGAAACTGTTTAATGATGTATGCAAAAACTTTGCTTTTGGAGGTAGCCATGCACCAGCATGATAAGAACTATGACTATATGGAAATAGAGATAGCCCCTCTATTATATAGTAGGTTTATTAAGTATGATAAACTAGATCAACTTATTAAAAACCAAATATTAGAGTATAAAGATAATGAGCTTATAGTATTCATAGATATGTATACCATGGTATTACCTCTATTTAGATCTACATACAATTTTAGAAATGAATTAGATATAACTAGTTGCGTTATTAACATGGCTATACATTATAGGAACTATTTTAAAAGATATGGTAAATATGCTCATATCTTTATAATATATTCTCCTACTATGGGAAGAAGTAATATCAAATATATTCCTAGTTATAACTATAGAAATATCAATACAATGCTTAATAACAAAGCCATATATAATGCAGTTAATAATAACACCAATCTTATAGGATTAATAACTCCATATATAGATGATATATACTTTAAACTAGGAAGTTCTGAAGTATCTGTAATAGCATATGATCTTATATCTCAATTATATGCTAGAGGATTTCAAAAGAAAGTCGTAATGGTATCAGCATCACATATAGCATTTCAGCTAATCAATGCTATACCAGATATCTTGTTTATATACAAAAAAAGAAATAAGAATAATGATGATTTATCTGTTGTAGTAACTCCAGAAAATGCTATACATCTAGCAGTAATGGAGTCTAAGAATCATGATATATCTAATCTAGGTAGTCTACCATCTACTTGGTTAGCACCATTCTTTACTCTATGTGGATTACCACAAAGATCTATAAAGATGATGTTTAGATATAATAAAGCTATAGAGATATTATCTAAGTTAGAAAATGCTTATAGTACTATAACTCCAGATTCTCTATTTAGAGCTATATCAGAAGATGAGGATATTAAAAAAGATCCTAGATTATTAGAGAATATAATGTTTAGATATAAATGTATAGATCTTATATTCCAATTGGCAGAGTATAGAACTCTTCCAGAATCTAGAGAAAGATCTTTTATGAGACAAGTATCAGACTATGGTCAATTGATTACTATCAATAATGAATACTTAAAAAATAATCCTATAAACCTTCAGTTACTATAATAAGGGAGTATATACTCCCTTATTTTTTGGTAAATTTTCTATTATGCCAAGGGTGAAAATAATAAAAAAGAAGGGCTCCGAAGAGCCCTGTTACAATATATAAGACGTTTAAGGCTTTGGCATAACCTTAAAAGCCTTAACTGCTTTGGTAAACCCCCTTTCATCCCGGATGATATCATCCGGGTTTGTCGAAGGGCAGACCACATCTGCCCTTCCCAATGCCCAAGCTGCAGCGGCTGCCATGCCGCTGCAAATAAACATCACTCCGTCCTGACGTGGAGGAAGCCCCTCCACGTCAATAGGAGTAAACCTTTTCAGAGGAATTGGTCCCCCGTAAGGAACCAATTCCTCCTTTTCTACCACCCGGCATACAGTGCCGGATGGTTCATAGGTGAAGTGGAAATTCTCCACTTCAATGGATACTGGATGCGGTGTTAAATTAATATAGTACATACTACGTCCTCCTTTTTATATTATAAAAGTCTATTAACTCATATATATAGTATATAATTAAAAAAAAATACTTTTACATAATATTTTATAATTTATTATTATAACTATATAATAAGTATAGAATGCTCATACTGATCCCTATTTTCTTCTATATTTGATATGCATTTAGGGATAAAGGTGTTAAATGTATATTCAAATATATAGTATTAATTAGTAATTATTACAAAAAAGAAGAAGAAAGGGTAGAGGATATTAGCTAATTGCTAATATCCTCAAGTATGTTTATACTATCTAATTAATATTAGATTTTATAAAAAATAAAGAACCATATGAGATAATAATAATAAACTCTACCTCAACCTCATATGGTGTATAAATTTAAGAGGTTTAATCTTTATAAATTATGCATTATAACGATTAAACTTCCTATCGGCAGCTTTGAGATTGGCTCTATACTGCCTTTCTAATGAAATATCTCTGGTTGAGACTTTGTATAACCAAAGATTCCTCCTGGTTCGGTATGAACACTCATACCGATCCCCTCCTTTCTTATATATTTGATATACATTTGAAAAGCAGGTGAAAATCAAATGTATATTCAAATATATAGTATATAATTATAATTATTGACTATTACAAAAAAGAAGAAGGGGTTGAGGAGAGTAGCTAATTGCTACTCTCCTCATTTCTTTGTAATGACCTTAACAGTTTATAGCTATATACAGTGGCTATTTCACAAACCACATTAGCTATAGTTAACCATATTAATCCCCATTTTACATCAACAGGTATTAATATAGCAATAACGGATCCCAACAAAGCAGAGACCTGGAAATAGAGTCTCTTCTTTGCTAATATAGTATTCATCTGCTCTCCTGAATAGACCTTAGTGGTCTCATAATCTAGGATAGCATCAACAAAGACCAAACAGAATGCACTACTTGCCCCTAATAACCAAATTCTGGCTAATGGATACCATATAGCAACAATATTACCAATGGCATACAATAGGAAATCAGCGATACAGATCTCAATAAGATGATCGCTTATTTTCTTTATATGCTTACTAGATGCAAGCTTGCTACTCAATGCAGTTGCTGTTGAATTAAACAAATTATACACCGCCAAGAATTGCGGTGTATAAAATTGCATGAAATATACCATAAGGGACGGTTGTATCGCCCCAAATGATATAATAAAGATTTTCTCAAGCATTATGAGCTTGAGCAACAAACTTAAACCGGCGTTCTTATCAATAGTATTAAAATTAAACATAATATATTCCTCCTATAGAAACAAAATTTAACTCAAATCAGTTCTATAGTATACAATCAAAATTTTGTTTATTTACAGACTATATTACCCCTAGTAGTAATACTACTAGGGGTGATTCTTATTTTTCTTTGTTTTCTAATCCACTATCATTGTTTTGAGATTCATTTGTACTAGGAGGTTCCATTATCTTAGAAAAGTCTAATATAGTTTTACAATAGAAGTTTTCAGCTTCTCTCTTATATATCTCAGTTTTCTTATTAAGAATAAATAAACCATCTTTATCTGAATGAGCGTCATAATTCTTTACTTTATATCTCTTATTAGGTGTAAATACAGATGGATCTATATTTACTTTATTTACAGACAATTGGTTTATCATATTCTCCATTTCTGATTTAATATTCTTAATCATATTAGGATTATCATTTTTTGCCTTTAAAATCATTTTTCCGACCTTGCCGTTACTGGTTGCACCCACATTTAATTTGGCAGCGAAATTGCTTAATCCAAGCTTCCCAATTGAACCAATATCGGCAACATTATCTAGGTTATCTGCTATCTTAGAGATATCTGAGAAAGAAATAGAACCAGATGATGATAAAGATTGGAATAATGTGGATAGAGATGCAGTAATTCCATTAGAAGCTGATATATCTCTAGTATCAGTAACTAAAGAATTAAATTTACTCTTTACGTTCATCATTGGTATTTTGTTTAATGCATCTCCAAATGCAGATAGAGATGATACTTGATTTGCTATACTATTAATACAGTTAGTAACATTCTGTACTTGGGCTTGTATTCTATTGCACTCTGATTGTACTTCTGTAATAACACCCTTAAGTTTATTATTGTTTTCTTTTATTCTATTTATAAATTCTTGTTGATCTGGATGTTGCCCTGATACTAAACCAAACTTTTCTGCTGCTTCCATAACCTTAACAGCTTTATCTACATTATCAATAGTATTAGTAAGATTATTCATAGTATCTAATACTCCAGTTACAGTAGATAGTTGTTTAGTAACTTGATTAGCAAATCCACTAGTAAGATTAGTTACAGAAGATGAAATACCAGATAACATTTGATTTGTTTTAGCAACTGTATCTTGCATATTTATAAATGTAACACTTGCTAATCTATTATCTAGCATAGATATATCGTTAAATGCTTGAATACCTTGTGTTACATTAGAAAATAAATTATTAGATAGATTGTTTACTCCATTTAAGTTAGACGTAAAATTACTAAGAACAGATCTAAATCCTGAAGCAGCCATATCTTTTACTCCAGAAGATAATAAATCTACATTGAAAGATGCATCACCTACTTTAACACTTACAGAAGTCTTAAGACCAGCAAACATATTATTTATCTCTGTATCTATCATATCATTCTGTACTTGTTTTAAATATCCCATATAACCAGCAGCATTAGCAACTTCTTTAGAACAAGAACCCATAAATCCACCCATACCAGTATTTTTAATTATATAATCTTGTATTGCACCTCTAAAGGTTCCTATAAGTCTTTCTATATAAGATTTGGTAGATTGTATATCAGCACTATTCATTATATCTGATTCTTTATTAGGATTTACTATAGTATCAAACTCATTGACTAGTTTAGATGCATCATGATCTATAGTATATTTAGTTTGAATAACAGGAAGATTTATATCATATTGTTGAGATTGTCTATTAGTAGTCATTCCTTGCAATACTGCTTCTGTATCAGTGGTCTTCTTTATATCAAATTGAACGTCTAGATATAAATCATCATTCTTTTTTATTCCTTTTCCAGAACGTGAAATAAGATAAGTACAATAAGGCTCATCTATGAATAAAAGATATGAAGTTTTATAGAATACCTTAATAGAGTTTAAATATTCTACTAATTTTACTAATGTATCTATAGGTGGTATAGTAAGTTGTTTTATAGTTTCTTGATAATCAAATGGTTCTAGTAAAAGATGTAATGAACCCATATAATATCCTATAAGATCCATAATAGTAACATCATAAAATATACCATTAGAAACTATCTTATTAGCATCTATAGAACTTTTTGGAATTAATCCTACATTAAGTTCTCTCCATACATCCTTTTTTGTATTCTTATCACTTAAAGAATCATCTTCTATATAATCTAATTCTTTATTATAGTTTATATCATTGGATACTATAAGGCTAAATTCATCATCTATATAAGTTTCATAAAATGCTTCATCATAAGTATAATCAGCATTATACTTAGATATATTTAGGTGTATAGTAGCTGTTTTAGCATTCTGTAACAATTTATCAAATACATTCTTATCTAGATTCATATGTAGTAATATCATAGGCATATTCTTCTCTAGATAATTACTTACTCTAGTAAGACAAACTATATTAGCAGGATCAATTCGTATCTGATCCATTCCTTCTATCAATAGTTCTCCATTTATCTTAAATTTGTATTCAGACATTCTCTTCCCTCCATTCTTATTATATTCTTGTATTTTAAGACAAAATATTGGTAGTACTAGATTAACTAGTACTACCAATTATCTGACTCTTATATTTTATACAGCAGGATTTACAGTAACTTTAATAGTAGCAACTAAACTAGAAGTATTCTTAGCATCCATGATAAGATCACCTGTAATGGTCTGTTCACCAGTTTCAGTATTCTTAAAAGAAGAAGTATCCCAATCAATCAATGCTTCTTCAGTTTTACCATTATCCAAAGTTACTATTACACTAGTAGGAAGAGAAGTAGTTACATCTTCACCAGATTTAATAGTAATAGGACTAATAGTAGCTACAGAAACAGCATTTGGAGCTGATTCAATACTCGCAGCAACAGAATCAAAATATGCTTTATACTGAGCACCAATATCTTCTAATATAGCTTTCATTCTAGATTCTTTTCTATCAGCAGCTTCTTTATCAAGATCTGGTGCAATAGTAATACTCTCGTCTACTTCAATACCACCATTATCCTGATCATAATTCTCTAAAGTAAGACGTACTACAGTACCATCCTCTTTAAACTCCTCTACAATAGCTTTATTCATAAGAAGTTTCTTAATATTCTCTACAGAAATAGCAGCTAGTCTATTAGTACCAGTCTGTCCCTGGAAATTAACAACTACTCCACCAGGAGCCACTACTCTAACCATTTTTGCAGTAACAGCCATTTATATCACCTTTCTTTATACAAATTACTGGATATTGTCATTACCTCGATGTTAAATCTTAGCAAATCTCTTAACTCCTAATATCCACCCATCTGTTTTTCTATCCTCATTTATAAAATATGAACTAAATGCCCATCCTTCTTTATCTCTTATTTTCCTAGAGCCTATTGAATTTAATTCTAACCATATAGCATTACAATTGCTTTGCATCTTATCTTGTGCTTCTTTATTTATTCTTTTATCTTTAGGAATAAACTTATATAAAGTAGCAACCTCATGCTGCTTACTAGGATGAGTAGTAAGTTTTCTATAAGGTATTACTTCAAAAGAAGGATAAGGGAATTTATTTTTAACACCAAATGTTGTCTTAAACTGTAACTCTGCTCTATCAACTAATTGTTCTATTGATTGTACTTCTATTTTAGCAGCTTCGTCTAAAGATAAAAAAGACGTATCTTCTGTTACAGATTCATGTATTCTATATAATGGATTATCATCATCATCTTCTATAGAATTGGCTTTCATTTCTGCTAACATCTGAAACAGTTGTAGGAAATCATTATTAGTTAATCTAAGATAATGATATTTACCCATACTAGTAATCATTTTCTCTTTAGCTAACGTTTTCTCTCTAGTAACTGGCATAGATCTCTTATTAGGATTATCTCCACCATCTTTTACTTCGATAATAAGATTATTCGGAATAAGTAAGAAATCAGTTATCCAGTGAAGTTTCTTTCCATTATATTCATATTCAAGTATCGGACCAGGTGCTAATACTTCATTAGACTTATATTCCATAGTATGATCTAAAAACTCCATAAGTTTCTTTTCATATTGGCCAGTATAAGTAAACTCTTTACCATCACTCCATTTATAAGTACCACTAATCTTTCTATGTGATAACATTTTCTCTTGATGTTCTGGATCATCCAATAAATGCACTTTATTATATACTCTAAGCATCCTCTTCTTATAAGTTTCTCTTACTTCTTGAGCACATTTAGGATTACCACATAATCTTTCATATTTTTGCCTTTTCTCATTCCACTTAGTAGGTTTCTTACAAATAGTACAGTTACCATGACCATCTTTATGATTTATAATATCATATGCCATTCTATATGCAGTATAATCATCAGGTAATAAATCATCATGCTTCTTATCTATATGCTTAGGTAGTTCTTTAGCATAAAATCTTTCATTACAATAACAACAATTAAACTTTCTCACATTCAATATCCTCCTTTAATGGTTTATCTATTAATTCCCTGTTTTTATAAATTAAAAAAAAAGAGTCCCGAAGGACTCTAGATTATTATTTAGCTGCAAGAGAGAATGATTCATGTAAAGAATCATCCATCTCTTTTAATAACATTGCTGTACCAATTGGATCAGAATCCTCTATTTCTGTATCATAGAGGATAGCTTCAAAGCAATCGACCATCATTTCAAAGCCTGAAATAAGGTCTAACAGCTCTTCTTTATTATCTTTGAAACATGCCTTATTTTTTAAAGCCTTTATTCTTTCTCTAGCACGTTCAATAGTCATCAATAACATATTATTTCTTCCCTCCTTCCATCTGCTTTTTAGCAATTTTACATATTGTTTTTGCACCTTCTACTTTAGCCTCATACTCCTCCTTTTTATATTCAGGAGCAACTGCTATTTCTATCAGCTCTCTGAACAAATCGAAGGAATTGATTTCTCTTAAAATAGCTGTAAACATATATTATCTCCTCCTATCATCACAATAACCAATACATTCAATATACTTTATTTCTATTTCCCGTAAAAAGAAATTTTTTATTTTGTTATATACATCTTTGTTTTTGCAAGTGAACACAATGTTTTTCAATTTATCATCAACAAATGGATGAAGATTTATTAATTCTTCTTCCGTAATGTTTGTTGTTATGATGATACATGATAGAAACATTTGATTCATATCTTTATTAAATTTTCGATATAAATCATTTGAAAAGATGTCTTCCTTTACAATCAACGAGAAAGAAAATCTATCATGATCATTTAGATATTTTTCAATATCTTTACCAAATAAGCGTGCATAGTATAAACACTTCTTACCTTCTGTAATAGAAGACCAGAATTTTTTGTGTTCATAACTCTTCACGTATTTATAAAGAGCTAATTGATACTTTTGGTTATTTTCAAAGAGATCAATAAACTTTTTATAATCCTTAATATAAACTAATTCAAATGGATTTTTATTATCACTCATTGTTTATCACCTCCTTGTGTATTAAAGTTTATGTAGTTATATCATTTGGTACTTTTTGTATTATTTTTTAGTATTATTGATAATGGTAAAGAATTCACGTCAAAAATGTTATTAGTAGGAATTTCAATTTCTTCATCGGTAAGATTAATAATAATCTTTGACCCACAAGTTTGTTTTCCCTGAGCAGCAATTGTGCATGTTATAGATTTTATTTCACATTTAAGATCTTCTAATTGTAAATTTCGATGTCCTAGGCCACCAATAAATTTAATATAGTCAAATATACATGCATATACTTTCATCATGAATATAAACATCCATCTATCAAATACGATAGTACGGTTGTCTATTATTTTCTTCTTACTCTGGATATTATTTGGATCACATAGGTCTAATTTATACGATTTATTTACTTTAATACCATCTTTGCTTATCTTATGTATTTCCTTTATAGAAACACCATACATACGACCATCTTGTGGAATAATAGTATTTGTATTATTGTAATACATATACAATTTTGAGTCTAATAAATTATCTCTTGTATTTGGTCCATTTCCAATAGATTGATTGTTATATCCAGACGGCATAGGACAGTATGGATTATTCATAAAATTATTACCAAAACCATTACCAAACATAAAAACATCTCTCCTTATCATCGTCCTGTGGTTATACTCTATTGGGTTTACTTTAGAAAAGTAATCATACTATAATCTATTGGTCTCCATATTATTTCATCTACACTTTTACAAGTTCTTGCTTTGGATATGATATTAACAGTATTACAAATCATCCAATAGCGTATTATTTCATCTGCTGGGAGGATGAATTTCTCAGTTTTGCTTTCACTACTCCCTTCTTCATTGATACAAGCACATACTTTTAATATTACATCATCAGTTTTAAATTCAATAATGAATGAAAACGATTCCACATTCTTGAATTCCTTAGCCTTTACAAACTCATAGACTACATTCATAAAATCGTCATCTTTATTATATTCTACAATAGCATTTATTAATACCTCCTCACTATTAGAAGAAATACTTACAATAATATTGCTATTAACTGGAATATATTTTGTAAGACTTATTGTATACTCTTTATCATCAATTGGAAGATTAAGAGCTTTTCTTGATGCGATTCTAAAGTGTGAACTCATTTTACTCATAAAAACATCTCTCCTTTTGAATAAACATTAAACATATCTCACATATATAGTATATAACCAAAATCCATATTAAGATACCCTGTACCATTTAAGGTACAGGGCCATCATAGTAGTTATTCTCGGTCTAAAACATTAATTCTTGTATAGTCTCCTGCATATCTTTTACAGCAGAATATACTGCTAACCCATCTATAGGCAAAGGTATCTCTTTTGTTTCACATCTACCTCCATTAAAATTGTCTATATAATTTACCAAAATCTTTATAGTAACAGAAGTATCTTTAACTTCTGTAATAATATGATAGTTTTTCATCTCCTTCATCTGGTTTTTAGTCAGATAATAAGGTAAAAAGCTATCATATACTTTATCCATGAAATTATCATCCATGAAATGGAAAGCAGAATTTTTCTTCACCACTCTATTATCAGTTGTATTATTCATACAAAAACTGTTTACTGTTTCATTACCATTTATAAATCTGGAAAAATGAATTTCATAATCTTTGTCATCTTCTGGAAGACAAAGACAAGATCTAATTATACCCATAAGATGATCGTTTTGAATACTCATATTTATTCCTCCTCAAATTTATATTTAAATTATAATATTAAACTTTTTATTGTTGATTTATACCATCTAGATGATAATGTATCATATAGATCGTTTAATAGATCTACGAAAAGTATATTCACTTTACAAGAATAATCTTGTGATGTTAAATCAAAAGTAGTATGTAAAAGTTTTTCTTTTTTACCTTTTCCTACTAGAAAATACTTTTTAAACACAACTTTCATAATATTTTCTTTAAAAATCATATCTAGAGAAGATCGTATTAAATATTTTTCAAATATTTTATCATATTTACCATTTTTCTTTACGGATAAATCGTTTATAAAACTTAATATACTAACCAAGTTCTCAGATAGTCTATCTGGCAGCATAAGAATGACACTGTAAAGTGATTTATCTATAGCTTTCTTTAATTCAATATCTTCTTTTCTAATAGAGATTTCTACTCTATTAGAATCTTTAGGGTATAGTTTATGTAAAATATATAAACTTATCCTATATTCCTTATCATTATTTGGTATATCAAATAAATCGGTAAATTTTGAAACAATATCATTAGACGGATTCATGTTATCTCTCCTTTAAAAAATATAGTTTATAATTCTTTTAATATACTAAAAGTATATCACATATATAGTATATAATTGAAACACAAATTAGATACCCTATACCACTTAAGGTATAGGGCGGCATCATAGTAAATTTATCAAGCAACTTTAAACAAAGGTCTATAAGAAATAGATTGTCTCATATTTAATGAGTGAGAATGACGACCAGTACCTGTTTCAATAATATTTGTTAATATATAGTATTTATTTTTATTAAATGATTGAGATGAATACATACCATAATTAGCACCAATTCCACCTGCTATTGATACCAAAGTATCTTTGTTTCTGTAGAAATATGTTACTTTTGCAAATTGTACTTGCCCTAATGGAGTTTTAGATATAGTAATATAACTAATATCTGTATTATTATTTTCTAAATGTTCTCCATTAATAACTTCTCCATAATCGAATGAAGGAGTACCAGTATCAGCATTAACTTTAGAAGATCTATGAGCATCTTTATATTCAGGCCTATTCCAATATGCAGAATAATCTAAATTAGAATCTAGATTTCCATTTAAAGTATTACCATTTATGCATTTATCATATAATTGTTTAGACGGAGATCCTATTATAACATATTTGTTACTCATAAATATCACCCTATATATCTCTATATTCAATAACGGGTCTATATCCATGTATACCAGAATCAGAATAGTGTGCGTTTTTATTTTCATAAGCATAAGCATCAAATCTATTGTTTTCTAATCTTATATAACCAGTATAGATTTTATTATCTTGATTCCAACAGAATATATTTCCTTTATTCCAAGTAGAATCATTACCAATAGAGTTATTGACCCGTTTAAATCAGAATTATATAAAATATTTTCATGTTCGTTTAAAGAAGGGGTTCTTATTAAGTAATTATTACCCCCCCATTAATGGAAGAATAAGTATTCATATCGTTTCTCCTTTTAATCTTTTATTTCAAACATCGGTCTAAATGATGAATATATCCATCCTACAGAAGGTATACCACCATTATATACAGTGGCTTTATCCAGTGCTTTATAAAAAAAAATATTTTCATCACTACTTATATCCAGATCCACTACAACTTGTATACAATTTCCAGATGTATTGTTTTACAATGCAGACCAATCAGATACGTTTGGAGCATTCCATGTCGAGTCCATTCTAGTATCATAGTCTAATGGAAACAAACCATCAAAATTATTATTCAATATCTTGTCAAAGATATTTACATGAATATCTTTAGTTAATGAACGTATAATAGAGAGGGAATTACCCCCCACCGTTAAGGGAAGAAATGTTTATATTATTCATAATTAAAATCCTTTATTCTTTATATTCAATAATTAATCTTATACCATATGGTGAACCAGAATATGTTGTCGAGTCTTTACTGAGATGATATATCATTGAACTAGTCAAAATAAAACACAAATCATTTAGGTTATTTTGTAAATTTGCAAACACATAGTTATTTCTGTTCCAATTAAAACTAGAACTAGATATAGTACCATTTAACGTTCCAGTTAAAATTATATCATTATGTGTTTTATAAGAAATATTTCTTATTATATTAAGGGAATTACCCCCCCCCATTAAGGGAAGAGATATTAGTATTATTCATAATAAATAGCTCCTTTATAACTTATTCTTTATATTCAATCATTGGTCGTACTAATGTCATTGAATAACTGTATCCTCCAGCACTCGTATAATATTGTCCAATATTAGATTTTGATATATATTGTAGAGGATATCCATAATCTCTAAATCCTATAAAATATTCTCCATAACCATCTCTAGAATTATCTTGAGGGTAGGTATTTTCTAAATACCCTCCATATTCATGTTTTATAGGATTTTTATGCATATTAAAGGTTATTTTACGATTATTTATAGTACCATTAAAATCAAACGAATTAAAATTATACGCTAGAAATTTCTTTAATTCTGAATTGGACGGGATTCTAACAATAACATAGTTATTACCCCCCCCCACATTTTTGAAGGAATTATTGTTACTCATATTAAATTCTCCTATTCTTTAAATTCAATAATTATTCTTATTCCAGGATTTGCATCATATGTTTCTCCTTGATTATCAGGAAATGATGATTTATCAAAATCCCAATTACAGTCAAACCATTTACAAGTAGAAGTTATATTCCATTGAGTCACTTCTCCTGGTATCCCATTACTATATCTTCTATTCCATACAGGAGTATATACCTCTAAAGTAGGAATAGTTATTGTACCATTTAAATCATTCATAAGTATTATATTATAATATTCAGTGTTTCCACCAATTCTTATTATATTAAGAGGATTACCCCCCCCCCATATCTGATTTTATATTAATATTACTCATTATTATATCCTCCTTATATGTATATAAATTATTACCGATATGTTTGAAAATACTAATATTTCGTGTATTTGACTTAAGAATAATTCTAATTTTTATAGGAGGTTTATTTATGTCTTTATTTAATCCTGATCAACAATCATTGTTAGAATATAAACACGCTCTAGCAAAAAGAAGAGAAAGAGATACAAGAGATCTTGATATTACTCGCCATGATAGTAAATTTATAGATGCAAATAAAACAACTACTAACAATTTAAACACATTTAATCCAAAAAATGTACATTATAAGAGAATGCAAATAAGTGCTGCAAAAAATGCTTTTAGAAAAGGTATACATTCTTCAAATGAACCTACATTAGCAGGTGGGCAAGCTTTACCTGTAAAAGGTCATATTCGCCATGTAGATATAGGTAAAGGATATGATAAAAACAGAATATTTGATCATGAGATAGGTCATACACATCAAATGGCTGATGCATACAAAAAAGGTGGTACTAGAGGTTTATTTAAAGCACTAAGTACAGAATCTAAGAGAGCTGCTGATAAACCTACAGTTAGGATTATGAAAAGTGCTAACCTAAGTCCAGATGAACAGCTTAAATATGGTATGTCAGGACAAATGCACAAAGATGTACAACGAAGTGGTTATTTTAAATCTGGGTTAGAGCATAATGCTAATAATTATGCATATAACGGTAATACTAAAGCAGTAAGAAAAGAAAGAGAATCAGCAGTAAGATCACGCTTAAAAGGTGTATCTGCTGCTAAGAAATTTGACTCTAAATATAAAGGAACACAAAACTTGGATGATCAAATGAGGCTATCTACTTTACCATCTAGAACTAAAGCATAATAACTTTAAATTACCAGTAGCTCATTACGAGCTACTGGTATGATTTATTTCTTTTTAGTATTATCTCCAAATCCATCTGATCCTTTATAACTAGCTACATGTTTTCTCATTAATAATAACATACTTTGATATATTAATCCTACAGCACTCATCTTAGCGTTAAAAGCATCTTTATATATATCTACTACTATTTGTTTACGTTTAGTATTTAAAGATGTATTATCAGATCCTTTACTAGCATTATTATTGTTTTGCTGTTGCTGTTGGTTATTATTGTTTAATTGATTATTATTATTATTCTGAGTTTGAGTATCATTTACTCTTTGTGCTTGTGGTACTGGACCAGCAGATTGTGTAGTATTAGTAGTAGGAACATTCTGTACTGTATTATTATCTTCATTAAAATATGTATCCATGAATGTTGTATAATCCATAGAAGCATTTACTCCTCTTAGATTAGCATTAGGATTACTACTAGCCATTCCAGTATTATTAGCAGCTTTAATCTTATCTAAATCAGATCTAGGATTATTTGGTTGTTGCATTCCTGTAGTAGGATCTTTCTCTATAAAAGATATAATAGTGTTTAAATCTTGTGATAGAGAGGATACCATACTATTATAAGTAGAACAGAACTTATATGAAGATTGTATTAAAGTATTCATCTGTTGTAGATTAGGAGCGTGTTTTTTATAAGGGCAACTATAATACTCTTTAGCAGCTTGAATGAAACTATCACTTCCAGAGTATCTAGGTATTATTCTTTGTTTTAAAGCTATATTAGTTTCATTAGTATTATTAGTTTGCTGCTGATTTTGTGTATCATTAGGTTCATTTCCAGTCTCTACAGTATTAAGATCTATTCCAGTAAGAGTACTAGATACAGGTTTAGATATTCTACTAAGAGCAGAGTTAAAATTAAATAGTTTCTTATCTGATTTGATAGTATTTACTTTCATTGGATATTTAGTGGGAACAGTTAATAATGTTTTATTCTCTTTTAACCATTCTTTATTTTGTTTTATTTGTGAATTAGCAAACTTCTTAAACTTTTCAAAGTTTGATTTCATATTACTAATTACATTTAGTTTCCACTTTATATACCAAGTCTGTTCTGTAGTACCTTCATTAACAAATATTAAACTACTATCATTTATAATCTCTCTTAATCTAATAGCAAACTCTTCATTCATCATTGCTATTTTTAGTTTTGTATCTTGTTCTAATACATCCATTATAGGATCATATTGTCTATCATCCCTCATTATTTACCAACTCTCTCATTTCAGTTTTAATACCATCTATAGTATTAGCAGGATATTTCTTTAAGAATTCTAATACATCAGATTTTGTAGGTTTATATAATTCTTCTGGAGGATCTGGTATCTTAGTCATTATCAGTTTCTTATTATCACCTTTTCCTACAAAAGAATACAATTCTACATTCACTATTCTAAATCCATTAGGAGATAAATCTAATCCCATATGCATACATTTACCTTCAAATGTAACTATCTGATGGTCTATAGATCCTAGTTTAAGAGATACACCAATAGAACTTAATAATATCTTTATAGGTTTATTAAAAGCAAATAATAATACAAACATAGGAAGACTAATAGCTAGTTTAGTTGCTAATAACGGTAATAGATGTATATCGAGTGTTGCATCTAATGCTTGTTTACTAATATCTGTAAGAATTTGATCTTTACTTCTTTTTCTAAAATGAGCAGCAAACTTTTGAAATAAATTAGCATTTTCATATTCTTCTTTTGATATAGGTCTATATGAAGGATTCTTAGCATATACTTCATCTATATGAGATTTAAAATAATTATACATTTTTTCATTACTAATAGTCTTCCTCATAGTAGTTATAGCCATCTTTTTAGTACTAATTTCTACTACTTTCTTCATCGCTATATAGAAGAATAGTTGTAATAATTTAGCTAATAGAATATTCTTTGCTTTTTGTGAAATATTCTTTTGATTTTGCATTTTATCTAATAATTCTATATTACTAGCTTCTAAAATGCCCGTAATCGGCTTATTCTGTATATGCTCATATAATAAAAAGACTATATTAGTATAGTCTGTTATACCACCCTCACATATAGTAGTTTCATCCTCTATATATTGATTTTCATTAATATAATTATATAATCTATTCTTTTCACTTACAGTATCATTAGGAATACTATATTTCTTCATCTTTTGTTTTATATTAGTTGCTAATTCTTTTTCATGTTCTTTATCAACATGATTAAACATTCTTATCGCTGCTAATACATGTTCTTTATCTGGCATAGGATACTTTTTTAGTTCTGGTATTCCAAATTCTTTTCTTTCTTTTGTTTTTAATTTCTCTTCTGTTAATATCATATATTACCTCATCATTTCATCTTCTCTTCTAAATAATCTGCTTGTAATTCTATATCTTCTATAAAATATAAAAAGTGTTTCATCAGATATTGATATATAGCTCCATATACCATAATCACTTTCACATAGTCATTTACCATAGTTCTATATAAAAGTATATATCTTTTATCTACAGTATTCTTATCTACTGATTGATTATATACTACAGTAGATTTCATATATGTAGTAAAATCATTATCTAGATCAGTTATAAAATCATAAAATTTAGCAAATAAAGTTTCATAGTCTTCATTCATAGATTTTATAATATCTAATATCTCTTTTATAGTATAAGTTTTACTTTCTCCATACTTCTTTAAATACTTAGATATTAATATAGGTTCTATTTCATCACTATGAGTTACTTTAGCAAAATCAGGAAGATGAGTTAAAAACATTCCTTTCTTTGCTAAAGGATAATTATCTTCTTTATAAAGTTTCATATCATAACAAGCTCTAAATGCTAATACCACATCTATATTAGATATAATATCATCACTTATCATATCTGGATCAAATTGTAATTTATATTTTGTAGTAGTATTAGTTTTAGATAATGTATTGATCTTATTTATAATATGATCTATCTTAGTCTTATTTGTTTTATAAATAGATTTGGAATTATTTTTTATCCAAAATATAAAAGATGAAGGAATAATATCATACTTAAGAGTAGATATTGCTAATACTTTTTTATTTATCTTTTCATTATCAAATAAATTATCATTAAGATAAGAATGTTTATTATCTCTAATCTTTTCTGTTACAAGATTTAATAACTTCTCTAAGAATTTTTTATGAGACTCTTGATAAGTAGCAAAATAAGACTTACTAAAATTATATAATAAATCATTAGAATGAAAATAACCATCTAATAGATTAGATATACCTTCATTAAAATATTCTTCACTATTATCTTTTATATAGCTTGGTTCTAAATTCAAAATATTAACTAGATTCATTCATAAATCACCTCTTAATTCGATGTGAACAAAAAAGAACTCCACAAGAGCAAGTAAGCTCTTGTGGATTAAAATTAATCTTTGTCTGTCATTAACTGAATTTTATTCATAAATCTATCTATGATATGCATTACAAAAGATGCTAAGGAAGCTAAATTCTTTTTAATTTTACCAAAAACACCTTTTGAATCTCTTACTGTTATTTTATCAATTTTATGCAAGAGATTAGTATATAAACCTCTTAGCCATGCTACTTTCTTAGCAAACCAAGATTTAGGATGGTTAACTTTATCTCCTTCAGAATCTAATTTTTTCAATTTATCTGAAAGTTCTTGTTTCTCTTTTTCTGTATAACCAAATCTATAAGGTTCTTTTATACGTGTTTCAAGATCGGCATCTGCGGCAACCTGTTTAATATCAGCAACATGACTGTCATCTGGAACATTGTGTAAAATTTTACTAAGTGTATAACCCCAACCAACATTAGAATTATCGGTGGACACTCTTTTTGTTTTCTCTTTATCATGATAAGCGTTAGCAGAGTAAGATCTAAAACCAGAATAAGAATATAGACCATGGTGAATATCTGACTTATCATCTTTAGGACCAGATTTAAAATCAACTTGTAGTAAAGATGTTTCTTGAAGTACAGAGATATTATCTATCATCTCGTCTATAGATAGTAGATAATTACATTCGGTAAAATCAAATTGGTCTACATCTTTATCTTTTCCACTAAGTTTATCTTTCAGTCTTTTAATTACATATAGTACTTTATTTCTAACTTTCTCCCACAGATCTTTAGCGTTGTCTTTCATTTTTTCCATATGTTTTTTGGAAAAATGATCATCCATCCATTTCTTTAACCATTTAATCTTATCTTGTATATACTCTTTAGGCTTATTAATAGCAGCTCTAAGCATAGCTCTTAACATTTTAATTTCTTTATCGGTATCTGCGGCAGCATCATTAGTATCTCTTGTCTGGTCTCCTAATGCATCTGCTTTAGCCCATTCAGTATCATATGCTTCTTGTAAAGCATAATCATCTATTAATATATTAAGATATTTAGAGTCTTGTGTATTAGCATAAGATTCCATACAAAGATAAGTAAATTCTTTAATTAAAGTAATAGGATTTAAATAAGATGATAACTGTGATTCTGTTATAATCATTATTAATTTCCTCCCAATGTAAAAAAGTTTTATATTTTATTCTTTTATTGTTAACATATTTGAGATTGATTCTATAACTTTTGCTAAGCCTTTGTAAACAATATAAATACAAAAATATCCTGCAAGAGTTAACAATCCAACTATACCACAAATAATAAGTATTGAAATGATTGGACTACCGATAATAACTAAAAGCCCGATCATAATACTAATAATTATTACAAAAATAATTAGATTAATTATATCTTTAAAAATATTAATTATTTCCATTATATTTATCTCCTCTTAATTTTACATTTCTAAATTTCTTAAATTATATTGGGAAGGGAATTACTCCCTTCCCAAATAAAGTAAGTTATATAGTGTATAATTTTTAATTAAATATACTTTATTCAGCAGCAGAATCAGCCTGAGCAGGAGATTTTGATAACCAACCCTCAAGAGTAGTAATAACTTTAGCTACAATCTTCTTAATCTTCATCCAAATACCAGACTCGGTAGAATTCTGCACATTGTGAGCCCAATCACGAATCTTCTTAATCTGTCGTGCAATGAAATCTTTAGGTTTGTTATAGCAAACTCTTTTAACTTTCTCAAGCCAAGTTTCAGCATCTTTAACCTGTTTATTGTTTTCCTGACCCTGACCCTGTTCTGGTTCTTCCTGATCCTGATCTCTATAGTTAACCCAATCGCCTTTTTTCTTCTTTTGTTCTTCTGAAAAATCTTCAGCTTTGGATCTACCTTTAGGGTCATATCCATTCATCTTTTCAGCAGTTGCCTTACTTCTATCTCCACCTGCGAAATTCTGATTTGTAGACACATGAGAAAGATCTGTTATATTGCTATCACCTGAAGTAGTTTTAAGATAATGTTTAGTCTTATCACTATAGGCTTTTTTGATAGCACTCATTAAATTATCAGCTGCTCCCTGTTTAGTTCTATCATTAGTAACCCATTTTCTAACTGTCTTTTCATTACCATTTTTATCACGAACAACTTCGGTTTCGTACCTACCTTTAAATTTTGACTGTAGATCTTTTAATGCTTGACCATATGTGGTTTCTGTAGTTTTGCCACCATAGGTAAGTCTAATTTTCATTTTGTCTTTCTTAGCACGTAATTCAGGATTAACATTAATCTCACCATATGCCTCATAAACAATATCAAGCATCTCGTTCAGATAACCAATATCTCCAGTTTCAAACCAAGCATCTAAATATGTTTCTGTAAATACAGCAGCGATATCATTCTCAGGTAATGGGGTTAAAACCACATTCTCCATCTCATGAATAATATCAGGGTCAATAATAAGTTTATAATCAGGTACAGCAACGGCTAGTTCATCTAAATGATTAGCACATGCAATGCCATCAACAGCTTCATTATAGCTGATACCACGCTCTTCAGAAATACGCTCTACATCAGCAAAATTTACAATAGGCATACCAATTCTGCTATTTTCTACAATTGGAACAGCAATTGGAGATAAAAGAGACTCCTCTTCAGTTAAATATACAGCTTCATCCATGATAGAAAATGCTTCATCTAAAACATTATAGTTACCAAAATTATAGGATAACTGAGATTCGCTAAATACCATGTTAATTTCCTCCAATAAATAAATTTACGTAAGTTTATTTATATATCATTTCTTAATTTTATTCTTAAGAAACTCAATACCTTGCTTTACTTTATCCATAGCAACTAAACATTTCTTCTTAGCATCACCCATTAAACCAGAAGCTTTCTTCTTAAGTTTCTCATAGGTCTTCTTTAAAGAAGCAAGTTTTTTAGCTGCTAACTTCTTACCACTATCATACTTATTACCAATAAATTTTGATACATCAGATGCAGTGGATTTAACTTTATCTAAAACAGCAGATTCATTTAAAGTATGTTCTAGATCATAAGTAATAAACTCTTCAAATAATAAATCTGCTGTGTTTTCATCACAAGTTCCATAAGATTCTGTCATAATATCTACAACAGCTTCTGTAACCTGATATACTATATCATTACTAGAGATAGGAGTAGCAAAGACACTATAACCACTCTCCTGTATTTTATATACAGTATCAGCTAATTCAGTATCTTCTAATACAGCAACATCACTTACACTAAAAGCAATTGTATTAGGATCTACATTATTAGCTAAACAAATATCATTTACAGCTTCATGAAATCCATATTGACCAGTAGAAGTAGCATAATCAACTAGATCTTCTACTTTAATAATATCTAAACCAAGTCTAGTATTCTCTACAATAGAAATCATAGTTGGATCAATCATAGATTCCTCTTCGGTAAGATACTGACATGAATCAACCACTTGAGATGCTTCATCTAATGATGTATTATATATTACATCATCTTGCTTAAATAGCATCTTTATCTGCCTCCTTACCTATATAATATAGATAATTCAAAAATCTTTATTATAATGTAAGATTAATTAGCAATTACAATCGTAGCAATCATCTCTTAGCTTTTTCAGCTTAAATACATCACTACCGAATTTATTACTTATACCATTATGAACAGTACAAGCATGTGGAGAACCACCAGCAGTCTTGGCAGCAAGAATAGCTGGGATATTAATCTTAGAAGTCTCTTCTTTATCACCATCTGCAAAGAACATCTTATCATATGCAGCATCATATTCTGCATCTGGTACGATATTATTAATATCTGGTGAGTTATTATAACCCATAGCAGATTTCTTTTTCATAAATGGTGAAGTAGATACTCCTGGGGTAACTCCACGTACATTTTCCGCTTCATTAAGTCTAAATAAACCCATTTGCTTCACTCCTATATAATTACCAACTTAATAGGCTCTTAATCCTATTAACTTCAGCATCATGAGGATCTACCTGTACAGATTCATCTAAGTATTCATAATCTTCTACTAAACCACTAGTAGCAGATCCCTTAGAAGAATCTGGAGTACTATTAGTTGCTGTATTAGTACTCTGATTAGGCTTTTTCTCAGTCAATACAGTCTGATTAGGCTTCATATTAATCTTAGTATCCTCATTCTCTTTTAGTAACCCTACCTGAGAATAGTTCTTCTTTACTATAGGAAGACCATATTTGTTATAAAGAGTATCTAGTAACTCTTTAGTATTTGCAATTCTTCTCAAGTTCTTAAAGTTATCCTGAGAACCAAATACGGTCTGACCTAAGCCAGGAGTTGGTGTAGGATAATCACCACTTACATTAGCTCCTAACTGATCCATCTCATCAAGAATAGATGCTTCATCTACTACTAAAGCAACGTTACTATACTGACCTACTAAATTATTAGTGGTTAGTATATTACCAACTGCTTCTTTAATAGAAGAGATCTGATTAGTGATCATATATCTAGAGAGATCTTCCATCTCAATAAGATACATTCCTAAACGTCTATTCTCACGAATAGGAACCATCATAGCATCAAATCTACATTCATCTAAACTTAGAGTAGGAAAATTATCTATAGTATTTTTAACTTCCTCAAGAAGAGAGGTACGAGTAACTTCTGGAATAGTTACTCCAGCTTCTTGAATTGCTATATCAGATAAAGTCTGAATAGCTGTATTAAAAACGCCCATGTATATTCTCCTCTTTATACGAATTTCTTTTTCTGACCAAAAGCATCTCCAATATAGTTAGCTCCACCAACTATCTTGTCTTTAACATACTTCCCTGCTCCAGATACTTTATCTACAGCAGTATTCTTCATAGAAATAGCCTTCTTCTTAGCAGCATTATATGCTGCTTTAAGTTTACTAATCTGTTTATTAATAGTTTCTTTAGCTGAACCAGTCATTGTCTGAGCTTTCTTGGTCAATTCTTTAATCTTTTTAGATAGAGCAGCGATCTTATTAGATATGCTCTTTTTATTATCATTATAGAAATCCTTCATATTATCTACATTTCTAGATACAGTATCTTTAACCTTCTGATATCCATCTTTAATGATATTCTCATTGAATACATAATCCTGTAGATTATAAGACTCATCAAAAGTTTCAGCATACTGATCTAGTCTAAGGGCTTCATCTAGAGCCTGATAGTAGATATTATCACTCGATATCTGAGCAATATTTACATTAAATCCATGTTCCTGTAGTTGATATGCAGTACTAGCTAATTCTTCATCTTCATATAAACTTGCTTCGTTTACCATAAACGCAACTTTGTTAGTAGATATAAGATTAGCTTCGCAAATATTTGTCACTACATCAACTACATTTGTAATTCCAGAATCTAAAATATAGTCTCTAACAGACTCTAGACGAATCATATCCTGATCAAGTCTACGACTATGCTTAATTGGAACCATACATGGATCATACTTACTTTCAGCTTCAGTTAGATAAGATAAGTTTTCTAATACAGAAACTGAAGTAGGTGTCAATTGATTGGCACTATACAGCATGATTCGATTCTCCTTTGCTATATTTTAAAAACTACTAAATATATAGCAGCATTATAAGATTGTCAGAATACCTAATATTTATTTTATTTAACTATGGTGATTTGTTGTCCGTATACTTGTTTTCCACCAAATCTTTCATTGGTTTTATCAACCATACCTCTCAACCAACTTGCAGTATCATTCCATGAGTTTAAGATGTTACTCCCCTCCCCCACCTTGAGTTACTGTACCATCAGGTTTAGTAGTTCCAGCTGTAGGAGTAGAAGGATGATTTGTTACAGTACTACTTTGCTGTACTGTATTATTATTAGAATTAGCTTTAGCAGCAGCCTGTTCTTTCTCTCTCTTAGTCTTAGCATCTTCTAGCTCTTTTTTCTGTTTTTCCAATGAATCAATAGAATCCATATTAGATAAAGTCTGATAATATCCTTTAGGTTTATTATTAAACTGCTCTCTAGCTTTATTAGCAAATCTTACCATATATTCTTTTATATATCTCAGACCTTGTTTTAGCTGTTGAACAATAACAGCAAATTTACCCTTATCTTCAGCAGATGCTCTATTCATTTTATTTACAGCATCTTGAAGTTCTTCTCTTTGCTTCTCATACTTGTCTCTTATCTTTTCAAAATCAGGTTCTTTTTTTAATTCATTCTTTATTCTTTGCTCTAAAGATATAGGTTCTTCTTTCTTTTCTGGTGTGGTAGATGTTTGCTGTTGTCCTGTAGATTGTTGTTGATTTCCTTGGGCAACTCCACTTACTTGTTGTTGCTGTTGTTCTTCTTCTAGAATAGCACCTATTCTATCCCATTCCCTATTATACTGATAAAGTTCATCAAAAGTAAGATTAGATCCATGCACTAATGATATAAAATACTCTTTTCCTTTACCAGCTTCTATAGCTTCTCTAGCAGAAAAGAAAGTATCTCCATTATAAGTTTCTACTAATACATTATTAGAAGAATATCCAGTATATTTTGGATCTCTAGGAAGATTATTGTAATGATCTTCATTTAAAACATAATCATATTCATCATAGTTTTCAGTTTCTTTTAATAGTTTCTTAGTTCTTTCAATAGCTTTATTCATATTATTATGAATCAAATCATCTATACCAATTAATTCCATAAGAGTACTAGTACCATCAGTAAAAGAAGTTGGTAAAACACCATCTTTAATCTTATGAAGCATAGCATTCATTTGCTGAGCATAATCAATATCACCAGCAGGAGAAGTTTTTCTTGTAGCTTCTATAGAAACGTCTCTATATAGTAGATATGTTGCCTCCATCTTTGCTACTTCAGCAGATAATTGTTTTCTCATTTTTGGAGATATATCGGATCTTTTCAAATCTTTCTTTAAAGTCATTAGCATATCTTTTCCTCTCTCCATACTAGTTGGATGAGGATCAGTCATAATACCAAATACTTCTGTAGTCATAAAATTACAGAATCCAATATAATGACCTAATACAGGAATTTCACGAGCAGCTGATTGTAGATCTATACCCCCCATATATTTAGAATACTTGGAACCATTTGTATCTGTTAGTTTCATTAAAGCAGTAGAGAGTTCTGTGCCATACCCATAATATGCAGCAAATCTATCTGCGGTTTTTTCTGATATTTTATTAGATAATATATAAGTCAACTTTAATGGTTCTTTTTTAAAAAGTTTACATAATCTTTGAATGGTTATATTTATAGCTTGAGTCAAACTCCAACTTTGTAAAAATACAGGATTTAGTCCTATTATATCTCTCCATATAAAATCAACCATCCCTGTACTAAGTTTTCCTAATACATTAAATATTAAATCTTTAGCTAAAAATACTCCATCTATAACATAGTGAATACCTTTATTTGTATTCTTTTTAGATACTTCGACCATATAATTACTGCTTAAACCAAATAACATAGTTACTACAATACCTGTAATAGTATCTACCATGTTTTCAGAAACCGTAATATATCTTATAAACACATCTCCATATACTTTAAAGCATGATGGAATAAATGTGTTATTTAATAATGGAACTTCAAAATTATGACCTATTTCATGCAATAATACAGCTAATACTTCAGCATGTGAAAATGCAGGAAAAAATAACATCGAACTTGTTATACAAACGATAACAGCAAGATCATCTTTAGGATCAAATTTTATACCAGTATTTTTATTTTTAAAAGCCTCACTTATTTCTTTATACTTAGCTACATTATAATGAACTGGAAATGTGATACATTGAGCTTCAGCTACGGTTAGTGAAACCATTATATATACATTGGTAAATCCAAATTCTTTCTCTAGACATTCTTCTATTTTTCTTAATAATGGATCCATATTAATATTACCAAGTGATTTGGCAAGTTCATAATATCCATTATCTTTTACCATATATTTCTCTCTTAACTGAGCTATGTATTGCTCTGCTAAAAGTAGCTCATGTGTCTTTCCAACAAACGCTTCTTTTAAGGTAAATAAACCCATTTGTATCCCTTCTTCTTATTTAAATTTGTTTCTTATACTTTCTGGAACTTCATGATCTGAAACATTTCTTTTAGTAGTAGTGTATAAATTTGCCACTTTCTGTTGAGTTTTATCATAGGTATTATTTGGATCAGGTTTTAATAATCCATGATAAGAACCTACAGATCTTCCTCTAGTATCATGTTCTATCTTCTTAAAAGTTTCTTCTCTTTCTTTTACATGTTTTGGATCATTAAATGCTCTATCTCTTAAACTATTAGTGTTTAATTGTACCTTGTTTGCACTAATTTCTGCTGGTAATTTCTTATATGTATCCATATTTCCAGTAAATGTTTGACTTTTACCTATACGATATAAGACCTCTTTGCGTTTTTGTCCTTTATGATTAGATATTTCGTGTTCAAATCCTTTTTTATGATCTATTTCATGAGATAATAAACTATGTCTTATTAGACGCTTATTATGAGGATCTGTATTTTGATTAGATACAAGATGTCCATTTTTATTAAATCCTATAGTATTAGCTCCAAAATGTTTATGACTTAAAGGTTGAAAAACAGCACCTAAATCGTTTTGATGTGGTTTAATTTCTGATTTAAAATTAGATTTCATATACATGCCTAAATCTTTTGCAGTTCTAGAATTATTTAGCACATTTCTGGCTTCAGGAGTAATTTCTTTTGGATCAAAATTTTTCAACATATTTAATGCAATCTCACCATTTCGTTTAGCAGAACTTGCCCCTGTGCGATGTAAGTAATCATTAGTCAATCTAGAAGTTCTTTTTGCATCTCTATTTATAATCCTATTACCAACAGTATTACCCAAATTATGCCGAATTAAATTATCCCGTTTCGTTTTATAATCATTATCGTCTTTATATGAAAATACAGTTTTCTGTGGTCTAAATTTCTTTTGTTCCGTGTATTCATTTAAAACAAATAAACTCATAAATTTTATCTCCTAACAAAATTAGAAATTACAATTATTTATTATCGTATTTAGTGTGGATATTTGGTGTAGGAATCATGGTGCTTTTAAGAAAAGCACCATGATCATATTATGAGTCAGATTTTACTTTACGTGATATTGATCTATTGTTTCTTTCCTTTTTGGACCCAAACTGTGAGCTGCTATATATTCTTTCTGAGTCATACTTCTGTCAGGCTTTGGATTCAGACTATTATATTCACGCTCTTTCCGAGCTCTTCTTCTATTGTAAGATATAGTTTTACTAACAGGGATACCTGCGTTTTTTGCAGTTTGAGGATTAACTCCTTCATCTAAATGAAATAAACCCATGATTAATTCTTCCTTTCAAATTTTATTAATACAGCATTTTATAATTATTAAGCTGTCTTTAACCTAAATCTTTTAAAAATTTATCTTTATCTTTTATTGTATATTGATTAGATACTTCAGCTTTATCCATATCTTTTAGTTTATGAGATAACACTGCGGCTAATTCTTGTGGTTTAGGAAATTCAAATCCAATTCCTTCTTCATAATCTATAAATACAGGAGAGACTTCTAAAAGTTTAGTTATGGTATCATAATCTTCTGACATCTCTTCCATGTTTGATAATACCTTTAATAGTTCTTTATCCATATATGGTTCATACAATTTAACAAATGTTTTATACATACCATATACTTTAGTGGTTGGTATAAATGCTTGTCCATTATGTACTGATCCATGTACAGTTTCCGATAAAGGTATTAATCCAACAAAGAGATTATAATGTATCCACATTACTTCTTTAGCAACCATCATCTCACTAACAGATTCATGATTTAATAATCTTTTGTTATATACAGTGGTTACTATATCATACAAAGTAAGAGGACAATGATGAATATGAATCTTAATGGAATATGTATCTATATTATTCACATTCTTAAAATAAGAACACTTATTCATATCTACATTCTCTCTTAAGAAATTTATCATCTTCTTATAACATCTTGAATTTCTACATATTCTTTCTATAGCTTTAAAATATTTAGATAGTTCTTTAGGATTAGACAGATCATAATCTGATATATTAAATTCTGGTATGAATTTAATATATATAGATTTCTTCTTATCTGGTAAATTAGGAGTACTATATTCTCTCATAAAGATTGTATCCTCCTTTAATAATAAACTAAACTTACTCTAATGTGAGAAACAATAAAAACCAGGTAAGGGAATATATTCCCTTACCTATAGAATTTTATTTTTTATATGCTGAAATTGCAATATTCTTAAATCCTGGAATAGCTCTCCAGAAATTATCGCCTTTATGAATACATAGAACCTGAGCAGATTTGATTCTAGTATCATCAAAAGTGAAATTAAGTAAATAATATTTACCCATCTTCATAGGATAGTTAGTGGTACAATTAGTAATTCCATTAAATCCACTCTCTGCTGCACCACCAGATCTAAATTTCTCATCATATGTAGTAGTTATTGTTTCTGTATAATCTTGGCCATAATTAGATTTGTATCCATGACCATGATCAAATTCTCCACCACTTCTATGAGTAATGGTTTCTTTCTCTTCAGTTCCTAGCCATTTATCCATTTCCTTTTCAGAATTGAATGTTCTGGCTGGTAACTGCTTAATACCCTCATATAGCTCTCTTTTAATCTTTTCAGGATTAAAGAACTTCTTAAAATACATAAGTTTATTAAAACTCTTATTCCCATTTCCATGTGAGAATTGGGCTTTAAATGTATTCCAAGATTCATCAAATACTAAATAAGCCATATATAAATCCCCTTTTTATTTCTTATATTCTTCTGGTCTTACAGATTTCCACTGAGGAATTTCTGCTACATAGAAATTACTGTCATCTAATCCATCTTTAAAGGCTTTAGGATCTGTATTTCTACAGCACAATACTTTAGCATCCTCTATAGAATCACCATCAAATGTAAAGTATATAATATATTTACCTTTACCTGCTGGTAAATAATACACAGATGTACAAGTAGTAAACATACCACTACCAAAATTCCTAGTAGCCATTCTTGTCTTATGCGATGCTAAAACATCACCATTATCATCTGCACCAAGATTAAATACTCCACGTTTTCGCGTTCTTTTAAAAGAAAATAATTTCTTATCATCTTCTTTTATATCCATACTAGCTTGTTTGACAGTAAATGGTCTTGCATCTTTAATTTTACTTACCCAACCTAATAATTTCTTTTGTAATACAGGAGTAATATGATACATCGAATTGAAATATCTTCTATCATGCGTTACTTTGCTTGCTCTACCATTACTATTACCAAGAAATTTACCAATAAGAGTAGTAGATATAGATGTTAGAGCCCATATTGGATTGGTTGCCCATAAACATCCTGTTACACCAATATAGTTTTTAGCATTTAAAGCATGAGATCCATATAATTGGGTAGAAATAATATTATGGGCAGCAGTTTTTAAATCTTCGTTAAAAGTCAAATATCCCAAACTCTACAATACCTTCTTTCTTATAATATAATAAGCATAGCTTCTTTATTCAAGTGTTCGTCTATATACATCTATAGTACCCAATAAAAAAAAATAAGTGAGACTCTATATAGAGTCTCACTATGATCTTTATTCTGCAATCTTTTTATACTTATCAACTATGGTATTTACTAAATATTTTAATTCATCCAAAGGAATACAAGAGATATCAATCTCACACTTAAAATAAGATTTAGGAACATACTTGTTAGCTTCAGTCAAATTAGACCTGCTAATTACAAATCTATCAGGTTTTATATTCATTATACAAGTATCAGTATTAGGAAACATAAGACCTGAGTATTTAGGAATATAGTACCTATTTTGCATCATATAAAATATAGAGTCTAATATAATACAAGCTTTAATATCTTTTGCTGGAGAAAAAGTCATATGTTCTAAATTATATTTTTCAATACCATTATCTTCAATAGAAATTACAGCTACTGATGTAAAGTGGTGATGATTATTAGTACCTCCCCAATAAATATTTAATTCATCTGGCAATTGTGAGACAACTTCTTCATATTCTTTTAATTGATCTGGTGTAAGAGAATAATTTAACTCAAAAGCTTCAGGTATCTGCTTGGCAACGTCATTATCTAATTTAAACAAAATCTCATTCAAAAATTTTATTAAATCCATAATACTTTTATGTATTGTATTATACCCTATGCTATGATCAGTTATTTCCATTCTATCTAATAATGTAACATCATTAAGAATAAACTCATATCCATTTCTTTTAAAATCTCTCCATTTAACAACATTGATATGATTAAATTCAGATACATCAATATCATAACTAAAATATTTTTTTAGATTAGGAACGCCATCTTCATCTATACCATCTTCTTTGTAAAAACTATATCGAATACATTTGTACTCAATATTACCATCTTTAGTCTCATTAAAGATGATACTTACTTTACACTTTCTAAATCTAAGATAATAATTATACGAACGTATATAGTTATCTACTATATCACATATACTTTCATTATATCCATAATAATCCTCTTTATATTCTAATATATTATAAACGTTTTTAATATAATGATTCCATTCTGATTTATACCTGTTATTTCTATCTCTAATAGTAGAATTAAACAATTCGCTTATTACATTTTCAAATTCATCTTTAATACGTTTATTATTTTCACGTATTTCTTCTAATAAGTTCTCAAAGAATTTCAACTCATTTTCATCCATTACTAAACTAAACATATTTATTTCTCCTTTCATAAACACCATAAAAGAAATAGTGGTGAGATCATAATGATCTCACCCCATTTTATATTATTTTAACCAGTTATTACATATTACCATTCATCATCGTCGTCATCTTCATCATCAATGGCATCATCTTCATAAACCAAATACTTTTCATCTAATTCGATTTTACAATCATATTTATTTTCATATTCCCATTTCTCTTTATATTCTTCATACTCTTCAGTACTATCAGTATATTTCCTTAACAACTTCTGATATTTCTTTTCAGCCTTTTCTTTTGTTTTAAAGTAACTCACCTCAGTTTTTATATACCCATCATATACATGAGTAACAGTTACTACATATACTACCTTATCGATGATTCTTTCCATAATGTATCTCTCCTTTTCATAAAAACACATTCTTTTGATAATAAAATTAAATATAGGAGGAGAATTAATTCTCCTCCCTATTTATTTAGTTAACCAATTACAGCTAAAGATTCACCACAATCATTACATCTAATATTGACAAGTTTGGTATCTATATAGGAAATTTCTTCAAAGTCAAACCACAGTATAGGAATAAGATATTTTTGAAAAATTCTATAATCGTAATTTTCCTTATCAGGATTATTAAATTTAAAATGCCTATAATCATGGCTTCCTTTCAAATATTTTGTAAAAACATCTTTGATATTTGAAGTTTCATTTGTATCATGATTAACCTTCCAATGAAGTAATGGTACTCCCGTATAATACAAAGTAAAATCGTCAGGGTGAATTATTTCTCTTTCACAGCTAGGGCACTTATGTTTAATCAAAATCTTATTAGATTTTGTAATAATGTTTGCATAATAATCGGTATCAACTTTACACTCACAATCAAATATCTTATAACCATACAAATCTTCAGTAATAGCTTTAATCAATACTTCATCTTTTGAAGCATATTCATCTAGAATTGTTAAAGCAAATTCAAAACGATTCTGAAGATAATTATTTGTAGTACTTAAATTAGCTATGTTTTTATTATCTCTAATAAATTCAGTGCATTTGTGCAACATAGAAATGAGATTATATTCATCGTCCTCTGTAATATAATTATCTACAGTCATAGTAGATCCAATGGTACAGAATTCCTGATAATCAAACTTAATCAGCTTCTCCAATACATTATCTTTATTATCTTTGGTAATTATTGGATGAAACATGTCTTTGAGATGGTACTGCATTGGAATATTTATACCCTTATCAAGATCATTATAAAATCTAATAAGATTATTAATAGTATTAAAATGATCAGGATTTATCTTCTGTGTGATAACATCAATAAGGATATAATAGTAATAAGGGTTTTTGCAAAGACCATCTTGAACTTTGCTATAAATTGCAAATGCTTTATCATCTTGCAATCTTCTGATTACCATATTAGGATCTTTATCTTTAATGGCTCTACTCATTAAATCCATCATAAGCTCACGTTCTGATTTGATTTTCATAATATTTATTCTCCTTTCATATTAAAAACAGGGTGAGAGTATAATACTCTCACCCTATACAATAACGATTAATTATTGAAAGTATGAATTAAACTTCTTCCACAGTTACCACAAGCAATATAATCAATTTTAGCATTATAAATTTGGATATCTTCAAAATCAAACCAGGTTCTAGGTATTATATACCGTTTAGCAATATCACTATTTGAAGTATTAAAAGATATCGGCATATATGCAAATTCACCTTGTAAATATAATTCTTTATTATAGTCTAAAGATGATTTTGCTGCATAATATAATACAGCATCAACCAAACAAATATCCACATTTATAGCTTTACATAATTCATTAGGACATTTGGTTTTATAATATATTTCTTGTGTTCTATTTTCGAGTTTAGTATACTTAGTGTTTTCATCATACCAATAACCAAAAAGATCGTCTGTAATGACCTTTGCTAATATTTCATCTTCTGCTGCCTGATTACCCATTAATATAAATCCATATCTAAAATATGAATATGCAGATTTAATTGCAGGAAAGAACCTATCAAACATAGACCTATGCTCTATAAGGAATTCTGCACAATTATACCACATCTTTACAATATTAAATTCATCATCATGATCAATATAATTATCTGCATTGAGATTATAATCTTTAAGAGAAAAAGTACGATGATCGAATTTAATCAATTTCTCAATAACATTATCATCATCATCTTTTACTATCACTGAATAAAACAAAGATGAGTAATAGTGAGGTCTTGGCTTCTCAATAACTTTTATTATATTTTTAATAGTCTTAAAGAATCCAGGTTTTGTCTTTTCAGTAACAATATCAATCAAAATAGTATGTTTATGCGTATTACCAATTCTATCTGTAGCATCTACATTAGAATAGATTGCAAACGCATTGTCATCTTGTAATCTACGTATCACCATTTTTGGATTTGTATTCACAATGGCTTTGCTCATTACGTTAATAGTGGTTTCTCTCAATTCATTAGTATTCATAGTTTTATGTCTCCTTTCATATTAAAAAATAGGGTGAGAGTATTATACTCTCACTCTCACCCTATACAACGATTATTAATTACATATCAAACTTCTGCCGCAATTATCATATACCATATTATTAATTTTGGCATCATAATAATGAACTTTCTCGAAATCGAACCAAGTTCTTGGTATTATATAACGTTTAGTAGCATTAGCAATATTTGTTTCACCATTATAAGTCAACAACAAATATGCAAATTCACCTTTTAAATACACTTCCTTATTAGTATCTAAAGATGATTTTGCAGTATAGTACAATACAGTATCAACCAAACAACCATCATAATTATTATTACAATCATCATTATTATTTCTACTGCATAATTTATTAGAACATCCAGTTTCATACATGATTGATTGTGAGTTATTTTTGAGTTCAGCTAATTTATCTTCATGATAAATTACCTGATATCCATAAAGGTCATCTGTGATAACTTTATGTAATATCTCATCTTCTGCTGCCTGATTATCCATTAAGAATGCTCCATACTTAAAATATGTATATGGAGATTTGGTTGTAGAAAAGAGCTCATTAAGCAACATATAGTTATCATCTACAATAAATTCTGCACATTTATACAGCATAGAAATGAGATTAATCACATCATCCGTTGTTGTATAATTATCTACAACCATAGTTCCAACATTGCAGAATTCATTATGATTAAACTTAATCAACTTTTCTAATATGTTACCTTTATCATCTCTAACAAATACTAAATGAAACATATTTTTGAGATGATGTGATTCAGGTATTGCTACACCTTTATCAAAGTCATCATTAAATCTAATAAGATTCTTGATACTATTAAAATATCTAGGATTTGATTTCTGTGTAATAATAGCAATCAAAACAGTATATCTACGTGTGTTGCTAATTGCATCTGTAGAATCTACGTTAGCATAGACTGCAAACGCCTTATCATTTTGCAGTCTACGTATTACTACTTCTGGTTTTACATCTACAATAGTTTTACTCATCAGGTTAATAACGCTTTGTCTTAATTCATTGGTGTTCATAATTTGTTTCTCCTTTCATATTAAAAACAGGGTGAGAGTATTATACTCTCACCCTATACAATAACAATTAATCACAAGAGTTTAAAGTTCTACCACAATTATCACAGACTACATTCTTAATTTTAATATCATAGTAATACTCCTCCTCGAAATCGAACCAGGTTCTAGGTATTATATACTGTTTGGCAGTATAACAAGTATCACTATTATAGAAAAGACTCCAGGTAGTGAATTCACCTTTTAAGTATACAGTATACTCACTATTTTTGGATCTTTTTGCAGTATAATATAATACAATATTATGTAACCAATCAATATTACCATTTAACATCTTGCATGATTTATCATGACAATCAAGTTTATAATATACACTTTCTGACTCATTTTGAATTTTACCATATCTATTGTTTTGATCATAAGTTATCTGATAACCATACAGATCATCTGTAATAACTTTATTTAATACTTCATCATCTGCGGCTCTCTTATCCAATAACACAAGTCCATATTTGAAAAATGTATATTGGAATCTATTAGGAGGGCATAACCATGAGTCAGGCTCATTAAAGTTATTACTTCTAATAGTTTTTGCACAAATGTGAAGCATCTTTATGATATTAAATTCATCATCAGAGTCAATGTAGTCATTTGGACCTGGAATGCCACCTATAGTAGAAAAGGTACTCTGATCAAATTCTATCAATTTTTCAATTACATTACCAATCTTATCTTTTACTTCTACATCATAGAATAAAGCTAAGAAATAATTAGACTGTGTAATGGTAAGTCCTTTATCATTATTAATAGCTTTTATGATTTTCTTAATCGTTTTGAAAAAATCAGGTTCAGATTTTTCAGTAATAATATCAATCAGAATAACATTATTACGCAATACATCTGATTCATCTTTAGATTTGATCTTGATATAGATTGCAAAAGCATTGTCGTTTTGTAATCTGCGTATTACCATTTTAGGTCTTTCATGAATAATGGTTTCTTTCATTGCATTAATCATAGCTTCTCTGAATTCAGTAGCGGTCATCATAGTTGCATCTCTCCTTTTCACATACAATAAAATCATATAAACTAAAATATTATAAGGGAGTAGGAGTTTAAGACTCCTACTCCTCTCTCAGCAACTTACTCAATTTCAGCGTTAATTTCTTCTCCACATTCACTACATACTGTTCTTACAAACTCAATATTGGTAAAAACGGTATCAATTGATGGTAATTTGCCAATTACCAACATAATTTCGTCTGTTACATCTCCACATTCTTCTTTTTCTTTATTATATTTTCTAATCATCTCCTCTCTAGGAATTATATTCATATTATAATTTAAATCATTAATATAAGCATGACCTCTACAGTATGTTGAGTGAGCTATATCATCAATATCTAAAATGATATTGATGATATCATTTTTATCATCATACATATGATGATAACCGATAATATCATACTTGACAAAATATAACAAATGTCTAGTACTAATTGGCTCATCACAATCATCACATTTTTCAGCTACTTTAACGAAAACACCACCGAAATCTTCTTTTAATGATTTCAATAGAATATCATCTTCAATATAATTGGCAAATGATATTCTATTGAAAATCAAATCAGAATCTCTGGTTTTGTAGTTATCCAGCATTAAACTGGATTCGACCATGACTTCATTAGCAAACCTGTCTACGATTTTTATCAAATAAACAAGACCTGATAATATCACCTTGTTCTTAATAGGTTTAACTAAAGTGGTATTTGTAAATATCGGAGGTTCAGTATTATCTTTCAAAATATGAAAGTATAAATTACTGTCAAGATAAATTCTTTTATCTAATACCTCCCCTGATTCAGTTTTAATATTACAAAACTTGAAAAACGATGCTATAGCATAATACTCTAATAAATGAGTACTATATTTAATTTTATATCCATCATCATCCTTTTCTTTGTCATATGGTCTAAAACTCATATGCTCTGTGTGATAGTCAATAAGGGTTTTAATAAATTCAAATATTTTAGGCTCATTCTTTTGCGATATTACCCTAACTAGGTAATATTGTGAATACTGATCCAACCATTTAAAACTATTTGGATCGGTATCATAAGCATAAATACCAAATATCTGATCATTTTGTAACCTTCTGATCATAAGACCAGTGAAAGCCTTAGGGGTATACAATTCTACATAGTTCTCTTTTTCCATAAATAAAATCTCCCTTCATAGAACAACAAAACATTATGAAGAGTAATACCTTATCGGTATTACTCTATTCATATTTATAGTATATAATTGAAATTTATATTAAGTAAAATCTGCTATGATATTTGCTCCTGAATTTAAGAGATAATCTCTATATGCACTATCTTCTACTTTAGTGATTATTAAGTCACTATTATTAAGATCTAATTCATCATTATGTGATATAATGATACACTGATCAAACTTTAGCATATCCATAATATGATTTAGCAATATAACAAACTGTAATCTATTTTCATTATCTAAGTTATCATCTACTTCATCTAGTTTGATTATATTATATAACTTGGAAGATTTATGTAGTAAGACAAAAGATAATATCATAGATATTTCAGATAATTGAGAATCACTCATAAAGGAAATATCTGGTCTTTTATTTCCTAGATCATCTACACATGGAATTATAAATTCATTCTCATTTATTATAAATGGTTCTAGTTTAAATCTTCCTTTAAAGAGATTAGCTAATAACGCATTAGCTTCAGAGAGTATGCTATTCATGAATACACTCATATATATAGTTTGTATACCATTAATACCAGAATATCTCTTAAGATCTACTAAATATTTATAATTAGTATTATACTCTTCATAGTCTTTCTTATAATTCTCAAACAATATAGTTTGATATTTATATTCTTCTAGACTACTTCTTATTATAGGAAGATCTACATGATTAATCTGATTCAGTTTATTTCCTATCTCAGTAACCTCATTATAGTATCCTCTATATTCCTCTATATTTATAGACTTCAATTTATTATTGATTTCTTCTAATTCATCACTAAATTCAATATATTGCTCTTTATATTGCTTTAGTGTCTTACTATACTCATATTCCTCTTCTATCAAGGATTTCTCATTTTTAATACTCTGAATTCTGCCGATAATGGACTGTTTAGATTCTAATATCTTAATCATTTTATGATTATTAGATTCTAGTTTAGATTTTAATATAGAAACCTCTTTATTTGAAGAAATCATATCTGCTTTCTGTTTATTAAGATTATATATATCTTCTTTAGTAGATTGAATAGAGTTTATATAATTACTATATTCTCTATATTCAGTAGTATTGATATTTATCTTGATATTGTTTACTATATAATGAATAATTTGCTCTCTCGTAAATTCCATATTACTAAACTTACTCATCATATTAGAAGCAGCTTCTACTCTTATAAGAAGATTTTTTATATCTTCTATACAACTCTTTATCTTAGTTTGTTTAATATATTCCTGTTTAGATTTAGCAATAACCTCTTCTATAGATTGTTTTTCTTTAGTGAGTTTATCTATATCTACATTTTCTATATACTCTTTAGACTTTACAATATCTTTTACAAACATACAGTCATTAAATAACTTACAATCTCTAGGAATCTTATCAAACTCTGTAGCTTTATTTAAATGATTCATATAGTTTGTAATCTGGATACTAATATCCATAAGTTTAGATTGCATATTATCTTTAAAAGATAATATATCAGTACATTTATATTTGGTATCTAACCACTTTATAGATTCTTCTAATATATCTCTGTCATACTCTTCAGAAAGTTTATCTAAATGAGAATTGAAATATTCTATAGTATCTATAGCATATACATAATCTTTTTGACTAATAGATTCATACTTATCAAATCCAATAGAGTTAAAGCAACCGATATAAAATTTTAAATTATTATTCAATACTTCTAATCTATTCTCTATTTCATTTAATAGGTCTTTATTGAATAGAGACTCTATCTTTAGTTTATATTCTTCATTCTCTCTTATGATGGTATTCTCATCTTCTAATATACCCTTTATCTGTTCTTCTAATATAGATATAGTAGTATTGAATTTAGTAATCTGATTAGATAATTCTATAAATCTTTCATCAGAACACTTTTTAATATCTTCTACTTGTATATTAGTAAGTTTAGATTCTATAATCTGTTTCTTAACACTAAGATCATTATATATCTTTATAGGATCTCCATCTTTAGTATAATCCTCTATCTTATTCAATAGAGTAACTTCTTTTGTTTTAAGTTTATCTCTTTCATCTTCTAAAGATCTAAGACTATTAGTATATTCTTCTATCTTCTGTTTAATAATCTCTAAAGATCCTATCTGTTCTATCTTAGTAGTGATAGACTTTATAAGAGACTTTACTACAGTAAGTTTAGTAGTAAACAATTTATTTAATTCTGAATATTCTCCAATAGCAGACAATATATTTCCTACATATTTCTTTCTCTCATGTGGAGTAAGAGTACCTAAACCTTTATTAGTAGCAGATACATTAGAAAGAGTTATATAGTTATCATCTAGATTGAATAAATCATAAATTATCTGTTTTCCGGAGAGAATATTCAGATTCTTATTTAATTCAAAACTAGTGCCATCAGGATAAGATCTAATTATACTACATCTAGAAGGTTTATTTCTTCCATTAGACCCTTTATGTGCAGTATATGTGATAGTAAGCATAGAATTATCATTTAAAAGATAAGATATGACTTTCTTTACATCTTTATCTACCATAAATACACTAGAATCATCTATAAATGGAGATAAACAATTATATAGACTACTCTTTCCTGAACCATTGTCTCCTTTGATAATCAATAGTTTATTTCTACATTTAGAGAAGTCAATATCTAATGTGCGTAATCCCATACCATTATATATATTAATATAATTCTCTAGGTGTAATCTCCATAATCTCATTATATCACTCCTAATAAAAAATTTCAAAATAAAAATAAAATAGAAACTCCCTAGAGCCATAAAAGCTCTAGGGAGTAACTACTTTTGATAGGGAGTATTATATTTATGTAATTGTAATATTAAATTTTTACTTCTTTAGGCATTAACTCTTCTCTTAACTTCATAAGAGCTTTGCCCAACTTATTGGCTCCTTTACCCATATATACACCATATACGGGATCATTGTAAGTTACATTATTGACCAATTTCTTAGGAGCAGTCTCAATCAGCTTCTTCCTAAGAGTTTCATCACTAAATTTTATTTTAAGTATACTCATGAGTTCTTTATCCTTTTTCCAATTAGGATTCTCAGGAATAGAACTCTTCTTCTTTCTTGCTGAAACAGCATTAAGTCTTGCTAACTTCTTCTGCTGTTTCTCATTAGCACATTTTGAAGCAATAAATGCAGTTTCTGCATTATTGAATTCAAAACCATTATAGATTATCTTGGTAGGATAATCTAAAGCAAGAAATTCATATACACCATTAAATTTAGTAATCATCTTCCTATAAATCTCCTTATCTTTTATATTAATATTCATAAAAATATCTTAAAATATTTTTACTTTTAACATACTTGAGTATAGCCATAATCTGATCATGATATTTCTTATTAAAGAAATCATAATCCATAACATCGAATATCAGATCAGTTACCAAATTTGTAGTAATTTCATAATCCTTGAACGTGCAGGAATCAGCTGGTCTGATATTCTCATAAACAGCATCAATTAACTGTTTAGGAACTAAATCTTCTGGATTCTGTTCCAAAATAGATGTATCATCATACTCCTCTCCAAATGCTCTTTCGAGATAATCATACATCGAGACAGAACCAATAGCAGACTTGATTATATCTCTGAAATTCGGATTAGTTTCGATATAGCTGCTAAAGAAGTTTAGTAAGAACTTAGCAGCAATAATATCATCAATTGAGATTGTTGTTTTTTCATGAGTTTCAGGATTAATCTCGATATCAAAGTGATATGAGGCTTCATATAAATCTTCAATAAGAAAGATCATATCCCTCAATACTCTACTCATATTTCTAACCTCAATTGCATCTTTATATGTGAGATTATCAATAAACTCATACATATTGTCTGGTTTAACAATAGTATACAATCTAGAAAAATCTTCTATGATGACATCAACAAAGATTAAGATGATACCGTATCTATAAGACAAACTACCACTATTGTTCATCTTTATATAAGATACTGGAGCATTAAATGCACCATCATTAATATCTAGTTTATGCCTAGGTACTGCAAGATGTACTCCTTTGATGAAGTACACCTTCATATCTACCTTATCATCACTGGTAAAGCAGATATTCTTGTCTCTTATCATTACTTCATCTTCATTATATGTGTATATAGGAGTACCATCATCATTAGTATTGAATACATCTACAATATCCAATACTGGTCTGTTATCCATCTTAATAAAGGCATTATTCGGATTAATATCTGAATAATACTCTAATAGCTTAAAGATATTAAACGGATTTGGTTCAAACAAATTTGTGTTCTTCTTTGGAGTTACAATAGTATTGTTGTTAATCATAAAAATTTCATTCCTTTCTTTCTCTTCTCATTTTCTCTTTACTTTTCTACATATCCTATTAGATGACGATACTTAGTACCTTCATCTATAGGATTTTTCTCTGGTTTTACTATTCTAGGTATTACCCCCAGTATATAATGATCTGCTCTAGTCATAAAATCACATTTAGAACACATCAAATGTGTTAAATTAGCAGAATCAATTTTTCTATTAGTGTATGTACCTTCTTTACTTAGACCATAGGTATTAAATCTAGACTCTAATAGATACATTTCACTACCACACATAGGGCATATACTTAGATTAAAGTGAACCACTTTTTTTAGCATAGTAGCTATTAACCTCCTTTCATATTTATAGTATATAATTGAGATCAATATTAGGTATTATAATAGAACTTCTTTCCATTAATCACAATACGTTGTCTTTTTCTTCTCTTAGAATGAACTCTAGGAATAAATTTAATCCACTTATCTGGTATATCTATTACTATCTTATATGGAATATAAGATATATTCATTTTTCTTCTAACTTCTGCTCTTCTAGTATTATATTCTTCTAATGAACAAAATCCATCTGAATTTTTAATAGCATCTATAATAGCCCATACAGGAGGCTTTGTATTAGAATCTCTTTTATAATCTCCTAGATCATCATCATGACAATCTGGTACTAATATAGAATGGTAGATATCTTGTTCTAACCATTCTAATATAGTCTTACCATTAAATTCTTTAGGAGATGAATTTAATAATGTAGCATATTGAGATGGGAAAACAAATTGAGTACTAAATGTATCATAATACTCGTGTAATATATCAAAGTTGTAATAGTTTTTAGGAATAAATGGTTTATTCATAATATAGCTCCTAGTCCATAGAATATTTAGTAGTTCTTATATCGCCCTCATAGACTTTAATAGAATCTTTATATCTTACTCTAGATGGTTTATTAACCATTTCTGTAAATTGTTTCTTTACACCATTAGCAATAACCCAAGGCATCTTTAAAGATATTCCTTCTACTTTCTTCATTTCAGCAGCAGCAGTAGGACTAAAATAAAAAATTCTCTTATAAATATCTACACTCATACAGTATGCTCCTTTTTATATAAATCATTAAGTACATCAATAAGAGTCATATGCGATCTTATTATGTATAACTTAGTTTTAAAAAACAAAAATAAGTGTTTCATCTTTATACATTCTTTCTTACCATATATTACAAAATAGAGTAGAGGAAGATACACTTCCTCTACTCTATTAGTGTTAAATTATATTGTTATAGCAATAATTAGCATCATATCTTCTTCCGCCGATTAACTCTTTATCAGTATACTGCCAAAGAGTACCTTTGAAATCATCTTCAGTATTATACTGTGCATTCCACACAGGACAACCTAAAGACTGCCAATCAATAAGATCGGTTAACCAGCTATATGAAGCATATAAGCCAGTCTTAAGAGGAGCTAATTCATCTAAGAATGCTTTACAAATAGCTGTAACATTTTCTTTAGAATAATCAAATTCATTTCTTTCTTTCCAAGAAGAATTTTCCATATCTAACCAGATTCTCTCACAGCCAATACCATATCTCTCTAAAGTATCTCTTACAAATTTAGCCTCTTCTACAGCAGTCTCTGGATTTAATGCTTCAGAGAAATGATATACAGAAATTCTTAGACCAGCTCTTTTAGCATTTTCATAATGCTCTAAGAACATCTCGTCCATTGTATGAGTACCAAAACCTAGTCTAATAATAACGAATTCATATCCTTCATTCTTAAGATTTAAGAAATCCTGAAATCCGATATTATTATGCTCGCTAATATCTACACCTTTCATCTAATCAATCCTTTCTTAAGTTTTATAGTCTTATATCATTGTCAACCAATATCACTTATTCATTAGTTTTAGTTTCTCCAATGTCTTAGGACTGATCTCTAGCTTACCAGTTTGTAATTCTTTACATTCTGAGGTCTTCTTCATAATATATTCTGGATTATCAAAATATACTACTTGTTTTAATCCCATCTCTTCTATAGCAGATTTATTAGCTTGATAAATTCTGTTTCTAAAAGTATTTGGTTCTTGATAATTCCATAAAGAGAAATATCCATGATCATCTATCTTAGTATATGGGGTAAGATTAGATGAAGCACCAATAGAAGATGGAGAAGACTCTGATAAACCTAATATACCAATATGTGATTCATTAAGATATAGATAAGAATCAGGTAATGATTTAGATGTACCATCTGATATACCAGATATACCCTGATTAGATTCTTTAGTAGCAACAAAGGCATCTACATCAGAAACCATATCATGATAATTTGATAGTGAACAGATAGCAAGCTCATCTATAATATATAAAGGATTGATAGCCAATCTCTTTCTTATCTGTTTAAGAGTTACTCTATCTCCCAAATCAGATAATGCATATATAGCTTTAGAGAGTTTAGGAGCAAATATAGCAGCAATATATTCTTCACACCTAACTCTCTTATATCTAAGATCAAGATTATTCTTTAAATATAAAGCATCATATTCATATAGCATCCATCTAAAGATAGTATAAATATCTGCTTTATCTTCTTCTGGAAGATATATAGTTTCTTTAGTTACATTATCATAGATAAGACTAAGAGATGATAATACAGATATTCCTTTTTCATATGGAGTAGCTAGATTAAAATGCCTTCCTAATAAGTATATCCATGCTTCTCTTCCCAGTATATCTGGATATACAGCTGCTTTCTTGGTAAACTCTAAACACATAGTATTTACTACATGCTGTAGTACTGGATTATTAAGTAATGCATTCTTAGGACAACTAATATACATACCAGAAGTCTTTTTAGGACAGAATGTAAACATTCTATCATCATTAACTTCATAGTTAGTAAGATAGATTTGATTTTCTAATCCTAAGAATCTTATAGTATTTATATATCCCATCTTAGCAAATAGATATACTACTATAGGAACACTCTTCTTAAAAATATCTGCATCAAAAGTAACAAGAGATATAGCTTCTCCTTTAGTAGTAGTCTTAGTATCTACATGACGGAATACTCTTATAGCATTAAATATACTTTTGAGAGTAATCATTCTATGCTTAGATGAAGATGTAGCATTATTATAAGTAGATTCTACTAACTGAAAGAGAATAGATCTCTTATTATTATTGATATTAACAAAGAACTTATCCACTATTCTAGGAATAGCAATAATATTTTCAAATCTTTCTACTCCTTCATAAGTCTCTATCTTAAAGGTTACTATAAGAAGTTTAAGATCTGTAGGTTTAAGATCAATATAAGCATATCTATTATCCATAGCAGCTTTAATCTTAGCTGATTTATTAATAGCAGCCTCTTGATACTTAGCTAAAATATCTCTACACTCTTTATATCCTTCTACTACCGTAAAATTTTCAATATGAAGAGTAAAATATCCTTCTACACCCATAGTTCTTTGACAAGATAAAAGCATCTGTTCAAGATAATATATTATCTTATCCTCATCTCTTTTAAAGATATCTGGATTAAAAGGATCTCTAGTAGCTTTATTGTAATTATATAATACTTCAGCTTGATTCATACTCCACTACCTTCTTTAAAAATTCTTAAATTCATACATACATTCCAGATTATCAAATACAGGATATAGACTTACAGGTTTTTCTTTATCCTTACTCTTAAGCTCTTCATGATATATTGTATTCATACTAGAAGTGATATACAATAATGCAGTTCTAGTAAAGTCATAAACATGCTTCATTACAATATTTCTGAAATTGTAATATGATATGGTATCACTAGATATCTGAGCAATATATCTTTCAAATATTTTCTTCAGTGCATATGGATATTTAAGTTTCTTATCAATTTTACCATATGTAAGTATCTCTTTTATAATAGTACCCATTTTATGATCGAATATTTTAAATTTAGCAGATACTTCTGTAGCATATCCTCCTTTATCTTCAGCCAGGAAAGTTTGTTTACCATTCTCATCTTTATAGTATTTATTTATTACATTATCAATTCTAATCACTAACTCTATATCACCTGAATCTAATATTCTAGAGTATATATCTATATCAGCTTGTGTTTCTATATACATATTCCGACCAGCAAATGGATAGCTTAAAATTAGTACTTTAGCACATCCATTAAGTTTATCAGAATATATAGGATAATTTGCATGTGCTATTACCTTCTCATCCATACAATATCATCTCCTATTCTCTTAATCATTTATCTTTGTATGTAATACCTCTCCAATAGGATTAGGTGCTCCTTCTTTATCTCTTATAGTAAGCTCTACATTCATATCCAATATAGAGGCTAACTTCTTTAATTTACCAAAAGTAATAGAGTCTCCTTGTATAACTCTAATATCATTACTAAAGTCAGAACTAAATCTTGGTTTATAGCTCATTATATCTATATTTTTCTTATTCAATGCTTCTTTAAAAAGTTTCATCTCTGGTGTATCTGATTCTTTAATAGAAACATTGTATATATTATCTTTAGAGATTAATATATTACGTTCAGCAGAAGCTAACATAGCATGTTTCTCTATAGCTTCTCTCAAATCACCAGTATTATTTTCAAAATCAATTATATTACTAGCTTGATAATCTTCCTTAAAAGGAAAATCATCTGGTTTACTATATAATAGTACAGGACCTACTTTACATACACCAATACTATTAGGACTATTATTAAAAGTGATAGGATAAACAGTATCTCCTTTAACAATAGCTGTATCACTAGACAGTTCCTTAGCTGCTTCTGGATTAAGAGTAACTCTTCTCCCATATTCCTCTTCTGTTAACACATCATATATCTTCTTACCTAATTTTATCTTTCTCATATTTATACCCCTATCTAAAAAATAACTAAATTTATAGTGAGTAGTCTATTTAAAGACTACTCACTATATTATGACTCACTTATTCCTTAATATCAGCATCATCTTTTACATACTGCTTCATAAGTGCAGATGGCTCAATACCGATTACAACACTATTGTCATCTGCAACAGCAGCAGTCAATGTAGCAATATCGGTAATATCCAACTGAGGATCAATAGTAATATTAGCCCTCATATATTCCTTAATCATATTGAAGATAATAGTTACCAAATCCTGAGCACTGCCTTCTGGCTTAGCATTATTATCATCCTTAGGCTGTGCTGCAAATCCCATACCATACTTAGTATAAGCTACAGTATAGAAGTTATTAGCTACTTCCATATCCTCTGCAAAGTCATATACCTTCCAACTATCTTCGATGTCATTCTTATCAAATGTATAGTTCAAAGTCCAAGAACCTTCATCAGTTCCTTCTTCTTCAGACTTATGGAACTGTACGAAAGCACCAAAGCAGAACTCACCATAAATATCTTTAATAACTACAGCGGTTGTAGTATCCTTGTTCTTTACCATTCCAAGGAAAGATGCAAAGGAAGAGAATGTAGACTCAATAATGATATCAGTACACTGATCATTCCACCCATAATGACGGGAATTAATAAACTCATTGGATACCATTACATACAAGCTAGTCTCTTTCAGGTTTTTCATAATAAAATACTCCTTTCAAATAAACAAAACTAAACTTCATCTTACTGGATATAAGATGAAGTCGTATTAACTGATTTAACCGGTTCGGTTATATATAAGTTTTCAGGAATGTAGTTTTTGATATAATCATAAGCCATATTAATATCCATCACATTAGGACGTATATCAAAACATTCCTCGAGGTTAGTATAATCTGCTACATAAGGTTTTCTAAATAATAATGTAGCTCTCTTAGAAACAAGAGCAAATGCTTTATCAACCTTAGATGACCTATATCCAATATTAGGAACAATTAGAACAGTACAATCATTAATAAATGAATCACTAACTCTAAATCCCTTTTCCTCAAACATGGCTTGTAACACACTATCTCTAACACCAGTGAATACTACTACTTTTTGCTTTCTAGCAACACCATATCTGGTATTGAGAATTTTAAAGTTTTTATACAAGAATTCTATATCTTGTCTAAAATATTCTCTGTGTTCTATTAAAGTTTTAATAGTTTTAGGACCTATACCAACTTTAGTATTTCTATAGCATTGACAAAGATCTGTATAATTACCATTCATAATAGTATCTATAGGAGCTCCTTGTAATAACTTTAACCAAGTAACATTTCCTATTCCTGCAAATCCAAGAGATGCTAATACTCTATAATCTGGAAACTCTATAGTCTTCAAATCTTCAAGAGTTTTAATAAACTTTATACCGTTATTTTCTCCTAATATAGATTGAGCTTTTTCTAAGCCTACACTATATAGTTCTGATACACTCTTGATATCTAAAGCCCTTACAGTTTCTATACTAAAGTCTTTTACTCCTAACTTCTGTAGCATACCAGCCATTCTATTTATGCTTCTTTCTCTACAATAGAAATTAGGACAAAATGCAGTATCTCCAGAATCAGAGAATACTATAGGTGTACCACAAGAAGGACAATGTGTTGGGAATTCTTCTAAATATTCTTCTCTTTCTTGTTTAGCTATATTATCAGTATACTCTGCTTTAGTAAGATATACTATTACATCATTATTTAGACTTAAATTTACTTTATCTCCTCTACAAAGAGCCAAGTTTTTAAATCTAGCATAAGAATGAATAGTGGTTTTATTATGTATAGCTCCCATAAACTCTACTGGTTCAAAATGAGCCATTGGAATAATAAGACCAGAATATCCTACAGAATAAGTATAATGAGTAAATATAGACTGTCTTGTTAATGGATTGAACTTAATTGCTATTGCATATCTAGGAATAGAACTGATCTTACCTAACTCTTTTCTAATCTTAGGATCTACATATTCTACTACTATACCATCATAAGCAAACGGCATAAAACTTCTTATATTAGAAGCCTCTTCAACAAAATCTCTTAATCGCATTAGTACGTCTTTATAGTGACCACTAATAACAATATGTCTTAAATCTATACCTTTAGTATAGTACTTATTTAAGAATTGTATCTCTGTAATTCTATCTGTATCCAGAGTTGACTCTAATGGAACTGGAGTCATATAGTCTCTAAATGCTCTAGCATCTAATCGACCAAATAACCCTATAATAGCATTTCTCTTATTAACATAATTTAGATGATAATCTTTTATCAATCTATTTAGGTTTAAATCATTTACTATAAACTCGAATTTGATACCAAATTCATCTTGCTGACTAATACCTTCAGCTCTTTTAAACTTCATACCTCCTAATATTGGAGTTAAATCTGATGCTTCATTATTAAGTATATCTCCTCTACTACAAGCACTTACTATTGTATCTCCTTGTACTGTAGCTTCTACTGATATACCATCATACTTTAGAGATGCTATAATGGTTACATTATTTGGATCTACTATACCTTTTCTTATATGGTTCCATAAGAAATCTCTTTCAAAAATTAGTACACCAGTAGTCTCATATGCATTAGCTGATTTAGCATCTGCATCTAATACAAATTTACACTTATCTAGTGTACCACATAAATCATATGCATGAGCAGTATTTCTTAACTTACGATAATTTACATTATCATTATCTCTATTAATTACATAATCTTCATACACAGGTTTAGTAGCATTAGATGTGAGTTCATTAAAATACTCACCTTTCTTAGATAAGCATACTACTTCTCTCAATTCTCCTTTCTTACATTCTAATAGCTCATGATTAGTAGTAGTTAATATAGCTTCTTTAACTTCTACTCTAGGAGCTCCTATAGGAATAGGAACTCCTGCTTGTCTTAATATATTGATGAGTCTATCATAGAGTTCATCTTCTATTAAGATCTTACCATTGAAATCATTGTTATAGTATATATTGGCTAATTTGATAATATTTATCAAACTAATCTGAGTCACACTATCTTTAAATATAGACTCTTGATCTTTTTCCAATAAATACTTACAATAATTTTCAATCTTCACTCTGTCATTCTCAGACAACAGATATCCATTAGTAGCTGTGGATATGCAATTGAGTAAAAAATTATTATCCATGGTTCTCCTTTCCAAATTTTAGTACCAGATACACTAGTGTATCTGGTACTAAATATTTTATAGTTAGTTTAGGTTATTCCATATATATAGTATATCATTAAAACTTATTTTAATCTTAGCTTTTTAAGTTTCTCATCATACTCTTTCTTAGTAGGATAAGAAGACTTAGATTTAGGGAATAATTTAACTACTTGAGTTAAATCTCCCTTAGCCATATTCTTATTGATCTCTTCTAGCATCTTAAGATATTCTTTTTCTTTTTCTTTATCTCCTCTTATATCCTCTGGGATATAATTTACTACATATTTAATTATAGGATTGAAGTATACCTTATCCAACCATACAGGAGTATCTTTATACTTCTTTACTTTAATAAATCTAAACTTAGCACCTAAAGTCTTTAGATAAGCCTGACCTATATCAGAAGTCTGAGAAGTACAATCTTCTGATAACTGAATATCAAACTTAAATGGATCTCCTGTAAGAAGCTCTTCATGTAATCTTCTTGCCATAGGAGAAGATGATATAAGCATAAACTCTTGATAGAAATAATTTATACCTAAATGAGCCGCTAATGTAGAAGATTCCATTTCTCCAAATACTCTTACTGGAGTAGATGGGAATCTAGCATTATGAGTTTTGCTTAATCTAGATTTACTATTCTCATTTCTTATATTAGTAGAAGCTAATGATACAGCAGAGAACTTCTCTTCTGCTAACTGTTTCAATCTAAATATATACTTATATCCGATTACTAATGGTCTTCTAGTTCTAATCATTCTATAATCACCATTAGAATTCTTTTGAGGAACACATACCTCTGTATATTTCTTCAAGAATGGAAACGCATCATAGATCTCTCTCAGCTTATCAATACTCATATTAGAACTAATAGGTTCTAATGAAAGCATTATATAACCAGCATGAAGTATAGATTCTACCCATATATCTCTCTTAAACTTCTTGTCTTCCCAATCTAATTCATCTGGTTCATAAGATACTTTATATCCTAATACATCATATAGATAATTAAAATGGTCTGGATCTAAAATAGATATATAATTAGCAAATAACATGAATGCTTGATCATAATCAAAGTTATTTGCTTTAGCATAGTCTACTAATTGACTACCTATAAAAGTTATAGAAGTCTCAAATAGCTGCCCATCATTCAATCTGTTGATACAAGTACACATATTGTATATTACATCAACAGGTTTCCATTGTCCGTCTTTTAAATAATGAGGCATCATATTATCTGGTTTTACTACAGAGATACAACCTTTACCACCATATCTATCAGTAATTTTATCTCCTCTCTGTAATGGTTTACGATGTAGTACATATACATACATGATTATATTGGAGAATACTTTATCATATATATATTGACCACCATTAGCTACTGCTTTACATGTCTCATATAATACTTCCATATTATAAGACATCTTTAATCCAGTTTCCTCACCATCAGAAGAAAAAAGTAAAGAGTCTACACAGTTTACTACTTCATTGGCGAAACGTATAGTTTCGTCATAATATTTTTTGATTTGGGTATTATACATAGAAGATTCAAGTTTTTCTGGATTATTACATCTCACATCTATATCTATAATAGTACCACCATCATCTACAGTAAACTGTTTATCGTTCATCATTATTTCTTTCAATCTTTCCCAAGACTGAGAGAATAATGCTTCTTCATCTTTCAATTCTCTTCTAAGAGCACAGATAAGAGAGTTCTTTACGTTCTCTCCAATATCAGGAAAAGTTTTATATTCTTTTCCTTCACCATAAAGATTTAAAAGAATATCATTATCATTTATCCGTATCTCTACTTTATCAATTAACGGACAACCAAATCTTCTAGAAGTAGATTCAGATACTACAATAGGATCTTCTTTAGTCTCTTCACTAGCAACATACATAGTTACTAGATTTAGACCTTCTTCTTTATTACCATATTCATCAAAAGAATTAGGTCGTTTGATTACAGAACCTGCTGGGACGTTAGCCCCAACAGGAATGGAATCAATAAAAGAGAAATCAAAGAGATAACCATACATCTCACTTATATAAGTATATGATTTTCTCTCTATCATATCAAGATAACCATTTTTCTGATCATATAAGATAACGAAATAATGGTCATCTTTAAAACTATATTTCTTTATCTTACCCATTATGATAAAGTCTCTATCTGTTTTAACAAAGTTAGATGAAGCTTCACCGTACATGGTTTCATAACCTGTCATAATAACAGGAACCTCAGCATTTAACAACTGAGTGGATTGTTCCATCTGTATTCCCTGCATTATCTTACGAGAACCAGAATTCGTATTATTGAACGGCTGCTTTAAACCTTTACAAAGAGTATATTCTTGTTTAGGCAATCTAGCAGCTATCTTATCAATTTCCTTGGTTAAATCAAGGTTACTCATAACAACACTCCCTATTATATATTTTCAGAAACAGGCAATACTCTAAAATAGAATACATTGTTAGGAAAATATAATTTGAATAATGGTTGTAATAATGAAATATAAGAACCATTACCTTTATCAACCTCAAACTGAACGTCAATAGAATCAGTTTGATCATTGAATTCTTCCATATACTTATTCATATTATGGAAGGCAAGATTAAGATATCCAAAGATATCAGATTCATTGTTAGGTAATACAATGAATACATCTTCTTCTTCATCTTTTCTAAATTTATTAACTGGAACAACAGGAACAAACAATGTAGAATCTTTCATATTAGATTCTAAAATAGATTGTTCTTTTTCTGTCATCTCAATAAAGTTACCATAACCATTTGGACTCTTATCCTTTAAGGTTTTCTCAAACAACTTTTTGGATACGATAAACATGTTACATAATTTCATAATACGACACTCCTTATACACATATAGATTCACATTTTTGTAGAGTAGAGATTACAGGTCTCTACTCTACATATATATAGTATATCACTAAAAATTAATTTACGGTAAACAGTTCTGATGAAACTAACTCATCAAAATAATCATTAGAGTTCTTCTTATCCAAAGGAACAGGTATAGCTTTAAGATAATCCAATGCATGTTTCAATACATACTTTCTGAACTCAGGATCACCTATTACTTTCTCTTTAAAATTACCAAGAGAGAACTTAAATGTCTTATCTGGATCTAAGCTATAAGATACACCTGCACCATACAGTTTCTTCTGACTCTTCAATACTTCCAATAATGATAACCATGGATCAAATCCAATACTAAAGTTATTTACAATTCTAGTGAAAGTCTTTATACCAGAGTTTCTAGATTTAACCATTGATACATTACAAATAGCTCCTTCAATATGATAAGGATCATCTACTTTAAGTTTCTGAGCATTATCGATTCTCCAGATATTATTAGCACTATAAGTCATAGTTCTACCCTTAGGCATAGTTTCATCTGGTTTCAAATATGGAAGTGGATTCTGTGTAGGCATAGGACCCACATTAATTCTCTGCTGAATATGGTTTGTACCCATAAGAATAATATTAGCAGCCTGAAGTTTACTCATAATCTGCTTCATTAACAAAGATACTTTATTAGCTACCTGCATTGCTGTTGCTTTACCTGCTATCTCTTCTTCCTTTTCTACATCTTCAGGCATAAGCATAGCAATAGAGTCTATAATATATACTGTAGGTTCCATCTTAATAATAGGATTACCATACATATCTCTAAATCCAGTATTATACAAGAATTTATCTACATTAGCTGGATCTGTTTTCAATTTATATATAAGGTTAATACGTTCATATACATTCTCTATAGTAATACCAGCATTTCTAATAATAAACTTATTCTTGAATGTATCTTTATCCATTCTACTAAGTTCAAATATTCTCTGAAGATTCATCGCTTTTAATTCGGTCTGATCATACCATACCTGAGAAGTTTTAAATCTTCTTACTATATTAGCTGCTGACTGAACCATAAGAGTTGATTTACCAGTAGATGTATGACCAATAAATACTATAAATGAACCATCAGCTATACCGATATTAAAATAATCAGTATATGTACCTGTAGCATTATCATACTGCTGAGCAATATACCCATTATTATAATCTAGATTAAGAAACCCTGTAGGATATCCTATATCTGGCTGTGCTTCATTCTGATTATTGTAATCCATTTTAGATAACTGAGATCTGAATACATCTAATAACAAACTATCACTCATAATTTAAACACTCCCTTAATAACTACTTATATGATGTATTGAATTGTCTAAAGAATCATGAAAAAATAAAAAAGAATGGAATATGATAACAAGAGAATATATAGCCCTCACTGTATTTCTACAGTGAGGGCTACACTTATCACATATTACAATTCAGTAGCAGTAGTTGCAACTTTCCTCTTCCTCTTCAGAGTAGAGAGAATATTTTTCTTTTCCGATGCCTTAGGCTTCATAACCTTAAAGCTACTAAATGCATCAGAGAAATTATCCTCTTCAAAGTTTACCTTAGTAGACTCTGAAGAGTATCTTTTGATGATATTGGTAACCTCTTCCTTTGGCATATTCATTCCTGCGAAAATGAACTGAATATATTCATTACCGCCTATATCCTGGTAATGATAAAACTTTTCGTAGGGATTACCAAATACATCGAACACCACCTTGAATTTCTCATCAATCTTAGCCACATTCTGAGGCTTACAATTGATGATAATACCAGAGATAGCACACTTAGGAATAGACTTAAGTGATTTACACTTAAGAACCATATTCCTCATTTTGGAATTGAAATCATCAATGTTTTCAATTCCAGCCAAATCAGATTCAGTTACGATAGTGTAACCAGGAGTTCTGATTATCTTAAACAGGTCTGTAGAATCAATATTTTTAGTATCTGACTCTACAATAGTAGAACCAGAGATAATATTGATTATATTACATACCTCTTCGTTACCCTGAATCTCAGCCTTCTGCTTAGTTCCAGCAGACTCAAGGAACTTCTTATTATCAATCAGATGAACAGAGAGATCATCAATATTGACCTCTTTCAACCAATTGATACTGTTCTCTAATCCCTTAGGATCATCTTCAAATCCTAAGAGACCAATAATATGGGTTACAATCTCTAACTTCTCATTCAAGAAGTCAGCCAAGATTGTACTAGCACCAGAACCGGTTCCACCTTCGGTAGAACTGATTACTACTGCAATATTCCTGATATCATCATCTTCTTCACTAAGGAAGTTAGTGATGATATTGAAGAACTCTGTCGATGCAGAATACTCCATAAACAGAGACTTAGCAATATCTCTTTCTTTTCCGCATCCATTGAGTTCTTCTCCAAAAATGATAGCATCATTCTTGTATTCAGCAGGAATATCCCTGCTAGTAGTATTGATTAACAGACAATCCTCCTTTCTAATAACTCCTTTGTCGACAGCCATAATAGCTGCTTTGTTACCTGCCTGACCAATACCGATAACTTTAGTTCTGATTAACATAAAAGAATTCCTCCTTAAAAATAAAAATAAACTATTTATTTATATGATAAGATATATCTTATCATTAATATAGTATATAATTGTTTTTTATATTAGAATATAAAAAAATAAGGGATTATGGATTTGTTCCATAATCCCTCTATATTCACATCATCAAATATTTACTACTTGTAATGAAGTGTTCATTACTGATTTAATCTGATATTTCCAATTCTGGTTGGTAGCATAGCCACCAGCTTGCATGTCATCTAAAGTTCTATACCCATTCTTATAAAAATTCGATGCTATCCATTTAGCACCATTAATAATACCCTGATCTACATCATCACCCATAGTGGATGCTAAATCAGGATTGGTATCTACTGCATTGATACCAAAATAATTGTTTCTGGTAACTGCTAAATAACTGTTACCGTATGCAGACTCTACAGCTGCATGGGCAAATATATATATCGGATTCAAACCAGATTCTTTAGCGGCTTGAACAAAGGTTTTGCCCTTACCTTTAAACCTTGTCCCTCCAGCAACATGGCTATCATAATAATCTATGATTTGATCCATTACCTCAGGACTAATTTCAATTCTTTTTCCTAAATCGGTACTGGTATCCATACCAGTGTTCTTTAATAAAATGATATTATTCTTTTCTTCTTTTTTCTTATTAGTAATTTTAGTAATTGTCTCATTCTGCTTCTGCTGAGTCTCTCTGATTTCTTTTAAAATTGAAAGAACCTGATCAGTTGAATCTTTAAACTGATCAACATTGTCTTTCACTTCAGTAATCTGAGTTTCAACAGTGTGTACTCTATACAAAGAATAAACGTTGAGACATAGGGAGCATATCAGAATCACTATTATAGATAATACAATTCTTCCATCCAATAATACTCCGTATTTTTTACTATTATTACTTGCAGTCATTCTCGTTCTCCTTTCATCAGTTAACCAAAATAAAGTTCCCATAGCATCATAGTGCTATGGGAAATCATTTGACTAAATTAACACGGCATTAGTTGTTCTGTTTCTTGAGATTTTCCAGAATCCTCTTCTCCTCATCGGTGAGTTCTCTGGCCCCAAGACCCATGTCACCCTGTTCAGTAAGGGTAACAATCTTCTCGTTGTCCTCCATAGTATCACCTCCTTTAAACGTCTTCATATTTATAGTATATAACTAAAAACTATTTTAGCCCCTAGTTAAACCTTTCTGACCAGCTTCTTTACGTTTAATAGTTCTTGGTAACATACAATCTATATTAACAAGGTTACTATTGATATGGCATCCTAATAGATAAGCAGATATTAGATTTCTAGCAATAGAGTCGCTATTTTCTACTTCTACATCTTTCTGACTAACCATACCGATAGTATTTATCTGATTATAGAATTTATTCTTAGCACTCATAGAATCTGCTCTATAAGTAGATAATTCTCTAAGAGTGTTATCCATACCAAATACAACTAATGATTCAAACTCTCTATCTGTAGAGTTACCGTTTTTATCTGTGTCAATCAATAAACCAGTTCTAAAATCTCTCTTAGATATTTCAGTAGAATAACCAGTTTTCTTTTGTACCATCTGTTTCATTCTCTTTAAAGGTAAGTATACTACTAATACCTCTTGAGATTTAACAGGAGTACCATCTTTATTTCTGTATAAGAATGGTAAGCTAACCTTTTCTGTAACAGGAACTCCTATATGGTCTAATGCTTTAATAATATCTCCTGCTTTAGGATCAATTTCAAATATCTTAGTCTGGAATTTTAATGGGAAATCCTGTTTAAAAAAATTATAGAATTCATTATCATTCATCTTGGCAAATTTATGCTTATAAAATTCAGTATTTTGACCAGTCGGGTCCAATATATTAAATGTTTCATATATTTTCTTCTCAACTTTCTTCCTAGCTTCTTTAATATTAGCCATTGTGTAATACTCCTTATATTAACGAAAAAAACCTTTCTTTTTATACATACGATTCATATCATCGTTAAGTTTATTAGGATTGGTTCCTTTACTAGCAAATACTTGCATATTATGATTTGAAGGTAAAGCAGGTTCTAAAGTAGTCCAATACCATTTCTTCATTTTATCTACAACATTATCTTTATTACTATTAAAGAACTCTTTATTTAGTTCTTTACACATATCAATCTTCTTTTGTAGTTCTTGTCTCATTTTAGGAGATATATTTTGTTTATTGTCCTGCAAATCTGCTTCCATCATATCTATTTGAGATTTTAATCTAGATACTAATCCAGGATGTTCATCTCTTGATAGCTCTCTTAAAAATGCAGCACTCATAATATCAAAAGAAGTTACTATTATATTTACCAAAGGAATAGTTAAGAGTTGTTTATGAATATCTCCTCTTTCTTTTCCTCTATGATGTAGATGTTGCATAACAGCTGTAAACTCTGGACCATATCCATACATAGCTACAAATCTATCTGCAAATATTTCATCTGCTCTATTAGAATAAAGTTTCTTATCTACTATAGCTTTACAAAAGTTATGACCTATTTCATGTAACAATATGGCTACTATACCACCAGTGTCAAATCTAAACAACATTCCTAAAGTTACACATACTAAAAAATTAGAAACAAACTTTCTTTTATCATAATGGAAACCTTTATTATCTATTATAATAGAAGCCTTAAATTTATCTATAGTTACTTTGTTTTGATCTCCATCATATATATTATAGTTTTCATCACTAGCAAATGGAATAGTATATGCATTAGGTGTTTTAGACATGGATACAGTAAATGCTACATCATTAAAACCAAATGCATTTTTTATAGTTTCTCCTATTTTCTTTAGTATAGGATCTCTTAATAACTCTCTAAACTTAGATTTATCAGTATACATCTCTTTATACTTATCTTTATATTTCAATTTTATTTTATTTATATAATCCTCTATAGCTAATAGAGAGTTAGATTTACCAAAATACATTTCTTGTAGAGGTACCACTATCTTCACACTCCTTATTTATTTCTTATTTGCATTGATAATATTCATAGCAAGATATATAAGAAGGCTTCTATGATAAGATAGTTTAGTAGCAGTTCTATTCTTTCTCTTTCTATATCCTACAGAATTATCGTCTAATACTTGATTTATAATCTCTTTCATTCTTAATGTAGAAGGATCTTTGGTATTAGGTTTAGGTTTAATAGCAAAAGATAAGAATTTTATAGATACTACATCTCTTTCTTCAGTTTCTGCAAAATAAGTAGCTATCATAAGAGTCATAAGCTCTTTAACAACATTCATATTATCTTGATTATGAATTATAGTTTCTATTATAGCAGCTATCTCTGCTTTCTTTACATTACCATCTTCAGCTGCTCTACATGCTTTAAGATCTACTTGAGAAGTATTGATTCTAGTCATAGCATTCTCTACAAACTTCTGTAATCTAAAAGAATCATTATCAGCTAGGTGGAAATTATCTCCTTCTCCATTTCCTAAATCATCTTTAGTAAATGAAATATATTCTTTATTCTCATAAGACTCATAATACAATACTGCAACATTCTTCATGAATGATTTCAATCTATTATGTAATTGCTGAATAAGATATACTGCTTCTTCATCATAAAATGATTTCATCAGATCTTTATATGCAGTTATCCATGTTTCATCTAAAGCCTTTATAACGTTTATTATACTACCTTTAGATTTCAAATCATATTTCATACTCATCTTATGAGTCAGTACATATTCCATTACATGTCTATATTTAGATGGAGGTACTGTAGGGAAAGAACCATAATGAATAGATGGATAGAACTTACCAGAACAAGTTAAATATATCATAGCAAGCTCTAATGATTTAACATCATTCTTCATATAAAAATATCTTACTATGCAAAGAAATACTACAGATGATATATCTTTCGCTTGTGAAGGTTTAAATGGATTAATATCCCAATAATAAGTTTTATGAAGATATAACAACAATGATCTTCTATCTAATTTAAGAGCATTAAACAATGCATCTCTATCTGAATCTAGATAGAATAATCTATCACATGGGATAGTATCAAATAACGAATCAGATCTATAAGTAATAAAATTACTTAAACATTTCTTCCATTCTTTCTCATATTTCTTTAATCCTTCTTCTACTTTAGGATATATATTATCTAATATTTCTTTAGTGTTAAACTTCCTTTTTATAGATGCCACTAAGAGAACACTCCTCTCTAAAAAGTACTTTTAGGTTATCTTAATGTCTCCGGAAATAAGAAAAATCGAAATATGATAAGAGGTATACCCAATTAAGGGTATACCTCTTTTCTTTAAAACATATTAGCTATCTTTTCTACTACAGAAGATTCTGCAATAGTATCGATAATTTTACATACCCCTTCTACAGCTTTCTCCTGTACTTTTTCATTAGTAAGAAGATAACCTGCTGCTGTAGCAGTTAATGCTATCTTAGTAAAATTCTCAAAATCCTGATTTCTCATTCTTTCATATTCATCTGTAGTCATTACAATACCACCATGATTGATAGTATTGATAGCTGAAACTTTTTCATCAATAGTGGATACATTTTTAGTCATTGTCTTTCATCCTTTCTGTTAGTTATTAACTAAATGAGCTCTTAATGGATTCTTAAGTAGTTTAATACCAGGAGATATAGTACTACCAATATCTAGTTTATCTACGTCAATAGTAGTATTAGTTCTACCACCTTCATAAACTACAATAGATTGATTTGGTTTACATGGAATTATATTTTTTACTTCATCACCTTTACCAAGTTTGATTACTTTAATACCAGCTTTACCTCTAGTAGATCTAGGAATAATATCAACTGGTATTTTATTTACATAACCATTCTTGGTAATAATAATTACATTATTCATATCAGGAACTAAGAAGTTCATACCATCTACTTTAGATGATGCAGTAGAAACTCTAGCTCCTTTAGTAGACCTTTGTAATCTAGCTATAAGTTTACCAGGAATTCTAAGAATCTTATTTCCTGAATATACTAATATATCCATATTATCAGGACCAAATAACAATGCCTTTACATAATCATCATTATCAATTTTAGAATATATTATACCAGATGGAGGTATACTGGTTAAGTCATTCATATCTATCTTCTTTATAAATCCATTATTGGATACTACAAAGACGAAGTTATTATATTTAGACTTAGCCAATTTAGCAAAGGTCATTTCTCCTGTAGCACAACAGATATCAGAAGTGCAATTCTTATTTAGTATTCTAATATCTATACCATTACCGCCTTTAACAGTAGTAGGAATCTTATGAACAGGAATCTTAAATACTTTACCTAAAGATGAAAATACTACTAAATTATCTGTATTATCTACTACAGTCATAAAACTATATTCATCTTTACCTAAAGAACCAATAGTTTCATTTTCACTTATCTTTCTAATAAAATTATTTTTAGTAAAGATAAGTTTAAATATACCAGGAGCTATACCTGTAGCTTGTGACTTATTAATCAAGATTCTTAAGATAGGAGTATTATACTTATTCTTAATATAATTCATCTCATCTATTATCACCTGATCAATCTTCTTACTATCTAAGAGAATACTCTCCAAGATAGCTACTTGCTTTTCAAACTCCTTAGCTTCATCTCTCTTCTTCATTAGATAACCCTTAGTAGCTTGATGAAATTTAAGCTCCAATATAGTCTCTGCCTGTAATGGATCTATACGAAGTTTATTCATAATAAACTCTTTAATCTTAGATCTATCAGCTTCTTTAGATGATTTAAGCATATGAATTATAGTATCAAACTCTTTAGAATTTAATAATCTAATATACGGTAAATATGCTCTAATCTTAGTATTGAAATACTGAATCCTTGAATTTATACGTCTACATACATTAGTCCTTCTAAATTCGATAAAGTTTAATAGATAATCTCTATAACTCATACGAGACAATTCTTTCTTATCATTTAATACGATAAGATTAACCTGTCTAGTCTGTCTTATAGCAGTATTAATATATAACCATTCTTTTACGAAATTAGGATCAGCATCTTTCTTTAATACAATAACCTCTTCAAACTTTACATCTTTCTTACCTTTACTAAAGTGACTATTACTTACTTTAGTTCTAGAGATAAGGTCAGATATATAAGGCATCTTCTTATCTTTAACTGCTTTAGTTATAGTTTCTTTTATAGAATCATAGAATGTAAAATCTGGTAATGATCTTACAAATAAAGCCTGATGAGTTTCAGTTCTTCCATTCTTCTCTTGTACTTTATATTCACCTATATCAATAATACCTTGTGCTATATAAGTACCTCTACCAGTTTTATTAATTTCTTGCCAATCAGTATCAATAATCTGACACTGCATACATTCATCTGGTATTAAACAGAATTTTGCTTTAGGATTCTTAATAAGTTCTATAGTAGTATCTATTACTTCACCTAAGTTATGAGATGGAATAGATGATTTCATTCCTACACCTATTCCCATCTGTCCTAATACTAATAGAGTTGGAATCTTAGCAGGTAAGAAGATAGGTTCTTTCTTCTTATTATCGTAGTTATTCATCCAATCTGTAGTTTTAGGATCATCATATATATCTTGCATAAATACATCAATAGCAAATTGAGATATTTTACAATCATTATATCGTGGCTGTGCTGGATATGGATTTACTTTACTACCCCATGAACCATCGCCATCCATAGTAGGATATTTGGTACTAAAATCATTAATCATATTTCTGATAGCCATCTGTACAGATGAATCACCATGAGGATTATATGATTTAATTACTTCACCTATAAGGGCAGCAGTTTTAACAAAACCTTGACCTTTAAAGTCATGAGCTGAGCAATATAATATTCTTCTAATTACTGGCTTCAATCCATCAATATAATCTGGTATAGCTCTACATCTTGCTACATATGCTGCATAAGCAGTATAGTCAGATATAGATTGTTCTACCACATCTACATTAGTAATATTTTCTGCCATTAATTTCTCCTCCAATTTTACTATATATTTTACAAAAATAAAATTTAAATGGTATATAGTGTTTTTATTTTGCCCATATATGGGTAAATTGGTACTAGTATAAATATGAAATATCAATTTCTAACTATATGTCTTATTAGGTATACACTATAATAGCTTAAAATGCTAAAAAATAGATATTTGAATAAAAATGGTATTTATAGGGATATGGATTTTCATCCATATCCCTTTACCATAATTATTTAAATTCTGTATCTATTATGATCTGCATAATACTATCGGTAACCTCGAATAAAGGCATAACAGAAATTTTAGCCTTATCAGAAAGGTTATATTTCTTGCCTATTACATCGTTAAACGAATTTAAGATACCATCCAAGAGGTCAGAATCATTGATATTATCAATCAATGTATTCAAAATCTCAATATAGTTATTATCAACGGTTTTGATATCATTACCGTTAATCTTCATAATAACTATATTGGTATTATTCTTGCTGATATTATCCAACCATTCATAGTTGGTATTATCAGCATCGTTTCTAGAATAAAATGTAACAAACCTAGGTGGTCTGTTATTAAATAAGGAAACATCTTTACTGTTACTTATTGCTTCATTGAACCTACTATCAACAGTAGCTTCAATAAAGTCATTCTTAATAAAATTAACCACATTAACAAATTTGGTGTTCATAAACAAATCTCTCCTTCTTAAAAATACATAAACACTTATTCATTAATATAGTATATAATTGAAAATCAAATTAGATCTTATGATCTTGGAACCTGATAAGTCTTAGGTTTCAACTGTGGTCCAATATTATTATCAGTAGGCTGTAATCTGTGTTTATCAAAGTCTTTCATTTTAATAAGAGTCTCATTGAAGTATAGATTATCCATATATACCAAAATGATAGTCTTCATAGATTCTACAGGTTCATCTATAAATATAGTATAAGTATTCCAATCTACATGAGATTTTACTATCTTATCAAAGTTAAAGATTTTAATATTTAAGAATATCTCAGGAGATATAGCTATACTCTTAGTATAGTCTATTACATCTCTTAAATTACCAATTAATTCATCAAATTCTATCTTTAGTCCCAATTTCTTAGATTTTATAAGAGATATCTCTTTAGTAGTATTAAATTCATATTCAGTTCTCAAATTCCAATCCCATCCATGCTCATCTTTAGAAGGAATCTTACCAATATCTTCTATTGCAATAGCAAAAGAAGACTTATCAATTTGAGTAATTTTCTTAATAGTTTCCCTCTGTATCATTGTATAGTAAGCATAGAATTTAGGAGTTGGAAATCTTACTTGGCATTCAAACTCAATATTATAATCCATATGAGTTTGAGCAAATCTATTACCTTGATCTAGGTTTATATCTTCTGTTCTAATATGAACTAAAACATTAGTCATCTTCATATACCATTTTATTTTTCCAGAAGAGAGATCTAGTTTATATATAAACGGCATACGTGAATTAGAATTCAAATATCTATTAAAAGAGACTAAACTTTCTATATTATTTATATCTAAAGTATATCCAGCATCTTCTGCTAGTTGTTCTATTAATTCTGTTGGTACTGGATAATCTATATCAAGTCTATGTTTCTGTGTTCCGTTGGCTCTAAATGCAATCTGACAAAACTTACCTACGTCTAATTGTATACCTCTATATTGTACTACAATTTTAATATTAAATCTCATCAATATAACTTCCATATTACAAGATATGAAAAGTGATTTTTCATTATCTATAAAAAATGCGTCTTTATAAGAACACCTATTATGATAGAAATTTAAACCCATATTATATAGATCTATATTTTCTCTATTAAAATTAAACTCTATCTCAGGAGTTATATTTATACAAGGAGTAGATTCTACTAATCCCTTCATATCAAACTTTTTCATATAAGTAAGTATATGAGAATAGTCTAAATGTTCAGATCTAAAAAATCCTTCTGGGAATTTAGAAAATATCCAATTTCTTATATACTCTATACAACAAGAATATGCATTAAAGGTAGATGCTACCATTAGGTTAGTCTTAAGTTTATGATCAAATTCTTTATCTATACTTAATATTGGTTGGTAGTTACTAGTACCAAACATATTGTATATATCTGTATCAGATAGTATTTTATAATTATTCTCTTCAGTCTTTGGTTTAGTTCTCATTTGTTTCACCTCTTTATTACGATGTGATTAAGTAAAAAATAATGGTAAAAAACAAATAAAATGGTATTACCCCCAGCGGGGGCTTTAACCTAAGGGGATATATAATCACAACAATAGTATATAATTGAAAATATTGATTTTTACAAAAAAAGACGGGTAAGAGCAATTAAGCTCTTACCCATAATAGTTTTGCAGAATGTCATCAAATGCTAAAAACCTTAATCAACTTAAGATTTTTACAATATATCAATATGGCTAATGTTACGCTACTAGGCATTGAGTATTATAATGGTCAATCTATATATTTTACCACTTACCTCTTCGGCAAACTCCATCTCTAGTAAATTTTTATACAAACATACATTTCAACCCAATATCTGGATTGGCCACTCAAATTTACGGACCAGTAGTCACATATATTGGGATAAAGACTTACAAGCTCAAATAATACGGTAACATTAAGTGTATTATTTGAGGGACAATACATACTTACAGTTCTACAATAATTTACATACAATACAAGAATACAACGCTAAACAATTACAATCCTACAGAATTACAGGCTAAACGCCGGTCCTCTTTCCCTAGGAGAGTTTTACTTATAATTTTATTCAAAATACAAGCAACGCCTACCGATGCATACATTGGCATCCGATAGAATCCACTTTTTATTTGTCTTTACGTTAACAACTGTAAAACAAGATTATATGAGATCAGTTTCTATTTCAAAGCAAAGCTACTGATCAAAACCAGCTCTATAGATCAGTTCTATATTTTTACGCTCATTAGCCATAATGAACTAATTAATATGAAAACTCAATTGTAGTAGTTACATTTGCTACATTGAGTATATCATCAATCTCAATGAGATAAGAGTTGATGTAATCCATTACCTTCTGGAAACCACCAGCAGGAATAAGATTGAGTGGATCAATAGAAACTACTTCATGATCCTTTTCAAGAGACTCTTTAGCCTCTGTATATTTAGAATCAGACCAGTTATTTGATTTATTCCCGTCATAGGTTATAGGGAATCTCCTATCAAGTTCATTCTTGATAGTCTGCTTCACATCATCTCTTACATCAGAGTCATTTTTAATAGACTTTTTGTAAGAGATTGCCAAATAAGCCATAATCTTACCCTTATACTTATCCTTATAGAAATCCTTTCTATTGATAGCCTGAGCAATAGAGATTTCCTCAATCTCAACAGTATCAGGATTCTTAAGAATCTTATCAAGAGAAGCAAACTTAGGTACTTTAACCATAGTAGTTGCATTGGCTTCAATCAATGCATTACACAGAGCATTATACCTATTAATCAAAGAATTTATTCTCTGGAAATTAGAAAGAATCTGCTGCTCCTTTTCATCAGGAGAGCAAGTAAACTGAGTATAAGGTTCACTCTTATCATAAGAGATAAAGAGTGGTTCCTCTTTCTTACTTGTAAATTCAATTATTTCCTTAGCCAGTTCCTTCTTGACTTTCAAAGCTTTGGAAATTGTCATCTGTTCTGTAATCATAAAAAATACATCCTTTCTTTTTTACACTTTTACAACACAAGTAGTTTAATATTACTTATTCACATATATAGTATATAATCAAAATTTATATTAGTCAATAAATATTAGAGGTAAGGATTAATTCTTACCTCTATTCCCTTTCTCTACTTAGTAACATAGTTTTCAATTATATACTATATATGTGGAATAGATATCATCAGTATCTATCCAATATAAATAAAGAAAGGAAGGTATCAGTATGAATACTAATACCAATAGCTTGAATAACATATTTGAAGGCACATATAGTGCCCCGCCCTATTATTTGGATAATAGGGATCGTTCTGCCATAGATCAATTTATTGACTTAAGACAGAACATGTTCTCTCAGCGTCTAGAAAGACTAGACGCTGCTAGAAAAGGTCGTTATGTAATAAATCACATCAAAGCATAACGACTAACAAAAACTAAAGAGTCATATAAGAGATTAGTCTTATATGGCTCTTTATATATAAAACCCAATATTTTTTTATTGGATGTTATATCATATTAAAGGTCCTTTCTCTGCTTAAAACAATATTCACAGTATCTATCCAATATAAGCAGAGAAAGGAGGAATCAGTATGAGTGTTCATACTGAACCAGGTGGTATCTTTGGTAATGTTGTATCTCAACCAGAGATATTTCCTGTAAGAAATGCTTTGACACAATTAATGTGTCAAAGATTTTCATTAGAAAGGCAACATCAAGATCATCTTGATTATGCTGAGTCGAATAATAAAATTGTATTCAGACTCTAATGAATAATAAACCCTAAAACTAAAGAGTCATATAAGAGTTATTCTTATATGACTCTTTATATTATAAAACCCAATATTTTTTTTTATTGGATGTTATATCATAATGGCGGAAGAGGTAGGATTTGAACCCACGGATGCTTGCACATCGCCAGTTTTCAAGACTGGAGCCTTAAGCCACTCGGCCACTCTTCCATTTGGTGCGAGAGAAGGGGATCGAACCCTCACGATATAAAATCATAAGATCCTAAATCTTACGTGTATGCCAGTTTCACCACTCTCGCAAAATAATTGGTGCGAATGGAGGGACTTGAACCCTCATGATATTACTATCGGCGGATTTTAAGTCCGCTACGTCTGCCAATTCCGTCACACTCGCATATAAAATGGTGGGCAAAGAGAGACTCGAACTCTCGACCTAACGCTTAGAAGGCGTTTGTTCTATCCAACTGAACTATTCACCCACTCAGTATAAACCACTTAGTCTAATAGAGACTTACTATCTACAGTAATGAAGTCGATACCATATCTCTTACAAGCCTCGTTCTCCATTACACAACCTCTATACTCATTCCAGTTATCTACAAAAACAGCCAAATCTGCTGTAGACAACAATTCAAATGACTTGCCCAAGAACCACAATGGTCTAGCATCATGTGGAGCATTCTCAAAGAATGAATCAATGATCGTTACATCATCAGCATACTTATTAGATACATACTTTACTACAGTCTCTCTAATAGACTTGATCTGCTCATCAGTCTTATCTCTCATAGGCTGACTAATAAAAATCTTTTTCATAATATTCATCTCTCTTTTAAAAAATAAATGGCGGAGCATATAGGATTCGAACCTATGCATCGAAATAATTCGACCTAGTTACTTAGCAGGCAACCCTCTTGAGCCTCTTGAGTAATGCTCCATAATATGGCTCCTCAGACTGGACTCGAACCAGTAACACCTTGATTAACAATCAAGTGATCTACCTATTGATCTACTGAGGAATGGTGAGACAAGAGGGACTTGAACCCTCGACCACAGGATTAAAAGTCTTGTGCTCTACCAACTGAGCTATTGTCTCATAATAGAAATAGAAAATACTAAAGTATTATATGAATATGTAGTTAAAGAGTGCTCTTCGACAAGGCAAATCAAAGAGTCACAAAAGAAGTTTTACCCCTGGGATTAGAAGAAAACAACAAGAAAAGATGGTTTGTGTCTTTCATTATTATTCTCATAACTTTTATCATATAATACTCTAGTGCTTTTCTATTTCTACTGTATTGTTATGTACATTGTAAATTTTTACAATTTATAATTTTTTGATTAGATGAACCCATAAACTTTAATCCTAAGTCTTTAAGTTCTTTTATAAAAGGTTCTGTTACTATAGTATCTATATAGTCTAGTATATTCTCTGGAAACAATGAAGCTATCTGTTGTACATTGCTTAGACTAAATCCAGTATATAACCATATGGTTTTATCTTTAAACTCAGATTTAAATTTTTTTATAAACTCCAATACTTCTTCATATGAATATATTGGATCTCCTCCACTAATAGTTATACCATCATATAACATCTCTTCATCTCTAAATAGATTTAATATCTTATTCTGTTCTTCTTCATTAAATTCTTTACCATAATGAAAGTCATGTGATTCTGGTGAATGACATCCATCACAATTATGATTACAACCAGATATAAAGATTGTAAGTCTTATACCAGTACCATTATTGGCGTCTTCTTCAATATAACCAAAATAATACATAATATATCCATCCTCTTTCTAGATAAGATAGTAATCCAGTATAGGAGTATTATACTCCTATACTGGATAGATTATTAATTATTTAAAGTCAACTTTACTAGTATATTTAGAATGTTTGATTCTATCTTCTACTTCTTGTCTCTTTCCTAGATTAAATCTAGTTTTATAGTCTGCTGTAAGATACCCAGTAACTCTTCTTAATCTCTGTATATTAGAAGATTTGCATTTAGGACAATCGCCATTTATCTCTCCAGAATAACCACAATTTAAGCAGTTATCAATAGGGAAGTTAATAGCAAAATATGCAAGTTTGTTGTCATTACCATCCATAGCATATTTAATAATCTTCTCTACTGCTTCAGGATTCTGAGTTAACTGAGTATCAAACTCTACATATTGAATATTACCTGAAGTACAATACTGAGAATACTCTGATTCTAGATCTATCTTTCTCTTAATAGATACTTTCTCATATACTGGAATATGATAAGAGTTATTAATATATTCTCTATCAGTTACTCCTTTGATATTACCGTACTCTTTCTGTAGTTTCTTCATCATAGTATAACAGCTATTCTCTACAGGAGATGCATATACTACAAAGTTTAGATCATTTCTCTCAGATGCTTCTTTAGCAAACTTAGAGATATGCTTAACTACTTCTAAACCAAATTCATTTACACTGGTATCCTGATTCTGATATTTACCAAATAAAGCATAGAGCATATTAGATAATCCAGTAAATCCAATACCTAATGTATTATGCCTCATAGACGGTTCAACGTTTCCTGCTTCCACTGATTCTTTAGCATGATTAATAGTACAGTTTTCATACATGAAGTATGCAGCAGTAGGTCTCTGAGAAGTAATATACATATATCTATCTAAGAGAGACTTTTCAGAAATGCGTAACAGCTCATCTAACTCTTTCCAGAAGTTATCTAAATCTGCTTCTTTTCTTTCTCCAAGACAAATTCCGTTTCTAATACCTAGTTTTACTAGATTCATCGTAATAGGACATACATTTCCTCTACCAGACTTCTTGTATCCCATACCATGTCTATCAAACCCAATAAGAGTTCTACAATTATGGGAATTAATATGATCTACGTCAAAATGGTCAGATATAGTTTCTACATCATAACCATTTCTATTACGATATCCAATAAACTTAATATCTACAACCTTTACAGTTTCTAGATCTTTCTTATAAGCATTAGAAGTATATACTTCATCACCAACAACTAGATCTTTTACAAATACTCTTCCTCGTTTAGTAGGCAAAGGATGATCAGCAGTCAAATAGATCTTATTCTCTTCTGTAATACCTTCATTAAAGTATACCGCATACCATACACCGATATCTTCATTACAGATAATCTTGTCTACATGAATAAACTTCTTCACATAGCTATCATAAATAGTAACATCTACTTTTAACTCATCCAAATCTAAGTAAGTAGCTTTCTTACGTCTCTTATACTGTTTAGATCCTGCTACTCCAATTCTATTCCATGCCTGTTCAAAAGTCTCTTTGTAAATTAAATTATTGAGTTTATAGGTAATAATGCTAGAACCATCACAAGAACCCATGGTAGCCATTTCCGTATCATAATCATATACATATCCATGATGCTCACTGTAATACTTCTCTCCATTATTATAGTCATGAGTAAAAGTATCTGTAGTAATACTATACTTCTCCCCATCCTCAGACTTGGTCATATAATTAACCTTAGCAATCTCCTGATTCAAGTCTTCTACTACATAATCCTTATACCTATTCCCTGTATCATTAACAAATACATTATCTTTTCTAAGATCTAAATAATAGTACCCATCTTTAAATACAACTTCTTCATTCTTATATTTATACAATGCATCCCATATATCTTCAATCTTAGTATTAGTATAATATTCACTAGTCTTCCTATTAAATACATCACAAGATACATCCTTTTTCAATTCAGGAACACTGATCAAGTTAATAGGTCTAACATCATGCTTATTAGTAACCCAATCGGCGTTTACATAATTAGGATATATCCTCTTAGTGGTAGACTTAATAGCCAACTGGAATAAATCATAATTAGGTGTACCAGGTTCCCCATTAATATCTTTAGCATACTGGAAAATACTAATAGGGAATATAGGAGTAGCATGAAACTTCCCAATACCATCTAAAGAAGCCTCTAACAACCACCTACTAACACACCTACCCTCAAAACTACAATCTAACCCAAGGTTGGCGGATGAGAAGGGCAATTGGGAACCTTTTCTCTTTTAGCTACTACAACTTTTACTATTATGTTAGCAGAGTTGCGGTAGCTATATAAAAGTAAAAGAGAAATCAGACTATATCTACAACCTAAATCTAGAACAACAGACTTAGGTGCTATGCACTACGGAGCGATGAATTTCACATCGGTCCTATCAATTGAATTATTATGTTATAGGATTACTTTTGAAATCATATGGAGGTATCTGATCATAATTATCAGGTCTAAATTCAACTATACCTATAGCATCTGGATCATAATTCAATTTGTTAGTCGTTAGACTTTCAATCTTATAATATTGCTTTTCCATCATCTGTCTGTAAGCAATTGCATCTTCTAAACAAACAAATCTTTTCTTATGATATATTTTTGGCTTATTTACTCCAGGTATATACTTTGGATTAGGAATTTTGATATAAGCCGCATATGGTCTATCAGGTCTAGATTTGTCATAAGTTACTCCTTTAACACCAAATTTATTTGATGTATAAGTGCTTCTGTTATAGCAATTTGCTTCTTGAGTAACTACTCTAAGATTACAAAGCCTATTGTCTAATCTATCTCTATTTATATGGTCTCTTACATATCCATCTGGACACTCTAAAATTAGATACTGATAAGCAGCAAATTTACCATCTTCTAAATTAGTTGTTGCATAACCAGAGGATTTGTGATAAGCCCATATATATTTACTCAAATATATCCATGTAGAAATATCGACTAACATAGATTTATCAGGTTCATTGTTAAAGAATACTCTTACAGTATGTGGATCAAGATATACATAATTATTCATATATCTTTCAAACTTACCAGCTCTACTATTATTATATTCTCTAACACATCCACAAGATACTGTGCTTCCTGATGTAACAGGGTATAAATATTTTTCTACATTAGTTCTTCCACAATATGTGCAAGTACAATTTGCAATATATTTGATAAATTTATTATCACCATAATTTGGATTTTCATATACATCGTTTATTACTAAAAATCCATATTTATTTCCAACATACTTAGCTTTATTAAAACTCATAACTAACATTTCCTTTCTTTTGTTATAAATAAATTAATAATAAGCCTAAGTCTGTTGTGTAAATTTAGTTGTAGAAAGTCTGGATATAAGATAAATTAAACAATAATAAATATTATAAGAAAGCTTAGCACAGGATTATTATATCTTCTTATTGCCGTTGAGTATTGTCGCATATACTCGTCAGATATACCTTCCCTGTTAGCAGAATAATTAAACTATCATTTCCTATAGTAATCTAATACGATTATTCCACACCTTATATTTATAAGTTCACATAGGATTGCTCATGCTACGTTACCGTAGACAGGTCCCGGCTGTTGTTCAGGACGCGACTCTAAAGTGTTAAGGTTATGGTATAAACCTTGAGCTGCTTGTTTACCTTCTTTTTCAAGCATTGCTAGTGCATATTTATATGCTTTAGCAGAATACTCTTTAAAGATATTCTTCTCTGCAATTATGGATGCAGTATTAATGATATCTTCAGTATACAAATCTGCAAACTTTTTATAAGTATGAGATCTATTTCCATCTACAAATTCTAGTCCATCTTTGAAATGTTTAACAAAACTAATTCTTACGAATGGGGCTAAATCATAATCAATATGAGCACTTCCTACCCCACCAAACATTCCTTGAGACTGAGCCTGGAAGATTACTGCTACTAATTGCATTGCAGTAGAGATAGACTTAGCTCCTCGTACACCACCGTTACGAGTATTAAATCCATCCCTTAAGAGATGTGACTGATCTACATTGAGACAATTATGGTCACCAATAATATACTGGGTCATATCATGAATATACAACTCATTATTTTCCCATTTCTCTCTTACCTCAGGATCTAGCATTTCTGCTGCTGCAATCTCTTTCATCATAATGCCAGCAGCTTCATTCTTTCTTGCACCAAAAGATTCCTCATCTACATTTGCATTAGAGAATTCATTATTAATACAATGAACTTTCTCTTTAATGCATTTCATAAGGTTGTCTTTCATATTTCTAATCTTAGTTCTGTTTTCTCTATACTTGATATAGTTTCTAGCAACCTTAGGATATTTAGCCATTAGCTTCTCTTCTACTATATCCTGTATAGATTCTACAGTAACAAAGTCATCAGATGTATTTTGTACATAGTTTGCTATCTCTACAGCATACTTATAATCAATATCTGATGATTCTCTCATGGCTGAGATTACAGCAGTGACGATCTTATCCTTATCAAACTGAACCATTTTACCGTCACGTTTAGTTATATACTCTACCATATTTTAGTCTCCTTTACATAAATACTAAGATCTTCTCTCTATATTATTCTTCAACAAGTTTAGATAGAAGTTCTTTCAATTCTTTATATTCTTCAGGATTATTAGTAGAGTTTAGTATAGTCCTATCAATTGGATTATAATTAGATACAAAGATACCTACTTTATTGATATATTTATCATCTTCAGAATCTCTTACTGAAATACGATAACTAATATGCTGCTTAGTAGGAAGCTTATTACCTGATTTAAGTATCTCATTATCTTCTGAAGGCTTAATAGAAAATCTAACTACAACTTCAGATGGAACAGAATCGTCGGTCTTATGTTTGAAGGTTATCTCATCATCAGGGCAAACCTCAACTGTAACTTCAAACTGTTGCTCTTTAACATCTGCTGTTATATACTTAGATAGAGCTTTAAAGAATTCATAAATTTCATTAAAAGAAGTAAATGAACCTCTAAAGAAGTCTCTAACAGGATAAGCACTCTCTCCATTAGGACCTACACCTACTAACTCTACAGTTTCTAATACGCAATAATTTTTCATTTTGTTTTCCTCCTTAAAGTGGTTATCCTATTGTCATCCTAGGGTATATTATGACAAAAAATATAAAAAATTTGATTATTGAGTATAAACGAGTTTTAAAGAGGTAAGGAGTATACTTCCTTACCTCTTCATTTATAGCTTCAAATCTCTTCCTGACTCCTTACCAAATTGGCCTAATATGGCATCTCTGTAAATACCACATTGGTCTTCTGGAAATTGTTTCATCATATTTGGTTTATCATCAAATACAAATATATCTTTATATCGTATTCCATTTTCATCTATCTTATTATTCTCTTCATCATAGATAGATGCAATATAGATAAACACAACACCTGGTTCACTATCATCATAACCAACAACAATTCCAGATGTTTGTAATCCAGTCTGTTGATCAATATAAAGAACTTCTTTTTGATTCTTTATATTTTCTAATTCTCTCATACTATAAAGATACATACTATACTCCTTATCAATAAAAAATAAGTCCTAGGGAATATTCCCTAGGACTAAATATTGTGTGTGTACTATGGTAAAATTACTAACTTACTTGTTACAATACTCCTTCAATGCTTTTGAAGGCTTGAATGCTGGAACTTTAGATGCCTTGATCTGGATCTCTTCACCAGTCATAGGATTTCTGCCCTTTCTAGCAGCCCTATGATTCATATTGAAAGTTCCAAATCCCTTAATATCGACCTTATCGTCGGTATTAATAGCTTCAGTAATGGATTCAAACAATGAATCTACAACTACAGCTACTTCTTTTGTGCTAAGATTACTCTTCTTAGCAACAGCATCCACCAATTCTTTTTTCTTCATAATAAAACATCCTTTCTTGGTTTAAAATTACTTAATAGTACATTATCCTCCTTTCATATAAATAGTATATAACCAAAATTCATTTTACTTTATAAAAAGAAGTGACCATAGGAATTATATCCTATGGTCAAAGAAAAGTAATGAAATATTGTATGAAAGGAGTGTTGAATGTGATTATATTATATAATCCTACTATTATGTATTTACAATTATTATTTTATACAATCGCGTCTAGAATTTAGTTTACAGTTTGAAAAGTCATATTTGGTAGATATCTTCTTATATAACTTTTTATGCCTTAATGATGATAAATGTGTAGCATAAGATTGAGTATATGGCACATTCATAATTTCAGCAATTTCAAATGTACCATATCCTTTAGATAGTAATTCGCATTCTTTTTCAACATGAGCATTATTATATTTAGCATGAGGATTATCTTCACAATAAATTTTATGAAGACCCATTGTCAACGCATGACGAGTATTTTCTAAAGTAGTAGTAAATTCTAGATTATCAATATAATTATCAGTCTTTCTACCATTTTTATGATTTACAACGTCTCCATAATGCTCAGTATCATTTGGTATAAATGCTAATGCTACTGCTCTATGCACCTTTATAGTTTTATTATCCATTTGGGTTCTTAAGTAACCATCCTTATCTGGAAATAGATTTGAAAATTTACTAGTCTTTTTACTGTAAATTCTTCCATATTGGCTTACCATATAATTTGGATGATCTACACAATCAACAAAATATTCATCAAATTGTTCCACTACCTGTTTAGTCTTATTAGCAAAGTATGGAGAATTTCTTATTTGATTTTGATCCATAATATAATCCTTTATTTAATACAATCATACTTATCCTGAATGCTCTTAATCTTAGCCAATTGTTCTTGTGAATAACTATCTCTACCAAGATCAAGGAAAGCATTAAGATTTATAACAGTATCTTTGAACAGATTGATATTTCTATTCATAAGACCATCATTTCTGGAAATACAGAATGCGTAGTTTGGAGAATATCTCTCTTCACATGCTTCAGCAAATTGCTTATTAAATAACAGAAGCACGTTTAAGCAGTCACCCGTGTCTTCATATCAAGATCGTTTCCATCTTGATACAGTTCTTTTATGAACTTCTTATATTTTCATATAATGACGAGACTATATCTTATCCTTCATCATAACATGGTCAGGACTCACCCACTGTCAATTACTTAATTACACTTAGTCGTTGAACCTTATAGTATAATATACTATCTTGGCTGCTGATTGACTATTTTCTTACTATACCCTTAGCAAGTGATATCAATAATAGATCTAGTAAGTCATCTATGATAACACTCTTTTTATTTCAGCATAGGCTATACTCTAATTTGTTTCTACTTTCGTAACCCAATCATCGGAGATAAATAAGGTATTAGAGTCTTTAAGTTGTTCCAGCAATTCAAGTGATATTTTTTCGCACATATTTCTATATACGTTGACCGTCATTTAATCAAAATCTGCATTCAATGATTTTAATACATATTGGTTTATACCCATAGTAAAACCATCTGTACATGCTACTACATTCTGATATACCATAGACTCATATGATATAGTAGGATTTCTATTAATCATTACTTTAATCTTATTAGCCTTAATAAGATTATCTATTATCTCTTTAACTCTAGGCTCTATCTTAAGAGATGCAAAGTACCACATCTTATATGCTTTAGCATAAGTAATATTATAACTCTTCTGTATAATATTTACTATAACCTGCTCTAATAAGATTACTAAAGCAAAGTATGGTAATGTTACTTGGTCCATATGTAGTTTAGGATTAGGTACTATTACATCTCTTGATGAGAATGCCACTCTACCTGCTATAGTAGATCTTATTACACCTTTCTTACCTGCCAGAGTAGCTATAATCTCTGTAGTAAGAGAAGATATCTTTTGCTGCATATCCCATAAGAGTTTATTCTTCTCTTTATAGTTATTATGTACTACTCTCTCATCCTTATTTACTGTAGCTGCTAATTTAGCTAACAAGTTAAAATCTGCATTAGTCTTTTCAAATGTAAATCTCTTATTCTCTACTTTAGCTATTCTTAACTGAGTAGTATATACAGGAATACAGTGAATAAAGACTATATCTTTATTAGCTACAATATCATCATATATATCTTTCTTATTAGGCTTCTTCTTAATATAATAATTTATTATTTCATCGAATCTATCTCTAAATGCAAGCATACCAATACCAGCATAAGTATTATCAAGAGAGACCTTCTTTTTATACTTTCTAGCATTCTTCTTTTTAAATATTCTTTTATCATAAAGAGACATTGGATTTCCATTTCCATCCAATTCAATCTCTGGTTCTATTATAGCTTCTAAATTATCTCTTCCTATAAGAGAAGCAAGAGATTCATACATCAATGGATGGATTACACAATACTTATCTTTTAATATAATCCAACCAAAGTAAGTAAAGTCATCTCCTACTAATTTAACTTCAGTTCCACATAAAGGACACTTAAAATTACTATCATTAGGAACTGCATTAAAAGATCCTTGCATATATCCACAATGACAAGAATATCTATGTGAATATGGATTAGGATCTTGTAAAGATCTGCCAAACTTAGAAGAGAATATAGAATCTTCAGACTTTAATGCTTTATTAATAGCCTGAGGCTCTTTAATAATCAAACCATGATGATTAGCTAAATCTTTCTCACATTCTTTATCAAGATTTATCCTTTCCAGTTTAGTATAGATATCAAACTCATCATCTCTAGGATAACTAAGTTTAACATCAAAATTTGGAATCATGTTCTCATTCATACTCTTTTCTCCTTTTCTTTATACAATACTTATTATACAAAAGTAAAATTATAAATTAAAAATAAAAAATAGGGGAGATAAAATCTCCCCAAAAGTACCACACTATGCGATTAACGCATAGTGTAGTATTTGTGATGAATCATAGGCGTACCCTCCATATTACGGGTAAAATACTTATACACTTCAGTATTCAAATCAGGAAGCTTAATAGCATGGCAGATGTCTACCATGACATAAACCAAGTACTTATTAAGCCACTTATCCATATCCTGATGATTCAGGTTAATGACATCATCGAACTTCCACTTCCTAGAGGAGCAGAAGTTGTCCAAGATCTGAATAATCTTGGTTTCCCCCAAAAACGGAGAAATGATAAAGTCCTTAATTGTAGTCACATCCTTATTAAATAAAATGTGACCGCCGATCAGTCCACCATTGCTGGCGTACATGTCGGTATAGGAAAAATGTCCAACATCCACATTTTCCAGATGAACATTAGACTTGTTGTTCAGCTCCATAATAGAGCTATCCAACATATTGTCATACTTTGTCTTATCGAAAGACCTCAACTCATACCCAATCACATAATGTGCGATAGGGTAATCGTCGTTCTTGACAATATGCACCTGAAGTGCATCTGCAATAGAGGAGTTAGTCCTCTGAGCACGAGCCCGGAAAGCAGTCTTAATATCCATCTTGAGCTCTTCAGACTCTTCTGGCTTAAAGCACTCATCAATGAATGCATTAAACGTATTCAAGGCGTAGCTCTTGCACGTCTGAATATAAGTCAACATGTCCATACTGAAGCTGAAGTACATACGCTTCAAACAAAATACGTTGCGAAAATCGATACCCAGCATATAGTCTGGGCTCTTCATGATCTTCTTGTACAGGTACATATTCTTGTACCCGCACTCACCATCAGAAATGGAATGGAACTTGCTGATCAAGCGGATCTGCTTACGCTTTGGCATAAGCTTAGCAAGATTAAGAGTGATAATGATATCGTTATCGATAATCATTTCATTCAAGGTATCCACATTAATATTCATAGCATTCTTTTCCATAAAGAAATATCTCCTTTCGTGTCAAAAAACAATATTATATCTCTTAATGATATACTTTTAGTATATCATATATATAGTATATAATTGAAATTTATATTAGAATTACATTTTTACAGATAAACATGTATATAAAAGAATTAATAATATCGAGTATGATTTTGCTCATATAAATCATGCTCCTTTGATAATCTACCGAAAACTTACATTAAGCATTCCCCTTGTTTATACATCTCTAAAACATAAATTATACATAAATGTTTGTCATCTCTGGGTTTTGTGATGAATCTAACTCGATATTATTATTCTTTTGGTTTCATAATAAAACCTCTCCTTTTTATGAATAAACACGATACCACACTCTCAATGATACCCCTCTTAGGATCTTCCTAAGAGGGGTATCATTTGTCTCTTATTCGACCATATAATAATCAAATTAGATAAAAAGGAGAGAAGTTTATTTATGGCAAGTGGTAGACGTATAGCTAAAATGGTAACTGATCCTGAAGATATAAAATATTTGTTATCTTTAAATTCATATAAAGCATGTAAACAATCTGTTATGATGGAATGCTTTGGAGAATTTGATGGAAAAAGAAGATTTAATGCATATGATTTAGTTACTATACCTCCTGGAAGCTTTGGTCCTGAAGGAATGAAAAATAAAAATAGTTTTGTTACTACGGTAGGATTGTGGATATTTAATAAAGCATTTATAGAAGATGACTTAGTAAAAGTAACTGGTTATATAAATGAACCTATGACAAAAAAGAAGTTGTTTGGTATAAACCAAGCATTATCCTATGCTGTCTTAGAGGATGATATTAGTCTAGATGCAATGAAATCTTTCTTGTTAAAGACTCAGAAATTTCAACCTTATTGCAATATATTATCTCCATCTATTACAGTCAATATGATGACTGTATCAGATAGAATGAGGAAGAAAAAAGAAGAACTACTGGAGAAATATAAAAAACAGTTGGATGATAAAGATCCATTAACTTCTCAGAATATAGAGGGAGAGTTATTGGACTTTTGTGAAAAAGATCTTAAAGATGATCCATCTATGGATATGATAAATTCAGGTGCTTCACAGTCATGGGGTAACAACTTCAAGAACATGTTTGTTATGAGAGGTGCTGTAAAAGAAGCAGATCCAGTAGAAGGTGGATATAAAATATTAACCTCTAGTTTTATGGATGGTATGAGTAAGAAAGAATATAAAGACTTCTGTAATTCACTTACTGGTGGTCCTTATGCAAGAGCTAAAAAGACTGAGGTTGGTGGTGCATGGGAGAAATTATTCGTTAAAGGATTAGAACATTTAAGAGTATTAGAACCTGGATCAGATTGTGGTACTACTAGATATAAAATCATCACTTTAACTAAAGATAATATAAAGAGATGGATATATTCTTATATAGTAGAAAATGGTAAACTTGTAGAACTTACCTCTAAAAATATGGATAAGTACATAGGTAAAACAGTAAAAATCCGATATAGTATGCTATGTGAATCTAAGAATGGTATATGCTCTGTATGTGCAGGAAATCTATTCCATAGACTTGGTATTATAGAAGTTGGTATAGCTTCTTATATGATTCCGTGTTCCCTCAAACTAAAATCAATGAAAGCGTTCCATGATAGTACTGTAAAGATGGCTGATATGAATAAATTTGGATACCATAAAATCTTCGGAATGTAAAAAAATAAGTGGCTCTTAATATAAGAGCCACTTTGTACAGATATTGGAGACATTGAAGGAAGTAAATTCAATGTGAAAGGAGATTGTCTAACATGAACAAATTGTCTCCTCACTGTACCAATATGAGTGTCTTTGACGAATAATCATAGGAGTAAATTATGATTATTTCATATATATAGTATATAATTGAAATTTATATTAGATTACAAAAAAGAAGAGTATCTGGGGTGGTGTAATTAGAAACTAATTTCCCAGATACTCATCTTCTTGTGTATTATGTGTGACTTGTCGTATTTTTATAATCAGCAGTATTTATAAGTAATTTAAGCATAGGTTAACATTGATCATCCCCTAGTAGATATCTACTAGGGGATTATTACAGTTTATACATACCCATTGGAATTCTCCTTTCTTTATTATTTTATACCTTTGCTTTCAAGGATAGCATCTACTATTATAGCAGCCTCCTCGACAGTAATAACGGTATCTTTGTTAAGAGAAGAATACCGTTTTAGGACAGCATGTAGCTTATCCTTTTTAATGGAATTTAGTTTCATTTTCAGTCTCCTCTCTCGTCGTTTGTCATATTCAAATTGGAAAATATTATTTCCTTTTGGAATATGACGAATTTTAGGATTGTCATAGTAATGCATACTTACACACTCCTTTCACATATATAGTATATAATTGAAATTAAGATTACCCTAGGAGAATTAACTCCTAGGGTAACAATTTATCTTAGAAATAAATAGTATAAGAGATATCCCATCCAGCAGTTAGATCATTAAGATATTTATTAGGGAAATTTATCCTAGTAATAGGTCGTATATCCTGGAAATAAGTATAACCATTTACTACTTCGCTCCAAGAAGTACATAACTCTAGAGAATTAAATCTACCATCATTAATTCCCGAAGAATGGATAAAATAATCTCTACCATCATACTTAGTTACACTAAGAGTATTGGTTACAATAACCTGAGCCTTTAGAGTAGACTTATCCTGATATACAGATGAAGTCCAAGGAGAACCATCATCAAACTGTTTCTTTAATACTGGTTCTCCTTCAAATCTCTTAAAGTAATATGCTACCATATTTTGATTAGTAATAGGTTTTCTACCAAAATATATTTTTCTTTCATCTGGAGTAAGATCTTTGTTAGAAGGTACAAACTGGAATGGAATAATCTCAGTAGTATCAATCCAAGTCTTATTATTTACTGGATAGAAAATAGCTGATTCTCTATTACATCCACCTTGACCAATACAAAATAGATTACAAGTATAATCTAGTGTTAAATCTTTACCAGTAGATACTTTAGTAGACTCTAAGCCTAATTGAGTATTATAGGTAGGAGTAGTAAAAGAAGCCCCTTCAATCTTAAAGGTTCTCATTGCCATAAATTCAGAACCAGCAAGCATAGTCTTATTCTTGCCCCTAAATAATACTTCTCCAGTAGCTTTATCCTTAATCTCTACCAAAGTATTAAATCCATTTCTATGACCATTAGAAAGGGATATCATATTATTAGAATTACCATGCTCCCACATAGTAAGGTCATCATTAAAACCATAATCATCTCTTACAATCATTTGTGTATCTCCTTTATTACAAAATCTTCTCTCATCCATGGATGCTTATCATTCATATCTTCTACTGGATTCATCTTCTCAGCAGAATAGAATTCTTCTATTAGATTTAAATATTCTTCATGATGATTAGTTTCCAGCATAGCTTTATCATCTATTGGTCTAAAAGTATTATCTTCTGTATTTTTACCATTATTATCAGTACCAATAGACTGTGATGCAGAAGATATGAATTGTATCTTATAAGACTTATAAAAGTTGATAAATAACATCATAAACTTTATAGCATCTTTAACAGATTGACCTGGGAATCTATCTACTATGATTTCTAATATATCACTATCAATAAATTCTTTCAGTATATATACTATATCATCTGCTAGAGTAATAATGGTATCTAATTTAGTAGATTCATCATTTATACCTTTAATATATTTCAATTTAAGATATAAAGTAGGAGCCCAATCTTTTAAAAACATGTTATATGTAGTAGCCTTGGCTCCAGATTTTAATTTAAAGAAACTTAAATCTAATTTCCATCTATTTAGAGTCTCATCTATATATTCCCATATCTTATATTCATCATAAGAATCAGCATTCATCATAGAGTCTACTATATACTCTCTTACACTCATATCTGTTTTATAGATATGCATAAACTCTGCTAGATCCTTAATCTGAGTAGTTGGAATAATCATATTCCAAATATCAAACTTTTCTGGCTGTTTATGATTGTTATATAGATACTGCTTTATAGAATTTAAAGTAGTTTTAAAGTTAAATCCTACAGCATAAGGATGAGGATCATCCCATTCTATGATAAAATCTGGTAAATTATTATATTCATAGGTTAAACAAGTTAAGAATACAAAAATATCTGCTACTCTAAAAGTCTCTGAGTTAGATATAGTAGGAATTGATATACAAACATCTTGTTCTAATAGAACTGGATCATATAACATAGAATAGAAATATGCCATGGTCATATTATAAGTATTATGATCTATCTGTTGTGTAGCCCCATAATACTTAGATCTAGCATAATTAAACTTCTCTTCATATATAGCTTGTTTTATAATAGAGTGAGCATTTTGTTTATATTTATAACCATCCCACCATCCATCACCATTTACAACACTATCATATGATAAATAGTTGGCTTTATCTTTAAGATATAAAGAAGAATATAAATCTTCTACTGGAAGTTTACAGAACTTCAATTCCATATCAGTTTCATAATCTTCGGATATATCTTTATATACATATGGTTTTCTTAAGAGATAAACAAATGTGAATGTTATAGTCTCTCCGTATTTCTTATTCTTAAGATCTACTACAGGACTGGTATAAAATTCGTTACCATAAACATCATACTTATCATCATGAAGATAAGTTCTATTATTATAAGTAACGAAATACGGCCAACCCTTTTCTATATACTGTAAGAATGGCTCTGGTATGGTAAGACTATCAGTATCGTCTAATCCATATATATCAGTTATTGATTTAGGTTTCCATTCTACAATAAGTTTATTTCTACCATTTATAGTATAATAGTTATTATAGATATACATAACAATCATAGTTCTTCCTGGAATATGATTCTTATCTACATTGGTTAATCTAAAATTAAATCTATCTAACATTTTGATTCTTGTTTTAGATAACATGGTAGATCCTGTAATAGCAATAAAATCATGACCAGTTTCCAAATAAGGATAAAATGGGAAATCTAGACCAAACATATTTTGCTTTATAGGATCAATAGGGGTTTCTTGTAAATCTATATTAATGGTATACTCTGCATCCATATTATAAAAGAATGTAAAGTTTACTCTAATTCCAGCATTAGGTCTATAGTCTCTTTCTTTTATAACTATAGTAGCTTCTGTACCTTCTAGATTATATGATAAGGTATATTGATTAGGATTTAATACATATCCGTTTACATCTACTACTATCTTATTATATTTAGTATCGAAATGCTTAGTAGGTAAACCTACTTTAATTTCTTTTTGATAATCTTTGGTAGCTACTACATAGGCTTTAGATATAACAATATTATCTTCTTTCTTAGTAGTTCTATCTTCATTGATATATACTAAATCTACTGTTAATTCATCTCCTATATTAATAGCTAATGAATCTTCTAACAGAGTTAGCTTCTGATCACTAAAACTAAAAGAATTAGTAGGCATATACCATCCTAAGTAATTAACAAATACTAAATATCCAGATGTAGCATAGTGTCTTACTGGATAAGTAATATCAAATTCAGTTTGGAATTTTTGAGTAGCTTTAAGATGAATAGTTTTATATGATAATACTATCTTATTTACTATAGCGTTTCTAGAATATAAGAAATTAAATTCTAATATCCTACCTTTTTCTACTTTAGTATTATCTGTAAACTTAATATATGATTGTCCTTCTTCTTTTACTCTATATATCATATATCTATCTGGATGAACTATTATAGTACCCATAGTGATAAAAAACTGATTTTCATTTAGAGTATAGAAAGGGAATGGATCAGGAATAATAAATGTATCTTGATTATTTGTAGTAGCTTTTACTATCCTCTTTTCATACTTAGATCTTATATGCTTAGAATATAATAGAATAACTGTAACTTCTTGACCTAACACTTGTACATTAGGATCTATAATAGTAAGTATATTAGTATCCGTATTTATACTATACTGATTACTTGATAACCATAATGAGTTAACACTAACCATCACTGCATTTCCAGTAGTCCAATAGTTTGCCCATTCTATAGGGGATAAATCAAAATCTTTAGTCTTAGCATTTGGATACTGTTTAGTAACCATCTTAAGAGCATGTTCTTTATCTACATAAAAATCTTCATCTATAGTGGATTTATCATAGTAGAACATGTAAGTTAGTTTAGAATGCCCAGATAAAAGAGATGATTTAATCCATATTCTATTATAGTTTCTAACAAAGTAGTCTGTATTCTGTACCATTACATAATCATCTACTTTGACAAACATTACGTTTCCTTTTTGTAAGAAATAATCAAATGGGTAAACTATATATCTTTCAGTGAATCCACTAGGTACAGTTTGAGATACATTACCGGAAGAATCTACTCCATATTTATCAAACATATCTACATCTCCAGGAACTGGTTGAGCTGCTGGAGGTTTAGATATTAATTCTACTCTTTCTTCTAGTTCTACTATATCATTTGGAGCACATATATACTTCTCACTATAATTAAATAAGAAATCACCCATCTCATCAGTATATCTTTCTTTTACTAGATAATACTTATTGAGTTTCATTGATTCATATCCAAATATAGATTTTATATTAATCATCTCTTGTGTAGATGATTTATATTTAAGAATTTTATGCACATTCTTACATATCTTCTCTAACCATTTCTCTGGAACGTTTCTATAGAATGGAACACCATACATAGAAAAGATATATTCTACGCATCTACGATTTAGTATATCCATCTTTACTATATGGGATTGTACTTCATTTAGTATATCCATTATAGTAATCATCAATGTATATAATATCATAAAGCTATGGTATTGTTCTGAGTCTACTTCCATAGCAGAAGAATATACTGTTGTAAGCATATATTCTCTATTTTTATTATATTTATATCTAAACTCTTCTACAAATTGTTCAAATACTGTAGGAGTTATTTCAGTATTATAAAAAGAGATATCAGATACTTTAGGAGTATAAAGTATCTGGAAATCTAGTTTATTTCTTGCTTCATATGGAGTAATACCAGCAGTTAGATAATTTAAATATTCTAAATCTGGATAATCCATCTTAATTACATCTAATACACCATATTGGTCTAACTCAACACACTTATCAGCACCTATCTCATGAAGATAAGTTCCTTCATAGGTAAAATCATAAGGTAAGAGGTATTCATAGTCTCTCATATTAATACCCCATTCACCTACATTAGGCTTACCTAATATTTTTCTATAATAATTATTTAACTCTCCACTATAGTTATAACTTTCATACTTCTCTATATACCATGGTATCATTAACTCTAGCAATTGTTTTCTATAAGTTGTACCAGATGGTTTGCCAGTACTCTTAAAGTCTTTAGGAATATAATATAAATCATAATTAGATTTTATATATAAATCTATATCTGATTGTGGTACTCCAACTTTCTTAAGAAATTCTACTGGGATTTGGCGAAATCTATTTAAGGTTACATTATTCTCTTTACAAGCAAGATATAATGATGATGCATTTAGACTATCTGCTGTCTCATTAGCATCAGCAGAATATTGGTCTTTTATAACAGAATTGGCTGCTAATATTTTCATTGTATATAATAGCAGATCTATAAATGGATTATCTGTATTTAACTTATCCGCTGAGAATCTTAAAGCCATATTTACTCTCCTCTCTTATTGATTATTAAAATGTTTTGGGCTATATTTTGCACTAATCTCTTTCCCAATTAGCCCGAAAGACATCGAAATAAGAGAGTATAAATTTCATAATACACGTTTTAAGGAGTGATTGTGTATGGTTAATAACCCATACGGTAATAACTACCCTGACATAATATTTTTAAATAATAATGGAAATCCTACTATAACTTCCATTAATACAGATGATTCTATATCTTTTGCTTTAGATAAGAATGGATCATATGATCTAGAAGAGTATAGAGCATTTCTAGACTCTGCTATAAAGCTATTTCGTCATAGTCCTACATATAAGCATTATAAAGCGTATCTTTATTCTTTAGGAATGAATTGCTGTCAATTCCATCCTCGTGTTCAATCTAATGAAGATGATGAAATTGATTTGTTAGAAATGCATCATTGCATGATTAATATTTATGATATTGCAATTTTAATCACTGAACACATTCTTAATACTAGTGGTTATATAACTGAGTTTGATTTAGCTGAGTTATTAAAATTTGAGCATATAAGTAATAGAATTCCTATAGTATTCTTATGTAAGACTTGTCACCAATTATACCATCATAAATATCTTTATATTCATCCTAACATGTGCTTTGGTAAATGGTGGGAACTGATAGAGAGATATAATAAAGGACTTAATAGAGATATAGCGTTTAAACTCATGATGTATCTCAAAAAAGCAACTGGTGAAAAGTATGAAATAGAAAAAGAGAAAAATCTTAAACTATTAGAACTTAGGGATTCTTTGTATGATTGGTCTAAAGTACAAGGAGTGAATTTAAGTGAAGTTAGTGGAGAGAGTATTTATAAAGAAAGAGAATATTAAGACTAGATTAGGAAATATAAAAAATAAGATCACATCTGTTATGGTATCTATTAAGAATACTTTCTATATAGAAGATAGACTCTTAAGAGCTTCTATGATAATAGGCATTTTCTTTATAGTAGTAGGATCTTTAAATAATCAATTACTAGAATACTTATCTTTATATACTATTATATGTGCTCTTATGTATATATCACGTATGTATAATGAATATAGAGAACAAAAAATAATTGATAGTATAGATATATTCAAAATTGGAATGGATGATGACTCTTTATCTAATTTAATAGATAGCTACATAGATGATTGCTTTACTAGAGACGTACTATTCTTTAGAGGAATAAACTCTAATGTTTACGTTAATGAGAAACTGGAGAATGAATTAAGAAATGAACTACTAAATTCAGTAGTAAATAATATGAGTCCATATGTAAGAACTAAATTAGATTATTATTATGGTAAAGGTAGAACAGATATTATTATAGGACGTAAATGCTTTATTAAAGTTGCTATGTTTGCTGCTACTAATAATAAGACAATCTATTCTAAATAACAAAAAAGAACACCTCATCTAAGAGGTGTTCTTATTCTTGTCAGTCTTGCATCAAAATAAGACTAATAACCTTTTTATTAGACCCATCGTCTAATCTTTTAAGATTATATCCAACTATTTTATATGGATATTCTGAATTTCTGATACTCTCATCTAATTCATCTACGAGAGTATCTTCGTCAAATCTATCATCTTCATCAATAACAGATTTGGCATTATTAACTAATTCTTCTAATTCATACCATTCCATCATACATTACCACCCTAATCCTTTCCTATTCTTTTCATTTCTAGTGTTACAGTATCAAAATAGCCTTTTGTTAATGGATTATAATTACGATTTATACCATTAAAATCTAACGCATACCCGTATTTGTCTGCAACTTTTTCTAATTCATCTAATACACCCTCTAACTCTTTAAATTCAATCATTATAACACTCCTTTCTATATTATATCATATATATAGTATATAATTAAAAAGAAAATTAAAAAAAAGATAGTCCCCTCAAATGAGGGGACAAAGAATTATTCCTGGTCATCTACTGGCTCCAGGAATAATTCTAATGATGCCTGTTTGCTGCTACGGCGACCAACAGTTTCATCCAGGATATACCTCCTAATATTATATCCATACTTATTAAGGACCTCATTGAGGTCCTCTTTAAATGAAACCATATTCTCTGCTGCTTTTACTGCCATGATAATCACATCCTTTCTTCATGGTATTAATATATTTACTTATTCACATATATAGTATATAATTAAAAAATAAGACTTTTATAAAATTTATAGGGTAAGAGCTTAATTGCTCTTACCCTATTATTATTCTATATACTTGAAAAATACTGTTTACTAAAGATCTTACTAAATAATGAGAATATATTGGCATTATATGAAATATCTAATTTATTCATCATATCGTAGTCTGTTATTTCATCTGCATAATAATCAAACATCTCACTATCATTCTTTATTCTATACATTGATATACGATTAAATTCTCGATAAAAGTCACGACATAATTCCATTGCGGTATATCTACGATATGCCGAATTTATCATTCGTATGGTATCCGCAAACGGACCATGGCGCCCTCTATATGATATTTCTAATAATAAATCTAATATTCCATTTTTAAATGAATCTATTCTATCCATCATTGTATACGGTGCATTCTTTAATCTATATTTTTCATTTACCCCGTCATGATAGTATAGTAAGTCTACTTCAAATACTCTATAGAAACTATGATATGTATTCTTTTTTCTAAAGTTTAGAGTATCTGATAATTGGGTTTTCTTCGCATCACAGTTAATAGTCGTTATAGAATCCTTATCAATATACAATATATTTTCTTCAGATATACTGTTTTCGACAAGAAAACCCCTACGAGCACTTATAAACCCGGATTTTAACTCTTCTATCACAGTAGGATGATCCCGAAGGAAACACCCTACTGTGATTTCTCTTTGTCTCTTAGGCATATTAGCATAATACTCATATTGTTTACGAGAGATAACCCCTCTTTCGAGTAATATACTAATATTAGCTTTCTCGAGATCATATTCTTGAATCGAAGCGGATACAAGCCATTCATAGTAAGGAGATATATATCTATCTTTTTCCCACAAACTATTATTAAACATAGCCTAGACCCCCATAATATGGATTAGTATTAAAACTATTAGGTCTAGGTTTGTTCACATATGACTCATACCGTTCAACATCTTGAATATATTGGAAATAGCCGAGATCATCATTAAATTCAGAATAGGCTAACGGTTCCTCGTCATCAATATCATTTATAATAAATGAATTGAGAGTGTACCGTTGCCGTATTATGGATATAAGAGATTCGACTATTTCCATTACAAGAGGATGATTATAGTTAGTGATAACAATAACCTTATCAACCTCCTGTAATACAGATAATACCCTCATAAGATCGACAAATGATGGAATGAAATTTATTAGTTGATCTGCATACATAGCCAAAAACTTATTATACATATCAACATTCAAACCATCAATGTCGTTCTTACTATCTACAAGATACCGTAAAGTATCTTGTAGAGGCTGTAGGTTATCCAAAGGATAACCATACATAACTAATGAGTTAAATCTAAATACAGGAATGTTATTTAACTCATGTTGACTTATCACATAATTTAATATGGACTGGTTGTTTACATTCACGAATTCTAGCTTCATAACAAAAAACTCCCCTCTTTGTATATTTTCTAAAATTCTAATGAATTGTCTGCACCCGCCTGATCCTTTACGGACCAGGCGATCCACTTACGCCCTCTCGGACGCAAGTGGATACTAGGTGCAGTGTGGAGTGTGAATAAACCAAAAGTTAATTTATAAAACAATAAAAAATAGAGTTATAACCTAGGTGGTTATAATATTTGGATGACTACTATGCGTAGTCATACCCTTATATACTATATTTACTCTTTATTCATATATATAGTATATAATTGAAATTTATATTAGATTACAAAAAATGAGATTCCGAAGAATCTCATATAAAATTTGTACTGGTATATTACCAGTTTTTATGCAATATATACCTCCGTATCAGAGAATTTGCAATATCCCCCAATACTCTAAGGCTATTAGTAGTACCAGGAATATCGGCAAGAGTATTCTCAAACTCCTCTGTCGGATTCACAATATGAATCATCTTCTTCTGAAGATGTTCAAACTTGCTAATCCCTCCTAAAGCAGGCAGAATATAGAATTCTTTCAGAGCATATGTCTTAGAATCAAGAACATATACACCGTACCATTCAATACCTTCCAATCCAAAGACAATCTGGGACTCATCCCAGGAAGGCATTATATAATCAATGAACTCCTGCCTAATGGAATCATCTCCATTATCTGCACCCTCCATAGGGTAAAATACCGGATCTTCAGCGTCAGTACAATTGTCATCTCGCTGACAGAAGACTATCATCTCATCATCGTGTAATCCTAAATTACACGAAACCAAAAATTCCTTTGAGATCTTCTTTTTGGTTTCAAGCAGAAGATCACTTTCATCTATCTTGGTCAAGATAGATAACACCTTCCTCAAGTTTTGATCCTTGAGGCTAACAGAATTAAACAAATCAATAAAATTTTTTACCATAAGACATTCTCCTTCGCTTTAAAAATAAAATACTATATCTCTTATATGATATACTAAAAGTATATCATATATATAGTATATAATTAAAAAGAATATTACTAAAACCAAAAAGAAAGGGTAAGAGCAATTAAGCTCTTACCCAATAAATTTTATTTCATATATCTCTTAAACAATTCATCAAATTTCTTATCAAATTCTTTCATGCTGTTATCATGTACTTTAAATTTATCAAGTATACAATCAAGCATTTTAGCAGCCATTATATATTGACTTTTAGGAATTTTGATATCCTTATCATCAATATGTGATAATAATTCTTTAAAGCAATCTTCAATTGATTCTTCTTTATCAAGTGTTTCTTTTTCTATAATCTTCTCATATGGTTTATCTATCTTATTAGAAGGAGAATTAGGCTCAGGTTCATCAACTTTTTCTTCATTTAAATTCAGTAAGTATTTTATAAATACATCAAATTCAGGGATTTTTAAAAATGGTTGTATATCTGAGCATTTTAATAATATATTTACATCAAATGAATAGAAAGGATGATCATTTTCCCATTGTAAGATAGGAGGTGCATAATAAGAATAATTAATTTCTCGTCTAATTAATGGATATAATTTCATATATTTAATATGCTTAGCTCCATTAAATTTAAAAATGTTTGATAACTTTTCATCTATACATAATGTAGCATCTCCACCAATTATAGAAATATAATCATTACGATTTAAATTGTAAAAATTCTTTAATATATCAGGATTAAAACCTATTTCTAAATAATAATCATTAGTGGCAACTATAATAAATAAGTCTTTATTAAACCTCCATCTTTGCTGATAATTTATACTACAAACCTTAGTTTCATAATAATCAGAAACTATAGAATTATGTGGCATTACCCATATTGGACTAACAGTTTCTGTCAACTTTATTCTTATTGTAGTTTCATCCATTTTAATAGATTTTTTTGGATATAGAAAATATACGAAAGCATTATAATCATTATTGTCTTTTTTATTTCTAGCTTTAAGCATAGATTTTACTATATCAAATTCTGGATAGCTTGGAGTTCCAGACTTGCTTCTAGATGAAATATTAGAATCAAAGATTATATGATTTAATTTTGGATCTTTAGATTCTTTCATTCCTAATATTTTTGCAAGTATAATACAATATACATGGTTTTGATAATGTAAAGTCTGGTTATTAAACCATGTAATATACTTATGATGTAAAATTTCTAATTCTCTTTCATTATTCATAATATTTATCTCCTTTATTATTTTACTTATTATTCTAGTTTGTAATCTGAATTACTTAAACTGAATATTTTTGTAGAATTTATATCATTACTAAATGGACTCATAACTGTAACTGTTATTGGGGATAATTTATCTATCACAGTTTTCTTATTAGTTATATCATCTAATGAATACTTTTTTAGTTTAGATTGCTTCTTTGTACCATGTCTAAATATATAAAATTTCTTTTGGCTATAATCTACCACAATAGCATTAAATACTGGTGGAAAGATTACATTGAAAGCATCATCATCCTCAAAACTTTTCGATTTTAGTTTCCTTAGCTTTATTACATTTTTATATTGAGGATATATTGTTAAGAATTGACTCAAGTATTCTTTATTATTTTCGCTTATATCTATCATATCCCATACATCTGATTCTTCTATTTCTTGAATATAAGAATTAGGTTTCTTTCCAGGAGAGAGTACTTCTACATCCACTACTAATGGAAGATAAAGACGATGATATGGTTTATTGTTTATAAGAGTCATCACTTTTTTCGTAATCTTACCAAGTCCTCTTTCTTTATAGTCATCTATGATATCACTTGCAATAAATCCATATATCTCTAGTAAATATTTATTCATAATAATAACCCCCTTTTAATAAAAAATAAGAGAGGAGAAACTTCTCCTCTCTATTAATACTACGATTTATTGGTTACATTAACCATTGGGTTGAATGTACCATTAACCTTATTATTGTAGATTTCATCTAGCATTTTTCTACAATATATCTGATACTCTTCTATAGTTTGGAATCCATAATTCATGGATTTTAACAATATACCACAAGACTTTATGCTTGGAAGCATATGCTTTGGGAATATCATTGAATACTGCTCATTGGATAATAGATTGTTTCTGTACAATAAATCTGCAATATTGGCATTAGTGTTCACATTACAGATTGTACTGAATTCGTTAGTTGTCTTTCCAGTTTCATCTATATACCCTGGAACAATACCAAAAGTATTATAGAAGAATTCTGCTAAAGTAGGAAGAATCTTAAATTGTTCATTAGGATCCTTCTCTACAAATAGCAATATATTACTTGGTCTACTGATAATAGAACCAATAATATTGCATAACACTGGCTCTATTAGATCAGTCTTAGTCATAAGATACTGTTTGTATATCCCAACACCTATCTCTATACCTTGCTCTAATGTAGCAAAGCAAGATTCTGGTGGTGGTAATAATGTACTTGCACAAAATTCTTGCATATTGCTAGGTTTCAAGGTATCAGATAGAATACCTATTAAAAACCTACTATTTAAAGCATATTGTACTGCTACAGGTGATGTAGAGAAATATACTTTTCCTATTATAGGTGACTGCATATTTATAACCTCCTATAAAAATTAAGGGAGAAGATAATACTTCTCCCTCATTTTTTTATTACAACTGAGACAAGATATCTTCTGCCTCTGCTTCCTTCTTAATCTCTTCTTTTTCTACTACCTCCTCTTCTGCATTCTCTTCTGTATTAGAGAAATCGTAATTTTCATCCAGCCACTTAGTAACCAAATCAATAGCTTTAGCAGCATCTGGATTATCCATACCAAACTGTACATTGTTACTTCTAGTATTCATCAGTCTGGAATACAAAGTACCGATATAGAAGTTTCTCAGTTTGCTGAGATCTTCTGCATTTTCAAACATAGAATCATCTATATCTTTGCAAATACCGGTCAAGAACTTATCGAGTTCTTCTTTGTTAGAAATCAACTCTTCAAACTTGTCAGCTTCCTCTTCATTCTCATTAAGAGGATAGAGATTCAAACTAAAGATGAAGGTAGAGAGACACTTAGCCTCTACACTATAACATGGTACATTCTTATTATCATAAGATGGTACCACATCTACTGTGAGTCTTCCATATTCATCTGGAAGTATATCCTTTACATCATCGTGGATATACTCTTTGATTGCCATTGAAAGAGCAGCTGCAATATCATCCTTATCCTGGATTTCTAATGCAAATTCATTAAACTTCTTATATACGTTATCTCTCATCTGAGCAGCTTTCTCATTAAACCTGAGAAGATTCAATGGAGTAGTTCCAGGAATTCCAAGAATCTCATTCTTGGCTCTAGAAGCATTCTCCTCTGCCTCGATTTCTTCTCTGGTTTTAGCCCTTACAGTAAACAAACCATCTTTTGGTTTGATCTGACTTACTGTAGACTTAGTAACATCCTGAGTCTCAGTTTCTCTGGCTTTTACAACAAACCTATCATTTGTTGCAGTTGGATTATTTGCATAATCCGTCAAAGCCTTATCGAGATTATTTACTTCATTCGATCTATTTTTCCATTTATCATCACCTTTCTTTTCTTCTTTAGGTTCTTCTTTTACAACTACTTCTTCTTTAGCAGTAGCCTTTTCCTGAACAGGATTTTCCAGATTACATTTAGCCTGAATTGTGGTAGTACTTGGCTTATTATTAGGATTACAAGTCCTATACTTAATGCCCAATTTAGCTGCTATAAACTGAGCAGTTTCCAGACCATGCTTTCCCTCAATCTTCTTAAGAGAGAATAAGAGAGTATTAAATAACTCTCTTGGATAGGTTTCAATTTTAATATCTTCAGGAATAACTACTGTTTTAGTTACACCCGGGTTGTTATATTCTGGAACCCTCTTATTCTGATTAGTATTATTAGACCTATGATTGCTAGGTCTAACTTCAACTGATATCTTAGGTCTGTTATTAGTAGGCTTAGTATTAGACCCTGGTCTTACAACAATGCTGTTGGAAGTTGGCTTTTCTACTTTTTCTTTCTCTGGTGGAAAATATAAAGATTTTTCCTGCATAGTAACAGGGATCAACTTTCCACCCTTAATGATTCCAACCTGTGGTTTCTTAAAATAGCTAAACATAGTATTTTCTCCTTTCATATAACATGCGGTAAAATTATATATTGGCACCTTCTTAGAAAGATACTTTGCTGAATATCTTGTACCGCATTTTTTACACACAATTTCACTCATTCCTCTTAGATAGTCATAGTCTAGATCTCCATTGCACTGAGTTCCAGTTTCTGGATCTTCTTTAATACATTTCAATCTAGACCAATCTACTTGGAAAATATATGGAAAGTCTAGAATAACTGGACCAAACCCATATCTTACTCCCCAATTCTTGAAGAAGTTTGACCCTATATCTTCCATTATATATCCTCTTAAGAATATCTGGAATATAAAGTCAAAGATATCACCATTCCATGTCTTCTTATAATCTTCTTCTGTCATAGGTTCAACTCTTTCAGATAGCGTCATTAACCCATTAGGAAGAACCTCATAAATCTTAGGACAGAATGGTTTTATTAAATTTTGTAATTGGAATTCAGATAAATTATCTGATCTTCCAATTCTATCTGATGCTAGTTTGATGATTATAGTGTTATCGTAAGCACAGTAGAATGTTCGCCGATTAGTACCAGATGCTAAATGCCTAAAACCATATGGTTTTAATATCTCATTCACCATCTGATATTTCTTCTGAGGTTTATTCATCAACTTCACATCAGATACTATCCTATCTATAGTTTCTATAACTTGATAGGGTAGATAATTGGTTATAGGAGGTTTTCTTAATGAATCCCAATCAAATTCGGGGAATTCAATCTTACCATCATCTCGAACAAACCTCCTATACTGGGCTAGATTAGATAGCCTGTTTTTGTGCTCTAATACATTCATGAAACCAACTCCTACATATAGATTGGTCTGAGTGGAACATTCTGTCCCATCAGACTAGAGCAAGCATTCATAAATTGAGCTTTCTTTTCTTGGTAACCATCTGTATTAGTAATATCTATATAATTTGATGGGAATCCATACCTTGGATCTGCTGCTCCAAATGTAGCCCCAGGCATATAGTTATTACCAAGGTTAGCCTGATTACCAAATCTTATTAATGACTTTTTGTAGTCATATTGATTAGCCATGTTATGAGCCATCTTTTTGGTTTCTTCATTTATCTTTTCTTGCATAAGTGAAGATTCCATATAGTTCATAGCTTTTAACCAATCACCAACAGAATTTACTTTGTTTATCAATCCTCCTGTCAACCTGTCCATCAGCATAGACTGATTATTCAAGAACTGTTCATACTGTCTCTTATAATCAATCTTAACTGGTTTAAGATTTATCATATTATAATAATCTTGTCTATAAATCTCCATCTTTCTATTATAAACAAGATTGTTAACCTTATTTTGTTCTGGATCATATTCAGTTCCAGACCACCACTTATCAAATTCTTTATCACTAACAGATTTACCAAATGCTACTCTAAAGAAATATCTTAGCCTATTTGCTTCATATTCTCTCTTCTTTAGTTCATAGCATCTTATTGCTATTGGATTATTCCAATCTATATTGGAATCTAATTCTACAGTATTCTTATATTTCTCTAAGTCTACTATATTACCTTTATTAAATTTATCTACCCAGTTTATATATTTAACCTGAACTTCCCTGGCTAATTCCATAAGAGCCCTAGATTTAAATACTTTAAATTCTAGATCTGTAAGATCTCTTCCTCTATCATACTTATAAATACGGTTACCGTTTTCATCGTACTTCTTTTCAGGCACAAACTCAGGTTTATAGAAATTATGCTCTACTGATCCATCTGGGTTATAAATCAGAGCTGGCATCTCCCGATATCTATATGGGAGTCTATAATCCAAATTAGGATTTTCTTTCTCTTCTTTAATATACATTGCTAATCTTTCTTCTATGGCTTCTTTATAAAATTCATATACTTCTTTAGTCATCCCATTAATAACAGGGAGATTATAACATACATAAGCCATAGCCTTATTATATACTGCAATTTTTTCAGATAGCTCATCTATCTCTTTTTCTTTTTTATCATCCCAAATTAACTCATGCTGCTTAGGCAGTATTATATCTTTGGGTTCTTCATCTTTTACTTCTTCTTTTTTCTTTTGCTTCTCTAATTCAGAAGCTTTTACTACTTTAACTGTAAAATGCTTAGGCAATCTATTTGTGTCTTCTATTCTTTCTCTTTCTTCTTCAGCTTCTTTAAAAGCTGGAGAATTTGCTGGTAAGGCTCTAGCCCTTACCCCTAAATTATGTTTAATATCAAAATCAGATGGTATACGGGGTCTAAATGATGAATATCCCCACTGATTATATCCACCATATATATTATTACCCCACCCATTTACATTAACCCCATTATTAGCTCCATACCATGAAGCATTAGGATTATAATTATATGGGTCTCTTATTATATTAGGATTTCCTACATTACCTCCTTGACTGCAATATACTGAATACGGATTAGAGAAATCTACTATATTAGAAGGTCTCTCTAATATATCTCTTGGAGTAGTATTCATAGCATTTATTTGGGCATTACCCATGTTATGATAACCCTCTCCAAATACACCAATATTCATATGATTATATAATCTACTATAATCAATCTGATTTGGTAATGGATTATAACCATAACCATATCTCCTATTCGATGTATTATAACTCCAATTGGAATATGTATTATAGTTATTCGTTTCTGGATTACTGATGGCTGGATTAGGATGATATATCTTATCTTTAAACTCATTATAATCTATATTACTTCTAACTATACCATCAGTTCTATTTTGGGCTACTATCTTAGAATTATCATAAGAAAATATCTCATCTTCACTATAAACTAAAGATGAAATATTAGGCTCATAATACTCTTCTTTAGTAGCTTCTTGTGGGAAACAGCTGATCATTTTTCTCCCTACTTCATCAAACATATTGACTTCATCAGTAGGGTTATCAGAAATCATAGATTTTATATCTAGCTCCACCAACATTTCTCCTTTCTTTTAGTTTACCAATGCTAAATATCTATCTAAATCTTCTTTAGAAGGATACCAATACATTGGAATCTTCTTAGGCTTCATTACTGGAGCTAAGAATTTAAAATTTGGATTCTTAACAAATGATACTAAATTATCTCTAGTGGTATTATCAACGTGGTTATTCATTCTGCATATAGATTGTAAACTGTTAATATCCACGTTTTTATAATAGATTTTGTTTTTTGTTAGGAAATAATTCCTAAAGGAATCCATATCACTCACATTATCAGGATTCTTATGACCCAGTATGTTTATGATATTTATCTTTTGATCATATAAGAGAACTGTTCTTACTATAGATAGAAACAGTTCCATATGTGATACAATAGACTGAGATTTGTTTAATAATAGTAGATGATTACTACCTCTTAAAAACCAATCTTTAATCCACAATGTAGACCCTAACACAGCAAATTCTGAATCAGAGTATACATTAATAGGCTTACTATTATTAAACTTTTTACGGTTATAATCCAAAGCCATATTAATCCCTATTAGTAATGCATACACCTCCCCATAATTATTCGTGGTATCAAAGAAAATATCCGAGTTATAAGAGATTAGAGAATCCAGGATAGTCATAGACTGTCCTGAACATGCACAATTATACCTCTTGCCATCAATATGAGTTACTGTTGTAGATGCATCAGTAAATACATTTATGGCGTTAGAATAGTCGTATACCATATATTCACCTCCTTTATACACTATTCAAATATATAGTATATAAATGAAACTAATATTACCATAAGAGAAAATGCTCCCGTATACCAAATTAATGGTATACGGGTTTAATAAATTTATTACTTGTTTTTTCTGAATTCTGATTGTGTAATGGAATTTTCCCAATAATTTAATCTTACTAGTGATATTCCATCATTCATATTATACTTGTTAACAACTCCTATACTATATATAGCACTTATAGATTCTTCATCAAATAGTATATAGATTATATTATTACTTTTAAGTATATAAGGATATACATATTTACCAAAGACCTTATTACTATAAGCACCTTCTTCTGCTATAGCTTGCATTTGATAAGTAGCAAACCAAATATATAGTAAATCTTGCATAGGAGTTTTATTATCTATCGGAAGTTTATATGCTTTATGGACGTTTATTCTAATATGCCAGTATTTATCTAATAAAGATAAATCTGCTATTTCAAATTCTGTATTATTAGAATTATATCTACCTATAACCTTTATAAGTTTATTCTCTACCATAGGAGTTATCTTATAAAGAGAATCAAATGCTTCTTTTACTATCCCATAATTATAATGAGCAACTTCAATAGGATTAGAACCACCCATTCTGTTATAGGGTTTAAGTTTAGACCAAGAGAAAGTTTTTATACTATCTACTATACTTAATACGTCATCTATTGGAACAAAATTCATTTTAATCTCCTTCTTAAACCACTATATCAAATGTGATATCAGCTGATCCATCCTGTAGAGTATTTACATTAATAAATTCAGGAACAGTCTGAGAATCAGTAAACTCTTCTGCTATTAAAGTAGGATTCTTATAAATAGATTGATATAAGGCATCGTAATTATTAAGTCTTACAAACTTAATATAGATTATATTATTTCTATAAAGATTAGTTATATAAGTTATTAGGTTAGACATGTGTAGATCTGTTAGATTATTCATATCTTCTATATATTCTTTTATAGAAGCAATAATCTCCGATAGCATAGCCTTATCAGACTTGGTAACAAATTTAATCTCAAATTTAAGACTAAGATTAATTCTATCAATATTTTCTTCATTATTGATATTAAATACAAGAGATCTGCCATAGGTATTGAAGAACTTATAATCAATACCAAAAGAATCTTCTAATAAGAGTAATACATTTTGTATATATTTCCTTCTCCTATCTATTAGCTTACTAATAGTTTGGAACTTAGATTCAGAATCTATATATGTAGCTCTTACTACTGGTAGTTTATATAATTTATAGTTATTCTCTTTAGTTTTAGTATCTTTGGTTAATTCTATATACGAATTACACATATCGGAATAATCATAGAATATATCTAATCCCTGTTCACCTGTTTCATATACATTAGTGAGGGACCAACCTTTTAAATTAGGTATTATATCATCTAGATTATATTTCTTTGTATCTATTGTATATTCTCTACCAAACTCTTTATCCATTTTAGCTACAACAAATATTTTCATATGAACATTTGGATTTATATAAGTAGAAATATAATCCCCGTTTACTGTATTTCTTAATCCTTTGGTAATATAGATATAGTTTCCAATAGGAGAGATTACATCATTGGTTTGGAATTTAAATTCAAACTTAATAATTGTAGTCATATCTTCTTCAGTATCTACTATATTTCCTTCTATATACCTATATGGATAATATTCATTATTTACATTTTTCTGATAGAATACAGCAAACATTTTTACACTAGCACTAGTTCTTACACCATAACTATCATAAGTAAATAGATCGAATTGTGTTTGTAATGTTTGAGTTGTCTCTATAACTAAATGATATGTAGAATTACTATTAGGAACATACTCAGGATCACTTGTATCTCCAGTTTCAGGTTCTGGAAAATAATTTCTATAGAATTCATAGGTTAGACAAGAAAACTGTAGTAGAGAATCTTCATTTATATATGTAAAATATAACTGTCTAGCATAGTGGAGATATATCATATAATAAGATACATAGAATGGAGATTTAGTTATTACAGTAAGGAATGGAGTCATAAATAAGAATGAATCTTTATCCATCTTCTCTTTTTCATCATCACTAAGATCATTTGTATATCCATTTATAATTCCAGTATCTGGATCTTGATAGAATAGAGTTCCTGGTTTTAAAATGAAATTAAATTTATTAGTATTAGAGAATATAGATTTGTTGAAACATGCTGTGATGGTATTAGTTGGAACTATATTCCCGTTATCATCTTTCATAAGTAGATAAGCATAGTATAGTCTCTCTACTTGGTTATCCACTTTCTTTAAAAATTCTATATGAATATCTGGAGTTTGCACAGCATTAAAAGCATTATTAAGATCTGTAAATGTAGTAACTGATCCTCTAGATAATGCTTCTTGTGGAATTATAGTCTTTAATGCATTTACATCTAATTTATTTCTTCCATCTACTGAATCAGAGATAGTGGTTAAATAATAGTATAGTCTATTATAATTAAACCTTTCTGAACTAATAGTGGATACTTTCTTATATGAATCCGATAATGTAAAGTTAGCTTCTGATCCTAGAGTAGTAAATACATGAATAGTTACTTCAGCATTAGTTCTAGGTTGATATGATTCTCTATCGAAAGTCAATCTAATATTATTATCGTCTAAGAATAGATAATTGATATATTCTTCAGTAGCTGTAATATCATTATATATACCATTATACACTGGTTTTAAGACATGTACAATCTCTTGACCCAGGCTATCTGTCTCTACTACTTCTACATAAAAATATGCTAATTGATTAGAATAGCTAAAATTCAACACTTTAGTTTCTAATGGATTATTAGTTAATATCTTTTTATAAATTTCAGTATGAGTTACTTGTCTTAAAGTAACCCATATATGTAGTAGCATTTGACTTCCTTCTTCTTGTAATTGTATAGCAGGAAGATATGGGCTAGAATAGTTTGCTATAGGATTATAACAAGAATCAAAATCATATCTACCAGAATATACAATAGAACCATTAGGAAGAACATTCTTTTTTATAATTACATCATAATCTAGTTTAAATGGAAAGTTCTTATCTTCACCTATTTCAAAAACAGATTCTTTATCTAGATAAAAGGTATTGTCTACCATAAGATCATCTATAATATCTTTTGGTAAAGCTAATGCTACTTCAATAGTAGCTGGATTAGCGAATATTTTATCTATTCCTAATGACAATGCATGAGCAATAACATTTCTTTCATACTTTGCTTTAGTAGGTATAGCTTCATTAGAATATTCTGAAGCTACAATAGCTGTATTCTCTAATGCATTACTCATTATAGCATTTAGATAACCAAATACACCTAAATATAGAGTTTCATCTGGTATATCTATATACTTTGATTTGATACCTTCTACAAATTGTGTAAGCTTATATATATCTGTAGATACTACAGATGTGTTATTTGAAGCCATGAATTGACCTCCTTATCTTTTCTTAATCCACTCAAATAATGGCTGTTGCATATCTTTTTTATCAAATGTACTTGCTACTTCAGGCTTAATAATATATGGGCATAATACTTCAGTTTGATCTGCTGAATAATTTAAATTTGGATTACATATATCCCATATATCTCCAGTAGATGGTTTTATACCATAAAATGCTACTACTAGATTATTAAACTCAGTTAGTATTGCAGGATCTAGTTCATCAAACCAACCACTACATTTAAATCCTATATTTATCTTTAATGGTCCATTTTTAGGAATCTCGCTAAAAGAAGAACGAGATATAGATTCTGGATACATACCAGTCCATTTACACCAATATAGTAAAGTCTCTCCATCATTTGCTATTATAAATTTATAAATAGCAATATGATCATATAATATCTTTTGTAATACGTCATTTATATCTGTATCAAACATGCCCATCCATTTACCTTGTCTAAAATGGTCCCATGCTTTAAATATATTATATATTTCTAAATACTTAGTATCTTCAAATTCACAAGTAATGGATGAACCTTCATCTGAACTTAAAGATGATTTAGGATACAGTATTTTAGTACCCCACATATTCTGTGCAGTCTCTAATGAATCTACATTAATATCAGGTATATCTAGATTAGATGAAATTCTATTAGTTAATATATTGATAAATGGTGTTGTCATATTAACCTTAGACTTTCTTCCTGCAAGTATATTAAGTATATGAGAGTAACCAGAACTATAAAGATATTTTAGATATCCGCTTCTACAATAATTAGGTAAAGGATTAGTATCGCCTGTTCCAAACATAGGTATATTAGGTCTGGTAAAAAATACAATCTCTCTAGTACCCTCTACCATATTATAAGGATCTATTCTTGGTAGTGGGTAAAAATAATTATTGTATATATTACTGGTCATATCACTTTGATCGAATAGACCATTAGCCATCTTTACTCTATGCAGTTCTTCGGATTCTTCATCCATAAGTTTAATTACACTATCTTTATAATAATTAATGGCATTTTGTATAGTAGCATTTCGATTCTCATTAGAAAGACCTGCTACCTCTTTATCATTGGGCCATCTTCTTTCTCCATTTTCAGCCACTACATTCAGTCCTTTCTTTTATAACCTATTTATGTTACTTGATTGTCTCCAATAAGAACATATAAAGGCTTATCCGAAAAACATAGATATAATTGTAAAACAAATTTTTTACAGGGAGGTACTTTTTATGAACCAAAATTATGATTTTAGAACTCTCCATGAAGGGTTTCTAAAAGATATTTTTGATATCGTATGTGATGTCAAAAATGGTAGTGATAGTATATTTGATAAACTAAAAAAGCATATTCCTAATGTAACCAATAAGGGTGACGAAATAAAAAAGATTAATACTGGTTATGGTAGAAATATTGCTAAAGCAGCTCAGGGTTTGACTGCTACATTTCCTATGATTGTTACAGAAGCTGTTCCTATTGATCAGGCTGTAATGGTTGCTAAAGCAGTAGAGCGTAAATGCTGTGCTATGTTGCAGATGCTATTTGCTGCTAACCAGATTACTAATGTGGGTAATGCTCATGCATATATGGCTAAATTTCATAAAAATCTGAGTGATAATGAGCTGGACTTCAGTGATTACTCTGTAGATGATATGATTAATGCTGCATATGATGGTATAAATGAAGGTACTATATTTGATACTTTAGAATATAAGGCTTTACTAAATGAGTGTATCAAAGAAGTAAATGAGGATTGCAAACGCAATACTCATTATTATCTTTCTGAAGGTGTAACTAATCCACCTGTTGGAAGTTATATGGTTAAGAAAGTATTCAATGAGCTAGATATGAGTGCATTTAAGACTTATACTACAGACCGTTCTGAACAATCTAGAGAAACAATAGTAGATCCAGATGAACCAGAACTAGTACCTGGTGATAGAGTAATAACCACTAGATCTAGTGAAACTTCTGGTAATAAAGTATCTGATCTTAAAGCAGCATATGATGCATTAAATAAATCTGTAATTCCTACTGATATTCAGAAAGCCAATGAAGCTACTCCTAGCTTATTAATCATTAATTTTATTACTAGTGATAACCCTAGTCAGGCTATTGCTACGGCATGTGTTATTGGTGTAAAGGTAGTATTGCATTATGTATCGTCTGCTGATATGGCTAATAAAGTTGTAGCTAAGAATACTGATAAGCGAGGATTATTGAACTTTATTAGGGCTACTACTAGAGAAATCAGTTTCTTTAGAGACTTTTTATTTAGTGTTGATAAAGCTAAAATTGATGCTTTGTCTAAAGTAGGTAAAGGTTCAACGTCTTCTATTTGGAAGATGTTGGAATTAAGAGCACATAATAGAGATTATTCTAAGGCTGCTGGTAAGTATGGTGGATCTAATGGTAGAGAGAATGCGGTTGCATGTGCTGCAATTGCTACTATAGTTCTTACTAAAGATGAAGTAGATCTTATTAAGAAACAGTATAGAATTGATCTTACTAAAGAAGGTACTTTATTAGCTATTATGAGAGGATATAGTTTTATGGCTGCTGTTATCATTGATGAGGTTACTGAAAAGGTAGACTTCTTATGGGATGATGGTAATAAGAGATTTGAAACTCTATCTTTCATGAGTCTTGAAAGAGAAGAGGCTAATGGTACTTATAAGAAAGTAATCAATATGTTAAGTAAGGGGAGATGATATAGATGGCTGGTTATTTCGGTGAAGATTATACTCCTAGCTTAACACCTCAGAATAATATTATAATTAATAATAAGACTGATCTAGGAGCTGAATATATGAATTGTCCTGATGCAGATGTAATAGAGCCTGCTGGTGCAGCTATTGTTCATAATAGATATAATCCTAATAAAACAGTTAATAGTGTTACTAATGAGCAGTTCTTCTCTATTGTAAATGAGCATATGAACACATATGATTATGATACAAATAAAAGGTTGATGGCTCTAGATGAAGAAGAACAGAATACACTGATTCTATCTCTAACCAATAAGATCTATCAGATGATTATTGATAAAGTAGATGAGATTGATTTTGGTGATATTCCTAGATCTAAGGGTGATATTACTCGTCTTCCTAAGTATCATGATATGTTAGAATGTATTGATCTTATTAGTAAACTATTTGAGTCTTATAAAGAAGATCCTACTCCTGTAAGAACTATCGAGAATGCTATTAAATATATCGAGGATGATAAAGAAGTATATGCTGCTTGTTTTGCAGGTAATATTAGTTTAGGTATTAATATTTATAATACTATGACACTTGCTTGTGTTTCATCTTTATCTTATATGATAGCTGTTTGTATTGAATATATCAAAGATCCTAATAAACCTGGTCTTAAGGTTGTAATGGATAAAACTGGTATATCTAAAGTAAAAGAGCATCTACTATATGAGAATCTAGTAAAATTTAATGATTCTTGTAGAAAAGGTGAGATTGAAAAAGCTCTTCGTCCATTGATTAGTAATAAGGCTAAAGGTATAGTAGGAATAAGTACTATACTAGTAGCTGCTTCTATTGCAGTTGGTACTATCGCTCTTATTATGACTTCTCTTACTATGATTAGAGACTGCGTATATTTCTTCTATGCAACAAGAGCTAGGGTTTCAAAATACTTTGATATTCAGGCTGATCTATTAGAGATGAATGCTCATGAATTAGAGAATAATGATAGTATTGAAACTATAGATGATAAGAAGCAAGTAATTAAGAAACAGTTAGCTATAGCAGCAGCTTTTAGAAAAGTAGCAGATAAGATCGCTGTTGAAGCTAATAAGAGTGAGAGAGAAGCTACTAAAGAAATCAAGGCTGATACTAGAAAATATAAGATTGATGAAGTAGAGACTGATCCTACTGTTGGTCCATCTGGTGGCTCATTATTCTAATATAGGAGGAAATAAAACAATGGGATTTTTATATAAAAAAGCTCCTAGCTCTATAGCTAGTATCAGAATAGAACAGTTGAAAGCTATGCGTGAACAGACTATAGATCTATATCCTGAGGAAAAGAAGCCTGAAAGATATGCTTTTGATACTTTTAGGGAAGTTCAGCAGATTAGAGAGTTAAGCTCTAAGTGTGCTTTAGCATTTAGAGAGAACGTTACTAATACTATCACTAGTAATGCTATCTACTATGGTCTATTAGAAGATGTAATGAATGAGTTGTTATTCAATTCACATCAGAAAGCTATTGTAGCTAATATGACTCGTAAATTTGTAGAAGATACTGGAGCAGCTAATATTCTTAGGGATAATAGATATAAGAATCTATATTTAGCAGAGATGACTATTCTTACAGAGAAAGCTATAGATACTATGTGTAGCAAAGCTAAATGTAAGATGAAAGAAGGCCTATCTGAGAAAGATGCATATGATATTGAAGATCAGGATGTAAACGATTTTATTATCAATATCAGAGACCGTATTCCTAAAGATATTACTAAAACTATCACTGATAGAGTACAGGATTCTATTGATGATTTTGTAGAAACTAATCGTCAGAATAAGTTGGAATTGAAAAAAATATATGACAACACTAAATCTAAAATAGAAGAACTAAAAAATAGAGAATCATCTCAAAATGATATGTATAATCCATCTCCTGATTCACCTGAAGCATTAGAGCAGATGAAGGAAGAGTATATCAGTAGAGCTAAAGCACAAGAGATGAAACTTTTAGAACAAGAATTTACTGTGTTTGATGCTATTTCTAGAATCATACTAGAGTCTGTACATTCTGTATCCGTATTGAAAGAAGCATATAGTAATAAATACAATAATATCAAATATGATAAGATTGTAGATGATGCTACTGCTATATATACTTTCTTAGAAACTCTCAATGCTTTTGATATTATTAGAGCAGATAGAGATTATCTTAAAAAGACTCTTAATGAGATGAGAAATTCTATTAGTGAAACAGATAATATGAATGGTTCTGTAGGAACAGAGTATACAGGTTCTGGTAATAGTGGTACTAACAATCAAGTTAAAGTTACTACTACTAAACCTAATCCTACACAAAAACCTATATCTAAAACTAATCCTACAGTTAGTCCTGAAGATATGGCAAAAGATTAAAAAAAAATAGAGGACACCAAATGGTGTCCTCTTTATAAATTGCCTTAGAATGAGTTACTTACAGCAACTCGCCCAAAGCTGCAGCAATCTCAGCGGAGTCAGATCCACTCAAGTACTTGTGGCCAAGGTAGCCTGCTGCTGCGCAAGCAACCCCAATGCCTACTGTCTTAACAGTGGGGTTGGAAAAGAAACCCTCATCCTTCTGTGGCTGAGGCTGTACCATCTGAATTGGCTGATACTGCTGTGGCTGCTGATACTGGTTGTTCACTGGCTGCATCTGATTGTTCATAATGTTTCCTCCTGCATTGTTAACATTGTTTACCGGCTGCGGCTGCATCTGATTGTTCATAATGTTGTTTCCTCCTGCTCCTGTATTGACTTCTTTTGGCTGGGACTGTTGTGTAGATGATTTACCATCCACTACAATCCCGCCATTTTTGACATCTTCCATGGTTACTACTGGAGATCCGGACTTCGCCATCTCTTCCAGCATAACCTGCTCCTGTGCAGGTGTTAATGACGGCATTGACATATTTACCTGCAACTTAGAATAATCCGGTTGTTGTGTAATAACCCGATTATTTTGCTGCACCGAAGCAGCTGCTTCAGCTCTAGCTTTGTCTGCCAGTGTAACATTTGTATTCACCGGCATTCCAGGTATTCCTAATGTATTATTAGGATTACCATTTTGCTGTGTAGAAACAAGTGGTTCCATATAAGGGTTTACCCCCTTTCTTTTAGATGTTTTGAATCATACTATTATATGTATTCATATATATAGTATATAATTGAAATTTATATTAGATTGACAAAAATGGACTAAAATGGCATAAATTACCCCCTAGATACAAGCGTATCTAGGGGAATAATCTGTGTTTATATACATGAGAGGAGGTTTTATGAACATGAAACCAAAAATTATATCCTGATTATATAAATGTTTTGAGGATATTTTTCTATAAAGAACATTGAACTCAAATATCTTGATAGTCTTTCCTCTATACATTCATTGTTAAAATATGATGAATCAGATAATAGATTTTTGCTAAAGAATGCGTTAAGATCAGATAATAAGCTATTTAGATCGTTATTATAATACCTCATTATTTGATCTATAAGTAATTGCTTTATAAAAGGTTCTATCATATAACTTTGGTTATCATCTAAAACCCTTATGGTAACACAGTAATCGGTACCTTTTAGATCTACATTTAATATTTCCAACGTATTAAATCTAGACCTAAAAGCTGTTGATGTTGCAAGTTCTCGTATTATATCAAGATTTAATATATTATTGCGAATCATAAATCTTTTTACTAGAATACTTGAATTGATACTATTTTGCAAATCATCACTATTATACATATCGTAAATCCTCACTTTAATATCTGCAATAATTTACGATATTAGGATCTTCTACTCTCTTAACTATCTGCTCATATTGGTATTTTGTATATAATAGATTAAGAAATTTTAATCTTATTTCTACTCTAGGTAATATTGAATAATACTTATGTAATGCAGAGTCTTGTACTAAAGCATCATCTATCCAGACGTTGCCATTATACATATCTGAGTATTTCTTCTCCATATTATCAAAATCTGGTTTGGAAACTGGTCTAACTATACCAATTTCTGCTAAAAACGTAGTTATTGTATTATATGATGAAGGTGTTTTACTAAAAGTAGTATATTCTACATCACACGGAGTACAAATAAGATGATCTAATTTCATTAAATCTTCATCGTTTATTAGTCTTTTCATAAACTTTCTATCAGATGCACCTGTAAGAGAATATACTTGTATATATCCAGGATCTGATTTAGCATATGAGGTTAAATTCTTTTTGTTTACATATCTAGCTCTAGGTCTTGGAGATCCTTCTGGTTCTTCATACAAAACAACAAGGATATCATCACTATAATATAGTGATGATAACATATTATATTTAGCTCTAATAATCTGATCTGCTTTAGCTTGTGTAATATGGTATTTATCATACATCCATGATAGTCTTTCCATATAATCTCTAGGTATCTCTGAATACTTAGATTCATATATTTTAGCTTTTTGATTTCGAGATTTGATATTAATCAACCCCTTTTTAGCAATTTACTTCTAAGTATCAAAGAAAATAAAAAATAATAGAGGGACTTTTGTCCCTCTATTATACCTATACTGAAATATCAGTATATAGGAGCCGGTTGCTGTATCGGCTGCTGAACGTTCAGTTGCTGTACGTTCTGCGGTTGATAGTTAGCAGAAACCTGACCAGACTGCTCAAGCTCAGCATTATACTGAGCAACCATCTGGCCAAGCTCATTTGTCATGCCCATTATCTGGTGCATAGCAGCCTGAGTCTCATTAACATTGTTTTTTACCGTTTCACTGCCGTAATACATTACAGCAGCTCCAGCAGCACAACCAGCACCAAACAAACAGAGTTCTTTCAACATAAATATCTACCCTCTTTCTTTGAAATCAATATAAATATATCATATATATAGTATATAATTGAAATCAATATTAGAAGGATAGATTTTATAGTTTCCAATAGTTATAAGCATTAGCCCATGTAGTAGTAATCTTCTGTGTTATAATCTGATTAACTTTACCTACTAAATTAGAAGCAGTAGTTAATGGATTACGTACTGCTTTCCATAAATATAATTCTCTTCTAAAATCTGGGTATTCTATATTAATACCACATAGATTAGCTAGATAATCTAATTCTGCTGGATTAGATAATACATCGTTCCATCCTGTACCTGCTGCTAATGAGAATACATTGTATAGATCTTTGATAGTGAGATTTACTGTAATCTGAGTAGGTAATCCATCTTGGTTCCATGCTTGTACATCTCCTTTTTCTATAGAACAATCCGTTATTATACCCATATCTATATGGAACATGGATTTATAATAAGCTCTTACTATAAATGGAGCGACATAAGCATTATCACCTGCTTTTCTAGCTCCTACCATTGCTATAATATGAGCTAAAGGAACTAATATATTTAGATATATGGATAAAGTATCGCAATCTGGAGAGTCTAATTTAATAGATACTGGATATGATTTGGTAAACTGAGAATCAGACCATATTTCTGGGAATATCATTTTACCACCAGCAATCATAGTATCTATATTATTAATTAAAGATCCTATCAAACCATTAGAATCTCCTGCTGCTCCTTCTTTCTTAGTAACTGACTCTTGATCTAAGCCAGCTTTGTTACTAGCTCCATCAAGCCCAATAGATTTACCTACTCCACCTGCTAAAAATTGAACTTCAGAGGCTATATCAGATACTTGGTTTACCATACCTTTTAATGATGATTCTCTTGTTCCATTACTAAAAGATTCACTTACTCTTGCTTCAGAATTTACATAAAAAGCAACTGCACCAGAATAGGAAGATTTACTGATACCAATCTTAGAGTCTTGCCACATATATTTTTCTAATGCCACTCCATCTAGTTTTACTGATTGAATATGTAATAGAGAAGCCATAGAACGGCACATATCATTTACTATATTATAGTATCCTTGTAAGTCTTGTTTAAAGTTATAGTATTTGCCAGATCCGTTTACTATTTTCTTTATACGATTATCCATATCAGATCCTAGATTAGACAATCCGGCTGATAGAGCAGATGATATATCGTCTTTATCTTTACTATTTAATTCATCTAAAAATGAAGGGTTTCCAGCTTGTAATATTAGAATAGGAGATCTAGTAGCTATTTTTTCTAAATATTTTCTACCAAATAGACTATTATCTTTAGCAAAATCTGATCCTACATTAGGAGCTTGTACTGTATCTCCCTTAGTCTGTACACGAATATCAGTAGTCCAATCAAATTGATATGGCATACCAAATATACCTCGCATACCTTCTATATTATAATATCCAACCTTTACACTATTAGGACTTTTACCAGATAAGAAATCTGTAATAGATTCTAGCATAGACTTTCCAGCTTCACTATTAACAGGTTCTTGTTCCAATGGAGTAGGTTCTAAATTTGTAGAACTAGTAGATGCTTCTTGTGTAGCAGTTTGTCTATTCATCTCTGCTACTGAAGCAGCAGATCCAGCTGATGTTTCTGCTTGATAAGTATCTTCAGTTGCAGGTTTATAATTACTATTATAACCATCTCTAAGCATATAATTTGGAGAATTAACTCTCATTAATCTACTAGATCCATACATAGATACTCTATTAGCTTCTGCTGTACTATTTATAAAATTACTATTAAATTTATCTTGGTCTAATATTACATCAGGAGTTCTTAATATCCATCCTGAGTTTAATAATTTTAACCATCCATTCTTTTCATATGCAATATCTACTCTGGTTCCTATAGGTAGAGCATTAATGATTTTACTTCTTGATGAATCTGAATCATATACATATACAGGATTATTTATAATCATATATGGAGTATTAGCCATAAATTTCTCACCTCTTCTTTATTACGAAAATGTAAGTGGGATAGTCCTTTGAGGACTATCCCATATTTTTATCTAGAAACAATCATATCCATACGCTTTACTACATCAATAGACTTACTTAAGTCTGGATTGAAGAAGTTCATATCGACATTACCATTTGGTATACCTACATTGAGATTATTAGATGCTTTGTTCTTAAGCATTTCAGCATAGAAAGCATCATTATTCTTAGAAGAATTCTTATCTGTAGATTTAGCACCCTTGGTAAGATTTTCATTCAGACTATTAATAACAGTTAGTATGGATGCTAATAGCTCATTAGTCTTATCAACCTTAGCGGCTAAATCTTCATTATTTTGAGTTTTTAAGTCAGGATTTGTTGTATTAGCCGTTTTAGGCTTATCACCAGTAGGAGTAGTAACGCTATCCTTGCTCTTAGGCTTATCCTCATTTGGTTGCTTACCAGACTTACCGATATCGGTAGGTTTAGGTAATGGTTTAGTATATTTTTCATCTTTGGAGAGTAATTCAATAGCAGATTCTATAGTATAACCATTCTTTAACAGATATAGAATATCATTATTAGAATATGGTAAACCATTAGGACCATTACCATGTGAACCTTCTCTACCAAGATTATACTTCTTTATCTCTTGTGCTTTAGATATAGAGTTTTCTCCAGGAGGTTTCTTAGAAAGTTTAGTAGGTAAAGTAGGTTTAATATTACCATTCTTATCCTTCTTCTCTTCATCTTCTCCTAATTTCTCTTTATATTTAGATGGGTTGAATACTTTGAAGAATTCGTTATTGACTTTATCCCATACGGACGGTTTCTTTTTAGAAGCCTTTTCCATCTCTGTTCCTGACTTCTGTTTTCCATTAGGTTTGTCTTTGGAAGGAATGTTAGAAGGTTTTATGATATCTTCTTCATCTTCTCCTAGTTTCTCTTTATATTTAGATGGGTTGAATACTTTAAAGAATTCATTATTGACCTTATCCCATACAGATGGTTTCTTTTTCTTCTTCTTAAACTCAGGAGCCTTTTCAGTTCCAGTTTCTGGAGAAGTTTTTTCTGGTTTAGATATTGCAGTAGGTTTAGTAGGCATAATAGGAGCTTTATTAGCTTCATCAACCTTCCTATAGAAATCTTCTACAGTATCTTTCTTTATTTCTTCTGGTTTATTCTTTGCATCATCTTGTGCTTTCCCAATAGAATCAGAAGGTATAGATGTGGTAGTTTTTACAGTTTTAGTAGAATTATCAGGAGTGTTGAAATCTTTTACAGAGTCAGAATCAATACCTAATTCTTTCAGTCTCTTAGCATTATATACTCTTCCTGTAGTAATCTCTATATATCTATTTTTATTGGTACCAGACCTTCTTAGATATTTAGGATCAGGGGTAGGTTGAGTTGAAGTTGGTTCTTTCTTCTTAGAAGATGTTGGTGTTGGAATAGATTGTTTTGGAGTAGTGGTTACTTCTCCAGTTCTAGGATCAGGCTTGTCATCAATAAAGATTATCTCTCCAGTCATAGGCATAATCTTAAACTTTCTTCCTGGATATTTCTTAGCCGCTTCAGTAGCCATCTTAAGAACGTTATTATGGCTATAAGTAGTATTTAAACTATTAGATGCTGTATTCTGAGTAGCAAATACAGTATTATTGGATGCTGATTTTAATACCATGCCTCCAGGACCAACAATTTTTAATTCTGAATTCATGGCTTCTTCTCTAGTATATTGTTTTCCGTTTTTATCTATAAAGGTAGAAACTCCTCCCATATTCATAGAACGGATTTCATTATCTGAATCACTTACAACAGATTTGCCCGCACCTAATGATGATACAGAATAAGTATGAGGATTTATAGATGGGCCAGATGTAGTAGCACCAGGATTATCATGAGGAGTAATAGAATAGTGTAAATGAGGACCTGAACTGTGACCAGTATTACCTGATTTAGCTATAATATCTCCTGGTTTAACTGACTGACCTTTAGCTACTAAGCTATTATCAGAGCAATGGGCAAATATATGATAATTGCCCTTCTTATCTTCTATTTGAACATAATTTCCATATCCACTTTCAGATCCAACATCATATACTGTACCAGAAACTGGACTAGGAATATTGGTACCTTCAGGAACTCCATAATCTATACCATTATGCTTATATGAACCTCTATTAACACCATAATCTGATGTAATTTGAGATGGCATACCAGATAGTATAGCTTGTGATGCACTTCCTGATACATCTACAGTTGTAGAATCTAATGGTCCACCAGATGAACCACTTGAACCACTGCTTCCAGAAGCTCCTATACCTAATAGACCTGCTAATGGATTATTATCACCATATAATAGTTTCATAGCAGAGCCTAAAGCTCCACCCATTATTTTAGAACCCATAGTTGATAACAAAGTCTTCATTGCCGCAGAAGTTTTTGTTACCAGAGGACTATTTTTGACTTTATCTAATATACTACCGAATATTCCTCCACTACTGCTAGAAGAAGAACTATTAGTAGCACTAGCTGTAGATGGTGTATTGACAGTACTTACAATATTAGATGCTGTTGATGAAGTTGCATCAGAAGGACTAGAGTTATCACTAGGGCTATCAAATGGATTATCATTATCAGTAGGTTTTGGTTTTTGGGCATTCATGCCTCCGGATAACAAGAAGTTTCCATTAGCCCTACCAAATTTACCATTACCATAGTTAGATGTACCGGCATCTTTGAGCATTTCTTCTTTAGATCTAGTAGCTTGACCATTTGATACAGTACCACCACCAGAACCTGTAGCAAGATAGCCATTAGGAGGACCGAAATCATTAGATATACTGCTTCCATGAACTATCTTATTTCTACTAGAAGAATTGCCCCAATATCCGCCTTTACCATCTGCAATGATAGCATGACCATGGTTATTACAGATACATAGATCACCCTCAGCACCTTGCTGAGAACCATCTTTCCATATATTTTGATCTTTGGCAAATTTCTCTAATGTAGGAACCCACATAAGAGTTGGATTATTAGCATCTCCATTAGTAGCAGCAGCAGATTTAATCTTATCTGCTACAGGAGATCCATCTTGCATATATTTACCAATTTCATTGTTTGCTTGTAATAGATATCTCTTACTGAATTCAGTACACCCATTATTACCAAATCCAGTTTGTCCAACCATACTATTAGCCCATTCAGAAGCTTTTCTAATATTAGCATCAGAAGATTGGCTAGAGAATGATCCACCAGATGAACCACCACTACTATCAGAATCGGAACTACCAAATGGATTAAATATATTTTGGAATATACTAGCTATTTCTGCTAATGTACCAAATAGCCCTCCATCTTTCTTCTGTTGTGAACCAGAAGAAGAACTACCAGAGCTACCAGTAACTTTATAAGAACCATTAAAGGATTCACCTTTACCTTCTGATTTAAATATCTCTTCTGCTCTTTGACCACGAAGTTGTATTTTATCAGGAGCATCAGCAGAACCTTCATATATATCATGGAATATTTTAGCGGCTTCAGCAGGTCCAGATGCTTTATCCATAGCAGCAATAACACCCTGATACTGAGGAGTATTATTGATTTCTTGTAATAGATATTCTAACTGAGTAGCCATATCTGAAGTACTAGTTCCTCTAGCTTTAGCAAAGTCTACTAGACCCTGTTGTCTTGTACTATAAGTCCACTGGCATAAACCATAACCAGTCTTACCATCTACAGTAATCTCTGGTGCAGTAATAAATCCACCATGAACTGGATCTTGTACTCTAGCAGGTACTAAACCAGATTCTATAGCCATATTACCCATAATACCAGCTATAGCATTAGAGCTTAATCCTTTACTCTTTAGATAAGCCCAAATCTCTGCACCTTTAGCAGTATCATTTGCACCTTTACCATATCTGAATGTAGCATTTAACCATTTACCCATACCAAGTAAACGATTTACATGTGCCAGATATTTATTATTAGTTTCTTTAGGATAAGAAATCTTAACAGCAGAATCTATCTGATTTCCTCCTAGAATATTCTTAGAATTATATGATCCATTAGGATTACCCTGAGGGTCATTTATATTTAGTTTACCATTCTTAAATCCATTAGTAGAAACCCAATGTTCAGAGCCTCCACTACCATATAACTGATCTGATTCAGGATTACTATTAGAATGAGCCATAAGAGCTACACTAGAATTAGGATCTTTAGCAGCTGCTTCTATAGAATTCTTTCCTGATAATAGTTCAGTCTTAAAACCAAACTTTCTAGGGAATTTTAACATGAAATCTGGTGATACACCATCATTCTTACCTTTATATTTTAAGGCTTCTTTCTTAGCTAGTTCAACTGGATCTTTTCCTAAAGAGGAAATATCTCCACCCGCTTTCTGCATTCCATTTAATGCAGCAAATACAGAGCATCCAGAATCACCTAGGGTTTGTTTTTCTGTATCTTGATTTGTATTGAACTCCTGATTAGCATATTCAGGATTTAACATAGAATATTTATTATATGGAACTCCACCTATAGGAGTTTCTATATTCTTACCTTTACCACCAGGCATTAATTTAGAGAATGTAGTTGATACTTTCTGATATACACTGCTACCAATATCTTTGGCTTTAGCCCACATATCTTTTGCAGTCTGAGCACCATCTTTAATCTTGTCTTTAACCCAAGTATATGCACTCTTAGCTGTACTCTTAGCAAATTGCCAAGCAGAAGATGCTGAAGTAGAAACAGCAGAAGCAAATTCTGCTCCTTTATTAGCAATACCTCTAGCAGCATCACCAGCTGATTGTAGAATAGATTCAGTTATTCCTTTAGCTTGAGATAATGCTGCATCATTGATATCTTGAGAATCCTGATAAGCATCTTTACCTGCTTTTTGAACAGCTTTATTAGCATCTTCAGATTCTTTCTTAGTCTTTTGAACGTCTTCTGGAGAAGCATCTATTGATTTACCAATATCTGAAGATACCATCTTTAAGAGTTCTGGTAACCAATCATCTCCAAATAATACACTAAAGAATATACCAATACCAGGGATTTCACCAACAGCAGTAGATATACCAGCTGCTAATTTCATACCTGTACTAGCTTCACCAGGATTTACTTTCCATAGTTCTTCAGCATTATTATATCCATCATAGAATCCTTTTAATACAAATGCTACTGAAATAGCAGCACCTATATATGGAATAGCAACTACAGAAGATTTAGCTAATTTAACAGCAACCTTCTTTATTACTTGAGCAGAAGATAATCTGGTTAATAAATTAGAGCAAAATTTATTTATACCTTCTTTTAATCCTTTGCCACTAGGTAATACAGTAGATAATTTTGTAAATACTGTTTGTAATCCTGATTTAAATGATTGCAACATTTGAGATGCTTTATTAGTAGTATTGGATGTAAATCCAGATATCTTATCTTTAATAGAACCAAAGATAGAAGTAGATTTATTAGTAGTAGATGGTGTGGTAGTGTTATTAGATACTTTAGATAAATTCTTATAATCAGATACCCAAGATCCTGCTGATTTAGCAGTATTAGCAATAGCATATGCCGAAGATGCATTATCTATAACATCACCAACAAAATCACTTTCAGTATTTTCTATATCTATATCTTCATCCTCATCATTTGGAGAAGGATTAGATGTGAGAGGTTCCATTATATTATACATTCCATAAGCCGTTAAAGCTGTACTTGCAACAGTTCCAGCATTTCCTGCTAAACGTCTTGCTTTACTAATTGAATTTTCCTTTTCAGGAACATCTGGAGTTACAAAACTAGAAGGAATAGGAATCTTTTTAAGTTTACCTCTTCTTCTCTTAGTTCTATTCTTCTTTTTGGTATTAGCAGCAGATTTCTTTTTCCGCTTAGATCTCTTAGCTTTACCTTTAGTGGTCTTTTTATCAGTTTCTTTCTTATCAGGAGTATCAATATCGTCAATAGTTTTATCAGTAGTGGTTTTCTTTTTCTTATCTTTAGAATCTGTATCTGGTATATCAGGAATTTCTTCCTCTTCATCACCATCATCTTCATCATCAAATACTTCTCTAGCTTTATCTAATGAATCTTTAGTTTTTCTCTTTTTAAACTTATCTTTTAATGTAGTAACTAATGAACCTATCTTACCACTAATAAGTTTAAATATAGCACTTCCTGCTTTGCCAAGATAAGTTTTTAATTTATTCATAAAGAAGGTTCCTATAGGTAATCCTAAGAACAATGTATCTATAAGTTTTCCTATAGCACCTAACCCGCCACTTAATAAATTACCAAAACCATCTTTAACAATTTTGCCAGCACCTTTAGCAGTATCAATAGCTTCTGATTTAACATTTGCTGCTATCTTTTCTAATGCGGCAGTGGATCTTTCTTTTAGATTTAATTCGTATTTTTGTTTCTTCTGTACTTCTTCATTGTCTTTATTCTTTACAACCATAGGAGTTCCATCTGGTCCCATAGTCTTAGCAATAGAATTGCCATTAGCATCTGTATCATACCATACTTCGCCTTTTTTATGTTCTTTATTATCTGATTTACCAGGTTTTAAAGTATCATTAGATCTGGCTGATATAGCTTCAGATGCTTCATTCAATTCATCTGCTGTAGAATTAAATGAAGAAGCTGCTTTAGATATAGAATCAGTTGGTTCTTTTTCTTCTTTATCATTATTGCCTAAGAAACTTCCTATTATTTTACCACCAATATTCTTACCAGCATTTAATGCTATAGAACCAAGGGTTCCTAAAGCATTGGTGTGGATATCAGAAGTTGAAGCATTATTATAACCAGAAAGAAGATTTGCAAGAGTTACAGGAGGAGCAACAGGACCACCATTAGTTTGAATAGCAGGATATGGCATATTAGCATTACCACCAGCAAGAAGATTTGCAAGGGTGATAGGCTCTACAGGACCCTGATTAGGTCCTAATCCATACATGGTAGCTAGATGGAGATTAATCTCGTCTAACAAAGCATTATGTTCTAGTAGTTTATCAGAAACAGAAGCTGGTTTATTAGTTGCTTCTCCATCAGTATCATCTTTTGAACGTGATAGCAAATTAGAAGCAGTTTGCTTATATTGAATAGCTTTAGTATAAGCTTGGATTCCTAGATCATCTAATTGAGGTAATAATCCAGCTCTTATGAAATAATCTGGATCTAACCCATCAGCAATCATATTGGTTATTATTTCTGCTATAATTCTAGGATCAAGATATTTTAAAGCATCTATGAAATTATCTTTCATATATAATGCTTCACCTTTAATATCATGAACTGTATTCTTAACAGAATCTATTTTGTCTGATACTTTGTTGCCTAATTCTTTAACATCAGATTTTAGATCTTTACCATATTGAATAGCATCATCTTTAACTTCTTTTCCAAATGCTATAGCTTTATCTTTAGTATCTAATAGATATTGCTGTACTGCTTCGGCTCTTGCTTCTGCTTCAGCAATTCTTCTATCTGCATCATCAAATGAATCAGCAGATTCATACATAGCTCTATAATAATAAGGCAATAGTAGTCTCTTATAATCTTCAAGATTATCAATAGCATACTGAGATGATAAATATTGTAAACCATCTTTGACTTTCTTACCTCCGGTTAATACACCTTTCTTTACTTTTCTAGCACCTTTTTTAATAGAATCTAAATTCTGAGCATTTGCATCTCTAAAATTCTGGAATGTATCTTGATATTCAACATCAATTTCTCCACCAGCGTTTTTAATATCATTTCTCATTCCAGTTGTTCTATCTATAATATCTTGAGCTCTATCAACTCTAGCATTATTGGCTAAATCAGATGCGACACTATAATTCTTTAATAGAGGAATTCTATTTACTATAGCATCTGCCAATTGTACTACTGGATTAGCATTTAAAGTATCTGCTGTTTTCTCAATAAATCCTTTCTGTAGATTATGAGTTTCTACATTTCCAATATTATTGAAGAATACATCGGTAACAGCATTTCTATGCTCTATAGCGGCTATTAGTTTCTTATTAGAAGCATCGAATGATTTCTTATCTAATAAACTAGTATCCTGTTTACCAGTAACCACATCAATCATATCGGTCATCTGATTTACTAAATTAGTAAGTCTTGATACTTTGATCTTATCATTTTCTTTATCTTCTTTATCTAGACCACCAGAAACAACAGGAGTATTGCTATCAGCTATACCTTCACTAGTATTAGATTCTGTTTTAGTATCATCAGATAACATAGCAGCTATTCTAGCTTTTTCTGCTTCGTCTTCTCTAGCTTTCTTTCTTCTATAAAGCTCATGATTGATTGTTTCATCAACATTCTGATTCATCATATGAGCTTCTAGTTTCTTTCTCATCTCATCTGCATTTTTACCATTAGGATCAAATTTCATTCCTATTTGAGTAGCAAATGCTTTTAAGATTTCATCATTTTGTTTCTTATACTCTTCTTTATTGATTTTATCATCTCTTGTATTCTCTAGTTTAGATATTTCTCTACCAGTAGTATTTAAGAGCTGTCTTAATTCATCAATAAGAGGTTGTGTTAATGTAGGTTTTCCTAATGTATCTATCTGAGCTTGTAATTTAAGAATTTCTTTATAATTCTTTTCTTTTTCTTTATCAGTAGCACTTAGTTCTTCTATAGCATTAGTATTCTTAACATAGAGATTTAGTTTCTCTTCTTCTTTTCTTAATTCTGCTTCTATATCAGCAATATCTAGTAATGCTTTATCTCCAGAAGCGGCTCCAATATTAGAAATCTTTTTGGTGAAATATAATATTCTCTTCTTAGCAGCATATGGATGAACTAAATCTTCTCCACTAGCTTCATAACGTCTAGCCATTCTATATCCAGTAGATTTCAATTCATCTCTTGTATCTCTTAATGCTTTATTCCTAGTATTAGTAATAACTCTCTTATTGGTTCTATACTGTTTAATAGAATCTCTCAATTCTATTAACTCTCTATCAGTATCTTCAGATAGGTCGGCTTTACTTCTTTCATTGATAGTGTTTTCATATTTATACATAACACTATCATCTTCATTCCAACCCATCTTTCTTGCTTTCTGCACTCTATCATCTAGAGATTCATCATAGTCATAATCATAACCACGTTCATAGTTAATCTTACCAAATTTAGAAACAGATTTATCTCTTAGGGATCTTAATCCATCTCCTATTTTCTTTCCTATACCAAGATTACCAATGAAATTAGTTATCTTTCCTAGACCTCTTCTACCAAAACTAAATAGCTTATCAGTATATTCAGATATCTTATCTACTATACCAAATCTTTCTTTAATAGTCTTAAATAAGTATGTGGTAGTGCTTCTAATAGAATCTTTTAATTGACCTTTCATATACGTAGCAACTGGTTTTAATGCACCTGCTAATGGATTAAAGAAATCATCTTTGAACCAATGAGAGAATGAATCGGAGAACTGCTTCATAGATCTCTTCAATGGTTTAACAACTTCATTGCTTATTACATCAGCAATACCACCATAACGTCTACCATTCTTATCTGGTACACCTAATACTAGTCTCTTGAAACTTTCTGTTGTAGTATATAAACCAATACCAGAACCAATAACCGCATTTCCTAATAGACCCCATGGTCCTAAGAATAATCCAGCTACAGCACCAGCAGCAATTTTAGGAAATTTCTTTTTGAGTTTTTCTTTTAGATCTTTATCAAAGATACCGCCTTTGCCTTCAGCATCACCAAATAAGAATCTTTGGAATCCTTCGTTGTTCTTTACGTAAGAAGCTGCTATACCTCCTAGAAGTCCACCTAAAGGACCAAACGGCAATACCAATCCTGCAATAGAACCTACAGTACCATATTTCTTAATATCTGGAATATACTTCTGTAGTGATTTTACAAATTTATTTGAAAATAAACCGCTATCATCTCTTTCTCCATCGGCAATCTCTTTACCAAATAGATACTCCATAGCAGTTTTATTCTTCTTGATCATAGTAGCTGCTATACCAGCAACTGCACCAAATAATGGACCACCTGAAGTGAATATAGTAGATGCTAATCCGCCTACAACACTTCCTTTAGTTATTTCTGGTAATGATTTGGTTAATGCTTTATTAGTAGCAGATGCAGCTTTTTCTACATCAGTACCAAATAAAGTATATACAAATTGATTTATATTATTCCATATGGAATCATGACTAGCATAATTTAATCTTCTTGATTCATCTTCATTATCTATTTGCCCTTTATAGCCAGATTCTCGTACCAATCCGGTAGTAATCTCTCTATTCATTTTACCATATCTAGTATTGCCAGGTAAATTATTTCTTCTGGCTAAGAATGGATTAATAAATTTAGCAAATTCAGGAGAACGAGTTAAAGCAATAAACTCAGGACTCTTACCAACTTGCTTAATAGCATCTTCTACAGATACATTGCCTTTCTTAGATACAGACAGTTGTATTACTTTCTTCATGAAACCAATAAACTGTTTTTCTAATAATTCTTGTGGATTTTCTTGTTGAGTCTCTTCTTCTTGGCTAGTGGTACCAGTAGCATTAGTAACAAACTTAGATAGTTGATTTGCACCAGGACCAGTATAGTTTTTGGCAAAATCTGATACAGTATTTTTTAAACCAGATTTGAATTTGGTTATTAAACTTTCTTCTTGTTTTTGTTGTACTAAAGGATTAGCTTTAGATCTATTCTTATTCCATGGATTTAATGGAGCAGGTATAACAGCTTCACCAGGAGATAGTGTGGTTATAACAGTTCCAGGTACATTCTTTACTAGTTTACCATAAGCATTCATTTCTGAATTATTCATTAATGCAGAAAATATTTGGCTTGCTTGATCCTGATACTGGGTTTCTTGTTCTTCAGATAGATTGGTATATCTTCTAGCTTCTTTCTTTTTGATATTATCATCTATATCTTGATTTCTTCCATATATATCTAAGAATGTTTCTACAAACGAATCTTTAATATCATATGCTGTACTCTTTAGTGCTCCGGTAACGCTTCTACCTACTTTTCTAGCTCTTTCCTGTACTGCTTCCTTGCCTTTTTTGATATAATCATCAAAGTTAATACCAGTAAAGTCTTTAAACCATCCGTATGCCTTTTTGAGTATACCATTTTCTGGATCAAATAGATTAGTAACTACCTTTTGAACGTGGTCTGTAAAGACATCCATTCCCCTTCTCAGTTCATTGGTCATCTTTCCCCAAAATCCAAGTATAGGTTTACCATCTACATCTTTCTCATCAGTCTTACCAAAGAGAATATCATACATGAATACATTAGCTTCTTCTAATATAGTAGCTAATGCTGCTTGTGGCATTTTCAATATATTAGTTTCTGCTAGTTTCTTTAATTTATTAGCATCATTTTTAGAATCTTCTAATCTAGTAGATAGATCTTTTAAACCTAGTTTACTAGCACCAGCAGACATTCCACCAAAGATAGAATCTAATAATCCTCCATTAGCAGTACTTAACTTACTTGCTTCTATTCTTTGCTGTAATAATTCTCCTAAAGCACTAACCTGATCAGAATCACTTTGATCAATTAAACTAGTAAGTTCTTCCAATTTACTATGGTCTAATCCCATAGCAATCAATTGAGAATTTCTTCTAGCCTCTAAAGAGTTTAATCTGAGATCGTGTCTCTCAGTATCTAATAGATATCTATTAAAAGTATCTGGAGTTTCTTTAATAGCAGTATTTCTTAGACTAGATTGTCTATTCCAAGCATCATTAGGATTAGATGCTATCCCATTAAGAGGATTAGGTAGATTATCAGGAGGTGGATTATCTGATGTATAATTATAGTTTATTTCTCTTGGTCTACTATTTTCTAATAGTTCTCTAATAGTTCTGGCTTCAGTTGCAATGATTCTATTATAATCCATAATAGATTTATTATCATCATCTACCACATCAAATATTGATGTAGGAGCCATACCTCCACCAAATGAACTATTTCTATTTCCTGAATATTTGCTATTGTATCCACCATTTAAGGCTTCACTAACCATATTACTGCTAGATACTTCAGGATGTAAATAATAGTTTCTATGAGATTCATTAATCTCATTATATTTAGCTTGTTTATTAAGAGCAGCAAGTTTATCAGATTCAAGTATTGCTTTTACAACAGCAAATACTGTCTGATCAATATCTGCCATCTTACCTTGATCTCTTAAAGTCAATAAATCTTCTACAGAGGCTTTTTCTTCATTAGCCATACGCTGGAAGACTTGTAATGCTTGTTTATTGAACTTAGTCTTTTGCTCTTTAGATTGAGCAGCAGATCTTAATATAGCTTTTGATTTACTAATCTCGTCTCTAAATACATAGTTTCTGGTTTCTCTATTTAAGTCTTGCTGTAATCTAGCAACACTCTTATATGAACTCCATTTACCACTATTTAAATCAAAGATTCTTTCTGAATCCCCTGTTAATGCAGATTCGATTCTTCTTAAATGACCTGGAATTACTTCTACTAACACCTTTTGTGCTATACCATTCCAAGACATTGCTCCTCTATTGTATTTACTAGTATCTACTTCACTTAGTTTAAATTTTTCAGATTTTAATCCAAATAATCCTGCTATAGATCCTAATATACCATCATGCTTTTTAGAGTAGTCATGTAATTTAGCCAAAGCAGTAGTGACGAATCCTGTAATAGATTCGTCTATACCTCTAATAGCTTTTTTTAATGAGCCATCTATCAAAGATGATAATACTTGTTTGGTAACAAATCCCATAGGATTAGCTAATGCAGATCCAATAAACATAGGAAACATCTTTAGCATTCCTAATACAGAACCTAAAGAAGTTTTATCAAATCTTTCTTTAACTAAAGTGGCATAATCTTGTAAATTAAATTTACCTTTAGCACTAGTACCTAGAATTTTATCTACAAGAGATACATTTCTCCTATCATTTCCATCACCCATAATAATAGAATGCTGGATACGTTGCATTTCTAACATTTCTTTTAAAATAGCATTATTCTCAGCAGTGAAATTAGTCATCTGCTCAAAGAAAGTTCTACTATTCTGATAATGTGTTAATGCAACCTGGTCATTAAACCCAACAAGAGCTTGCATCCCTTTATTTAAATTATTGAATCCTTGGAGCATTATAGATGCTTGTTTACCAAGGGAACTTAATTGAAGGTTTCCAATAGTCTTTGTAAGTTGTAATTCAGCTTCTGTAGATTTAGCAATAGTAGTAGATATAGCTTGTGCTGATTTCATACTAGCACCATATGCTGCTTTAGATACTACTAAATCACCTTTAGTAACTTCAGGAACACCATGAACTCTGTTATCATCTTCACCTTCAGAAGTGCTAATAGTTTCACCATTGGCTTCTGCTTCTACATTATCGGCATCATCCATATCACCCAATAGAGATTCAAGCATTTCACCTAAATCCATATAGGATTCAGCTCTACTTTCATGACCATAGAACTGACCAGTCTTAATATCTTCTTTAAGGTTATCAATGAGATAATTAACAGGTTTAAAGATATACTTCTCTTGAGCTGATTTGATATTGTCTAAAGTAGGTTTCATCTTTTTAATATCAGCAAAAACCTTCTTCATAGCAACTTCATTATCAGCATATACTTTATTTAGATTAGGTGTTAAATCTTTAGTTATCTCAGTAGCTGCATAAGTAACACTCTTAGAGAGATTACTTAAATAATCTTTAACTTTTAAAGACATAGTTTTACCTCCTTTCTTCCATGAACTTACACATATGTCTCAGAAGACAAAATTATACCCCTAAGGAGATAATTCTCCTTAGGGGTAGATACATGGAAAGAAAGGAATTAATGTATAAAGAGAAAATGGTGGAATATTATAATGTATTAATTCTTATATACTTTGAGAGATTCATAATCATATGTAACCTCTTCAATAGTAATAGTAGAATTAGCAGGATTAACAATAACAAATTCTGGATTAGAATCAGTAGTTTTTGTATCAATGATATAAGACTTACCATGATATGTTACAGAAAACTTATTATCAACTGCACACCTATTGATTGAATTGATATTCCTATTAGCGTAGTTGTATACTTCTTCCTTGCTAATATCTACATAAGTATCTGTAGCTTCATTATACCATTCAAAAGAATTAGAAGTCAGATCATTCAAAAAACCATTATCAATTGCTATCTGCATAGCCTCTTCTTTAGTAGCAGGAAAAGACTGCTTAGGAGGTGCAATAGTACTATCCTCTTCTACTACTACAGGATCTTTCTCAGGTGCTACTTCATTCACTTCAACAGGCTTCTCTTCTTCTTTTGGTTCCTCTTTAACAGGAACAGCAGTTTCTACTTCTTTAGCAGTTGGAGCTTCATTTGCAGTAACATTATGAGAAGATCTGTTATTCTTTCTTTTATCTTCTACTTTGTTCCAGAATCTAGACTGCTTAGTATTCTCTGGATCAATCTTCTCCCAACCATTGGATTCAAGATCAGAGAATACACCCATCTTATAAGCTGGTACTCCAATATAGCTCAACCTAAAATTAAAATACTGTACACCAGTCTTATAATTAAATCCTGTTCTCCAACCAATAGCAACATTAGCATCAGTCTTGAAACCTACTTCATTAGAATCAATACTAAGTGATACTGTATTTGGATAATTAGGATTGTTTACACTAGGAACAGATGCAGAAATAACTTTAAGAATATGCTGTACTACTGCATTATATTCTCCAGTAGAACCAAGATAGTTAGTAAGTTCTGGATTAAAAGTAACCGCTTCTTTAAATCCATCTTCGAAAGAATCGAAAGACTTAACGTATGATACTGGAACTGGTTTGTTGAATTTTCTAATAAACTTCTTTGCCATTGTTTAAAACTCCTTTTATTGATTTCTTAAACACTCTCTACATTGATCAGGAATCTTGCCTTCCAATTGTAGTTTCTTCATATTGGATTCTACTACAAAATCATCTTTTTCTTCTGTAGCAAATCTAATAGTATTATTTTTTATTACACCACATTTCATTTTATGTGAATAACAACAAGGTCTAATATTTCCTAATGAATCTACATATACGCCTTTAAATAATGACCAACAAGGAATAGGTTTTCTTTGTTTAGTATATGAACCAAGAACACCATCACTACCATAATCTAAGTATCCTCCATTATTCTGTAAAGGAATCCAATAATGAAAATCATAATTCAACTTGTTCATGATTTCTTTTTCATAAAGTTTAATATTCTTTTCATCATCTAATACAGTAGATATAGTTAAAGTCTTATTATGCTTATGGCATTCTTTATATAGATAATTAATATCGTTGATAAGATGATTATAAGATAAAATTGTATCACCAACTTTATTTATATAATCTTCTTTGTTCATATAATTCCAAGAAACCTTTATGCTATCTATAAATGGTATAGCATCTATAATAAAGCGTGAAAGAGTTCCATTAGTAGTAAGAAATGTAAAGAAACCATTATCTTTAAGATAACTATACATTTCTTTTAGATTAGGATTATATCCAGGTTCTCCTATATAGAATAAACCTATTTCTTTAAGGTTTTTATATCTAGATTTGAGAACAGAAATAATCTCTTTAAATTGATATAATCCCATAGTACGATTTATCCTATACACATCATGTTCTCCTATATAGGATTTACTACAGAATTTACAATTGAAGTTGCAATAAGATGAAACTTCAATTTTTGCTAATACTACATCATCATCTGTTCCAGTGAGATTAGTATTATCACTTGCTTTATCAATTCTATCTACTATTAGACTAGCAGTATTTGGATTTAAAGTATTCATAGTATCTTTCTCCCATGACTATACCAGCTGCATTGCATTCTCCACATAGTTTACTAGTAAGAATGCTTTTTCTATCTATATATCCATCTTCTGTACAAAATTGTTTTTTATATGGAAATAAGTATGAAGTAAAATATTGCTCGATATTCATCTGCATTATATTTATACTTTTATACTTGTCTTTATATTTGTATTTTTTAACTTTAGTGACTCTATTCCAATCTTCTTGGCATAATAGATAAGAACCATCATAATCTATAAAGATCTTATAAAATGGATAGTAGCATGTATTAGGACTACAACCCTCTTTTATAAATCCTGCTCTATTAGTAGGGATCATTTCTTTACTATTGGAAGTATGATCTCTATATATAATATTATCAGATTCATAATTCATTATAGGAAGATGTTTATCTTTAGTATCATCATGTATAGATACTATAATCTTAACCCCATACTTTAAAAGTCTATTATAGTCAGAATCAGTTATTCCATTAGTAAGGATTTGTGTCTTATAATTAGCATTTCCATTATCTGTTAAAATACTAATTATAGATTCTATGTAAGGATGTAAGAATGGTTCTCCCATACCAGATATGGATAGAGTATTACAGTAATCTATATAAGAAAGATTGTTTCTTATATAAGTAGCTATTTCTTTACTCATAAATGATATCGGGTGATGATATCCTTTAGATCTAGGACAAAATGAGCATTTTAATTGACAAGTTTCAGATATATTGAGTGTTACTGTTTGTAAACAATCTATATCTTTAGTTATAAGTTTAGATTTATCATCTATTCTATCTATAGTCATTTGTAATGTGGTAGATTTATTCATTATATTATTCCTCTTAGTATGAATTAGTCATTGTAATTATTATCATGAGAATAACTTGATGAAGATGAAGAAGAACTTTCATATGATGATGGAGAATAATCATCATAACCACCTCTAGAACTATCATAAGAGCTAGAATGAGAATCGCCTCTAGAACTACCATAAGAGCTACTATGAGAACTATGAGGACTATTACAAGAACCATTATAAGAACTTCTATGAGAGTAATCATCATAATCATCTCTAGAACTACTAGATGATCTAAGCAGAGCATAATAAGTATATGCACTAGATACTTCAGCTTCAGAGATATCATCATTATCTTCTCTTCTCTTTTTCTCTTCTTTAGTTTCAGGTGTATAATTAGAATTATAATTATCCATATAGGATTTAGCATCATCAATAGAAGATATATCATTATTCTCAATCTTATCTTCTTCTCTAATAATATCTTCTTTATTCTGAATTAATTCATAAGTATCTTCATTCAGTTCATCATTAACTTGCATTAATGCTAATATCATAAAAGAATCATATTTACTGGTATTCTTAAATAATAAATCTCTCATCTCAGTTGCCAATAAACGTATCTCTAACTGAGCTGCTTTATCTAATCTCAGTTCAAAGAATTTAGCAAGATAAGTACCATTAAAAGTTACTAGCAATTTAGTTTTCACATTCATTGGTAACCATGCTCTAGCATCTTCTTTCATTACAGATGAAGAGATTAAATATCTATAAGGTTTGAATACATCAATTTCTTTAATCTTGTTATAGTTAGTTACATTCAGTTTATCTTTGTATCTAATATCCCAATTCATCAATATAGGATCTACAAAATCATTCTCTTGTACGTAATCATGAGTTACATATCTCTGTGATTCTTGTGAAATACCATTTCTGTGTCTAGTAATCTGATTAGCACAAGATCTAGAGATATCATGCATCATAAATGTAAATGCTGATACTTTGATTACATCACTCATTGTGAATCCAAATATAGATACAATAGTATATACTGAATCTATATTAGTAGCATATACTAAATCAGCAACTTTACCATTTACAATATCTACATCATATGAATTCTCTTTCTCCACATCTTTTGAATTTATATTCTTAGTAGGATATGGAATAAACGTACACTTATCCTCATCTAAGTAGTTTGATTTGGTTAGAGACTCTAAGAACTCTTTCTCTACTGAGGAATAGATTACTTCTCTTATTACAGAAACAAATTTATTATTTACTGAAGTCTGCAATATAATATTCTTTAGGGCTCTGATACTAGAGCCTACTAATATATGAAGATATTGACTATCTTCTTTTACTACATAATTTGTATATTTCATTGCACTAGTAAGTTCAATGAAATCTTTATCTAATCCTAAGGTCTTTGTAAAATGAATTATAAAAACAATATTTGAATGTTCTAGAATAGATTCATGACCCTTATTTACTACTTTCTTGATATAATTCAATCTATCATGAATAGTAGCATTTGAACTCATAGGTTTATTCACACAAGTCTTAGCACCTAAACAAGTTAAATATGTATTAGGAGCAATATCAATTATCTGATATCTGATTTTATCATTGATAATCTTTTCTTCATTATTGAATTCTGATTCATAACTAGGTTTGATATTATCTTCTTTATTACTTATACCAAAGAATTTCTTAATAGAATCAATAAATTTCATAAAATATACCTCCTTTTGAATAAAAACACCAATTTTACTCTTCCCAATTAGCCCAATATCGGCCTAATTAAGAATGGGTATTCCCAGAGTTGCCGATATCGGCCACTTTGGGCGCTAAATCCCCCCTCCCCTAAAACCCCACCCCCCTACCCTGGGATTGCCAGAAGTAGATTGGTCATAATTCTCATAAAGTCATAACAAGGTGATGGGATTGAATTCTGATTTTTGCCTATGCCATACTTAGCTATTTAAACTAGAATACGCTAAAGCTTAAACCACTGAATTAACTTTGACTGAATACCGATATAACTAGAATACACTAAAGCTAGTCGCAGGATATAAAATCATAACAACATCGCAATTTATCAGATTATCTAAGTTTGTTAAGTTTTACTATATTTAGAGAACGCTAAAGCTTAAACGATAGAAATACAGTCACAGGGATAGTTGTATGGATTTAAGACTCAGCCTTTTTCCTTTACTGTTATCTAGTGAATGCTATTCTTATTTAAACTCAGTAAGCTTTTTCAATGTTTGTATATCTATAAAGTATCACGGATGTTGTAAGGATTTAAGACCATGGGTTTTTCCTCTACTGTTATCTAGTGATCTATACAGATTGTTATGGACAAACATGCTTTTATGCTTATCTTTTTCTCAGTATAGCTTTCTTCTTAGTTAATCCTAGCGTGTACCAGGTTAGCGCGTATATCTATTAGCCCCCTTCCAGAAACATAATCACTATTTTGTCTATTGTGTAATAATTTATTACAAAATGATATTTTAAGATATTAGAGAATTAGATATTTGAATATTATCTAATTCTCTAATATATAATCTAATTAGTATACAATAGGTTTATTGGTATCATGATGATTGAAGTTACTATTCTGATTTAATTCAAAATAATCTCCAGAAGAAGTTATTACTACAGCAGAGATATTATTATGAATACAGAGATTACATAACTTAAATATTGGAGAGTAATAATTTACAGAAGGTTTATTAGTAAAGATAAATAATCTATGTAATGGTTTAGAGAATAATTCATGTATGAGATGATTATAGTATAGATTATTGTATTTAGTATCTGTATAAGAATATTGGAAATCTATATATTCAAAATTAGTTACTTTAAATGCTTTACCAATAGTAATGATATCAGAATTGGATCTAGTATTACCTCCATAGACTAACGTAAGCTTACATTTTCTATAAGTTCTAGATAATAGAGTAATAAGAGAAGATTTAAATACAAAAGTATCATAAGACCAATATGGATCTATTATAACTCCAACTCTTATACTCTTATTAGGAATAACAACATTGATCTTAGATATAATATCTTTAGAGTATTGGTATATTGGATCTAGTAATACTTTACAAGAAATATCAGTTATATTCTTATCTCCAAACGTAAGCTTACAAGATATATCTTTCATAATCTCAATTATAGGTTTAGGATATTCTATAACATCAATACTACAATCAATATCATACTCTCTAATTCCAGTATTATGTAATTTGCAAGTTATATCTCTTAAAGTATTTACTTTATCTAGTAATACATGAGATGGTATATCCATAAGACTATAATTTGATAGATTTACTTTACAAGAGATATCTGTAGATATATAATCTTCTTGTAGAGTAACAGAACTATCAATATCATACATATTAGGATTATAAACTGTAATAGAAGATATGATATGATAAGACTTAGAATTTACTACATTGATAGAAGATTGTAATTCATAATTGATAGAGTATTTGGGAACAGTAATACGAGAGAATATATATTTATCATATTGATTTACTACAAACTTAACTTTACCATTTATATCTCTTATGATTGAATTCTCTTGTACATTGATTATACCACTAAATTCATGATTTACATTTATAGGATTTATGGTAATAGAACTTAGAAGAATATCTTTCCATAAGTAATTCTTCATAAGTTTAGTATTACCACTAAACTGATAATAAGAACTAGATTCATCTCCAATAAGATTACAGTATCCAAGAATATCATTATTAGGATTTATATATCTATATGCTACAGATACACTAACATCGAAATCATAATCATAATTATTCTTATCGAGATAAGTATGAGAATCTAAATCACAATTATAATCATTAGATTCCATAGTACAATAACAAGGAAGATCTATAGTCATTCTTACTTTATTGATATTGATACTAGAATCTATATCTTTTGAATATAAACTCTTATCATAATAGAATGAACTATTTATATCTTTAGATATTTGAGAATAAGATAAATTAGTAGAAGAATTAATATCTTTCATATATTCTTCCACTATACTAACAGAACCTGATAAGATATCATTAGTAAGAAGATTATAATCGAGAGTTACTTTAGAATTGATATCTTTAGATAATATATCCACAACTTGTATTGTAGCATTAAACAAATCTATCTCACTAGAATTCCCATTAAGAGATACTTGGCTATTGAAATCTTTATATGATTGACTTTGAGATAAATTAACCGTACAATCTATATCATGAGATACATTGGTACTCATATATTTTCATCTCCTTATATAATAATAATTGTATTATCGAGATGTGAAACTATAAACTACAAATATAGTATTAATTTAATGGTATTTTTATATTAAACCATATATAAGATTCTTATTTTAACCGATAATGGTTAAAATGGGAATACTATATATAGTAAATTCCTTATGAGAGAGTATAAGGTGTATAGTTACACACCTTATATTAATTCATAAGCTTTATTTTAATTATTTAATAAAAGGAGAGATTTATTATGTATTCATTAAATGAATTAGAGGAGAGATATTATAATATCTTAGATGAGTGGATTAATAGCTTTACTATAAAGAATATTAAGATATATCTCTTTAGTGAACCTTTAATCAATTTACCATTATCACAGACTAAATATGAGGGAAATAATATAACTATTGAAGAGATAGCATTATATACTAAACTATTAGGATTTAAGAAAAAAGAGCTAGATGATAATGAATCTTTATTTGAAACTCAGATATTCAATATAGTAAATTATTTTAATGAGAGTCTAAATTGTAGAAATTATAGTTATACAGATGCTATAGTATTTAAACGTAAATTCCCTAAGATCTATGAATTACTAAGAAATATTCATCATAATCTAATTAGTGTATTTGATCTATTATTCTACAACTCTAATATACTCAATATCGCATCAAAGAAAAACTTCCTTGATATGTATATAGATAATATGGTGAGACTTACCAAAGATGATCATATAGATTTGTACTATAATTTCAATGATTTCTATTCTAATAAAGAAATATATGTAAATCAGATCTATAATAGTTTCAATTTCTTATTTGGAAATACAGATCATTCTGAATTAATCAATAAAATCAGTATGGAATTCTATCTAATTACTCCTAGTGGTACTATTCTTAAAGTAACAGATTTTGATAAGATAAATTCTAATCTAAGTAGTATAAATGATATTTCATATAAAGAAGTATTTAAGTATCCAGATTTGTTGAAATTGTTAGAAGATAAAGGATTCGATCAAAATACATTTATAGATCTAGCTTTGAATCAGATAGCACAATCTTCATTCCAAGAGAAGGTACTGAATACTATTAGAAATACTATAGCAAGTAGATATCTTCCAGCTCATATAGTTGAAGAGATAAATAAGGATGATAGTATTATAGAAAATGAATTAGTAGATAATATCTTGGATAATAGAAAAGAAGATCCTAGTACAGAATATGAACTCATAATAGGATTGTTAGATGATTATGCATCGGATGATAATACTATAGAATCTATAGATTGTTTTGGACTCAATACTGATGATAAAAATAGACCAGTAGCATCTACATGTACTACTGAAGAAGATATAGAAAAATTCTTTAATAAATTAGAAAATATTAATATCAAATCAGATATAAATTTAGTATCAGATGAATTGACTGAAAATATAGAAAATACTAGATATTTTGTATATGCAATCAATCTAAAAGATGGTATTACTATCATGAGATTCTATGAAAAATATAAGAAAGAATATATAGAAAATAATAAAAATGTAAAGACTTATGAGCTTATAAAAGAGATAAAAAATATTGGATTTTATCTAATCAATTCTTCAAAGTAAACTGAATTTCAATTATATACTATTTATATGAATAGAGTATAAGCTAAATGATAGCTTATACTCTATTCATAATAATGGCGTCAGCTATTTCTATAAAAATCTTAAATGTATCTATAGAATATCATAATCTATTGCATCCATTTAATGAAGTAAATGCACTCTTCCATATCTATTGATGGTAGAAATGTGGTAACTTCCCCCCGCAAGGTCTATGAATGTCTTGAATGTATATTTAATATCTTAAAATCTATAAAAATATGCAACGAAATATTACTTGATAAAATATCTATCAGTATATATTTAATGATAATATAAAGAAGATAAATTTATATAATTCCACAATGAATATTAGGACAATTGAAATTTATAAATGCGTACAATGTATATATTTATATAGATTATTATTTATAACAAATCTAAATGTATATTACAGGTTCAAATAATCTATTAGTAGTTATAATGAATTTCAAAATTAATTATCTATTTATCAGAACAATGTATACTTATCAAATCTAAATCTATTGAGAACCCAAATGTATATCACTAATACAGTCTATGATCTATAGAATTAGATAAATGAATAATACTAATATAATCCATAATCTATACACTAAACAAATGTATATTATTTTACACCGATAAATCAATTCAATGATTAAATGTGTACTATTATTTATCGTAGTATCTATTAACTGTGTAAATGTAAACTATATATTTTCAAATCAATACAGTGGTTAAATGTATATAATTTTCTCCTTAAAATCTATTAGAAAAATGAATGAAAATAGTATATTGTATATCTATAAAAAAAGAAAATGAATATAATCAAAATTAAAAAAAATCTATTAAATATACCAAATGATTTACTGAGAAAATGTTATTATCTATAGAAGAAAAGAATGATAAATATAAAAAAGAATTTCTATTTTTCTGATTAATGAATAATATGTATTCACATTATCTATATGAAGCAACAATGATACTATGTAACATTAAATCTATTGCTTCGGTAAATGAATAATATAAAGATAAATTATCTATGAAAAACAACAATGAGATTATCACAAAGAATATCTATTGAAAAAGAAAATGATAAATATGTCAAAATATTATCTATATTAAATATGAATGAGAATTAAAAACTTATTATTTATAAAGTGTGCTAATGAAAATATTTGAAGACTATATCTATTAGCTAAGCAAATAAATAATATACTTATATATTATCTATACTAAGTAAAAAATGAAAATATAATTAAATATATTATCTATATTAAGGTTCAATGAAAATTAAAAAAAAACAAAATCTATTTACTCTGTAAATGAATAATTAAAAAATAGTATAATCTATTTGCTTCTCTAATGAATATTACTACGCTTATCTAAATCTATTAATCATACTAATGATATTTTAATGTATATAAATCTATAATACTACTAAAATATATTGTTTTACTATAAATAAATATAATCTATTATACAAGCTAATGAATATTTAGATAATTTGAAATCTATACAGAAAATGAATGAAAATTGGGAATGAAATATCTATAATAATTAATTAATGAATACTTTCTGTATTGAAATCTATTACGGGCTGTAATGTATATTACTATACTTAAATAAGTTTATATATGAAGATAATGTGTAATAGGGTATTCTAATTCTATCATAAAGGATCAATGTATAACTTATATATTGTATATCTATAAACACTGCTAAATGTAAACCATTTCTATATAATTCTATTTGAATATGAAATGATATCTGATTCAACTGATAATCTATTATAATATGGAATGTATATACTTTATCAAATTTAAATCTATATATGTATAAAATGTATTTTAAAATATTTAAACTCTATCAATGTTGATAAATGTATAATGTATAAATAAACAGAGAAAATATCTATATAAATTTAAAATGTATAATACTACTAATGCAAATATCTATTCATGATGTAAAATGTAATACTAAGAGATAGAAAATCTATAAATAAGAGTAATGTATAATAATCTAATAAAATTAGACAAAGATGACCAGAGTACTATAACAGTACTCTGGTCATCTTTGTTTATTTTCTATTTCGTTATTTTTTATCTTGTAGGTTTAATATCAGTTAATATATCTTGCATAGGTCTCCACTTAATACCTAATTCGTCTTGGCATTGTCTAGTAAGTTCTATTATCAGTTTAAATATCATTCCTAAGTTTAATGCACTAGGAACCATACGTCCCATTACACCATTTATGGTTAAGAAACTGCTAACAAACTCATTTGGTCTATAATCACTAATAGCTTCATCACCTTCAGGAATGATATAACTACATACTCCTTTAAGAGCTTGATAGAATACTAGTTTATCTCCACATGCAAATATATCATCTGTTTTAACAAATATCTCTATTCTTATACCATCTAATTCTTTTAATTTACCTTCTGCTGGTAATTTTCTAGTAGGTTCTAGAGTATATTGTTTATCTATATGATAATTACCCATTATCTTCTTTATTTTGTTTATATTGTTTTCATAATCTTGTACTATCTTCTTTAGAGTAGGAGACAATTCATCTATTTCACAAGTACGATATATTTTTATATCCTGTATAATACCTGATACTTTAGATCTAATATGCTTTCTACCTATATCAGATATTTCATCTTGATTTAATGAAATAGATCTTAATAAATCATTAGCATCTTTATCATCAAATGCTTCTTGGAATACTAATAAAGGATCATTAGCATTTATCTCTTGACCTACTTTTACTAGATTATATACGTTAGAATTCTTATCTAGATTAATCTCTTTTTGTATACAGATATCTGAAGTAAGAGCTTTAGATACATGAGAGTCTACTACACAACTATCTTCAAATCCTAGATCTGTATTCATTATAGCAACTTTAGATATAGTACCTAAATTATATGATAAACCATTAGGATTATATTTAAAATCATTATTTCCTATAGCATGAGAATAGTTAGCTTTATCATATGCTAATATATCATTGTATTTTACCTTAGCTCCTTTTTTTACTATATTATTATTAGCTGATAGTTTAGTAGTGATATAGAAACCACCATCACTATTCTTTCTAATAGTCTCTCTTAAATCTATAAAATCATAAGCATCTGATAAACCCATTTTTGCTTTAGCATCATCTCTTATAATAATATGATCTTCTGTTACTTCTACTATAGTACCAGATTTTCCTTTAAATTTATAAGCAAACTTATTAGAAGTTAAATATGGTAAAGCTTCATCAGTACCACTAGTTACTAACATAGGCATAGATTTTCTTACAGTCATTTGATGTTGAGAAGTCTGAATATATGCCATAGCGGTTCTAAAAGGATCATCATGATTAATAGCCATAGGAGATAATCCTTCCATTACTGTTTGAGAATTTACTGTATTTAAATCATCTGCTTTTTTAGGAGCTATAAATCCTCTTTTAGATTTAATACTAGCATCCATAGTAAGCTGTCTATTAATACCTACAGTACCAGCAAAACCTGTACTAATACCTAATACACCTAACATAGAATCATCATAAGTACGTTTATCCATAGAGAAAGCCCTATCACTATTCATACCAGATAATCCTTTAAATGTTACTTTATTAGCAGATTCTGCTTCTAATAGAGGAGTAAGAGTAGATAAATCAGATGAAGTTTGATCATGAGTTAATAGAGAATCTATTACAGCAGATTGTTTAGCAGAGAAAGAACTCATAGTATTATTTCTCTTTCTCATATTTCTATATACACCAAATGCAGTTGCTAATACTTTATATAAATGAGCTACTACGATTTCATTAGTTCTTAATCTATTACCAGTAATATCAGAGTGTTTATTATACTTATTATCTACTAATAGATTATTACCATAAATCATAGCATCTACATAATTACTAGGAATTCCTATAAGAGAACATATCTCTTTAGTTATAGGATCCATCATTAAATCATAGAAGTTATCAAAACCATCTGCTTTAATTCTTCCACCATAATCATCTAATACATTTAACCACATATCCTTACCATCAATATCTGCATAAGAATATTGTGAAGTTTCTATCTGCATTATACCATTTACTAGCATATCATCTGCTTCATTCTTAGGATAATAGATTAAATACCCATCACTAAACTTGATATAGTCTTTATCATTTCCTGGTCTACTATCACTAAATTCATATTTGATATTAGCTCTAGATAATACTTTAGTTAATCCTATATTATATGATAATAATATGATAACTGGAATCTCTATAGCCAAGATAGATGCAGCAGAGAATACTAATCTCTTAGCTGCTGTAGTATTCTTATATAGTTCCATAAATTTACCACTAGTATCATGTTGAGATAACTTCTCTAGGATATATCTATCAGTACCAGTATTTATAATTGGTTCTTTTTTACCAGATGAATTTACATAAATAGCAAAATACTTCTTATTTAATTCTTCTTCATTAAGTTTAGTATCTTCTTTAGGCAATAGAGATCTATCAAATGGAATATCCTCTAATGTTTTCATATTAAACAAGATACGAGAATTATCTTTAAACTCAATAGAAGAATATAAAGATGCTAAGTCTATAAAATCTATAGGAAGATCATATCTAGCACAAATCTTTCTATTATCACCAGGTTTAAACTTAATATCTCTACCATTATATTTAGATATAACTTTACATAATCTATTTACAATAGCAGTGGATTTAGTCAATCCTGCTGGAGATTTTCTTCTTAAGAATATCTTATTATAGTTAGATACCATCTGTACTGTATCATCATCTGTTTTTATAACAGGTAAAAGCATTAACTGACCTAAGAGTATTTTTTCATTACCTCTTAATTTCATAAATCTATCTCCTATAATTATAGGAAGATCTAATTTCATAGTAAATCTTTTACCAGTCTCTGCATCTTCATATAAACAAGTCCAAGTATTTATATAATCTTCTGATGTAGAAGTATTTTCATAATTTAGATCTCTTATATTCATAGGATGAGTACAAGTATTGAAATGATTAAATACAGCTGCTATATCTTCATCCATAGCAGCTTTATTATATTCTTTATTGAAGGTATTGAATTTCATATGTTTCCAACCTTCATCTAAAGAATCTATATTTATAGGTTCTTCTTTAAGCTGTATATCTGTAGAAAATCCTTTTAATAAAGAACTAATAGATCTGCCATTAATCTCTTTATTAAGAAATTCTTTTCTAGTAGCATTCATTCTATCAGTTCTAGCTTTATTCATCTTTACACCTTCACTAGACTGAAGATCTACTAGAATATCTTTAGTTAATACATAATCTTCATCATCTACACTATTAGTATCCAATTTTTTCATAGCTTCATCAGTATTAAGAGAGTTATCTGCTATTTTCTCTAACTGGGTTACTAATGCAGCTTTTTTAATTTCATTATCATCAGAATATATAGCATTTTTTACTAAATTCTTATCTAATAATTCTTCTTGAGTTAGATTATTAGTACCACCACTAATATTAGTAATATCTACTCCAATAGAATTAGATACTTTATCTACTAGATTTACCATAATAGATTCTTTAGAGTCTATATTAATAGATTCTACATCATCTATATTATTAGCTACAATCTTTCTTACTAGATTACCAAATTTTACATAATCTGGTTTATCTACTAATTCACCCATATCTAATATCATATAAGATCTATCTCCTAAGAGGATAATCTTATAGTCTTTCCAAATAGAATACAGATGAGGATTAATTCTCAAATGTCTATAAATCATAGAGATAGGATTTATGTTCTTCTGATAATCTAAGATATCAGTATTAAGATTACCCCAAGCATGTAATGGGATTATTATAGTCTTCTTAGTATAAGAACTAAATCTATTATCTCCTAAGAATCTATTTAAGAAATTATAGAATACATCTAACCCTTTATCTGAAGTAAACTTATTATTCTTAAAGAATATATTAGTATAGTAAGACCAATCATATATAAGATTCTTTTCTTTATATAATTCAGGATTTACAAAAGTATATTTAATCTTAGTAAGTTTCTTAATATCATCATATATTCTTAATACTTCTTTTTGGTTTTTGATTCTTTCATCAAATAAAATCTTCCTAAATACCATAGGAAGATTATAAGTACCAAATCTACTAACAAATTTATCTTCTTTAAGAAGAATATCATCTCTAGTATCTAATATATGATCTACTTCTTCTGCTAAGAATACTCTTATATTATCTATACTAAGTCCATATTTATCAGATATTAAATCTGTATTTTCTTGTATAGCATTAAGAGATTTCAAAGCAGTATAATCATATTCATATGCACTCTCATTAACAAATATATTTTGTTTAGTAGTAGGTTTTATAATCAGTTCTACATTCTTTTCTAAGAAATAAGATTGAAATAAACTATTAAAGTTTTTCTGATTAATCAGATTATAATCTCCTGGAATCATTAGAGTTTTAGAAGTCTCTATATCAGGAGTCATAAGATAAACTATACTGTGTTTTTTAATATCATTTTTATCAATAGGAAGGATAAAATCATTCCTATATATCTTCATTGGTTCCAATGCATCAATATAAAGCATAAATAATAAACACCGTCCTTTCATGATTACCTCAATGTGAATTATGTAAATTGTATTTTGGTTATATACTATATACATGAGTAATATTAATAACTACATTTAAAGGAGAGATTTAGTATGAAAAACAAAGTAGAATATTTGGAGTTTCTCGATATTGAGTATGAGAAGGAATGGACTACATTAGATCTTTTTAAAGAGATTAAACAACGATACTCTATAGAGCATAATGGAGAATTTATAGGTGAGAAAGATAAGAAGTATTATTATATGAAGATTGAAGGATATTATCCTGAATCTTTAGTTAAGTTGTTTAATAGGTGTGATTATTGTCCATATAAGAATATTGGTATGAATAGTCATTTCTTATTAGATGATTATATTCCTAACTCTGAAGAAAATAAAAATAGTAATAATCGTTATAGTACCTTAATTCTTAAATCTAGTCATTGGGATTTTAAGGATTATGATATAGATGATTGTTATATTAATTTCGATAAGATATATGATGATAGTCCTAGTAATATAATAACAAAGATTACTTTTTATGCAGAAGATCATAATATCCTGTATAAAGCACTAAGGGGTGTATATAGACTAATATGTACCTTTTAAAATCGGTATTTAATAAAATAATACTGCTCAGACTTACCAATAAAGGAGGAATTAAGCATGAGTAGTATTAATAAACAAGAGAAAAGTCAATTTCTTAAAGAGATATCTTGTATGACTAGAGAAGAAATACGAGAGTATCTTAATAGAAAAAATTGTAAAATAAAAAGGTTTTGTCCTGTTTATTTTATAAATAAAGATGGAAGTATAGAGGAACCTGTTTAGGTTCCTCTTATACTATTATTTTTAAATATAGGTTTGTTTATTTTTTATGATGAGGTTTTATAGTTATGAGAGTTAAAGAATTACTAGAAGAAATACGTAATACTAGAAATAATAAAACAACAAAAAATTATATTACTAAATCTCAAAAAGAAGAGATTAAAGTAATGAAGACAATATTGAATGATGATGAATATGAAGCAGATATATATAAGGGTAATGGAGAGATAAGTCAATTTAATCCATCTAAGACTTTTAGAGAAACATTGAGTAATATCATTCATAATACTACTCATATATCTAAAGAAGAATCAGATATCTTAATGGAACAATATGAGTTCAATAATAAAGAAGCAGAGAATCTGATTAATTTATCTAAAGAGTTTATCCATACTTATTTAGATACTGGAAAGAAAATATCTTTAGGAGGAAGAGAAAAGTCAGATATTAGTTTTCATAAGAAGGTTATAAAGTCTTATTCTATATGGTCTCCTATTTTACAAGAAGATGGAAGTTATATAAGAAAAGAAACTACAATTCCTTCATATGAAACTATTAAAGTAGATAATACTTGTCCATCATGGATTAAGAATAAAACATAAAAATAAAGAAGGAATGAGTAGATAAGTAAAGTGTTGAAAAGTCTCATAACTTTATCACAGATGAGAATCATTTAATTAATTAGGAAGAGTATATAATAATTTGAAATAATAATTATTTCCTACTCTATATTACTTTATTTACTCATCCTTACTTTACTTTTTTCATATTATTCCTTTTCTTTTTGCACATCAACATTTTCTTTCTTTTTATTATTCCCCGTAGAGTTATTAACTCTACGGGGATAATAATGTCTTTTTAAGAATAAGTAGTATAATCAAATGAAATTGTTATAGTAAGATTAGAAGTTCCTGTTTTTATAAATGGGGGATCAGCTTTACCAATAGAACCTCTATCCATATTAACCATCATAGATTCTTGTAATTGACTTTCAGTTATTCCTGTTGCAGTCATATATTGTACTACATGAAATGGATAAGGATAACCAGTACTCTCTATTCCTATACCATAATAAGCAGATTCTGTATCTACTGGATAAATTATAGGAGAATTTTTTCTTAAACTATAACAAGCAGTTTCTATTTCTGCTATGAAAGGTATAGCTACAGGAGTAGAAGCTGTAGTTAAAACAACATCAAAGTTATCATCAACATACAATTTTTTATAATACGCAACATCATTTACTAAATATATGAGATTTCCTACATATCCACTTACAGATGAAGCAGATACAGATACATGCATAACTATATTGTATCCATATATTGTAATTGGATTAAGCTCTACTCTAGAAAATTGAGTATCTCTTAAACCGTCTACTTCTTTACCATAAGTTCTACTAACCTGACCAGTGGTAGGATTATCTATTTGAGTAATAAAAGTAAAGCTTTTATCTACAGGAGTAGAAGAACCTCCAGTAGGACTTGGAGGTATATCAGTAGAAGTTTGAGGATCAGATGGGATAAATCCACTAGTAGCCCATGCAGCTCTAGTAAACTCCCAGTTATTCTCTGTAAATGCTCTTGCTATTCTATATTTTTCATCTATCCATAAATCAGCATTGTTAGATGGTTTAGTAGGAGCTACTCTAGATATGGTAAGTCTTGTAGTCTCTATTCTATCTACAGAAGATACAGTAAGAGAAGATTTCATCATCTCTAATTCTTTAAATCTATTTTGTAGAGATGGAGACAATTCAGTCCATTTAACTTTATCTTCATCATTAAATACATATGCCATTATAATATTACACCACCTTATGATACATAATATCCATCTTATCAGTATTTATAAATAAATCTGGAGATGAATCAGAAGCATTACCAAAATTCAATCTATATATAAATACAGCAGCTGTTATATATAATTCTATATCATCGGTTGATGTAGGATTTCTATCTATAGTAACAGTGAATTTTAATTTAGTATTAACATCAAGAGTTACTGTCTTTTCTGGATATTTTTTAGTATTATAATTATAAGCACAGAACGTGGTTTGTGAATCATATACTTGATTAAGTATTGTATCTCCAGTAGTTTCATTTACTACAGATACAGTGATTCTACCTCCATCATGAGTATAAGCAGCTTGTTTATTATATGGAAACAGATAACTCATATCTCTAAATAAATAAGTACCTGCTTTAGCTATATAGAAAACTTCAGTTGTAGGAATATCAGTTTGAGTAGAAAAAGTATTATTAACAGCTGGATTAGATACCCATGCCAAAGTCTTAATTAATGACCATTGATAATTTATATTATCCGTAGTTTCTGTAGAAGTATCTTTAGATGATCCTCCATACCATGCTGCTTTGGTAGTTTCCCAAGAATAGTTTCCGTCTTCATTACGAGACATATAAAATTTTAGTGCATTTTCATTAGTATCAAACCAAATCTCTTTATTTGGAATAGGAGGATCGTTAGGATCATTAGGAGGAATCTCTCCTATTGTAACTCTACAATATGAAAATAAAGATGATATATTATTCAAATCTGATAATATATCTATATTTAATCTATTAAATCTCTCTTGTAAAGAAGGAGAGAGTTCATCCCATGTTATCTTTTTCTCCTTATCAAATATTATAGGAGAAGGTGGAGTAGTTGATACTACAGTAGCCAATTAAATCATACCTCCTTTACCATCTAGCACAATGACAACTTCCATGACAAATTATAGCTGCTTGATAATTACCTTTCATATTAACAGAAGCTATATTATCATATGTAGCACCATTATCATATGATGCTTGTAATAATACATTAACAGGACCACTAGAAAAATGAGTCAATGTTCCATATACACTATTTATTTTCTTTGCCGCTCCAAATTTTATAGGAATATAATAGGTTTGTCCTTGTACAAATGCTGTAGTATTATTAATATCTGAAGAAAACATTCCTGCATACTTAGAATCATAAGTTACATATTTTTCAGTTGCACCATCTTGGGTTTGTACTCTATTTACACCACCATCAGTAATATCTATAATAGCACCTTCATTAGGAGCATTTATATCGGTGATATTAAGTGATGAAAATATAATCTGCTCATATGTAGCTTGAGGATTACTGCTAATGATAAATTTATAATATTTAGTAGCAGGAGCACTAGATGTAATTTCTAAATTAAATCCTAAATCAGTCACTTTATTAATAGGAACAGATGGAGCTTTAGATGCTTGAGTTTTACAATGACAATAGTAATTATTATTCCAACTAATAGTATAACAATGACAGTTAGTTCTAGGATTAGTACTAATAGGAGAAGTCACATCATTCTGAATATTATCATTAGAGCCATCATACCATGTAGCTCTAGTTATAACCCATCCTTCTGAAGTTAACACTCTAAATACTTCAAATCTAGTATCCCACCAAATTTCTCTATATACTACAGGATTTACTGGTTGATGATCTCCTATAGTAATTCTTATATTTCCGAGATATTTAAATATAAACATCGAACCGGCATTCAATTTAGCAAATAAAGATTTTAATCTATCTTGTAAAGATGGAGCCCATTCTTCCCATTGGATCTTGTCTTCTAGGTTGAAATTGATAGCCATATCATTACCTCCTTTAATATTTATTAGGATGTAACCCTACCTTAATTTTAGCGTTTACGATCACATAATAATAAGATAGTGAGGTGTTAGTATATTGGAATTAATAATAAATCCTACAAATAAATGCAATTTTGATTGCACATTCTGTTCAGCTCATAATATTTCTAAAGGAGAAATAGATAGAGATAGACTATATAAGTATCTTAAATGTAAAGCTGATGAGATTAATATAATTATATTTAATGGTGGAGATCCATTAATGATGGATCCTGATTTTTATTATAAAATTCTAGATATAACACAAAAATACGATATTCCTATATCATTGACTACTAATTTATTAGATTTCTATAATCATCCAGATAAATGGACAAAGTTATTTATGACTAAGAATGTAGGAGTTATAACTTCATATAATCATAATTCTAAATCTAGAAGATTAAAGAATGGTACAGTGTATGACCAAAATATGTTTATAAAAGTTATTAATCTATTTTATGATAAGATAGGATATAAACCTTCATTTATATCAGTTATAGAAGAAGAAAATTCTATAGAGAAAATGAAAGATACTGTACTATTTGCTAAAGTTATTGGAACTACTTGTAAATTAAATAAAGTCTTACAATATGGAAAGCAAACAGACTATTATCCTAGATATAGATTTATAGCTCATTACACTAAAGCTATGTATGATCTTATTAATCAAGGGATTAAAGTAGAAAGATATGAAACTAATTTCAGAAATATTCATAATTTCTTTAATAATAAGAGTAGTTGTTGTCCATTAAATAGAAGATGCCATAATAGTATATTATGTATAAATACAGACTTTAAGTTTTATCCTTGTGCTAATATGGCTACTAATAATAAACTATATGAAAAGTATAATACAAAAACAGCTCATGATTTTTCACAAGATTATCAGTGTATAAAGAATGACTGTGTATTATGCGATCAGTTTAATCTGTGTAATTCATGTAGGTCTTATGTAGAAGAGTGTATTAGAAATCAAGATACACAAAATTATTGTTTGAATATGAATTCATACTATCCTTATATTAGGGATTTTTTTATAAAATATAAGATAGAGGAGATATAAATTTAATGGTTTTTGAAAATTATATATTTAATACGTTATATCTTAATATAACTAATAAGTGCTTAGCAAATTGTTCTTATTGTAAACTAGGCAATAGCAATAATACTACAGTAGCATCTTTAGATGATATGGTTAGAGCAGTAGAATTAGTCAAACCATCAGCTGTAGTAATTACTGGTGGAGAACCTTTACTTTATAAGAGACTCATTAAAGATTTTTTAAATTTTTATGAGATAGATTATAGAAGACATTGGGATGTAACCATTTGTACCAGTTTTATTGGTGATATTGAAATAGATAAAGAACTAACCAGTCTAGTAGATACGATACAGTATACTTATTCTGAGAAAAGAATAAAAAAGATTGGTAAAGAAAAGTTTGAATCTATTATAAATAGTTTAGATAGAATGAAATTAGACTTAACAACTATATATACTGTATTACCAGAAGATATGAAAAGATTAGATTCCGAAGATAAGATTAAAGAATATTTTGAGTATATACTACCATTTACTGATGGTATATCATTTGAAGCATTATCTTATGATGAATCATTTGAAGATTATCAAAAATATCTAGATGATGTAGATAAGTTCATGAGTATAGCTTTTAAATATGTTCCTCTGGATAAGAATCTAAATATATCTCAATGGAATAGATTTAGAAATAGTTCTTTTGGTATAACATGTAGTAGTTGTGATATAGGTTGTGCTCATACAATGTTACCAACAGGTAATGTTATTAAGACCTGTAACTGTGGCATTGATAGAATTATTAAACACTTTGAGAATAGAAAAAATAAAGTTCTCAATAAATGTGGAGAATGTGCTATGTTTTATTATGAACATTGTAAAGCAGGATGTGAACGATTTGAAGAATATTGTGCATTTCCTAAGATAACTTATAGTAATTGGTACAGAGGTGATTATAATGCATGATCCTGGAGAAGGAAAAATTATATCTGTGCAAGATTTTGTAGATATGTTAGTATATTATCTAATGCAACCAGAACCAGACTATGCTTCAAAAATAACTATAGTATGTAGTGATGGTTTTAGAATGAATGTATTTAAAGATCTTACTATGGGTCAATATAGATCAGGATATCAATATCTAATGTATTCCATAAATGGTTCTTTATCTGCTTCTGGAGTATCATCTACATGGCAAAAGAAGGCTGCCGATATGAGAGAAAATAACGGTGCTAATTGGAATGGTACTATATTAAAATTCTATACTGGTAGAACTAGTGATTCTGCTATTATAAAGATTATAGATCCAGCAGATAATACTACATTTGGTGGTGTTAGTAAACATACTATAACAGCTAATATTCCTACACCTGGTCAGTTGATATCTCTTACAGATATAATCAATGTATTAAATACTACTAGTACTACAGTATATGAAGCAACTGATGTGTATGTATATGATTGGACTAGTTATAACTGGACTAATAGTGGTCATTTTAATCCTTGTTATTGGCAAGCACCAGGAGGACCAGGATGGGCTGTATTAAATAAATGGCAGTATACTAGATTAGATAATCCTAAGACTTATGGATCTCAATATAATGCTTTACCTGCTAATCTTAAACTTACAGAGAAGCAATACATTGCATCAGACCAATTGCAAACTATAGCATCTACCATGTATGCTAATACTATTAATAAGAAAAATAAATCTAAAGTGATGCATGTTCTTAGTTGTCATGTAAATTGTCACCATAGTTGTCACTGTGCTAGATGGTAAAGGAGAATAATATATTATGGAATGTGAAATGAAGATAGTTAATATACCTCTTACTAGTGAAGAACTTAAAGAAGTATTAAAAGAAGAAAATAATGGAATTTATGCTATAAACTTTAAAAAATCTATAGAAAATCTTGGAAATAATCATCCTACTAAGAAATTTTTAAATTATATCTATAACTGTGAACTAGAAAATATACTTATAGTAAATCACGACTTTAATGATGATTTCGAACAGTTGATGTTAGACTATATTTCTTATAATGAGAAACTTACTATTAGTTTATTAAGTGAGCTATGGAATATGATTATCTTTGGATATGATGATACTGATGAAAGAATATATCAAGAATCTAAAGACTTTATTCATTGTTTTAAGAATAAACACCTTAACTATATAAAAGAGATTAAAACCTTCTTATTTAGTCTATTAATGGCTCTAACCAATGTAATCAACTCTGAAGATGAAACCAGTTCTAAATTATTATCTAATGCTCAAAATAATAAACTTAGACTTTGTGGAGTTAATATAGTATCTCTTACTTGTGCTACTGAATTTTATAAGAACTGGGCTACATTAGTAGAAGATAAAGAGATCAATAATAAAGCATATATTTATGATGAGTTTGTTAAAGACGTATTAGATGGTGGATCTATAACATATTATTTTATTACTGAAAATACTCCATTTAGGACTTTATATATTATTTCTCAATTAAAGAATAATCCAGATTCAGATATGGCTAATGATATAATAAACAAGATTAATTCTACATTAGCAAAGGAGTAATATATTATGTTCATGGAATTATTTGATGGAGTTTTTATTATATATAAAGCTCCCAGTGAAGTAAGAATAAACTATGATATTCATCCTATAGATATCTTAGATATAGAAGAAACTGATATAGCTAAATCTACAGTAGAAACTCTATATAGATTTAAAAATGAATCTGAGAAATATATATATCTTGAAGGTGATATTGTTGTTGTTAATAAATTAAGACCAGTATTCTTTGAGTTTAAAGATATGCTAGAGTTTAATGCTGTTATACAGTATTATTGTTTAAAACTAGGATATGATTATGATATATATCAATCTATTGTAGACTTTAGTAATAGATATACTAAAGCAGTAGTTCATGTATATGAACCTACATATGATGATCAATATAAACCTATTCCTAAAAGGTTATTCTCTTATTCTACTCAAAATATATCAGATTGGAATCCTTATTATCTTCCTATAGAGACAAGTATAAATCATCTTACTAGAGAAAAAGATTTCTTTGATAAGATAGATTTTGTTATGAGAACAAATCTAGGAAAGATTAGTTACTTTAAGAATAAATTTAAAGAATTTAATTTATTATCAGATTCAGTTGTATTATATAACACTACTACTATTAAACATAATGAAGTATTTAATTTAGGTTTTAATTCTGAATTTTCGTGTTTATTGTTTAACTATGATCTCGTAGATAAACTCATAGAGAAGAAGTTTCTCATTAAAGGGTTAAAAACAGATATAGAGCAAAAAGATATATTGAAAGAAATTGCTAAGGTGAAAGAAAAGGGAGTACCTAAATATGATAATGAATCTATTTACAAAAGCTTTTTTAATTCTGGAAGATGATTTTTCTATTCAGCCTAAAGTTATGGCTTTTACCAAACCAATCAAAATAGATTATCTAATACAACCTGTATATGATGATCCTACAATAGAAAATATCTCACAATTATTACCATCTATAATGAATCTATTAGATAATAATGATAGAACTAGTTTTAAATTCTTTTCAATATCTAATCCTGATTACTATAATCTATTAACCTATATTTATACTAATATTGTAACTAGATGTATATCTAATATATCTAGCAATCAAACTCCTCCACCATATGTAACAGTAGAACAAGTACAAATTATGATGAACATAAAAGAATTTTCTTCTTCTATTATAGAACCAATATTAATAGATATAAATACACCAATGATAAAAAAAGTAATTAAGTTACATGATAAATTAATACAATCTACTAATTCATATGAATATAAGAAAACTATAGAAAAAGTAGAAAAAGCAATAAGTAATGATGGTTTATTAGGAATAAATAATTCTAAAATTTTAAAGATTTTGAATAATGAAAAATATTTAGAAATGATTCCAGCTGAATACTATACAAGTATATTCTTATATTGTAATAGAGTTTATTCTCCTTATAATATAATAAGAAATATTTTCACTATAGCTCATAAAAAATTCATGAATTTTATGAAATATGATCTACTAAAGATCTATACTACTTTTAAGATGATAGATAGAGAAGATATATTAGAACTAGACAATATAAAACTTTTATATGATTATGACTCTTATGAATCATTACCAGATTTGAAATTTTCAAAAATTGGAAAGAAAGCATATGATAACTGTAAACCTATCACAGATAAAATCAGTAATGATTTTACAAAAGTATATGATAATTATATTAAACGTAATGATTCTATATACAATTCATCATCTGTATTGAAATATTATATAGATGAAGTGTTACCAATATTATTAGATCCATACTTTGTAATCTATATGAGACATGTTAGTGGAAATGTAGTGTTGCCTGTAGCTTCTATACACTATTCTGATAAAGAATTTGATGAAAAGATAAGAGATCTAAAACTAAAATATTTAAAAGCTAATACCACTAAAGGATACTCTGATATGGGTTTAATCAAATACAACTATATGATACAAAATTTATTTATTAGATAACAAACACATGATGGAAGCACTATTTTTAGTGCTTCCATCATCAATTTATTAGAAAAGGAGAATAAATATGAATACTTTATATATTATTGTTACCAATGAATGTAATATGAAGTGTCCGTTCTGTTATAACTTCTTTAATAATGATAAGTTTATGGAGAAGTCTATAATAGATATAGACAAAGCAGTTAATATAGCCACTAAAGGTTATAAAGTAAGTAAAGATAAATATATCCCTTTTACGGATATAGTATTTCATGGAGGAGAACCTCTATTATATCCAGATATAGTATTAGAACTATATACAAAGATTAAAGAGAAGAGAGAAGATATGAGATTCTCTATTCAATCTAATTTAAATTATGAATCTCTTTCTAATCTACAAGTAAAAGCATTATGCTCTATAGGAAACTATGGAACATCATATTCTTATGATAGATATGATGGTAATGAAGATTGTTTAAGAAGAATGATAAACAATGTAAGATTTTTAAACTCTTTTGGATTAGATAATGGATTAGTAGTTACTCTTACAGAGAAACAAATACTAATGCAGAATCCAGCATATCTCTTAAGATTCATTCATGAAGAGCTAAGAGGAATAAAATCTATCATGTTTGAGAGACAAATATTTCCTTATGAGGATATACAGAAAGATATAAAGAGATACGAAGAGTTCTATAAGAAAACAGATCTATATATGTATAACTTAGCCAAGTTATATAATACTCCAGGAAATAACTATGTAGAGTCTAATATACTAGATCAAGTAACTAACTCTTTAAAGAGAAATGTTACATATTATCCTACTAACTGTAGTAACTTTACTATTTCTATATATCCTAATGATGATAATACTATAAAACTTAAGTATGGTTGTCCATCTAGAGAAGAGGTTGATGTACCATATAAAAAAGAGTTTATGGATAAGTGTTATACATGTGATTACTTCCGTTACTGTAAAGCAGATTGTGAATGTTTTAATAACGTATGTGCTTTTCCTAAAAAGTACTTTGATTATGTGAAAAATAATTGTATGAATTAGTGGTGATAATTATATGAGTAATGAAAAAAATGTTAAAGGATTGTATATAGTAGTAGGAGAAAGTTGTCAGTTATCGTGTCCATTTTGTTTTAATAGATTTGATGAAAATTTTGAAAATAATCAATCAGAATTACAAGATATTTCTAAATTAGTAGATATGATATACGAATTTGGCCCATCATCGGTTACTTTGATCGGTGGTGAACCCTTACTTCCACGTTATATAGATAGGGTCACTACCCTTGTACAGGAGTACTATCGTGATAAGCGATATAAGCCAATTTCATGGTGTATCTCATCTAATCTGTTTTATAAGAAGCTATCTCATGAACAGATGTATTTATTATATTTATTGCAAGCATTATCTACTGATCATATTGCTATAGGTAGTTCTTATAGTGTAGATAGATTTTCTCATAATCCAAAATCTTATTTTAATATATGGAAAAAGAATATGATAAAATTAGATTCATTGGGAATAAGAGTTGGAGTTACTTTAACTCTTACTGATGAACAAATTCATTTTTCTCCAATAACCTCACTTAATGTATTAAAAGATGCTAAGGCTAAGTCTATAAATGTGGAAAGAGAGATCAAACCTATGCCTAATAATGATAAAGAGATTAAAAAAGCAATAGAATATTATGAACTATCTGATTCATATATGAAACAATTATTTGAGTTGATACCTCATGATATGAATAAACAATGGGATAGATTTGCAGATGCTATTAGATATAAGATTCCTGTATTTAATAATCATTGTAGTCAGTATATATCTACTATATATCCAGATAAAGATGGATATAAGATAAGAAAAGGATGTGTAATAAATCAAGTAGGTGTAGATCCACAATTATGGGTAGATAAAGTAAATAAATATAAATGTATAGAATGTAAATACTATCAATATTGTAAAGGAGATTGTGAATGTAATAGATTTATATGCTCATTTCCTAAACAAACTATAGACTATGTAAAGAAGGAATTATCATGTTAAATATAGTGGTTGGAAATAAGTGTAATCTAAATTGCAACCATTGTTTTTTATCTAAGTCTTATAATAAACCATATAAATCAGAACCTAGATTATATGAATACAATATTAAGTATGATAAAATAGATAAGAACAATGTAAACAGATATATCTCGATTATAACTAGTAATAAGTTTAGAGAACTATTGGTAAAGAACAATATCAAATCTATATCATTATTCTCTTTTGGAGATATAATGATGGAAGATAAAGAAACTTTAACTAATATATCTTTTCTGGTATCTAAACTAAAATCTTTATACCCATCTCTCAATATAAAATTACAAACTAATTTTGTATATCATGTTACTGAAGAGATGGAGACTCTACTCAATAAAGTAGACACTATAAGAACATCTTTTGATATACAGACTAGATTTAGAACTATAAATGATATAATACTATGGTATTCTAATATAAAACACTGGTCTAAGATTAAACCTATAAAACTAGAAATAGTAGCAACTTCACCTCTTATACAAAGAAGGAAGAAACTAATTAGAGTTCTTAAGAAATTAATTGATAAGAAACTAATAGATACTTTTTATGTATATCCTATAACAAGTATAGGAAATGCAAGACATGGAAGACTTATCCCATCTGATACAGATCTATTTATACAATTATTAAAAGATCTTATGAGTTTAGATGTAAAATCTAATACTATAATAGATGCTTTGGTAAATAAAGAATATTACAAAGCATTTGATATATATGCTGTACCTGTACCAATACTTTCTTTAAATAATAATACTCTTATAGATAATATATACTATAATAGAAAAGAAGAAAGATTTGTTATAGGAAACAATATAGAAAGTTATGCTATAAATGATAAATGTTTAATTTGCCCTTTCTATAGCAAGTGTGGTGGATATTATAAAACAGATACAGTGGATGAAAACTATTGTCCATTTTTAAACAATTTCATGGATGAGTATAATGTTACCACATTATATGATATAGCATTAGAAAAATATCTGGAAAGAAATGATATTAATGAATAAAAAATTATATCTTATGATTTCTAATGATTGTAATAAAAATTGCGATCATTGTTATATGAGAAATAAGAAGAATAAGAATTTAAAATATATAAAAGATATAAATGATGAGGTTATAAATAAAATAATCCATTATGTAAATCATTTTAATATAGACGATGTAATCTTATATGGATATGGTGAACCATTATATAGTGTAGATATAAATAAACTAGTGTTATTAGTAACTAATATAAATAAACTTACCAAAGCCAAAGTAAAATTACAAACTAATCTTAATTATGAATTAACCCCAGTTCATCTATTATTATATAAAAACGTAGATATAGTTAAAGTACCATTTGATATTGGGGGTATAAGATTTAAGTCTTATAAAGAACTAATACAATGGTTTTATAATTTAAGAACTATATCGAAAGTAGCTAATGATATATTATTAGAAATAACAGTAACCAAGAAAGTATATGAAAAAACACCTGATAAATGGAAGCACTTTTTAAATAATCTAATAAGAAAAGGTTATATTAAATCATATTGTTTCCATTCATTACAATTAGCAGGAAATGCTTTAGATAATCAAGATAAACTATTAAATTTTTCATTTGATAAAGAATATGCTCAACTAATAAGTGATTGGAATAGATCTATTATTATGAAGGATATGAAATACAAATCCACTATAAATAGAGAAATATTTTCATCAGAATATTTATTAAAACCTATTCTATTATTAGATGATATAGAGACTGGACCATATAAAAGTTATATATACAAATTTGATTCTAGTGATATAATAAGTATAGTAAATACAAATGACTAATATAATTTTTAATTATATACTATAACTATGAAGAGAGGATAGTAGCATATGCTACTATCCTCCAGTATGTTTATAAAAGAAAGGATGTTTTTATTATGAGAAATGAAAAGAATATGAAATCATATGATATTGAATTCTTCAATATGTGTCCTAGAAACTGTAAATTCTGTATTTTGCAGAATATGAAAGACAACGTAATTACCTTGGATGAATACCATGATAAGAGATCTAAACTATTATCAGTATTAAAAGATGATATTGAGTATACTAAGGATACCAATCCAGATATTACTCACATTAATATTCATTTTAGTGGTGGAGATTTTACAAATATAAAAGATATGGTTCAGTATATTCAATTTCTAAAAGATATAAATGAATTTTGTGCAGAATTAGATCTTAAATTAGAAACTTATCTTACTACAAATATTTTATGTATAGATAAAGATGGTAGACCATGGGAATATGAAAATATGGATGAACTGAGAGCAATTAGTAATGTATTTACTATGACTACTCATGTTAATACATCCTATTCCCCAGAAGGAAGATTTAATACTGCTGAAGAGGTTATAATATGGATTACTTCTCTTCTTTCTTATAATTGTCTTAGATCTTTATATAAGAAAGAACCTATCAATGTTATTATTCCTCTTACTAAAGCAGTGGTTAAATATAATCATAATAATAAAGTGAGAGGTATGCTAAAAAGGTTATATAATAAAAAATCAAATACCATAAGTGATACGATAAAACCTATGATAAAATCTATCATTGATAAAGGAATATATTCTTTCTTAAGAGAACAGAATATTCCGTATACTTTTACTCCATTTATGAGCCATGTATTATCAGAAAAATCTACAGAAGATAATACTATTGTCTTATACAATAAAGAATACTCTGATAATGAAAAGTATTATAAGAGCGATACATATTATCATGAATTGCAAGATTTTCTATTGGCACATGCTGTAGGATATTCTATTGGTACTGAACAATTATTCAGTGATAATCAATTCAGTTCTTGTATGTATAATGGTAATATTAAGTGTTATACACTTGATGGAGAAGTAGTAAAGTGCTTAATAGATCAGAACTGTACTAAAGAATTAGGTCACGGTCCTTTATGTTGCAATCTTATTGCAGATACGGATCATTTGACTCGTAAAATAGCTCAGATAGAAAATAATATAAGAGAGGAGATAGCAAAAAATGAAAAGGGCTGATTATAATATTAATTTATCAAGAGACACAATGGAAGAATTAAATCTTGAACCAAATAAAAATGTGTGTCTTAAAAATACACCTCCGATTGATCAATATAATGATCCATTACTAAATGCTATATATAAAAAGAATGATCAAGAGAAAAACTGGGTTAAATGTAATACTAGTTATAACAGATACCCAGATATGAATGAGGCGTATTATAATTTCTATAGGCTTATAGAGAATCATATCAATCTAAATAATCCATATGATAACGTATATCCTATAGATGAAAAGAAAGCATTCAATAAGTATGCAGGTGTAATACTGTCTAATGGATGTGAAAATGCTCTTAGACAAATGATATCTTGTTTGATATACAATTATAGAACTAAATATGATGGTAATATTGAAGATATCGAATTCTATTATGAAGAACCTGGTTGGAGATTAGCCAAGTTTTGTGCTCTTCAAGCAGGTATACCTGAATATAACATCATACCTTTAAAGTATGAAGCTCACATTAGCGATATTCCAGAATGTGAGCAATCTTCTTTCCAAGCTGTAACAAATGGAAAGAAATCTGTATTTTCTAATGTAGAGTTTGTATTAAATGTAGATAACATAAAAGCAGAAAAGGAGATAGAGGAAGACAACAAAAAGAAATTTAGAATACTATATGCTACAGATAAAGCAAATAGTTGGATTGTTCATTCTATGAAGAATATAGATACCAATATGTTTGATAAGATAATATTAGATGAGAGTATTACAATGGAAAGTGTTATTAATCATTATAGTACTCTTACATTTGATATATCTCGTATTGGTTCTTTCTCTAAATTAGTTGGTGCTAGTTTTAGAGTTGGTTATATTCTTACTAAAGAACCTAATATTGATATATTCAGAGAACACTATCTCAATAAAGCTGGAGTAGATCTATTATCTCTTTTATATGATGATAGTTGCTCAGTATGTACCAATCTACATAATAGAATAAAGATGATATTAGGTGAGATCAATAATAAAACTATTATGTATAATATACCAATCGAATTAAGTGATTCTAATTCAAATATAGATTTGAAGAAAACTATATTAAATTGCAATCATTTTCGTGCTAATTCTGATCTGACTATTATAAATCAGTATATAGGTAATATATCTAATACAATTGGTTTGGTAGATTTGAGCAAAATCAAATCAGATAACTATAAGAATATCACTGTTAAAGAATCAGGAAATAAAAATCGTGAAATCCTATCAATAACAGACACAATGAACAATAATTGGATCAGTTTTAGAGAAAAAGAATATCAAATTCTTCCAGTAGTAAAAGAGGGTGTTAAAGAAAAAGATCTATTAGTTATAGTCAAGAGATTCTATAAAAGACCTAAATGGGGAGCAAGTGTAAGTAAGTAATCTTTAGACAAAGTTTTAGGGAAGAGACTTAGTGTCTCTTCCCTATATTTTTTTTTAATCTCCGTAAAATTTCATACGATATTCTTTTGCTTTTGCTCTTATAATATTACCACCATTATGAGGATCATCATAAGACTTTACTTTAATTGCAGGATAATCTGCTTCACAAGATAGTAAATCCCATTTATTATAATCACCATAAATAGGACCATATAATCCATCATTGTAACCAGGATCATCACCCTGTCCATCAGCAATCTCAGCATGTGTCATAACGTGTCTAATATCAATAGGAATATTAAGTGCTTTTGTTAAAACAGCAATAACCTGCTCCATAGTATCAATCTGTGAAATGGTTGGAGGACAATTTCCAAAACCATTAGGAGTACTAGAGTTATCACAACAACAAACTGCAATGCCAATAGCACCACTGTTTCTCATATAAGTATGAGATAGTCTCTCAGAGAAATCATCGGTGGATAAATAAATTTTTCCATCACCATCGATATTAATATGGTAATCATTAAACTTAGTCCAATATCCACATGCAGTCCAATGTAAATAAAGTCTTATCGGTCTACCATTGTAAGCAGCCTGCTCTTCTAATTTTGCTTTAGAAGCATAAGCACAATTCATCATTGTTGTTAAATCAACTTGTCTCATTATTTATCCCTCCTCGGATATTATTAATCAATTTTGCAATTGATTAATAATAAGTTGTTATTTATTTTTCATACTCAACACATAAAAAAAATAAGGGTAGGACCACAGAAGTCCTACCCTATATTTATCTCATTTCAGAGATTACAGAAGATCCAATTCCATCTGATCATTAGTAATCACAGTTGGTCTTGGAAGTGTATTGTTAACAGCCCCATGCAGATATCCTAAACGACCTTCCTCATAGGTTCCACCGTTCAATGGAAGACCATATATTTCCCTAGCAGCCAACCAGAAATCTTTCAAGATTTCCTGGGCACAATATCTTATTGCCTTCCTATTGATTAACTTGTCTTCTTTGCCTAGGAGTTTAGCCTTGGCAGTCAATCTCTCCTTATATTTAACCATGATAGCCTTATAGTAAGACTTATTCTCATTGTGCTTCATAATAGAAGCCATAATGAGATGGCCAATGATAAGACCCTTAAGCTCGGAGTTATATCCCAAGCTATTCTTAGTACTGATTTTCCCCTCCTTTGTGATATAGGTTGTAACAACCTTATCCTTCTTGCTACGGGCACGCTTATGGATTACAGCGTACCCATTTTTGTTAACACCGAACTCGAACTTTGTAGTTGCCTTAAGCAACTCAAAGAACTCTGGATACAGATCCAGAGCTTCGTATTCGATATTTTCACCAAAATTATGTCCTGTATCGACCCAGGACTTCACAGCGTTATACTTATCAACGGTGTCGATAGTATCCGTTGCGAAGTTGGTGAAAAAGGTATAATCATCCATACTATTAATATCACAGCACAGATGAGACGCGTTGGATAACCGATTGGTTATCAACTTGTAATCATATTCCAACACGCTGGATGCCTGTGGAATATTATCCAAGTTCTCAGTATCGTTCTTGATAGTAATATTATCAAGACCACAATACTTCAAGAAACCACTTGGATGAATCGCCTTGGTAGGATCCAAATAGGCGATAAAGAACGCTGCGGACTTCTCCGCAATACCAAAGATATTGCTGAAATATCTCTGATATAATACATGATTTGAAACAGCCTCCTTCAGAATCTGAAGTGTCTGTTCCTCGATATCCAGCTTCTTAGCATAGATGCTGGAAACGATCATGTACATATTGTAGTCTTTGATGATAGTATCATCAAGACCATACTCTACAAATTTATCCTGACTATTAATCCTCCTCCCAGATTCCAGGATACGCTTCTGTATTGACTTTGCTGCTTTATACAGCTCATCAATAATGGATACAGCCTTACCCTTGATGACCTCTTTAGTGCCATCAGGATACTCTACTTCATAAGTCCGTCCGTTGTCGACGAACTTCATCAACTCTTTATCATTCAGAGTTTCATACTCTTCCTTGGTAAAGAGTCGATTATTGAAGCCCATTTCGAGCTTCATCTTGCGGTAACGGGTATTACCCATCGCCTCCTCTAAGGCATTAATACAGGAATTACCTGCCTTAATGCGATTTTTCTGATTCAACAAATATTCATTTGCCAGAATCTTGATCAGCTTCGTGTCACTTGAGAAGTAACCGAAGTTCTCAACACCAGCAAAGGTGAAAGCACCACCATTCTGCTGGCAAAGATCACGAATAGTATAAGAGTTATTCCACCTCCACTTCTTACGAGTTTCAGCAGAAAATACACTCTTATCAATCCTGAACAAAGGTTCAGGATACATATGAAGAGTAATAGAATTACTCTTCTTATTCATTACAGCATACAGAGGATACAATCCATCCATATCTGTAAATACTGGGACAATAACCCAGCAGTTTCTGTTCAGATCTGCTGGATTCCTATTGATCAAATGCAATTTCTTGCAAATGATTTCATTGGTGTGAGATTCATCAATCTCAACACCGTCTTCATCCGACTTGTTTGCCTTCTTATAATCATTTTCAAACAGCTTCTGGAACTTTTCCTTCCCTTTGAAAGAGAAGTCCTTGTTGTTCTCATAACACTTGAGAACAATCAGGCTGCTCACCTGAGTATTCTCGATCGGATTACCCTGCGGATCAAAAATATCCACATCTTTTCTCATCAAGTTAATAATGCGATCAATGGAAGTCAGGTTAATCATAGACAATCTCTCCTTTTGATAAATAAAAATTATACATTACGATATGATAGGGCCATTGCTGGTCCTATCATATATATAGTATATAATTGAAATCAATATTAGAATTAAGCAAAGTAGTTACACAGTAATTTACCTTTATGGTTTATTATATCTATATCAGTATGATAAAGCTCTTCCAACACAGTTTTATTTATAATATTTTCTGTTTTATCTTTATAAGAGTTTTTAGATAGATAATCTAGTATCATTATATTATCTGAGTAATTAGCAGCAAAGTTTATATCATGAATAACCATTATAACGGTTTTATTCTCTTTATCTACTATATCTCTTAGAGTCTTCATTATACGTTTAGAATTATTAATATCTAGATTATTTAATGGCTCGTCTAATAATATCCATGGGGTTTGTTGTATTAACATCATTGCTATTAAAACTCTTTGCCTTTGTCCACCAGATAATTCAGAGATATATTTATCTCTATACTGCCTTATGTTTATATAATCCATATAATAATCTATAACTTCATAATCTTCTTTAGTAAGATTATCTTTACTATATGGATACCTACCTAAGGCTAATAGATCTTTAACAGTAATATTTATATTGAAAGAGTTAAATTGTCTTAAAAATGTTAGTACTTTTGATAACTCATGAGGTTTATAATTATTTATATCTTTATTCTCTACAGTTATAATCCCTTCAACTACTTTCTTCAATCCTGCTATACAAGATAAAAGAGTAGATTTACCTGAACCATTAGGTCCAATAATAGATAATAAACCATCAGATTTATTTATAGTAACACTTAAGTTTGAATGTACCATAAAAGCTCCATACTGTACAGTTATACCTTGTACATTTATATTACTTTCATTCATTTTATTCTCCCCTTTAATAATAGATATATAAAGTATATACCACCTATACCATTGATTATCACAGTAAGATTAGTATCAAATTCAAATACTCTTTCTACTAGTATTGCACCTAAGAATAGTATAATCCAACTTATGAATGTTGTACCTAATAGAAACATTTCATGATCTCTTGTTTTATATAGAATATACATTATATTCACAGCAAACAATCCTAAAAATGTAATAGGTCCTACTAATACAGTAGATACAGATACTAATATAGATATGATCCTCATACAATGTATCTGAACCTTATCTGTATCTACTCCTAATATTTTAGCATTATCCTTTCCTATTAGATATACATTGAGATCAGGAATCATATTGCATACAAAGTTAAAAGCTAACAATACTATCACTATACTTATAGCTAGTAGATCATACTGAATCAAATCAAAACTAGCATATAATTTTCTTTGCAATGCATCATATTGAGATACATCCATTATACTGATAAAGAAAGTATAAATACTTCTAAATAGTAAACTGAATACTACACCAGATAATAGTACATAGTATACAGTATTCTCTTTGATTATAAATAGAAACTTATACAATAGTTCTGAGAATATAATCATTAAAGCTACTGTAAGAAAAAAGAAAATATGGATATTTACTAAATTAGGAACCAATAGTTTATGAAAAAATAGTACAACTATACTACATATCATAAGATATAAAGAATCGAATCCTATAATGGATGGAGTCAATATTCTATTATTGGTTATTGTTTGGAATAGTACAGACGATATAGCTATAGCAGTACCAACTACTAACATAGCAATCGCTTCTAGTACTCTTCTTTTCATTATAAACCAATAAGAATCTGGATCTATACCAAGTGGAATAATATATAGTATAGCTAATGCAATAGCTATAAGTAAAATTAATGTATTAAATATTTTAAGATCATATTTATTCTCATATTTATTCATATTACTTCTCCTTTAGAATAAATACTAGAAAACCTAAACTACCTATTACTCCTAATATAGTACCTACAGGTATTTCAAAAGGATATATAATTATTCTTCCTAAAATATCTGCTACTAAAACCAATATAACTCCATATACTCCTATAGTAACTATATTCTTTTTTATATTATCTCCATATAATCTAGATACTATATTAGGAACTACTAATCCTATATATGGAATCATACCAACTGTTACTACTGTCACAGCAGATATACATCCTACTATAGTAATACCTATATACTTTACTATATCATAATTTACTCCTAGATTATGGGTAAAATCTTTACCTAAGCTTATGATAGTAAATCTTGTTCCATATATAAAGGCTAATATTACTAATGGGATACCTATATATAGCAATTCATATCTACCTTGTAATACTACAGAGAAATCTCCTATAAGATATGAAGTTAATGATTGATCTAAATCATATTTATAAGCAAAGAATAATGTAACAGCTGTTACCACTTTACCAAACATTAACCCCAATAAAGGAACAAATAATATATCTTTAGACTTTATCTCATCTACCAATTTTAAAAAGATAATAGTTCCTATAATAGAGAATATAAGGCTGATAATCATTTTATACAATACATTTGTATCTGGCATGATAACCATAGTAAATAATATTCCCATAGCAGCACATTCTATAGTACCTACTGTAGATGGAGAAGAAAATTTATTACGAGTTATACTCTGTATTATTAAACCAGAAATAGCCATTCCTGACCCAACCATCAATATACTTAATAATCTGGGAACTCTACTGATAAGAAAAATATCCAAATCATTATAATTAAACCAATCTATATTAAAAGCACCTATAGAAAGAGATAAAACACATAAAACTATCAATATTATATATTTCATATAATCAACCCTTACTAATAAAAACTACTGGGACTTCTACTTTATGTAGAAGTCCCATAATTTAATCTCAAATTAAATAAGTCTAAAGTTTAACATTGCTCCAATTTTTTGACCTGTTTTATTAGTATCAATAGCTTTATAGTGATCATAATAAGTATCTAATACTACACCTTTGGATAGAACATTTGTGTATCCTATTCTCCAAGTATAGTTATTAATTACTCCTCTTTCTCCACCATATATAACTGTATCACTAGGCACTTTACTATATCTTAAATAAACCTGATCAGAATGAGCTTTATTAGGATTAAACTTACCATAAGTCAATCCAAAAGCATATCCACTATCACCTGTTACAGAAGGTTTACTTCCACTAGGTAAGAAACCCTTCATATATACAGCATTACCAGACCATTTATCTTTAATAGGGAAATACCAACCTACTTCTACATTAGAAAGACTATTAGTAGATTCTACTCTTCTATATGCAGCTTTAATAACAGAATTATGCCCTACAGTCTGATCAACTTCTGTAGCTACAATAAATGCATTGTCACCTGGATTTAAAATTGGTGTTCTAAATGAAGGTGTATCTTGAGGCATTCTACCATATACTAGCTTTACTTTAGTACCAGCATTAGTAAAATCTTTAGTAATTTTAATACCAGTCATATCAAGTTTACCCAGTGTATAACCAGTAATTTGCTGTTCACGGAATTTACCAACAGATACATCTGATCCACCTAAACATTTAATATCCTTACCATCAAATGTTAGATTTGAAACCCATGTGCCGCTAGATTTTCCACTAGGACCTGTACCTACATTACCTCTCCATAATAACTTGGCTTTTTGATTCCAATTAATAGACCATTGATCATTTAGTTTAGCTTTAGCACCAAATATAAGCTGAAAATAAGACTTACTTATATCTTCCCATTCATCATTAGTATCACTAGATTTTGTAGCACCAGTTTCAATCTTACCTGCTACAATAAACTGTATTCTTTCACTGAGTCTTTCTAATTCAGTAGTAGATTTGCCTAGTTTCTTATTCTCCAGTTTTAACTCTTCTATCTCTTTCTGTAGTATATCTAATTTTTCATCTATAGTAAGTTCTTTCTTTACTATAGGTTCTTCCTTAGTTACTACTGCATCTTCTTTATCCGTAGTTTCTATCTTTTGTTCTATCATAGGTTCTAAATCAGCAGATGCTTCAATATTATCAGAAGCATACACATTAGAAGAACTAAATAGTGATACTATAATACCCAATGCTAATATAGACTTTTTCATTTGTGTGTTATCTCTCCTCTTATTGCAAAATAGTATAATCTGATACTATTAAGAATCTATCTCTGTTTTCTTCTACAAATTTAAGAGAATTATAATCGTTCCATAATACATAGAACATCTGAAGCCTACCATTCTCTTTATTAACACCTAGAACATGGTATGAACGTACATATCTATTTATATACTTTTCATATTCATCCATATCCATAACACCATTTTCATCTCTCTTAGCATTGTTTTCATTTTTAATAGTTACATCATAAGTTTGTTTAAATGCTAATGGGGCATCTATATTAGAACTTACTAACATATGCATTTCAGTAGACTTTAAGAACTCTTTTAAATCTTCGGAATAATCTTCAGTTTCAAAAGTCCATTCAATATCTAAATTATTTAATCGTTTCTTATGAATATCATTGATATCACATAAAGAGCAGAATATATTTTCTTTAATATTGTTATCTGCCTCTTTATATCTACCAAGATCTAATATCTCTACTGAAGTAGCTCCCAATATAGCTCTAGGGGTTAAATACTTATAGTATATTCTTCCTTCTCCAAACTTATCGTAATACATGTTCTCTGTAGATATCTTCTTATAGGAATCAAAACTAACGGTAAGATATACTCTAGTACGTCCAGCTGTATCTTGTGAATTAGTATACTCCAAAGACAATCTCTCCACTTCCTTCCAAAGACTGATTCTTCTTATCAAGCTCATATTTAGAATAACTATACTGTTTCATACTTATAAAGTATAAACCAGGACAATCGAATGTCTGTATACCATAAATACCTATATTCTTTTCTTCTGCTGGATATGGTATAGTATAATCATATATTACATTAGAATCACCAAGCAATATATCTCTTCGATTACTTATTCCAAATAAGAATTGTACATTACCATCTTTACTCTCATATTTATATTTATCAAATCTATTATTATAAGATGGATTCTCTTCTCCTGGTCCTACTACTATACCCATAACATAGAAAGGTCCCATAGAAGGAGCATATGAACCTTCAACAATTTCATCTACTACATATAACTCTAATCCACTTAGGTTATGTGTATATACTATTTTATCTACATTATTCTTTCTTACTATACACTCTACCTTATTTAATAATGGATACATCTTCATCAAATAGCAGTTTGCAGTGTTATACGCATTAGCTATTAGCTGTACATAAGGATCATTTTTAGTACTCTTTAAGAAATTCTTCTTAAATGCGAATTTAAATTCACTATAAGATTCTCTTGCAGAAGCACCACCAGTAATCTTTATATATAATCTAGTACCATCCTGCCTTAATCTCTTATTAACTTGACCTTCTACATTCCATCTTGGAGGAAGTATAGCACCAAGTTTAGCAGCCTCAATAAGATCTAGCATATCAGAATAACCAAATCTATATAATAATCCTTTACCAGAGTAGTTACCTCCACCTGTACCAGCATATGCCCATTTTACTCCATCAGGATCTGTAAATGTTCCACAAGAATATACTCTAGTGTCTTCTGTATGTTTAATAAGAGCAACTACTAAATCATTTTTCCTAAATGCTGTAGCATCTCTAGGACTAACTGCATACAAATTACCCATGTAAGTAGCTACTGATTGAGCACCATTGATATTAGTTAGATCACTCATCCATTCTTTTTTATCATTATCCGTCCAAGGAATTAATGTACCTGTATCCGAATCTTTTAATGCAGTAACAGTGTTATTACTAAAATTACACTCTCCATAATATAGTTGTTGTCCATTCAAATCTGGCCAGAAATGAGAGTCAGAGCATCCGACTAATAAGAAAGATTCACCAGTATAATCATTATCGTAAACCTCAATATATCTAATCTGTCTTTCTCTTAATCCAGAACATTTCCATCCTGTAGAAGATGAGGTAGATGCTACTACTGGTTCGATAGGACAATGACCATAGTTTAGAGGAGTAACACTATTAGTACCATCGCCTCTAAAATCAAATAGATAATTTATAGAACCATTAATTGGATCATACATCATCAAGAGAGCTGTACCATCTTCAGTTCCTACACCGCCAGTACCCCATACAATATATTCTACGTCCTGCCCAGGATGTTCAGCATTATTTTTTGGAGTCCATGCACAAATCCATCTAATATAAGTACTACTATCAGTATAAATCTTAGTAAAATTGAACCCATCTTTGCTATATTGACATGTAGCAGGTCCAGCGGTACCAATATATAAGGTTCCAGTTTTAACACTATTATATCTAGAATAACTATAACTAGGAAGATTATTTCTTGCAGAACTCCATGTAGTTCCATCAGATGTATAATACGTGACACCGCCTGCTGTTAATAGTAATTTACCTTTAAATACTACAAGAGTCTTACCTACCGATCCAGCAGTAAATACATGGGTATAATTTAATCCATCTCTAGTTCTATATACTAAAGTAGGATCATATGTTACCATATACATATATCCATTAAATTCTACCATATCCCATATAGCTTGTCCACCTAAATGAGCAACTTTAGTAAATTTTAATCCTTCTGCATCAGAACGATAAACACAAGTAGCACCACCAGATGCTACTCGACCACCAAGCCACAATCTAGGAATATCATTAGCAGGTTGCCATGCTAACATGTGTTTAATCCACATGGCTTGGCTATTAAGTGTCGGATATTTAAATAAATCACCATGAATACAGTTATATGTTTTACCACTAATTCTATTATTAGCACCAGACTGAATTACTCTCATAGTTTCATAAAATGATAGATCAGTGAAGACATGAGTGGAACCCCAGAATTTAAGATTCCATGTCTTAAATGATGCACCCATATTCAAATCTACCATTTTCTTTAAGTCTTCAAGCTCTTTAGTCTTTTTATCTAAATCTAACCAGATTTGATATATATTTTTTTGCTGTTTTATGGAAGAATCTTGATACCAAGTTGTATCACCCCAAATTTCTTCATCTCCTGCTTTTCTATCAGCAACTTCTTTTAGAAATTTATTTTGGAGTGATGGAGCTAGTTCTTCCCATTTTATCTTATACTCAAGATCAAATACTCTCATGATTACTCTCCTTGATTATTTAAAATATTACTAATATCATCCATCATAATATCTATAGATTCTAATCCACCACCAGATAAATACCAAATATCAGAATCTAAATAATATATATTATTAGTCTGATATGCTTTAGTCTTTTTTATCAAGTCATTATTAAATAATCTTTTAGCAGATTCTCCCAAATTTACGGAGAAGTCTCTATCAATTACCATGATATAATCTGGATTAGTCTCTAGTATATATTCATAAGATATAGTTTTACCACCTGGAGATTTAGTATCTTCGTTTCTATCTTTATTAACAACTGTTTGTAGACCAAATACATCAAATACAAAACTATACCTCATTCCAGGACCATATGCATGTAAACTATTACCAGTAGTCAATACTAACAATCCATATTTATTTTTATTCCTAGAATCAGCTCTAATAGTATCTATTTTAGATTTGATACCAAATAGTCTATTAGTAACCATATCCTCTTTATCAAATATTTCTCCTAATATTCTCATCTTATTTTCAAATGATACTAGATAATTATTATTATCAATACTAAGATCTATAGTAGGAGCTATTTCAGATAACTGTTTATAATATGGACTTTGTCTTCCACTAATAATAATTAAATCAGGTTTAGTAGCATTTATCTTCTCAATATCTACATTTTTCATCTGACCAATATCTACAGTATTATCTTTATATTTATCAATATATTTTGGTAGATAAGAAGAACAAGTAGCTAACATTTCTGGATGAATATCAAGATAGTCTAAACTATCTAATACTCCTATATCCATTACTACTACTCTCTTAGGATTTTTAGGAACCACAGTAGTTCCCTGCAAATGATTAACTGTAACTGTTTCCTGTTCTTGGCTATAATTGATATTAGATTCATTATGACCATAATACATATTACCTACATAATATCCCATAAACCCTATAATTAGTACAATAATATAGGATATAATGTAATTACGTATCTTGGTGAACATATTCATATAATTCCTCCTTTTATGAAAATATCTAAAATTTATCTAGTTGTCTTGATATATGAATTTTAATGAGGAATGGTTTTATACCATTCCTCACACAATTTAGTCAAACCTAGAATAATAAGTATCCTCATCTCTTTGATAGTCATCAAATTGATATTTGGTAAACTTATCTATCTCATGAGTTTCAGGAGGGATTTTATCTTTATGACGCACTATATCTAATGCTTTATGAATATTATCATTTATAGATCTATTTTCTGTATATGGTTGTAAGTTTCTATCACTCACTCTTCATCTTCCTCCTCTTCTATTTCGGATACGTTTGAAGGTAAGAATCTGATATATTTCTTATATAATATATCGCCATAACCATCGGGTTTAGTACTTATTCTCCATTCAAAGGCATTTACATAGTTATTTTCTTGATATGAAGAAGATACCAAATCATAATATATTTCTTTTCTATCATCTAAAGTAGGTCTTTCTATTTCTAGTTTACATAAAATAGATTTTAGATTTCCAAATGATTTAATCCATGTATCGTTAGATATTATATTTTTTATCTGTACTGAATATAGACTAAGATCTGCACCTATATGAGTGTATTCTTTATCTAATTTGCCCATTAGAAGCATTGTTAAAGAATCCATGTACGATTCAGTATCTAGTGCTTTATATGCTAACATAGTAACTACATTAACAGTACTAGGTGATTCAGCAAAATCATTCTTATAAAATTTTAGATTATAAGAAATACCTGGAGTACTAGCATGGATAAATGATATATAATAATCCTTATATTTGGTCAATATATCTTCTGGAAATACAGGATAACAATCCTCTGTTATATAGTGTCTATTATGAGGAGTATATTCTCCTGGTACAGTTATCTTAGCAAAGAAATCATATGAAATAGGTTTATTTATAGAAGGTTTATTAAATAAAATTCTATAATAACTGTTTTTATAAAAAGATACTAATGATGGTATTTTAGGACTCATTCCTAATACATGAAGATCATGAGTAGTATTTATATCTTTAGATATTTTATGGATATGATTAGTCATATCCATTACCACATTTTCATCTACTAGTTTACCATTTAAGAATATATTCATCAATTTCTTATTATAGTTTCTATCTAAATACATTTTATCTAGATATATATAACCACTTTGAGGAAGAGTAGATATACCATGTACACTATGATGACCAGTATAGAATATCAATACATCTATATCTTCTCCTCCTTTTAGATTATAACCCTTATTGATATGAAGTGTATTAGTTTGATCAGTATAAACATAATCTCCAAACTCAGAATATACAGCAGTTCTATTGATAAATACTCTGGTTCTACTATCTAGATTAACTATATCACTATATGGAGGATTAATCTTATAAGAATATTGACCTTTTATAGCCTTAATATTAATCTCTAATTTCTGTACAGAATATTTATTGTGATTATGGCAGAATACAAATCTTATATCATTACCAGATATAATACCTAATGGTGCATTAGCAACAAATTGTATCTGTTTATCATTAATCCTTGTATAGTATCTTTCTGATATAAATCTACCATATTGATCAGTTACAAAAAACACTGTATCAGTAAATTCTTTATATGGAAATGGGATATCTACTTTTAGATTACTGGCTATAGCAAAGTCTTTAGTAGGTACATTTATTCTAACATTAAAATCCTTATTAAGTGAATTAACTCTATATGTGGTTATAGTAGCAAATATTTCTACTCCACCATAATGTGTAGGAGCTGCTGTATTAGTAGTTCCTCCATAAGGATAACCAGCATTATATTCATACAGTGGAGTATATGAAAGAGGGATTTGTAACCACATTTTAGTGTTTTTATATATTTTACCATAATATGATAAATCTATAAGAGTATCATAACTCCTATCTCCACTATCAAAATTACTACAGTCAACAGTTATACCATCTTGATTAGCATAATAAAAATATTGGGTTGAGTATAATGGTATACCACCACTATTTAGATGATCTAAATTATATCTAACCCATTGACCTCTATATGGTGATATAGGAGGGTTATAAGTTGCCATATTATTTCATATCCTCCTTAAGTATGTGCTTTTGTTATTTGTTCATCAAACCAAATAAATGTATCATCATCCACTACAGATAAGAATTTATTTTTGCTGTGATTCATACCATCATCGTCTACTGAACCAGATATTTTTACTCGTTCTAATAATATACCAGTAAGGTGTTTACCAGGAACTAATACTCCTATATCCTTAGGATTATTAAATGTAAGTCTTCCTGTACTATCTATTGAATATCTACCTGGTTCTAGATATGCTGTATTAACAAATAGCATTAAATTACTATAATCAAATACCAGATTATTAAATATAGCTTGGGGTAAATCTACATATTCATTAGTATTTATATTTATATAGAATTTTCTTATCACTATAGTATCTTTATCATATATAGTATCTTTATTATGATAATATATTACTTGTATACTTTGTCCTTTTAATAGTCCATCATATGGATTTGTAAGAGTAATCTTTTGACCTTTTATATCCCAAATATATCTATCTCCCTGATCCATAATCACTGAACCTCTAAAGATCATAAAATCTTGTACTAGAGATTTTCTAGGAAGATCAAATACAGTTTGACCATCTACAGTTGCTGTTATATCATATATATCAAAAGTAAACTGAGTAAATTTATTAGCAACTGCTTTATTCTCTGAAAATACTACCATATTATATACTGAATTTACACAATCTGCTTTATCATAAGCAGATATCATTTGCAGATGATCATTAGCAATTAGGTTATATCTTTCAGGATCTATAAAAGTAGTATTACTAAATAATAAGAAATTATTTTTAGTCAACGTGTATTGAGTGAATTTAGGAGAAAATTTAATATTGCCATTAGCATCTGTAGATATAGATTCAGATATAAAATAAGTTATACCAGATCTAATACCAAATGAATCCTCAGTATTCTCATAATTATAATCTGTTTCTTCCCAATCTCTTCTAACAAATGGGAATACGAATGATATGAATCTTTCTAAGTAATTAGCAGGTATATTAAGATGCCTTCTATCAAATCTCAATGCTATATAATCATATCCATTAAAGAAATCATAATCTACATTCTGAATCAAGTGTTCATGTTCACTACTAAATACATAAAATGTATGAGGGCCTTTAGGATACAGATCATATGGATATGGTACTTTTATTGGATAAGATTCTAAATAATAGTTTGCTATATCATATTGTAAGTCTTTTAAGAATATTTCTTTATGATATAGTTTTAAATCTCTATTAAATGGTACATTATCCATATCTTCGTCACTTTCCATATAGATAACGTTTACTTGACTCTTATCTGGTAAAGGAAAATCAAATACAACATATTTTTCCAAGTACTCATTATTAAATGATGGAATAAGAACATGATAATGGTTTCTTCCTATATATAAACCATTTACAAATATTAGAAACTTATTTTCATTCCATGCAGTTTTCATAGTCTCTTTTAATATCAGTATATTATTATTAGCAGTATAATCCCCATTAGCAGAAGTGTAAGTTTCATTAAGATATTGCCTGTTACTGCATACAAACAATCTTCTATTTAATATCCTATCATCATTTATTAAAGTAATCTTATTATCTACTATATTAAACCCTATAGGGTAATAGCTATAATCAGTTACGTATCCTAATATCATTATATCATTGATATTAATATTTGGATTATTGGCATATTTATCATTTAACTCTTTTTCTACAGCAACTACATTTGCCACTCCTACACCAATAGCAGCCATATATTAAACCTCCTTTATATAATATCGAACTAATTATCAAAATGTCACCCCTATGCTTGTTATAGCATAGGGGTATTTTGTTATGGAACAGTAATTGTACAATAAATATCACAATCAACTTTTTCTGTTGTATTAATTCTACTATAAATTTCATAGTATTCAGGTTTAGAACCAGGAATGGATGGACCTGGATCTTGTATTCCTGGTTTAACATCAGAGACAATTATACTAGCGTTGAACAAATCCCATCTAAGTTTATATGGTACATGTAATATTGCATTAAACAAATCTTTTTCAAAGTCATTAATTAACTGAGGATAATTATCTAAAGTTACATTGATAGTAGCATTAAATTCAGTACTATAAGGAACAATAACATCTATTCTACTAGATATATCTAAAGTATATAATTTACCAACTCTTATAATAGAAGCAATAGATTTAGATACACTTTTTTGTACTGTGCATATATTAGCCACATCTTCAAGTAGATTATTATGTTTATAGAATCTGATCAAATCTATTCGATCAGTATCAGCTATACTAGTAGATGCATACATATGAAAAGTAGCAATATTACCATTATAAGTAGTATTCTTATTCCATAAACAATAAACACCATTTATGAATATAATACAATACTCTTTATATTCGGTAGATTTAAAGAAAGGATTTACAAACAAATCTAGAGTATAAGTACCATCAATTTGTTTTTTCATATTACTCTTAAACCATTTGGTATCTAATCTAAATCTTGCTGTAGTAGAATGATCTTCATATATATTATCTATTCTATTTTGATTATAGGTCATTACATAGTTTAAAGCATTGGAGAGATTCTCTCCATATTGTAGATCTTGTTTATGATGATAATCAAATCTTTTCATAAAATCATCAAATAATGGGTCTAATTCATATATCCCTTCTTTCATAGTTATATAGTCTTTTATATAATTAGTATTGTTAGGATATATACAATTTGCTTTATTCTCTAATGAATCACTAAAGTATACACAAGTTAAATATCTAGGAACTCTTTCAGCAGGTCTAGAAGTTCTTAGATATTTAATTATATTCATAGGATATACTTTACCATACAAATCTGGAATATATCTTCCTTGATCATCAAAACAAATGAAATTATCTAATGTAATTTGGCATCTCTTATCTATATTAAGATCATATAAGAAAAACCTATTTCCTTTATCTAATTGCTCTTTCCTAATCTCATCATCTCTATTAGTAGGATCTTCTAGATCACTAAGCATCTTAAAGCATACTACTGTACCTCTTTTGTTATTAGGAAAAGTATCTCCAGTTTGAACAAAGGTAAGTGTTCCATCTTTGATCATATATCTTTGAGGAGATATAAATACATCTTGGATGAATAACATAGAATTTTCCATTGTAAATATAAATCCATGTTTCTTATCTTCTGGTAATTGTATCATGGTTTTACCATTGTGATTATAAGTTTCTACATAAAAGAAGTATGGTTTAGGATGTAATTTACCATAAGCATTTGCTCTCTTAGTTCTAGCATATATAAATAATAATGATGCTCCTAAAGGAACAAAATCTTCTGGATTGGTTAGAGTAAGTGTATTCTTATTTATATCTATGATATATCTATATTGACCTTCCATAGATACAGAGCCTCTGAATACAATAAATTTATGATAATCGAACCCATCAGTTACAGAAATTTTAGGTATATTAAATACAGATTGATTATCTACTGTAGCAGTAACCCATGCAAATTCCATATCTGCTAAATCTTGGAATAGATGTAAATCTGAACCAGTAGTATCAGTTATAATCTGCATAGTAAACAAGTCTGTACTCTTTATCTTCAACTTCTTATAATTATAGAATTGAAGCAAATCATAACCTTCTATTCTATATAGAGATGGATCTACTAGTGTAGTATTTTTATATAGTAATACCTTATCTCCAGGTTTAACATAACCGTTATCCCATGCCATGAAATACATAAGAGCAGAGTCTCCTATAAAGTACTTTGCTTGTAATTCACCATATCTCCATACATATTTCATATAGTTATTCACATTATCCGAAGTACTACTATTAGGATCTTCATAAACTTGATCTTGTATTCCTATTTGATTTATTACTCCAGAACCAGATATTCCTTTTAAGCAATGATCTGGATCTATGTAATAGAATATTGATGCAGAAGAATAATCAAATTTTCCGTCATTATTGAAAGCATATAAAGGACTAAGATCTGCTCTTTCTCCTTTATATTCTTCATATATTACTCTAAATGGTATAGTTACTATTTCTAATGACTGTACTCTAGGATTTAATTCAGAATCTCTATTAGGAAAGAATAAAGTAGTATATCTATCAGATCTTCTTATATCTATTTGAGATAGAGGAATGAATTTCTCATCTAAGAATAACATAAATATCTGTTGAATAACACCATCTTTATATAGTTTATACATATTTCCTTCTAAGTAATGATTTTCATTACTATAGAAATTCATTTCAAATTCTATACCAGATACTTCAATAATAGTAGTGTTTCTACTATGCTTGATAGTATATTCTTTATTACTTTTATACCAAGAACTATTTGCTTGATGCCAGTTTAATTTGCATCTTCTTGGTAGATAATCCAATTGGTGTCTATTGAAATAATATGTACCATAATGGATTTGTTTTTCCAACTCTTTCATAGTATATCTTTCACTATTCTCTATAGAGTTAGATTCATCATATAAGAAATAATTACTTATACTATCAGTACCACTAAAGTATAGATTAGGAGGTACAAAATCTTTAGTATATACAATATCATTTGTAATAACGAAGTTATCTATAGATAATCCTCCAGCAGTAAACACCTTATGGATATATTCATTACCGCTTAAGACAGAATTACCTATAATTAACTCATTACCTGATTGGAAAGAACCAGATAATGCTAATGCAGGACACACTTGAATTCCATCTATATAGAAATAACTATATTTAGACCACCTATTAGTATATTTAGTTAAAGTAAATGTATGCCATCTATTATCAAAACTCCAATCTATTGGAGTTGAATATACCATAGAAGTATCATTGAATTTAAATTGGAAGTATTTTCCTTCTTCTATAGATATAATGTCTCTTGTATCTTCTTCATTGGTGTTTCTTGTAGATAGTATAGGCATATACTCATTTACATTTCTTTTATCTATCTTATATTTGAAATAGATAGTAAAACTTAATGAGCTAAAGAAACCGTTTACCACAGTAGAATCTTTTATAGACAAACCAGCATCTTCAGTATTAGGTAATAGAGTAGCACATCTTTGATGTGAGTCAAGAATTGGAGAAGCCTCATTAAAAGAGACTCCTCCTAGATTTATAACTCTATTATCCATACAACCATAAGAAGCAAACCTAAGGTCTAATAATAACATTATTATTCACTCCTTATGCAATGGAGTCAATTAAACTAATTACTTCTTTACTATAACTAATCATAGAAGGACCACAAACCTTCTCTATCGCTTTCTGTTTATTAAGATATGCTCCTATATAAGCATCAGTAATCATAGCAGAGAAATGTGGGAAGTATTCCATTGCAAATACAGTAGATGAACCATACAACATCATCCATCTTTCAACAACCATATCAGTACTAATAACCTTTTTATTAAGATGGAGGGTTTCTCTCATAGCAGCTATAAAAGTTTTAATATTTTCATATGGTGTAGCTTCAGACTTTTCAGTTCCTTTAGAAATGCTATTTCTTTCCATCAGCATATCTAACATAGCAGCTTCTCTATTACTAATACCAGCAACCTTAGTAGAAATACTCTTAGCTCTATCCTCACTTAAGTTTAATATACTGGTAGTGAAGAACATAGAAGACAGATATAATACACTTACTCTACTAGATTCCTGAATAGATACTTTTGCAAGATAATCTATTACCTGAGTAAAACATTTAGCATATGCTTCAGTAGCTATATTAACCATAGAAGTTCTATTAAGAATCTTATTAATAGCTTTATGATATACCATAGATACAGTACCATTGATGAGATAAGATAATAGTTTGGATTCATCTATATTATATGCAGAACCAGACTTATTCTTCTCTATTACTCCAGTACAATCTATAAATACTTTCATTTCTCTTTCCTTAGACTTTAAGTCTGTAGCACAAAATACTTTAAATGCTTTAGGAAGAGGATTAACACAATCTAAGAGAATAGTATTCTTAGAATTCAATACAGTAACTATATTTTCAGATATTCTAGCTCTCTTAATAACATATAAAACGTCAGCAAACATATTCGAAGCCTTATCAATAACAGGATCCTTCATAATAGCATCTGTTATAGCTTTAGTATAAATAGGATGCTGCTGATAAAGATAGGTGTCAGAATATGACTTATATTTGTTTTCCATAAAGTAACCTCCCTGAAAATTATTATCACTATGTCACCCCATATACTTTACCTTAAGTTTTACTTTTTGAAAGACCAATGAATAAGAGGTGACTATATAATGTTTGCATTAACAGAACTCAATGACTACAATAAGTATATTAAAGATAACTATACTTATTATTTCAACAACAAACCTGTTCCTAGAGTAACTGAAATTATTCATAAAATGATATCAGAAGAATCTATTATACAATGGGCTAATTCTCTTGGTTTTAAACACAAAGGATATACAAAAGCTGTAAATGAAGCAGCTGATTTAGGAACAGCTGTTCATCAGTATATAGAAATGTATTTAAAGACTGGTATTTATGATGATACTAATAGTATGCTACTAAATTATAATTTCAGTAATTGTATTAATGCTTTTAAAGCATGGTATGATACTATTACACAGAATCATATTGTAAATGTATTGTCTCAAGAAACTCCTGTAGTATGTGAGTATTATGGTGGTACATATGATTTACTTATTGAGATAGATGGTAAGAAATGTCTAGTAGATTTTAAAACTACTAATAAAGTATCTTATAAGCATTTTATGCAATTATCTGCTTATAATAGAGTCTTAAGAAACAATGGTGTAGATATTCAATATTTCTTAATATTACAATTATCCAAAACTAATCCTATATATACTGAATATGTGGTAGATCTCAATGTTCCAGAGCATAGTATATATTTTGATAGATGTGAGAAAACTTTTTTATCCTTATTATATTCATACTATAATATTCAATACTTGAATAAAGAGTTTAGTGTAATTGAGAAAGAAGTGAAAAGATAGCATGGATAATATATTTCTCCAAGATAAAAAATTTAGATTTTATGATTCTCCAGAAAAAGAACTGGTAGACTTAGATGATTTTATACTAAAATATGAGTCTATAAAAAATAAGGAAAATAAGAATTTTATAGATAAACTCAAACTATTATGGTTAGAGAATATAAGTATTCCTAAGAAGAAGATATTAACCAAATCTTTTATGCTTAGTATTTTAGGTCTAAGCAATCCTAAAGATTATATGAATTTATATGCAGGAATATTTTATGTATGTTTAAAACATAAGAACCCATCATACTTAGAAAATTTATTTAAACTATTTGCTACAGATGAAGTTAATATATACTATTATGATAGTTTTGATAATATAGAAGTTAAAGTTCCTGATTATAGAGAACTTCATAAATATAAAATTTTGATTGTAGTAAAAGGGAATAGCACTACTATAAATACATTGTTAGAAGATCCAAGAATATATCCTATGGCTAGAAGATATGGAGGAAAGAAATTTATTTATAAAACCTCATTCTATTTAGATCTAGGTTCTCATACTATGGATTATATTATAAATATCTATAATACAGATGATATTACACTCACATCTACTAGTAATATAATATCTATAGTAGAGTTGAATGCCAAAGATAACACAATAACCAATCAGTCTATACATTTAGAGAAAGAATATAAATCTATATTATTTAATTATATAAACAATACAATTCTTATAAATTTTTATATCATACTTACAGCTTTATTTGATATTAAATTTAATGCTTTAGGAGAAACTATTGTAGATGTAAACGTACAAAGAAAGATAGGAACCTAATGGTTCCTATCTTTTCTCTTTCTAATATAAATTTCAATTATGTACTATATATATGAAGGGATGTGATCAATAAATGATGACACAAGATTTATTTGTAGAAGCTCATATATCAGATTTACATTTTGGAGTAATAGACCCATTAACAGAATATAAAATTTTAACCACTCAATTTCTGAATTATATAGATTCTATGAATGTATTAGATATAGTTTCTGTAAATGGAGATATATTTGACCATAAACTTATGGCTAATTCAGATGCAGTAATGTATACTATGTATTTTATGTATAAGCTGATAGATATATGTAAGAGAAAGAATAGTACTCTTATACTTATATCTGGAACAGCTTCTCATGATGCCGATCAATTAAAATTATTCTATCCTCTTGTGAAAACAGGAGGATGTGATGTAAGAATTGTATTAGAAGCTCAATTTCTTTTTGTAAAAGGGAAGAAAATTTTATGTATTCCTGAGCTGTATAACATGGGAGAAGCATATTATACCAAACTATTATTAGAATCTGGTACATATGATTCGTGTTATATGCATGGCACTTTCAAAGGAGCTATAAGAAATAAGAATGAGCATGATCTAAATTCTAATAGAGAACCAGTATTTGATATGGGAGATTTTAGATGTTGCTTAGGTCCTATCATATCTGGGCATAATCATGTAAATTCTGTTTATAAGAAACATTTTCATTATTGTGGTTCTCCTATAAGATGGTGTTTTGGTGAAGAAGAAGATAAAGGATTCTTGATATTAATACATAATATACATACTAGACAATACATAGTTCATTTAGAACCAATATATTCATTTATCTATTCTACAGTAAATCTAGATGATATATTAAACTCTGATCCACAAGTGATAATAAATCATATAGAAAATCTAAAGAAAAATGGAATAGATAAACTAAGAGTTGTATTTACTAAGAATGATGTAGAAAAGATAGCTCTTATAAAGAACTATTTCCATAATAAAAAAGATATTAAGATAAAGACAGATTTTGAAATGTCTACTATAGAAGAGAAGCTAGAAGAGATGGATACTAAGTATATTAAGTATTCATATTTATTTGATAAGAATCTGTCTACTACAGAGAAATTGGTTCAATATATTAATCAAGAAGAAAATAGTACTTTATGGACTACTGAATCATTAACTAGATTCATAAAAGAATTAGCAAGTTTATGATAGGCAAGACATTCAAGTACTAAATTTTACTATATGGAAAGGAATTATGTGATGAGACAAAAAAGAGGTTCTAAATATGCTGATACTACTAGTAATATGAACTATGTTGAGTACGGTTTAGATGAACCATTACTAAATTCATTTTGTTCATATGTACTAAGTGAGAATACATCAGTGCATAAATATGGACTAACTACATTATCAAAAATTATATCAGATATACCAGAGTCTATGTTTGATAAGAATCAACGTATGTTAATAAAATTTAAATTTCTTAAGGTAGCATTGGAGTTTAGATTAGAAGGTTTATCTAATAGAGAAATGCTACTATCTGCTATTAATAGGAAATTTGATATATCAACCATATCAGGAGAAGATAATTTCCTAAGAGAGTTGTCTAACGATGAAGTAGTTTATATAGAAAAAGTATTATCATCTTTTATGAATAATAACTATATAAACTCTCATATTATAGAATTCAAGAATATCCTTAATGAATACCAGAGGGGTTCATATAGAGACAGGGAAGTCTTATTACCGCGTATTCGTGAATGTATGGGTTCCACATTAACCCAATTTCGGCGTAATGACATGTTAAAAGATTCGTCTATGAATATTTTTAGACTTTCATCAATGAATGATTCTATATATGATATCCATAAATACATTACTTCTCCATTTTATAATTTAATTACTGGAATGCAAGGATTTAATATGATGCTAGGAGGTGGGTTTCAAAAAGGAAGAGTGTATATGTTTTTCGCTCTATCAGGTGAGGGTAAAACAACTACACTAGAAAATATATTCTATCAAGTATGGAAAAATAACAAAGGATTTAAAACTAAAGATCCTACTAAGAAACCATGTATAGTATATCTTACAATGGAGAACTTGGTAGTAGAATTAGTATCAGCTTTATTTCATATAATCACTAAAGGCAAAGAAATGAAGTCATGTTCTACTCCTAATGAAGCATTAGAAGAGTTTAGAAAAGCTCAATTCTATTTTAGTGATAATGAGATAGAGATACTGATTAGATTCAAACCTGTAAACTCTGTAGATACATCGTATATGTATACTATAGTAGAAGAGCTAAATGATGAAGGATATGAATGTATAGCATTCTTCCAAGATTATCTTATGCGAATAAGACCATCTATAGTTACTAACAACTCATATGAAGATTTAGGTACAATAGCAAATGATTTTAAAACTTTTGCTATTCTAAATGATTGCCCTGTAATATCAGCATCTCAGTTGAATAGAGAGGCTGCTAGAATTATAGATGAAAGTAGAGGAAAGAATGATCCTAACCTTGTAAAGAAGATAGGTAGAGCTAATGCAGGTGACTCAGTTAATATTGAGCGTAATATAGACGGTATGTTTATATTAGTACCTGAAATATCTCAAATGGCAGAGAGATTTATGGGTATTAAAATGGTAAAACATCGTTATGATATTAATTGTGATATCACATCTATTTATCAGCCATATTATCCAACTTCTAAAATAGCATTGGTAGAAGACTTGTATGAGCCTATAGCTAAATATAGAACTAGTCTTGCTATAAATGAAGAAGAGATGAGAAATAAATTTGGAATAAATGCAGGTAATGATAATAGACAAAATATTGCGTCTGTTATAGATATAATGCAGAATTCTCATAAAAATACACAGGTTATGATGAATCAAGGAATCCAACCTACAGTTATTCCTCAATATGTAGAACCACCTCAAGAAGATAATAGAGAAGTATCATTTAGTTTTTCCATAACAGATAAACCAAAACCAGAACCTACTGTAGAATTAAGACAAGTAGTATATTTTTATGATGATGATGGTAATACTATAGATATAGATCCATATGAAGATGAAGAAGAAGATAGTGATAAATAAACAAATAAATCTGGTGTTGGATAATACATCCAACACCAGATATTTATCTTTGTGGTCTATATGGTTCTATGATTTCTTTAGTAGCATCATTTAAATGATTATTATTAAATTTAGATATTGAAGTATAATTAGCATTATAAATTTTAGAAAGTGAATCAGCCAATATATTCCTAGGTATAAGTTTAAGAGTCTTTTTAGCTAAATCAAATTGATGAACGTCACACATGTCGTTTAATAATAATATTATAAAAAACAATTTTGTAGAACCATAAAGATCATATGATAACCGTTTAGGGTTATATCTATATTTATAAATCTCTTCACTAGTGAGTTTAACTTCAATAGCTTGTTCTTTAAGTTCATACATATAATCATTTACTATATTCTTTATTATAAACTCATAAGATCTATCTCTAGTCTCTATATAAGAGAAATCTGGATAAGCTGTATTAGATTCACTCTTATTACCAGCATTGATAAAAGATATAATAGTATGAGTTTCACTAGGAAGTTTATTAGAAGTATCTATAGCCAATATTAATCACCTTCTCTACCAACTATAACAGGTTTAGTTATATCACCAGAATTAAATGATACTATAAATCTAGTACCAACAGGAATGAATTTCTTAGGATAAGTTCTAGTTACTTCTCTAGGAAGTTTTAGTTTAATAACAGCAGATTTCTTTACTTTACCAAATTTAATTTTACTAGTATCCTCATTCATAAGATGAGGTACAGAAACATATGTAGTTTCTACATCTCTACTATTATTTTGCAATCCATTTATAGACTGTAGTCTAAATGTTTGGACTCTAGGTCTATACTTATTAACATGATCATCCATTAATATAGCAACCTCAGTAGTGCTAGTATCAGTTATACCCATTTATATCACCTCATTAATCAATTGTTTTAAAGGAGTGTTTTGTATGGCTAAACAGAAATCACCTAAAATTAGATCTCTTACTAATCTTAAATCTAGATTGTGTACAGATCCCCATATATCTGATTTATTTGTTCATGATGTATTGAGAGTAACAGGATTAGAATTTGATAGTGAAGGATATATAGTAGATCCAGAAGAAAATCCAATTGAGCCAGATTATATTCTTATAAAGAATAAAGTATTGAGATATACCAATGCAGGTGTATTACATGCTAATGATATTATATTCGACCCATATAATATGCCGTCTATTATGGATGAATTATTTAGAAGATATCTAAGTCAATCACATCCAAATGTAGTATCTACTCAGATATTGGCGAAGTCTTTAACTACAGCTCCTAGAATAGATACTTACGGATATATCTCTATTATATATGGAGATGGTTCTAAAATAGTGACTAAGTGTCATTATAAAGACTCTACTAAATATTTAGAAGCATTTATGAGATTAGAGTCTATGACTGATAATATGATAGATTCTACTCTTAGAAAATATGATGAATATGAAGCAATAGAGTTTGGAGATAAAGAAAGGAAATCCAAATGATTCAGTTAACAGATGAACAAATAAATCTTATAAAAACTGCAATTAAATGGTATAGAAGTGCTGATTCTGAACAAGTCTTCCAATACTCTGCTCCTGCTGGAGCTGGTAAATCTACGGTAATGCACGCTATTATAGATGGTATCGGATTAGAAGATACTGAAGTTGCTCCTATGGCATATACAGGAGCAGCAGCAATAGTAATGCGAATTAATGGATTTTCTAATGCATGTACTATACATTCATGGTTATATACATTACAAGAATCATCAATATTAGATGAATCTACCAATAAGTATAAGAGAAAACATAGATTCGTTTATAAAGGTATTAGTCCTGCTATGTATAGATTAATCTGTATAGATGAAGCATCTATGGTTCCAAATCATATGTTGCAAGATATACTTAGATCAGGAATCAAAGTTTTAGTATGTGGTGATCTTAATCAGTTACCTCCTGTAAATGATAATCCAGCTTTTCTATATAGTGGAGAAGTACATTATCTTACTAAGATAATGAGACAAGCAGAAGGTTCTGCTATAGTAGAACTATCTAGAAAATTATTGGCAGGAGTAGACTTAGATCCTGGGGATTATGGAGAAGTAAAGGTTATCACTAGATCTGAATTTGCAGAAAATATAGAAAATATAATCACATCCACAGATGTAGTAATCTGTGGATTAAATAACACAAGAGATTATCTTAATAATACTATAAGAACCAATATATTAGGAAAGCATGGTAATCTTCCTAAATTAGGAGAAAAAATAATCTGTAGAAAGAATAACTGGACTATTGATGTTGATGGCATCAATCTAGCTAACGGATTATGTGGAACTGTAAAGTCAAATCCAGATATTTCTAATTATAATAAAGGAGGTACTTTTACAATAGATTTTACTCCAGATCTATTTCCTAATATTACGTTTACTGGTATAAAATGTGATTATGATTATCTTATGGCTGATAGTAAAACAAGAAGAGAAATGAAAACATTTAATTCTCCTCTTTATAGACCAGAAGGAGAAAAGTTTGAATTTGGATATTGTATTACTACACACTTATCTCAAGGATCTCAGTATAAGAGAGGAGTATATTTACAAGAATTTATGCATGGTGGAAAAGAAGTAAATTCCCATTTAAACTATACAGGCATTACTAGATTTAGAGAGTATTGTGTGTTTATCATTCCTGATAGAAGAATATATGTACCAGTAGTAAAACATGTAGTTACATTAAATAAAGAATTTGTCTAATATAAATTTCAACTATATACTATTTATATGAAGAGGTAGTAATCATATACTATCTTGTATTTCTAAGTTTTCTAAAAGAAAGGATGTTTTATTATGAGTATTTTTCCAGAAAGAATTAGTGTTGTAAAGCTGTATGATGATAACCACAATGAGATTCAGTTAGAGAAGTTTTATTTGATTCTCTTGGCTGATCTGGATTCAGAAGTAGAAAATGAAGGTAAATGGTTAGTACTGGACGGAAGACAAGCTGTTATCAATTATTTATCTAGTGAGTTTTATAATGGTATTGATCCTCTTAAGTCATATATACTTACTGGTAATATAAGATTAGGAAATGAGGTTTCTGTATATACATTCTTGAGAGCTATGCTTGATAGACCTGATGTAGAAACTTCGATTTCTTTAGATCAGTTAGATGAATATGTTTCTTCAGTACATCCTGATGTGAATCTCAATGCGATCTACGCAAAGGAAACAAGTTCAAAAAATTAATAAAGTGAGGTGAAGTTATATGAGAGAAATAGTAAGGAAAGGGAGAAAGAATACCAAATCAAAGTTTTATGAGTATTTCATAAATCAATATGGAAATATTGATTGTACTAGAAAAGCACAAGATGCTGAAATAGTAGATAGAATGAGATTATTCATCAATGATTTAGTATTTGGTAATATTCTTCAAGAAAAGTATTGGAATCTGTTTGAGGCAGATTTAAGAGTACTTATATTTGCCCTTAGACATGTTAAGGAAAAGTTATTTAAATTGCAATGTTATAGAGATTGCATACAAAATATAGCTATAAGGAATGATCAAAATGCAAACTCAATTAAGATGAACCCTGCTTTTGAGTCTTGCATGATTGAAACTGAAGAATTGGTAAAGGGGTATATGATTATATATACCGGATTAAACGATTTCTATAATTCTGGTATTCAAAATGGAATGATTAATTTCAAAGCATGTAATTTAGACTATTTACAGAATATTGCGATTCAGTTTAAGAATCCAATATTCAAATTAACAAGAAGGGTAGTACTTACAAATTAAGTACATCGATCTTATGTTTATCAGTAGATCTCTTATAAATCTCAGACTTACTATTCACTCAAAGAAGAGATTGAAAGAAAGAGCTGGGATAGATACCAAAAAGAAACAAGATAAATTTCTGAAAGAGTTTTCCCGTAAGGGATTACTCTTTTCAGAAATACCTAAAGAGTCTAAATTTATTGCATTTAAGAATTATATGAAAAAGTATATTAAAAAAGCAAAGTTTAAAGATCCATTTTGTACTGTATATTTATTTAAGAGGTTCTTCATTATAGTATCATTAACAGGGTTCGTTGTTACTGTATTGAATATAGAGCCTAAAGAGTATAAGAATATCTATAACGATATATTACAAGCAAGTTAATTTACTGCTGATACATTTAAGTAACCATTTATATTGATTGGAGGTTATTTAAGTGGATAAAGCAGCCATAATTAAGTTTAGAAATCTAGCTCAAGTATCTTCTGTAACTCTGTATTCTAAGGAATTAAATGCAGATGGAGTACAGGATGAGTATGTAGTACCTAACAATATTCATATTGTATGTGATAACTCTTTGAATGTTATTGATGATAATAAGGGTAGTGTTATATGGGATGATGATAATGAGGTATTCTATGCCTTCAGGCTGAATACCCCATCATCTTTCTTTGCTGGTCAAACTAATACAATTTCTCATGGTAATCAGCCAAAGGTTCCAATCTGTATGATAGCAGTAGACTATGGTGAGATTCAGAATATGCGATTCCAGTTAAACTACGAACAATTTGAAAAGATTGCTCAGGAGCTCAAGTTGACTGAAGAAGAGCATGATCACCTATATAATAAATTCTTTATCGATCTTGATCAGAAACATCAGATTGAGGTAAAGAGGACTATTAGCTATGATACCCAGACTAAGAAGACTGGTGCTATTGCTAAGAGAAATTATGATGGTAATGATGAGTATATGAAAACTGTTCATCCAGTAGCATATTAATAATTTATAATCTACTGAACTATTCAATAATCACTCAAAGTAGTTATTATTGGGGTTTGGTAACCTAGTGATGTAAATTACTAGGTAAACTGAATTTCAATTGTATACTATATAATTGAAGACTGATAAGCATTGCTTATCAGTCTAAATTAATCACTATTATTTAAGGAGGAATTTTTTTATGATGTTCGAAAATGGTCAGGTATATGGAGGCAACAATACTACTGTAATTCCTAACTATGGTGCTATTCAGGGGCAGCAACAGCAGCAGAAGAATTCAAAGTATAATAATCAGTTGCTGACAGACAAACAGCTTGAGGAGTTGAAGTCCAAGCCAGTATCTGTACAGTACAAGATTAATTATAACAACTTCTTAGCCTCTCAGTGTACTCATAAGTCTAATGGTCAGATTGCAGTAAACTCTATTGAGCCTAATGAGAAGGGTCATGATATGCAGTGTTCTGTATGTCATGAGACTTGGAAGATGTTCCCACTGGATACTCCAAAAGAAGACGTATTCCGGATTGTGGATAACTTTGTAAGTCTTCTTCAGACTTTGAAGGTGTATAACATCTTTACGCCACAGGAAGCATCTAATGTATATGTATGCACTGCAATGGCTAAGTTGGTTCCTGAGATTTGGAATCATGCAGTTAATGAGTTTAAGACCACCTACAAGAACATGAGCAATACAAATCAGGCTTATAATTATTCCTTTGATAATTATCCTGATCTTATTAGCCAGTTGTTCGCATCTTTTGGTGGTGGCACCAATGGCTTTGTTAACAATAGCAATGCTGTGTATACTAATATGGTAAATCCTGGTATGAATATCAATAATCAGGGTTCTCCATTTAGGATTGCTCCTGATGGTAGAGTAGTAGATTCTTCTGGTCTGCCAGTAGATCCATCTGCTAGGTATGATGTATATGGTCGTAGGGTAGGTATGCCTGATATGAGTAATATTCAGACTCCTCCTATGGCTCAGTATTCTACTCAGCAGGCTGTAAATACCACTCCAGCTACTCAGCAGCAGAATGATGGTATGAATATCAGCCCTATTGGATTTGTAGAAGATATTCCAGAGGACTTTACCAACAAGCTGAATAATATGCAGACTACTACCCAGACTGTATCTGTTCCAGGTGTAGCTCCTGCAAATGTAGCTCAGAGTGTTCCACCTCTCCCTGAAGCTCCAAAGAACCCAAATTTAACAAACAACAATAGTGGTGGATTCCCTGCTTAATAATTAGATAATAATTATTGACAACATATATGTGGAGAGAGCTGTGTCTCTCTCCACATATTATTTTTTAGAAAGGGTGTACACTTAGATATGACTAACAATAAACTTACTAAAGAACAAATACAAGCAATAAAAGACTATGGTAATCAGATTACCACAATAGAATTGTTTGTAGATAGTGTAAGAAAGAACCCTGGTGAGTATTTATCCTCAACTGGTAATGAAGGTTGGTTTAATGCTCTTAGAGAAATGATACAAAATGCTACAGATGAAGAAGATAGACAAATATCTTCTTGTGATTGGGTAGCAGTACATTTTAATGAGATAACTCAAGGATTAAAAGTCCAAGATAATGGTAGAGGTATTCCTAAGAAAGATGCTGTAAGAGTATTCTCAAGAGAACATACATCTACTAACTTTAATAAAGTTAAAGGAGAGTATCCATCTGGTCTTCATGGTGTTGGTGTAAAATGTACCAATGCTGTATCATCAAGGTTTACTATTATTGCTAGTATTCTTGGTAAAGGATATAAGATGGAATTCTCTGAAGGTAAGCCATTAAAACAATATAAAGATGGTCCAAAAGACTATAAGGCTAATTTCCATCAGGGTACTTTAGTAGAAGCTATTCCAGATACTTCTATTATGGGAGTTACTACTATAACTTGTCAGGATATAATAAATCTCTTGGAAGGTATTGTACCTCTTATGCATATAGGTGCTAGAGTAGAATTCTTTGGTACGTTGAGAGATGGAAGAGTAATCCATAAAGATATAGTGAATCAAGATGGTGTAGCAACCTTCTTAATTAAGAAAACTATAAAACCATATATAAAACCTATTATAATCGCATATGATAATGGAGAGATGAAAGCAGAAATTGCTATGACCTATGTATGTGATTTAAATAGAGCTCCAGATGTGACCACATTTGCTAATAAGACTCCAGTAAACACCGTACTATCTACTCCATCAAAAGGATTTATGAGAGGAGTATCTGAATTCTTTAGAGATTATATGAATCAGATATTCTTAGCTAATAATAAGAGAATAGATGTTACAGCAGGTGATGTAACTACAGGTTTAGTAGCTGTATGTGCAGCATATCATTGGAATGTGATGTTTGATTCTCAGGCTAAAAATGTATGTAAGAATGAAGAATTAGAACCATTTGTAAAAGATCTTGTAAAACAGTCTTTGCAGGAATGGATCAAATCTAATCCAGATGATCTTACTAAATTATGTAATTTCTTTAAAGATGCTGCTGTAGCAAGAACCAAAGCAGATAGAGAAAGACAGATTGTAAGTAAGAAATATAAGACTGATGATTTTACAGAACTTCCTAAGGGATTTGTAAAAGCAGAAAGAAAAGATAATCTAGAATTATTCATTGTAGAGGGATTATCTGCATCATCTCCATGTGAAACTTCTAGAGATAGTTTATATCAGTCTATATATCCTATTAGAGGTAAACTTCCTAATGCATTTGATACTACTAGAGAAAAGTTCTTGGCTAATCAGGAAGTAAAAGATATGTTATCTATTCTTGGTGGTGGAGTAGGAAAGAATTTCGATATTAGTAAATGCAAGTATGATAAGATCATTATAATGACAGATGCTGATTATGATGGATTCCATATTAGGGTATTGTTATTAAGTTTCCTTCTTATGTATTGTAGACCTTTAGTAGAGGAGGGAAGAGTATATGCTGCATTATCTCCTTTATATCATCTTAATAAAGGTACTAAGAATTGGAAATATTTTACAGATATGAGCGATGTAAATAAGTATGTTAAGAAAGAGTTTTGTAAGAATTACACCATTTATTGTAATAAAAAATTACTAACTCCAGTTCAGATCAACACTCTTATTGATAGAAATCTACCATATCTAGAGTTGATGTATAAGATATCTAATAACTATACTATTTACCCAGTATTATTAGAAGATATATTGATTAATAGAACCAAGAACTTCAAGGAATTCAAAAAGAATATAGAGAAGAAGTATAAATATATCAATGTAGAAAAGAAACAAGAATCTCTAGTAATTACTGGACTTGTATCTGATGAGAATAGTGGATATACCAAAGATCAGATGATCATATTAAATGATAGAATCTTTAATGCATTTTCTCCTCTCTTTCCATTTGTAGATAATAATCCAATGAGTTATGTTATGAATGGAATGAAAGTAGGATTATATGAAATTCTTAATACATTTGAAAATGCTAAACCAAAGAATATGGAAAGAGCAAAAGGATTAGGTGCTCTTAATGCATATGAAATTGGTGTATCTACTTTATCTCCAGCAAATAGAAAACTGCTAAGGTATACCACTAAAGATATTATGAACGCTATAGAAGAGATCAGAAGAATCAATAGTAATAGATATAGTCTTATCGAAGGTGTAGATATTTCTAGTTATGAATTTTAAAATAATGGGAAGAGTCTAAATGACTCTTCCCGGTATTTTTTGCAAATCTTATTTGAGTTATATACTATATATATGAAAAGGGAGGTAATTAAAATGAACAAGCTTTTAGACAAATTCTTAACCGATCTAGGTAAGAAAACAATCAATAGTATTAATGACTATTGTAATGGTAATATTAGGTCTACTAAATTGGATAAACATTTAATATCTGATATAGTATCTAATACTATCGAGTCTATACCAGATAATACTAAATTCATAAAAAGAAGTTTATATGATATCACTGGTGTAAAGAAATCAGTTGTATATTTTGTTGATAAAGATGGTAATAAGATATATGTGCAATAATAAAGGGGAGTAATATAATGAATAGTTTTAAGAAAAGTGTCCTTGACCATTTTCAGGATGATAAAAAATTTCAAGAAAGATTTTTAAAAAATAATGGTAGAGATTTGATCAATGAATATAAAGAAGAAATTTCAAGACCAGAATATCATGATATATTAGATCGTATTGGTAATAGATTACGCTATGATGAATACAACTATATTTGTTTTCTTCATCATAATGATTTAGATGGATTGTCTTCTGCTTCTGTAGTCTATAGAGAGATAGAAAATCAATTCACTAAATTAAGATTTAGTACTTCTTTTACAAAAGCAGCTGATCATATAATCACAGAATCAATAAAATGGAATTATAATGCTAAAGAGTTATCTAATAATATAATTCCAAGAATAATGGAGAATGTTTCTCTTTTAAAACAGATCTGGTCTAGATTAGAAGGGCCTGATAATGTAATCAATACCTTAGTAGTAATGACTGATCTGAGTTTTGATAAATTAGAAAATTTAGAATCAGTAATAGATTTGTTTGATGATGCTATATGGATAGATCATCATAATACATCTCTTAGTGTATTAAACGAATATAAGAAAAAATATCCTAACAATTCTTCCTTATTCTATTATATAAATACAAAAGAATGTGCTACACTACATGCTTATTGTATCATGAATGCTTGGGAATGGATTATTAATAAGTATGACACAGAGCATATAAATAATGGATTAGAATATTCAGCTCTTGTGTCTGTTTATGATTTAAAGCAGGATAAAACTTATATCCCTATTACTTATTATTTAGCTTCTTCTCTGAACCAGTTATTCTGGGATTTTAATCCACAGACTGCGTTCGACTTTTTCTTTAGTGATATTTTTGATTCTTATAGCAGATACTATCAGAATCTATTAATCAAACTTGAGGATGGTGCAAAATTCTTAGAACTTGATAAAAAGAAAAAAGAATTATTATTTATTAAAGATTATGAATATAAAACCGAACTAGATCTGATAGGGCTTAATAAAGAATTTGAAGAAGATAAAATTATAACTATGAAAAATTTTAAAGAAGGTGAAATAGAAAATGTCAATATAAAAATGTTATATGGATTTGGCAATAGCAGCAGATTCATATATGCTAACAAAGATGATAAAAATATAATATATGGTATTATCAAATACAGCCCAGATAATGCTAATTTTGTTTTATCTACATATACAGACGATGTAGATATTCAAAAGGGTATTAATCTTGGAGAAGTATGGAAGTTCTATGGTATAGGTGGAGGTCATCCTGGTGCATCTGGATGTAGTTTACCTGTACATGTAGTAGAAGCATTATCCAGTCTCTTTGAATATTATGCTGATGGTGATATTCATTGTTCATATTATATTTGGGATTATTATAGATTAAACGGGATATATGATACAGATCTAATATTTGGATCATGTATACAGATTTTTAATAAAGTTGGAAGGGTATTCAGATTTTTAGAATATGTGACAAAGAAAGATAACGTATTAAAACCTTTTACTTATCTATTAAAATATGTTAAGAATATGAACCAGCCTAAGTATGAAACATCTAGAGATATAAGATATGATGGTAACATCAGTAAAGCTGTATATACATTCTCTGTATTGATCGCTATATACATTGTACTGAAATATTGCAAAAAGCAGTAATATATAATAAGAAGAGGTACTAAAATTAAGTACCTCTTATTTTTTGAAAGGAGAAAATATAATGATTATTAAACCACAAAGATTCTTAAGTTTACATGAAGCAAAACTTAAGCCATGTAGAACTCAATATACAACATACAAAACTGTAGAAGAATTGAATAAAAAATTAAACAACTTTGACTATGGTATTGTAGTAGGTAATAAAAAGTATACTGGTTCTGATATTGATTATACAAAATACAGAACCATACCTCCAGAAATATTTGAGAAATTTAAATGTGGTACATGTTGGGACTATACTTGTTATGAGGCAGAATATTTTGAGAAGAATTTTACAGATATAGACTATACTCTTTATTATATGCAGCTTAATACTACGGATGATATAGAACCTACTCATACATTTCTAACATATACTTATTTTAATTATCGCGATATATGTTATATATTTGAATCTTCATGGAAAAGAAATAAAGGACTAAAAGGTGGTGATTCTTGGAGAAAATCTTCTATATTAGAGGACTATCTTGAAACATTTAAAGAAGAGGTTTTGGAAGAACAACAATGTGAAGTCACTGGATATATTATGACTAAATTTGAGCCACCTACTAAATATGGACTAACCCCTCCTGAATTTATGAAACATTGTTTAGGTGGAGAAGTTGTAATAAATAAGAATTTTAAATATAAAGAGTTAAACTAGGAGGATAATAAATTTATGGCATTTGAAAAGATTTCTCTCAATCAGTGGTTAACTTACGATCATGGTAATATCAACAATTATAATGATATTATGATTCCTAAGAGAAGCACTATTAATGCAGCAGGATATGATTTCTTTATTCCATTTAAATTAGAAATGGTTCCAGGAAAAGTATATAAGATTGGCACTGGTATTAAGTGTGATCTTTCTAAGATTTGTCCTGTTAAAACAGAAGATGGAGAAGATAGATATTTAGATATTCCAGCATATCTTGCATTATATCCTAGATCATCTATGGGTATGAAATATGGCTTTGAGTTACTTAATACTGTAGGTATTATAGACTCAGATTATTATAATAATGAGTCTAATGAAGGTCATATTATGGTTGCTTGTAAAGTATCAGAACCTGTGACACTTAATAGAGGAGATAGATTTGTGCAAGGTATTATCACCCCATATTATCTGATGGAGAATGATAATGTAAATAATAAGAGAATTGGAGGTATGGGTAGCACTGGTGAATAACAATTGAATAAAGAGGTGAAAAATAATGACTAAATCCGATGCAATTGTTACGCTAAAGAAGATCACAGTGTATCCTTTTATTACTTCAGATCAGAAGTATAAGATATCTAATCTATTAAAAGTAATTGAAACCAATTCTAATACAGAATTGCCTAAAGAGTTAGAAGAAAAAGTTGCTTTAGCAAATCAAATGAAGCTATAAGGTATAATAGTATAATATCCCACTACTCTATAATAGAGTAGTGGGAATAAATTTGTTAAAAATGCCATTTGTGTACTATTTGTCCGCCATCTATTTTACGATCATCTATACTATAATTTATTTGGAATTCAAGGGATTTATTGTGAGAGTATTGTCTTTCTATTGCTAATGGTATATATTTTTTATCTCCTAATTTACCTAATCCTAATCCTATACCCCAATTTTTATATGTATTTATCTTATATACTCCAACTTTGTATTCTTCATTTTCTGGTTGTTCAGATACTATAGTTTTATCTGTCTTTTCTATTGCTTTTTTAGGAAGAGTAGGATCTTTTTTCTCTATTCGTTCAGTAATCTCTTTAGTGGCTTCTTGTGGAGAAGTACTATTTATAGTTACTGTAGTAGTAGGAGGTAGTTGGTTTGTTTGTGCTTTTCCTACTTCAACTACAATAACTTTAGATTCATCTTTAGTCGTATCTAAAGTATTTCTTATATAGTTCTCATCCTGTAGTTGTTTAGGTGTCATAATAGTTACTTCATTTTTTGTTTCTTTTAATTCATTGAATTTAGAGTTTACAAATAAGAATAAACCTGTGAAGAGTAGTATATTTATAGATATGATTATAACTATACTATGATTTTTTATAAATTGTTCTATTTTACTTATCATATATAGAATTACCACCTTTTTAATATAGATTTCAATTATATACTATTTATATGAGGAGGGATATTATGTTAGAAAAAATTGAAGAATATCGTAAAATCTTTGCTTATCTTTTCTGGATAAATTTTGATAGAGAAAAATTTATCGAGAAAAAGATAAAAGAAGCCATCTTTGAATCTAAGAAGATGGCAAAAAATCAGAAGGAGTATAGGAAGGAGTGATTAAAAATAAAGAGAACCACCATATAGCGGTTCTCTTTATTTTTTATATGATTGTTTCCATTTTCAGTGTAGTATTTTTATCTACTTTAACCTCTTTAGGCTCTGTCATCATAAATGGATATTTCATAACTACTTTGATATTTAGATTATCTTTAGGAGTCATATGAAGTATCATATGTTGAGGAGTATTATAATTAACTCCATACATAAAAGCTAGTTTAGTAACCACACCAAATAGTTCTATATCAAATTCATACCCAAATGTGTAGTCTTGTATATCTCCATTTAGAGTTTGCATTTTTAAGCCTGGAACACAATCATATGATACATATTTTCTTGTTATTAAACGTCTCCTATAAAGATCTTTAAAATCTTTATTATTGGTTATCTTAAATACATTGTTATCAGAATCTAGCAGTTCCAATTCAACTTTATTTTCTTTATCACCTATAAGGAAAATACCTGTATCAGGATCTAACCATACTTTACCGTGATTTCTAGTACTAAATAATCCAAATTCAGTGATATTATTACATTCAGATTCTATAATATCTTCGAATTTAGCTTCATTCTCTACAAAAGTTTTAGTATTAGTAACAGCATACCATTTAAAGTCTAACATTAGATCTAACTCCTTTGTAATAGTTCAAAATTTCAATTATATACTATTTATATGAATAGTCAACCGTATAAATGTTGACTATTACAATACTGCTAGACAAGTTAAAAAGTGTCTAGCTCCCGAAAGGAGGTGAAGGCCTAATGCCTAGCAGTATCATATTAATTGAGGTAGCTAAGGCTCTCTTAATATTATTATAAAAATAATAAGAGAACAACAGCTACCTCAAAGGTGAGGGGAAGGCGATAAAGCCTTCCCCTCTTTTTTTGTTATTAGGTGTAATATCCAATGATTCTAACCTTAAAGGTTTTATCTCCTGGTGTACTATTCATAGGAGCTACTAAACGTAATTGTGCAGAAGCAACATTCTGAGGGTAATTATCTGGGTTACCGTCGTTAGCAGTACCCTTAATACAGTATTCTGTAGATACACCATCATTTGCTCTTATTTTTTTAGTTACTTCGGCTCCAATAGCGGTGAATGTAGTTTTATCGCCATCAGTACCAATATTGTTTACCTGTACCCATTTATTCTGTGGGACTTCAGATTCGTAAGTAGTACCATTATCATCTAATACCATAATCTCTGCTTCTTTGAGATCAGATACATCTGTAATACCATCTTTATTATTCCAGATATTAATTTCTAATGGTGTAGTAGGTGTCTGTGCTTTAATATTACCAGCATCCCAATTAACAATTGGAGATGTATTAGAAGCATCTAATATAGTAATTAAAGGAGCAGCCATATAATTTCATCTCCTTATCATATCAGGTATAATAACCATTAATTCTAACTTTAAAGTTTCTTGTACCAGGATTTGCATTTACTGGAACATAAACTCTCATATTAGCAGTGGAATAATTTACTTTAGATGCAGCAGTGCTAGCTAAACCATCATTAGCTGTACCTTTGATTGTGTATCCATCACTATCTGATACACCATCTGCTTTTAGGTATCTTACAGTACTACCACCCACTGCAACATAAGTAGTGGTATTACCATCTATTCTAGGACAATTTACTTGAGTCCACTTACCAGTGACTACATCACTAGTAGCACCACCATCAGTATCTAAAGCAGTAATAGTAACATCTTTCAAATCAGAAAGAGTAACAGAACCACCACGATTATTCCAAACTCGGATAGATAAAACGGCTGAATAATTTTGTGCCTGTACAGTACCATTATCCCATGTGGTAACTGTTCTATCTGAGGTATCTACAACAGTAATACTTGGAGCTGCCATAAATAGAAAACCTCCTTATAAAGACTTAATTTAAGATATTTATATATAAGTCCAAAGTAAGTTTCAATGTCCAATTTGACAAGGATATAATTAAAAATATATGAAAGGATTGTGTATGATGGATTTTAATAGATTTGAAATTTATCGAGCAGCATTTGCTACTGATGATGTTAAAATCTGTAATGAGTGTCAAATCATAGTAGACGACCCAAACTATGATTATATTAACACCATGAGAACAGATTCTCCAGATAATACTGCATTAAAATGTAAGAATATGGTTTTCTTATCCAAGCATTTTAATCCTGCACCAAATAAATACTTTTTAGCACAATGTAAGTTAGAGTTTAAGAGTGATTTGGAAGACTATTATAATTCTTCTTATAATAAAAAAGCTGATGTAGATATTGTAGTAGTATATGTAGATGATAATGATAATACAGTTAAAGCAGCTGTATTTAATATAGTATTAGATTATGATAAAACTACCCTAATAATTCAGAGAAAGATTGATAATAGTCTTACTTGTAGTACTGTATCATCTTCAGGTACTATAACTAATTCAGAAGTTATTAATAATATATCTGGCAAAATAGAATCTATTCATATAAACAGTGTACCTTCTATACAGAATACATATGTTTATGTAGATGATATTATTATACTGACAGCAGATACTGATAATAATCTACCTACAATATTACCAACTCAGTCATTAATAAATAATAATGTAGTAGTAACTTCAAATTCTACTACATATGCAACAATATAAGATATAATGGAGGATAATTAATAATGAAGATTGTTATTACAACCAAAGATGAATTTTCTAAATATGCTAATTACTACCAGGAATCTGAACCTTTATTTCTAGATCCAGATGGAACTAGAACTAGATTCCCTATTGGTTGGAAAGGTGTAGGAAGATATCTACCAGGAACTCTACAAGTATATACCGCATCTGGTGAAAAGGTTAATGGTATTACTGAAGAAGATGGAGGAGTATTCTTTAACTTTGCATCTGCACCATCAGCAGGAAGTTATAAAGATTATGTTGTTAAATATGTTCCTAGACCAGATGATGTAGCTTTCTCTAAGGGTTTAAGTAACTCCTCATTCCCAGGAGAAGAATATTTCTTATTCCCTAACTGGATTGATGGTCCAGGAATTGGAGATGCATTTTGGATTGGTAAATATCAAGCATCCAGATCAGATGCAACTACTACTAGCCAAGGGTCATCTACTATATTAGTATCTAGAAAAAATGTATGTCCTGTAACAGATGTTACTTTTAGTACTTGGAATACATTGATTAGTAATAAGGGATCTAGATTCCACCAAATTACTAACAGAGAATGGAGTAATGTAATTTTATGGTCTCTTAAAATGGGAATTAAAATTACTGGTAACTGCTACGGCTATAAAAATTCTTCCTACGTAAATATAGATGGAGAAGGAACCAATATGACGCAGTACCCAGCAGATGGCTATTATAAAACTAGAACTGGTATGGGTCCAACCACTTGGAACCACAATGGTCTAGAGGGTGGAATTGCTGATATGTGTGGTAATGTTTGGGAAGCTACAGATGGACTAAAATTAGTAAATAATGTTATCTACATATTCGACAACGATACCGACAAGAACTGGGTATCTACAGGTTTGTCTTATAGTGGCGGGTTAATAACTAATTCTCACGGTACTAGCTTCGGTAATACCCTGTATTATCCAACAGATAGCGACCTGTGGAAAGAAATGATCCCATGTAACGCATCTGGTAAAGAAACCATAACCGCATACGGCGATGACGGTACCTGGTTTAATGCCTCTGGCGAAAGAATCCTATATCGAGGAGGCTGTTGCGGTGACGGTTCCCTTGTTGGTGTCTTTGCCTTCCCTGTGGTCAGTGACTCCTCGAGCAGCAACTGGAGCCTTGGGTGCCGGCTCTGCGTAAAATTACTTTAAAAATATGTGAACTGTTCTTCTGGTAATGTATGCGGGTCCTCTGGATCCCGCCCCTCTAGAGTTTATTTATATTAGTTTGTATAAGCTTTAACGATTACTTCCATTAAGAACTATATATATATTAACTTAAAATTCGCATCATTCGCAAAAAAAAGAGCAACGACGTAAGTCGTTGCTCAAATCTTATTTTTCCATAATATTAGCTGTTAATAAGTTATTCCATATAGCTATGTTTATGGAATCTTTAATAACTTTATTTGGAATATAAGGATTAGATAAAATCTTTTTCATTATACTTTTACCATCTTTAGGATTGGTAACGTATAGTTCTTTTAACTTTTTATTGATTTTGTTAATTATGCTTGTACAATAAAACATTTTAGCCAAGCCTAACCAACTAGCGTATGATTGATATACATAGAACACATACATACGCTTAGAAATAAATGATGCTTCTTTAGAATTTTCACCGTATTTCTTATTTAATTTTTTGACTCTTTTGGATAATTTGTTTATACGTCTTTTAATCCTCTTCACTGTTTTATGACGGATTTTAAGAGAATCATATTTTATTAACGCACCCAAGAAATTCACACCCTGTTTCTCAGGGAAAATCTGGGTTTTAGAGTTAAGCTCTAATTTTAAGAATTCTCTTAGAAACTTCCTTACTTTAGCTAGTATGGCAATAGCTTCCTCTTTTGTTTTACAATTTATCACAAAATCGTCCATAAACCTAACATAATACTTTACCCTTAATACATCTTTCACGAAATGATCGAGTTCGTTAAGATATACATTAGCAAATAACTGGGAAGTTACATTACCAATAGCAATGCCATTAGGTTTATCATCGAACATAATGAACTGTTCACACAATTTCATTATCTTCTTATCTTTGATTTTCTTATATAGGATATTAAGCAGAGTTATCTTATCAATAGAATCGAAGAAGTGATGAATATCTGCTTTAATAATATAAGAGCCTTTACCTGCTTTTCTTAAGAATTGTTGTTCTCTATATACTCCTCTATGGGTTCCTTTTCCATCTCGATTAGCATAACTATCATAGATGAAAGTTTTCTCCAATTTAGGAGCTATATAATCGAATAATACATGTTGTATAACTCGATCTTTAAAAGGTAATGCTTTAATAATTCGAGGTTTAGGTTCATACACTTTAAATTCATTATATGGTGATACTTCATACTTACCACAATACAACATTCTATATGCTGTACCAAGATTTAGCATAAGCATTTGATCATATCTTGCTACAGAATCATGACGTGTATTACCTTTACGAGCATTTTTATATGCTTTTATGATATTTTTCATAGAAATCATTTTGTAGTATTCATTATAACCTACACACAATTTTCTAGCCATATATTTAACCTCCTTTGCTAGAATAATAATTTACTCCCTGACGTAGGAATCTTAGACAAATATATCCTGAGTCACGAGGGAGACCTTGCACTGTTTACCTAATATTAGGAAGGGGAACATCCTAAAAGTATTGATACAAACAACAGATAATGTTATTCATCAAGTTTGCATAGCTATCTTCGCAGTTTCTATCTACAGACTATAATGGTAGATAGTACAATTTACGCAGAGCCGGCACCCATTGTTCCAGTTGCTGTTCGAGGAGTCATTGTTCACATTGAAGGCAAAGACACCATCAAGGGAACCGTTATTGCAACAGCCTTTTTTATAGGTCCTACGGTCTTTAACCGACGTTCCCCTAAGAGGAATACCTCTCAAGATGGAGGTTTGAACTATATATACTAAACGGTATATTTACCGTTTGTACCAAACTTATCTTCTAGGTAAGTTGTTAAATGGTTCTTTTACCATACCATTAGCATCCCTTCCCCTATAATTACTATCATTAGATCTTTTCATTTTATCAACTTGCTTATTTATACTCTTTTTTACACCTCCTATAATTCTACCTATCTCATCTGACTTTGTAGTTATAAATAACAATCTTTGATTGGCAAATAATCTTTTGTTATAAGCCAGATTAAGACCATTAACCATCTTTTTCAATGTAGTATCTAATTCATCTGCTATTCTTACTTTATCCTCCAATTCTTTTGATTCTGCAAATTCTATACAAAGTTCGCTCATTTTTATCAAACTCCCTTCTATTTTTTCACCTAAAGTTTTCTTATAATGGTTAGGAAACTTGGATATAAGAGAACTTATATAAAGATATAGATCATTGATTCTTGTATGTAATACAAAATCTGTTTCAGACTTAACATTCTTAAGTCTATAATGTCTATTCTTATATGGTTTATCCTCTGTGATTTGTTTCCCATTTTGTGTTACTTGCATTAAATCGGTAACTGAAGGAACAAATCCATCTCTATCTATAAGAGTTACTTGTCCAAAAGCTTCTATAAGTCTTCTAGGTTGATCTGTAAAATCATCTAATAACCCAAGTGCTGCTTCTTTATCTGCACCAACCATACGACTCATTAACATATCAACTGATTTAGCTAATATAAGAGCTGCATCAAATAATACATATGGAGATATTTCAGCAGCATCAGGAATAAAGTATCTATGTTTATTAAGATTCTTTAACAATGCTGATGCTAACATGATAGATTGAGCATTTTTATACTTCTTATCTAAGTATATAAGATCCTTCTCACTAATTTCATCTCCATTTACAAAAGCCACATATAGATTTTTAATTCTATCTACTTCATCTTCTGAATATGTTTCATCTATAGCTTTTGCTTCAGATAACTTCTGTCTAAACTCTTTTTCAGTTTTATTTATCACCTCTTCTGAATATTGTTTCTTTGTATTATCGAATCCATTACAATTAGAATTGAACATCATTTCTTTAACTTCTTGAAGATGTTGTTTTTGTTCCTCACTCATTTGAGGTTTAGGTTTTTCTTCTTTTGGTACTTTAAATGGAATTTCACATTTTATTGGTTTATTATCTATTATAACCTTTTGATAATATGGATTATCACCTATCATATCCATATATTGAGCTTCAAATGCTTTAGGCAGATATAATCCAAATTTATAATAGAATTGATTTAATATAGAATTTCTATCCAGAGGACGATTTAATTCTATATTTAAAACTTCTGGTGAAACATTATATCTATTCACAAAGTAATTGAATTGGTTTATAAAATTATATTTTGCATACTGCAAAGATAAAGCATCATTGACTGTTTTATCTATTACAGAATTTAATATATTCTCTGCCAATAACTTAGCTACTATATCATTAGATAAAGAATTCCTTATATTATCCATTACTATTTTTGGATCATATCTAATAGTAGGTATTAAAATATCATTAGTTCTTGGGATAATATTCAAATAGTTTAGTGTATCACTCATATTCATAGGTAAATCAACTCTCCTTTAAAAATAATTGAAAAAGTTCACTATAATGCTATCATATTAATAGTATATAATAGAAATTCATATTAGATTGCAAAAATTGACATATTTTAGGGGAGATGGAACTTAATCCATCTCCCCGTATTTTATGGCTAATTACATGATATATACATATGGACTATGAACCCCTCGTACAATTACGAATATACCTTCACAGTCTACAACTTTAGTTCTTCTTACTACAAGCTGACCATTTAGATATGCAGATTCAGTAATAAAGAATGTACTTTCAAGATCAGCAGTTATACCGTTCAATCTTACTACAAACTTTGATTCTAAATCAGCATAATCTCTTCTACCTACCGTAAATTGACACTTTAGATCAGCAGCTTTAGAATGGATTTCCCATGGTTTATCAGGATCATTTGGTTCACTATCAGCAATATAAATAGGAATTATAAATACTGATGGTAAATCTGGTGCTGGTTCACTAACACTAGGAACATGGAAAGTTAATACTTCAAATTGACTTTCCAAATCTCTATTCTCATTCATTCGGCAAATAAACTGACATGCCAAATTATATGATGGAACATGGGTAACCCATGGATGATCAGGATCTGGGTTATCACCATCATCTGCTATATAAGATTTTACTGCATATTTAGATTCAAGATCATCTTTACCACCATACATTAGATCAAATTGACCTTCTAAATCTACTGGATCTTTATGTACCTCCCATGGTTTAGTAGGATCATCTGGTTCTCCATCTGCAATAAATAATTTTACATAGAATTCAGACTCTAGATCTGGTGCTGGTTCATATTGATCAGGAACATTCCTTCTAATAGTAAACTGACCTTCCAGATATGGAGAAGACTCATGTAACTCCCATGGCTTATCTAAATCATATGGTTCATCATCAACCAGATATATAGGAATAATAAATATACCTTCTAGTTCTGGAGCATTTGTATATGGATCAGGAACATGTCTTCTAATAGTAAACTGTCCTTCCAGATATGGAGCATCTACATGTTTAACCCAAGGAATATCTGGATCATCTTGTTCGTCATCTGCCCAGAATAATGTAATTCTGAACTCACCATCTAATGATGGAGCACTATTGTCATCTGGAATAGCTACTTTAATTTCAAATTTGCCTTCTAATTCTGCTGGATCTTTATGTACTTCCCATGGTATCTTAGGATCATCTGGTTCTCCATCTGCTATATAAGTCTTTACTTTAAACTCTGATTCTAGATCAGGAGCAGGTTCAGTCTTATTAGGTACATTTCTTCTAATAATAAATTTACCTTCTAATTCTGATGGATCTTCATGAATCTCCCACGGTTTATCAGGATCATCTGGTTCTCCATCTGCTACATAGGTCTTTACTTTAAAGGTAGACTCTAAATAAGGAGCAGGTTGATGTACAACATAGAATTTAGTTGGATCAGGGTCTGGGTTTACTCCATCATCTGCAAGATATAATGGAATTGTAACTTGGCCTGGAAGATCAGGAGCTTTTTCAGTTGTATTAGGTATATTACGTCTGATAGTAAACTGACCTTCTAGTGCAATTGTGTATCCATATCGCTGAATAGTGAATTTACCCTCTAAATCGTCCTCCCCTGTATAGGTAGTAACCGTAAACATTGAAATCAAGTCTTCTTGAATATACTTGCTCTTAATTTCAAAGATACCGGGCAAATCAGGAGCTGGGTCATTAGGATCTGAACCATTTATTACTCTTTGAATAGTAAATTGAGATGGTAAATCCATGATTTCGATATTCTCTGGAAAATACTCATAAGACAATTCTATTGCTGGAGCTTTATAAGAATATTTCGGATTTGCAATACCAAACTCTCTAGAATATATATTTATTTCTGGTTGAGTACCATCTTCAGCCAAATTTTCTACCACAGTATATGCTAAACTAATCTCTTCACCTTTGAGTAGTTCATCATATAATATATCCATGAGATTAAATTCAATTTTTAGATCTTTTGGTTTTATTTCAACCTCAGAAATAACTTCAGGATATTCATATGGTTGACCTACATAAGTAGTACCATCCTCAACCCAATCATTATCGTAATGCCGTTTTAATTGAATCTTAGCATTTCTATCATTACCAGCACTAATCCACAGAACTAATTTGAGAGTAGTTATATTTTCCAATACCTCTTTAGTTAAAGCAGGTATACGGAAAGTCATAATAATTTTGTCCTCAGTTATTTCGCCAGAATTTAATAATAGATTCTGGAAACTACCGAATGATTCAATAGGAAAATACTGAGAAAGATAAGCATCTTTTATAGGTGTATATCTAACAGTCTTAACTGGAGGTGATACTATCTCAGATAAGACTAGCATTTTATTAGAAACATAATCTACAGCCATCTTATTATCTCCTTTGCATTGTATTGCAATATTATCTTATTCATCTTCTGGATCACTAATAATATTAGTAGATTCTGCTATAATATTACCACTAACCTTCTCAGTGTGTCTATCATAAGACACTAACTTTACATAGAATAAGATAGGCTCATCTCCTACTTTAACGTTATCGAATTTTAGTGTTTCGACACCAACAAATGGTTTATTATAGGAGAATAGCAGTTTATAATGATCATTGTACATATCAGAATGTAATACAATAGAGTCTCTATTACTATCAGAGTTATTGATAATACCAATTTCATAAGTAGCAGATTCTTTAGTAGTAATTACATTTGGAATATTTAATGCTTTAATGGTACCACCAAGAGAATCAGAATAATATCTCTTCTTATTCATCTTGCCATTAGAATCATACTCTGGTTCTGCTGGATCAATAAATAGCAAACCAAAATATTCTCCATCGAAATCAAACTCAACAGATATAATCTTAGGATCAGATACATCATCATAGAATTCAATTTTACAATGATTAGTCTCACCAAACTTAATCCAGTCTCTTGGGATTTTATAATCAAATGAAAGTACTGTTGGAGCAAAATCAGTCCATGGAGTAACATTGATATCATTTACTATAATTCTCCAAGTAACCTTATCATCTGGATCAAGATCTGTAATAGCACCACTTACTAATCCTTTATTATAACTATATGCAATAGTAGGTTCATTATTAACCTTAACTATAGTGAGCTGAGCTGTAGTATATTTATTAGCTTCATCGGTTATTTTTAAAGTAATAATATTATCGCCTAAGAATAGATCTTTAGGATCAATAGCAAATTCGTAAGTCTTAGATGCAACCTGAATAATCTTACCTGAACTTAATACTCCAGTATTAGATCCATTAGAGAATCCTAATTCATAAGTTAAATCATCATCATCAATATCATCTATTTTAGCACTTACTTTTACTACGTCTTTATGAGTCTCATTATTAGGTCTATATACAATCTTAAACTCAGTAATAGTAGGAAGAGTATTCTCTGGTAATGATAAATTTACAGAAGTTAGATATTCTCCAGATATAATAGCAATAGCATAATCTAAAGTACAACCTCTGGTAAACTTCTTAGCATATACTGTATTATTAAATCCATTAATCTCTTTAGCACTATTAGATTTAGCACTATAGATATTACTTAGATGAGAATTTTCCCATTGAGAAGTAGCTGTATTATAATAACACCAAGTCTTCCTATTATCAAAACTCAATAATACTCTAAGAGTCTCAGACCCATCTATCTTAATAGAGTTTATATTACTATATCCTTTAAGCAAGAAATGAGTATAATCTGTAGTAGTAGTAACAGCATATGTATCCATTCTTACATTATATTCATCATCTTCAATATCAGAATGAATACATAGGGAAAGACCAGAGACCAGCCTAAGCTGGTCTGGGGTCAAAGTTGAAAGATTAGCTATATCTTCCCATCTAGAATAATCAGGGTTACTGATATCAAAAGTTATTCCTAGAAGGGAAGTTTTAGCTGAATTAAATACATAATACACACCGATATTATCTTTAAATGCAAAAACCCTAGACATCATTAACCCTCCGTAAATGTAATCTTAATTGTATTAGCTGGTATTTCCATTTCCTTATCAGCCTGAGTATAAGTTGCTTTATGATCATTTACCAGTTTATCTAACTCATTAGTAGTATTACCTAAGTCAAATCCTCTACCATATATAGGATATATTCTAGTTTTAGTAGTAGTCTTAGGCTGTTCTCTATTGATAGTATACTCATAAGAATTAGATGCTGACATACTACTATCATTAGTAGTACGAATAACTATTTTTATAGTATTGGTACCATAAACAAATTCTGAAATAGGAATTTCTAATGAGTAAATATAATCTGTAGGAACAACATGTGGCTCATCATTATTAGGACCAAATTTCTGATATTGAGTACCATTTATATACAGTTTAATCTCTGTAGTATCTAAAGTACAAGTATCATCTAAGAATTCAAACTCACCTGCAATTACTACAGGTTCATTAGTTGTATTCTTCTCATATGGAGTAACAACAGTAATATTATTACTATTGATAACAGAAGTACCATGTAAATCTACTTCCATTACAGGTCTGAATCCAATAACAGAAGATGTTAGAGCAGAATCAGCAAATGTAGATGGTCTAGTAGAATAATCTATAGATTCTTTACCTCTAATTACTCTATCACTATTAGATGGAGTATTTCCAGCCATATTAACATCGTGAGGAGTATTTAGCATCCAAGAGCTCATATTTTTCATATTCCAATAATTACACCCAGATGCTGATATACTAGAATTACCAATAGTCTCTTTCATGATAATAGCATCCCACTCAGAAGAGCTCATATCCATATCATAATTAGTAACGTCAGAAACCATCAGTCTTACTCTACTACCTTTAAATCCAGTAGCATCACTAATATCTACACCTTCAGATACACATAGACCAGCGGTATTTAATTGCTCCCAAGAAATCTTAGACTGAATATTTCTATCAGCAACAAATTTCTTAAATCCTCTTATAGAATAACCAACACAAATCCAATAGAATCTTCCATCAGGAGTTTCTTCTGCTGGAACAGCAATAGGATTCTTTAGTGAACTTGCATTAAAGTTAAACTCACCAAAGGTTTGAGCATTAGCTTTATAATCACATACTACAGCCTGACCAGGTTTAGCAGATGCTATATTCTTAGCAATATCTAAAGTACATTCTGGATAGGTTATTCCATTTCCTCTTACAGGTTCTACTAATAAGATAGGTCTAAAACCAATCTCTGTACTTGTAGTAGTAGATACAAAGTGAGGCTGAGTATAAACTTCAGCAATATTATCTTGAGTTTGTTTACCTCTTACTATACGATTAGAATTATTCTCTACTGGAGTAGTAAGTGTCCATGAATACATACTCTGTGCATTCCATGTCTCTATAGCAGATGGTAATACATTATTCTTATTATAATAAGATATAATAGCATCCCATTCATTTAAATCATATACACCAGCAGTACTAGCAGATGAGGTATTAAATAGTCTTAGATGACAAGGTCTATTAGCAAGTGTAATAGCCTTACCTTCAGATACACATAACCCAGCAGTATTCAATGTTTCCCAAGAAATAGAATGCTGAATATTTCTATCAGCAACTAATTTCTTATTACCATTCATATCATATCCAACGCAGATAAAATAGAAATATCCATCTGGATCAGCTTTAGAATAGTCTGGTATTAGTTTCTTACCATTATCACCAATAGTAAATGTACCTACAGTATTAGATGATGCAGTATAAGTACATGCAATACACTCACCAGGTTCAATATTCTTTAATGAAGTTGCTATAGGTAAGTATGGTCTAGTATCAATTCTTGTAGGTATAATACTATCTACATTCAAATATAGTTTGGGTCTATAAGAATAATTAGTATCGGTAGTTAATGAAGTATCAACAACTTTAACATCTTCACTATTCTTTATAGCATATTCATCTTTACTGATTTCATATGTTTCATTGAAGTCCATATGGAATCTAGCATTATCATAGAATAAGAATCTAGGATAATCTTTCTTTCCAGTATCCTTCTCTGGTAATCCCATACTCATTTGCACAGTATAATCTGAATTGGTGAATATATAACCATTGTCACTAAGCAAAGAGTTATTCTTAATTATATTATAGGTGATGCCTTCATTGATCTGATTATCTGCCACAAAGCATTTAATACCTTTTGTTCTTATAGTACTATTTATTGCTTCAGTAAATCTAAAGTTTAGTACTTTAGTATTATAAGTATAAGCCTTTTTATATCCAGACTCTACAAAATTGAATCTAAAGTTCTTAATAGAGTAATTGTCAGACATGTAGTCAAAATGATCTACATCATCTGGTTTCTTAATCCCTACTCTTATTACTAGACCAATATTATCCCATGAACCAGGGAAAGCTGATTTCTCAGGTTCAGATAAATTCTTAAACTGGTCTACAGTCATAGCTTTATTATCATCTAATACTTCTTCGATAATAGCAGTAGCCCAATATTTTGATACTGTGTTATAGTAGTAGAAAGTTTCATTATCTGGTGATACTAAAAATTTAAATTCTATATCATCTCCAGATATTACAGGAGAAAAAGAGGTTAATGGTTCTAAAGTATCTGTTGGTATTAATTCATTAGACTTTAGAACAATATCTTTAGGAATACACAATAAAGAGTTATTATGCTCATCTATCTCAATGATTGCTTTATAATCATTTAGATTTACTGTTTCTCCTTGTTCTAATACAGCATGGAATTTAAAACTAAACTTATCACCATCTACAGAATATAACTCTTTATGTGATGGAGAAGCACTCTCATAAATTGAGAAATAATCAGTTATTCTAATCTCAGTATAACAAGGAGTTCTTAACCAGTATTTTTTAGGAGTATTAACAAATTCTATATCATGGAATATACCAAGAGAAGTATTATCTCTCATAGAGTATTTACATGATAAGATAGTATTTTCATCAGTATTAAATAGAGTATTATAGAAATTTATATCTCCTTCTACTCTATTATTATATAGCTGCTGATTCAGCATAGCATATGTATGTGATGATACAACAGCCCCATCTTCGATATCAATAGAATCGAAGAAGAATCTATATGAATTAGTCTCTATCTTTATATATAAACTATGAAGTCCATCCTTAAGCCCTAACTTCTCAAATAACACTAATTGATAAGTCATGTTAGGAAGAGTAGCATTAGAGAATAGTTGCCCATAATACTCATTATCTATAAATACAGAGGCTACGAAAGGATATCCATTATTATTTATAGCACCTAAAATTCTTAGTTTAGTGCCTGTAAAATTTATAGTGATACCAGCTCCAGCAGTTATCACTGTAGTATCACCTGGAGTAGTAAAGTATTGTGTTCCTGAACTAAAATTGGCATTACTACCACTACTAAAGTTTGTATAAGAAAAACCATTAGTAGTCGTAGTATTATATATTCTTTGCCAACCAGCTTCAGGAGCAGACAATACAGTTCCAACGATAAGAGATTCAGACATTGTATTGCCTTCCTTTCTTTAACTATTAGCTATTGAAAAGCTATTGTTAAGATATAATATATCTAAAGTATCTATATCTCTTCTAGATGCAGAACCAGAAGCTTTGAAATTATACTTTCTTAGAGGTTTATCATCTACTAAGGTAGTATATGTAGTAGGCATAGGAAAATCAGCAGTATATTGTGCTATATTCTTAGCTAAGTATGCCTCATCAACGCATCCAATAAATCCTACTTCAGTATTTTTATCATAACCAAAACTAAATTCAGTCATATCCATTTCTTCTGTATTTAAGATAGAAGCAGATATAGATAATACACCATCAATGAATAGCATCAATCTATCATAATCACTAGATGTATTACCATCTTTATCTTTGCCTTTATCTCTTACAAAAGTTACCAGATGCCAAACTGGATCATCTAATGCAGCACTAATATGGATTATACCGTTCTCATCTTTACCATATCCACAGTTAGATGTATTAATAATATTAATCTCATCTTCAAGGAAAGTATCCGAAGTTAATTCAAATACAGCACCATCTTTATTAGCATCATTAATTACTGCTTTAGCCATAATAGAATAAGTAAATGCTTCTGTAGTTAAATCTATATCATGATTAATCTTTAAACCAGTATGTGTTTCATCAGTCATATCAATACTGGTATCAGAAAACTTATGATATAAAGTGGTTGCTCTAAACTTTTCTTTATTAAGTTTATTTTTACATCTATCATGTACTCTACGATATCTAGAAGATATATTAAATATCATATCAGCCATCAATATATCCTCCTTTCATATTATATTTCATTTATTAATACCAAACATTGTTAGGAACATTAGCCTTGTTAATAATACTATCTGGATCAGTTTCAGTAGTACTATCATCAGGAATAACTTCATTTGCATCATGTGCATATTTAATAGTCTCTTCAGTTACTGTAGTAGTAATAGTCTTACTTTCTACAGTACTACCATCAGCTCCTACATTAGAAGTTACTACTACAGCAGTAGTAACTTTAGTAACAGTTCTATCTGCTTTAGTATAATTATCTACAGTAGTATCTGTTTTAGTACTATTTGCAGTAGTATCGCTAGGAGCTACAGTTTGATGAGTAATAGTAACATTCCTAATTACTTCTGTCTTAGTACCAGAACAGTTAAATGCTCTACCATAGATATAGTTGAAAGTATTTAAACTTGCCCAACTTATCTGCTGCTGTACCATTCTATCAGCCATTAACAGACCATAGTCTGCTTTTAATAGATAGAAAAATCCAGATGCAGTAGTTCCAGGAGTAGTAGGTAGTTCAGTATAAGTTACCTCTTCTTCAGTTACTACAGGTTCTCCTCCATCAGTAATAGTAGTAGTTACTACATATTTAGTAGGATTAATAGTACCCAACTGAGAGAAATATCCAGGAACGTTAGCAGTTGGTGCTTCATATACACACTTGATATAATCTCCTATTTCCATATCACTAGTATTTGAGCATAGTTTACCTAGTGTGACTGGTGCTGCCATATTTGTTTCCTCCTTGTATTTTATTTATTTAGAAAAGCATATTTTAACTGATTTACTCTTATTCTTCTCAATATTTACAGTTTCATTCATTAACTTATAAACTTTCTCTACTTTATCTTTAGTATAAATCTGTTCAAGAGAAATATCACATGTCTGATTTGCTTTAGAAGAAAATCTAATAGAGAAATATGGTCTTCCTCTATTTTCTCCATTTACAGGGATTACAAATAATATGGTTACAAATATATCATCTTCAGGTAGTTTAAACTTCATACCTACATTAAACGCATCTATAATATTACCACTATTTGCAGTTTGTATATTACCAGTAAAGATAGCATCTGTATGAGCATCTTTAAATGTGATTAAACTCTTCTTTCCTGTAGATTCATTAGATAAATCAAATTCTTTACCGTCAGATAAGGTAAAATTAAACTTAATTTTAGAAGAATAATTGATATAGAACATACCAGAGTTTAGGTCAAAATATAACTTCAGTTTATTACCTATTAGTCCAAATTTGACCACTTTCTCCTTATCCATATCATCAAATCTATGATGGTTAGTTTCATTATCATATTCATAAAAATAACCACCATCGTCATACTCTGCGAAGTAAATAAATGTATGACCTTCATTGTGTACAGGACTCATAAGATTTTCAATTGTGTTGCTATTCATAATAAGAATTCCTCCTATATAATAATTTAATATAGAGTTGGTTAAAAACAAAGTTGATCTGGATAGGCAATTAAGCCTATCCAGATTTATATTTATAACTTAATAGTTATATAATTATTAGGTATAAGAATAAGTAGTTCTCAGACGGAACTTATGCTGACCAGCAGCAGCATTAGGATGAGAACTCAAGTCCACACAAGCAGTAACCTTAGCATAGTTATTTACACCATCAGTCAGGTTAGTAGTACCCTTAGTACCTCTAATACGATTTTGCTCATCTGGCTCAGACTCATTCAGACCCTTAGCAGTCAGAGCCAGAACAAACTCAGCACCAGAAGAAGATGAATCATTACCCAGATGAACAGATTCAGTAGAAGGATCATGTGCATTTAGAGTAACTTTGATAACATTGTTATCATATACCCAACCACCTTTATTACCTACTGAACCAACCTCGTTGCTTACTACACCGAGTTTTACATTCTGCATATCAGAATGATCATCAGATGCATTGTCCTTATTATTCCAGATATAGATAATCTTATCAGCAGACTGGGTACCAGCATCTACAATACCAGCATCCCATAGAGTAATCTCTTTTACATCGCCAGTAGGCTGACCATCGTTTAATACGTCTTCATAATATTTCACTAGAGGTGCATTAACAGCCATGTTTAATCGTCTCCTTTATAATATCTTTATTTATTATTCATAAAATCAAGTTGTACTAGGAGTACTAGGAGTATCTCCACCAGTAGATGGTGGTGGAGTTACTGGAGTACCTGGAGTAGTACTACTATTACCAGAGTCTAATTCAATAGTAGCAACTATATTGAAGTTTATTAGACTCTTAGGGAATTTAACCAATAGCACTTTTAATATTTCATTATCAAGTTCTACAGGATTAGCAGATAAATCATATTCAACAAAATATTCTCCATCATCTAAAACGATATTTTGAACATTGTTAAATACAACATTATCCTTACTTGCATGTTGTAAGACTACATTTATCTTTCCTGATCTAGGAGCTGCGTTATCAATCTTAGAACATCTAGCAATTACTCTAGTTAATTTACCTTTAAAAGGAATATACTGCTCTAGACTAACACTATTCTCAGCCATCTTAGGATAGACAAAGCATACATCTTTAGTTATAGTCTGTACTATCTTCTTTACATCTTCAAGTACATTAGCCTGAGTATTCTTGAGATCAATAATACCCTCAGTTAAGTTCTGATATCCTGTAGCATCAAAATCTTTCTTTAGTTGAGGATCAGCTGAGTGATCACCAACTACACCATTTATCTTCTGTAAAGCAGTTACAGTAGTGGTTTGCAAACCCTGCTGTGCAGCTAATAACTCATTGATTGCTCCAACAGCATCTTTTCTTTTTGTATTTAAAGCCTTATTAGAACTAGCACGTTTGCTATATTTCATATAAGGGTTAAGGTCAGTCTTTTCAACTAAAGTATCATACTGATTTTCATATAATTTAGATGTAGGTGTACTGAACGCCATATGTGTTTCCTCTCCTTCTTTTTATATAGAAAGAGATTTCCTCCTTCCTCAAAGACTCTTTGTCATTATCTAAATGTTGAGCAAGGGTATAATCTATATTATACCCTTTGCTCTTTATCTAATCAATCAAGTCAAATATCCACTAGTTAACTTTCTTAGAATGAATCTAATATTAGAAGTAGCAGATACTGCATTGAAGGAGATTGTATGGGTAGCTTCATCATACATCATATTGCTAGATGCACCGCCTGGAATATCATTAATAACAGCTGTTCCGTTAGCAGTATCAAAAGCAGTAATATCATTTACGAATCTATCAATATCAGCATGGTCAGAAGTTTCTAGTGGAACTCTTACAGGATTGGTTAATGTAATAGTATCATCACCATTATCATTAACTACAGCAGCTACCAATACCTCAAAGGTTCTAGTAGTTAAACCATCATTAGTATCTGGATCATAACCATAGAAGTCTTTCTCGGTTACACTAGCCAAATCTGGTACCATATCTGGGCCAATATCTAAAGTACCCTTAGGTAGTACACAAGATACTTCAAATGTATAGGTGTTTGGATCTGCTGGTTTAACATCTACAATTACATTGATCGTTGGATCTGTAATTCTGGTTCCATCAATATCAGATGGTACAGTAAGAGTACCATCAAATGTATAAGTACCAGATACATTACCAGCAAAGGAACTAGTATTCCAAGTAACAGGCAAATGCTGAACCTCAGTAGAACCGTCTGCCTTAGTAATAGTAACTTCAATAGTAGTAGGTAATACTACATCAGCAATAGTACTACCATAAGGTACAGTTACAGCAGCAGGTGCTACATAAGAGCTTATATATGGATCTGCTGGTTTAGCATCTACAATAATAGTAGCCTGTGGAGCCATATTAGTTGGAACATCAATCTCAGGATCATCAATATTTACTCCACCATCTAGATACTGAATACCAGACTGGTTCTGTACAAATGTTGCAGTATTCCATACAACAGGATAGGTCTGAGTAATAAAGGTACCATTAACTAGCTGAATAGTAACTAGACAGTCAGTAGGTAATACTAGATCAGAAGCCGTAGTACCATATGGTACATTGATAGGATCTGGATTCTTCATATTAACTACTACAGGTTTAACAATAGGAGTTGGAGTACTAGAAGTAGATACAAGCTCAACTGTATACTGAGGAATAATATTCTTAGTATTAGTTGTACCAGCAGGTAATACCATAGTACCATCAATAATCTGTTTACCAAGACTGTTGTTTCTGTATGCACTCAGATTCCAATTAACAGTAATTACCAATGGACCACTAATAGTACCATCAATTTCCTCAATCATTACGTTAATTGTAGATGGAGGTGTTACCAGACTTACATCAGATCCGAGATCAAGAGTCTGAGAATTTGGATTTACAGTAATATTATCTACATTAGGATATTTGGTTACAGGGGCAGGAGATACAGTAACAGGAACTACTGGATAAATTGCACCTGGATTAGTAACACCACTAGGTAGAGTATAACTACCAACGATATTATAAGTACCAGGAGTAGTTCTATCATATGGAGCTGTATTCCAAGTAACATTTACAGTATCAGTCCTACTAGTTCCATCAGAGCCAACGATATTCAGATCTACTGTAGTAGGGAATACAATATCATTGACTGGAGTAGCATATGGAACAACAATAGGAGTAGGATTAACAATGGAAGAAACTACGTATGTAGTAGCTGCTATTACATTGATATCCTGATATACAATAATATTAGTCTTATTAGTTACATCAGGAGGTGGTACAGGAATAGTACCAGAAATAGTATATACACCAGGAGTATTCAAATCAGTCAGTGTACTTAAATCCCATCTAACATTTGCAGTATCTGTACCAATTGTACCATCATATGTTACCGTCTTAATAGTACAAGTAGTAGGTAATGGTAGTGAAGAAATAGGAGAACCTACACCAATATCAATTACTGGCATATCATCTACAGCACAAATATTAGGATATGACTGTACAACTACTTTGATAGATGGAACAACACCTAGATCATTCTTTACTCCCTCTGGGAATTTAAAATCACCAAAGATATACTGATCACCAGTATTATTAGGATTATAACCAGATGGATCCCATTCCACATCTACTGTTGTAAATGTACCATCTGCTAACTGAACATTGACTGAAGTAGGAAGATTTAGATTAGTAAAATGAGTACCAACAAAAGTCATCTCATCTGGTACAGGAGTTACAGTAGTAATATTTTGAGGCTTAACTCTAGCCATTACTACAGCTTGTGGAGCAATAGGAGTAGGAGCCTGAATTACATTATTTGGTAACTCTAAAGTACCACTAATATACTGGATATTTAAATCTGTTTCACTATACTGAGTCTTATCCCATTTTACTTTCAAATCACCTGTAGTACCATCAGTATATAATACAGTTACAGTATCAGGTAAACCAATATCTTCTACCTTAGTACCATAAGGTGCTTTTAAAGTAATAGGCATAGCAGTTAAGAATCTATCAATGATATGAGTTTCTGCACCTACTTCAATATGTAGAGTTACATTTACAGCAGCATTTAATGTGCCTGCTGGCAGAGTCAAATCACCATTAACAATCTGCATACCTTCAATTTTAGGATTGTAAGTAGCAGAATTCCATGTAACACTGAGGTTTGTTACAGTACCATCTGCATAAGTTGCTTCAATATCAGTAGGAACAGTAATATTAGTAAATAAAGTACCAAATGGTACTTTAATCAAATCAGGACGTTTAACAGCAACGATTGTGTGTTGCATCTGTGTTAATAGATTTTTAAAGTCTTTAGCACTAGCATAATCTTTATCACAATCAGCTGCTGTCTTATAATTCTTAATAAGATCTGCTTTCTTTACAAAAGTGGAATCAATTGTACTAGAAGTATAGTACTGCGTCATATCAGGCAGATCTTTAGTTAAAGCATAAGATTTAAGAATATTAGTTAGAGAAGCAGTATTAATCAGATTCTTATAATCTGTAGCATTAATCTCTACAATCTCTTCCCAGTCACTTATAACTGTCTTATCAGGTCTTACTTCATTAATAAGCTTATACAGCTTTTTACTATTAATGATATAACACCGCATTCCAACTCTACGTCTCTGAGCTGGGATAGATAGCATCTCTGCTTCGGTTTTATATATGTGAGGACCACCTAAGGAGTCATTAATATCGACGACAGGATATTTATCTCTATCATCTCTGGTGACAACTTGAGATGGAACCCTATATCCGTTTCTAAGAGCCATTCATCTGTCCATCCTTTCTATAAATTAGGAATATCCTTTATAATAAAGTCCAAGATGAGGAAATTAGGCTAGGAAACTAATTCCTAGCCTAATATTATTTGTATTAGGTTCTATAGATAACCATTAGAGAAGCGTTGCCAGTATAACTCATATTAGGATCCATATAGATAGTATGATTTGGATATAGAGCACTAACAGCAGCATCTGCAAATGCCTGAATACCAGGATCAGTAATCTCCCAGTTACTCTTAATAGGCAAACCATCTACAGTAATACCATTAGCTACATTAGCATTTACTCTATTATTAATCAATACTACCATATTACCATCACCATTAGCAGTAATACGCAAAGTATCAATCTCAGTACCATAATTGATTAATTTCTTAACTTCAACTGATGGAACAAAAGTATATGCACCTGTACCACTACCATCATCTACAAGAGAACCAACAATGATATTATGTAGCTGATCCATTGGAATGGTATTGAATTCTACAGGCAGATTAGTAGTATCATCGAAGAACCCAATGAACTCCAGATCTTTAATATCTTCTGCTCTACTAGGCAAAGTAACCATATAAGTATCATCAGTTACTTTAGCAGCAGGTTCATCATTTACTGTAAAGTGATCAAATGCAGCTAGATTTACCATATCACTAGTAAACTTAAGAATAGTAGAACCAGATAACTCAGTAAGCATAATAACTTTGATAGGCAGTTTCATATTAGCCATTAGCTTAACAGCAGCCTGATCAACAGTCATACTAGTACTAGAATGACCAGCAAATACATTATAAGTTGCTGTACCAATAAAATCACCAAAACCAGCAATATTAGTTCCTACTGGAATACGAGCAATAATTTCATCCTTATGAATCTTGATCACTTCATGATTCAGAGTAGCAATTACATATACATCACCATCTTCATTGATGTCAATTGCACTAGCACCAGAGCCATGAGGAAGAGCAATTTCTTTAATCTCACCAGTACTAGTATTAATCTTGGATACAGTATCACCAATGTAGTTTGCTACCCAGATATAACCATCAGTATCTGCTACGATACCCTGAGGACCTTTATCTGTACCTAGCTCTTTATCTAGTACCTTTCTGGATCTATTGATCTTAGAAACAACATTAGAACCATAATTGGTTACCCAGATATTATCATTCTTATCACAAGTAATACCAAACGGAGTAGAGGTTTCATCACCCATACTGATAGATGGAGAAACCTTAGTATTGCCCACAATACGTGCTACAGTACTAGCAGTGCTACAAGCAACCCAAACAGTATTATCACTATCTGCAACAATACCCCATGGACCAGCATCTACTAGAATCTTAGCAGTAACACTAGCAACACCAGAAGAATTCTCTTCAATCTTATATACCATGCTATCTTTATAACAGGTTACATAGATTGCACCATAAGAGTCTTCACACATTGCAATTGGCATCTCGCCAACTTCAATGTCACCAACATATTCACCCATTTTAAACTGACTAATAGAATTAGAAGCTCTATTTGCAGTATAAACAGTGATTCTATCCTGGCAAACATGTACAGCCTGAGGTTCACTCTTCTCAAGAGAAGTAGTAGGAACTTCAAGCTTAATAATATCATCTTCTAATTTGTATAGGGTTCCATTATATGAAGATACAACCCATACATCTTTTAAAAATGCCATATTAATTTCCTCCTAAATGTTAAGTATAGCTATATATAACATTAACTTATTTTGATGTCGTCATATTAACTAGAATATGGTAAGTTTTTATAGTTTCTGATATTTTATATGCAGTTTCTGTAGGAAGATCATCTATATTGGATAATACTAAATGTATCTCTTTCATCTCTGCTTCAATCCCCATACATTTTAATTTAAATATTTCCTCTTGATCTTCCGATAAAGGAAAGCTTAAGCTATATTCTTGTATAAGAGATTCTATTTTCTTTTTCAAATAATCAGCAACTACATCTACTTTAGATACCATAGCTCTAGGTGATTTAAAATGACCATCATTATTTTTTTCTAATTCTTTTGGTTCTTCTATCTTTACTATTTCCTTATTAACTACAGGTTCTTCTTTTATGTCTTCCAATACATTTTCTATTGGACTTTCTGGTATTTTACAATCATTATTCTTCTTAATACAAGTAAATGATAATATATATTCTAGTACTTGTGAAGCTGTAGTAACCTTAGTCATATAGAATAACAATTCAGGAGCCATGAGTCCTATAATTAATGGAGCCAAAAATATGAATCTTACTTCTATAGCCATTATATATGGATCTAATGCTATGCATATCACAATAGATAATATAACGCTGATTATTATATGGATTATCCTAGTATATACTTTTATATGCAATCTCTTTTTATTTATTACTGTAATACAAAAGATATTAGACAATACTCCTATCAAAGATATAAGGCTAATTATAGTAAATTCTATAGGGGAAATAGTTAGCGTATTTAATGCCATTTCTATCTCTTGTGATTCCACTTATTACTCCCCCTTATATAATAAATCATCTTCTCATTGGAGGATCTGCCGGATTGGTACTAGAAGAGTATGACCCAGGAGCACTATTATATTTGCTATTGATAAATTTATTTCCAAACTGTAGTGCAGCACCACCACCACCAGTATATCCAGCAAAGGTACTATAACCAGACCAATCTATATTGTTAATAAGAAGATATAAAGATCCTAAAGCAAATAATATAAATCCAGATAAAGCAATTACTCTTGTCAATGATAACTCTCCATCTTCATATAATGCCCCAGTTAAGCATATTTTAATAAATTCAATGAATCTATGAAACATGATGTGTTCTCCTTTCTATGTAAGATAAAAAACAATTTACAATGATGTTTTAGAAGCTCTATTGTGGCGACATTTGGTTAAATGAAGGAGGTAAAATTATGAGCAGATATGGTCAAACTATACGCCCTATAGCATATGATGAATATACGAGTTATACACCTAGTATTATATCTGGAGAACAGTTTACAGTAAATACTAAGTTTATGATATTATCTAGCAAACCTATTCCTAAAAATACAAGAATTTATATGGAATTTAAGATTACTAAAAGAGAAGATGATACTTTAGTACGACATATACCTTTATATATAGGAGTCACTAAAGAACCATCATATGGATTTTTACTATCTGATATGTGTTTAGGTAGTATATACTATTGTAACCCATATTCTTTTAGTGTTACTCCAGACTATACATACCCATTAGATATACAAACTATAGAACGATATCATCAGAATGCTAATACTATAGTAACTAAAGTTAGTAGTAAATTAGGAGGAAAAATTCCTAGACAAGGAACTATGATAGGATTAGGAGTAGATACGATACATAATAAGATATCTATATATACTGATGGAAATCTTATGTATTCATTCTCTCCTAAATCTTTTAATATGAAAAATGAAAAAGAAGATTTTTTCTTTTGTTTATTAAATCCACTAGCAAATCAGAAGATGGTTGGTATAGTAAACTATGGAAGAATAGCAATGAAATACAAACCAAAAGAGTACTGGTCATTATATGAAGAATATTATGATAAAAAAGAATCAATAACAGATATAAATTGCAAAGTACACTTTGGTACAGTATATCCTAATCCAGGAAGATATAAAGATTTTAATTCTAAAATAATTATGCAAAATAGTTTAGCTCCTGTGCCTCCTAGTAGAGAACGGATACCATGGTTAGTATATGCTACAGATTCTAAAGCATACTCTAGTAATAAGACACTTAAACTAGAAACAGGGAAACAATCTTTAGCTTCTATATCTTACCCTTGCCCATATGATCAAAAGATTTATTTTGAATTTACTACTAAAGAAGCATCTCTTACTTTAAATACAACTACTGGATTATACGATATAGATGGTATACCATTATTTGTAGGTATTAGAAGAGGTAGTAGATATAGTGGTACAGGATCAAACTTCTTTAAATCATCAGAAGCATTTTGGGTAGATTTAGTACATTATAAACATACACCATTTAATTCTCATTCTTGTGTATCTGGAGTTACTAAGAACTATACTTTCTATCCTTTATTACCACAGATCCCGTTACAACCAGAAACCATAGGATTCATTGTAGATATAAAAGGAAGATATATAAGTATAGTAACAAATGGCGATATATTTGCTAAAGTACCAATTCAAGGAATCACATTTGATAAAGATTCATTATATTATATCTTCGTTGGAAATCATATTCCATCTCATATAAATGATGGATATACAGTTCTTAATTCAGGAGAGACTACATTAGACTTTCCTTATATAGCGGATAATAAGAATATAATGACCCTATATTATTTTTATAACTATCTTATTAGAGATGATGTAAGTACTTATATAGATGCATTTATAGAAGTATTACCCTATGAATTAAGATATCAGAAGTTCTTCAATGCTACTATATATGTGAAAGGAGATCCTGATAAAGAACCAACCCCTGGTATTAATAGACTATGGGATACCTATAATATAGTATCAGATAAAGAGCCTCATAATAATGCTAGGAAATACTCTTCAGATTATTTGAATGATCTATTGAAAGAAATAAAAATAATAAATAAGAGATAAAAATACAAGGAACTCCATAATAGGAGTTCCTTGTTATTATTCATTATTTCAATTATATACTATAGTAATGATGTAAAAGTGTACATTTGAAGAAAGGATGTGATTTTATGTACACTAGCTATAGAGTTTTATTTAAATATGTTTTTCAAAAGAGTTGGGTATTGGACCTAGCTCTTCTTGTTATTATTTTTGGTTTCCTGGGGGTTCCATATCCCCAGGAGATTGCTACGGAGTATATTTGCCCATGGCAGAACAGATTGGAGCTTCTAGGAGCTCTGACCTGTTATTATGCTGCCAAGGGGTTACTCTTGGCAACATATTGGGAATTGATATTAGGGATCAAGATCAAGTGATCCATAATATTAATAAAGAGAGTCTCTGAAATATGGGACTCTTCTTTTTTATAATTCGTCTATAGCTTGAGTTCCTAATAGTACCAATGGGAAGGTCATATTAGTATTCGAATTTACTCCTAATCCATTTCTAATATCTATTCTCATATTATCTAATAAGAACTCAGCTGGTCTCTGTATTCCAGGAATTGATTTTCCTGTAGTAACATCTATAACATCAAACCATTTATTACCACTAGTTTGATCATATACTACTACAGTCTTTATATTAGGATCCTTATCAGCAATCATCTTTTTTTGTACTGGAGTCAGATTATTCTGATATTCTTGGAATGATATATCTTCTTCACTCTGTACCATTGGTCCTCTTACTACAGACGTAGAGAATGATCCAGTATTAATACTAGCTGGGGGTAAATTCTGTTTTACGGAAGGAAGTCCGTATCTAGGAGCATTTACTAAAGCATAATATGCATCCATAATACTCTTATCAGAATTCTCCTCATTAGTATCCTTCATCATCTGTTCTTTCTTAAGAACTAGATCATTTATCTTATTTCTTACAGAGTTTAGTTCTCTTACTGCTGTAATCTTGGTATTAATTAATCCTACTTGAGTATTCATATAGTTAGACATGTACATTATTCTATTACGTCCACCATATGACTTATTCTCTCTAAACTTAGATAATTCGTCATCTATGTTATTATACATAGACTCTGTTTGAGCTATAGCACTATATAATAGTTTAGCATTATCTATATAACCCTTTTCATACTTCTTATCTAATGTTTCTTTAGAACCCCTATTTTCATTAGTATAAGTATTAACAGTAGAAGAATTGTTAGGAGGTCTACCAGGGCCTCTCTTTCTCTTAGGTTGTTCTTCTTTAACAACACCATCATTTTCATTCTTTTGAACCATATCTACTATAGAGAAATTAAAATCTTTTTCTCCATCTTCTGGATCAGCTATAAAATCTAATGTAGGTTTCATCTATATTCCTCCTTATATAGAATATAATATATTTATAGTATTGTGTAAGAGTGCAAATTTGTAAAAGTCGAAAATTTCAATTATATACTATATATGTGAATAAAGAATAAAATATGGCATCATAGAAAGGATGTGATCAAGATGCCAGGTATCCGTATGAGAAAATTAGATAGGATTCTTTTTGAGAATCCAGCAATTGCTGGAAAAATAACAGATTTTAATATGACAGAAGAGGCGATGTTGCATCGCCTTTTTCTGTTAAGGGCGGCACGGGCAGCACAGGCTGCCAGAAAGGAGGTAAAAACTAATTAAAGATGTGGAGCTTCGGCTCCCTTCTTTTTTTGTTTATTAATATTTTTTTTAATTATATACTATATATATGATATACTTTTAGTATATCATATAAGAGGTATGTTATTGTTTTTAGTTGAAAGGAGAGCAGATATTATATGATGACAGAAAAAGAATATGTAGAGTTTCTCATTAGAGCAAAAGAAATCACAAAGGAGGTAGCACAATTTTATGGTATAAATAGTGCAAATGATTTAGATATAACATTTGTGCATGGTGGTACTAGATATTCTAGTGTCCAAGCGTCCTATACTGCTATACATAATAATATAGCTTTTTATATCCCAGAAAATAAAATAATCGACCTGAATGATGAAATAGGTCAAGAATTGTTTGTGTTCATAATATTTCATGAACTCAGACATTATACACAAAATCAGTTTCTCCGTACTAAGTATGGAGATTATATGTATGAGGATATTCTTGCTGCACAAATGAGTGCATCTACATTAAACTCCTCTAATATAATGGAGGAAGATGCAGATGAAGCAGCAAAACATCTTGCAGAGAATTTTATGAAAATGAAAAGGGGTGAAACCTATGATACCGAGGTACAAAATATTGAGGAAGTATTGACACCTGAAGTCATATTGGAGACGATTAAAAATTATTATAATGCAAAATCAGACGCTAAATGAGGGTAAATATTATGGGAAGAGTGTAACAACTCTTCCCATGATATTTTATTTATCTTATCTTTGTTCTATTTATTTTTTGTGTATCTCTTTATAATTCCGTTGACTAAACAGTAGATAGAAGTAAAGCGAGGTGAAATAATGGAATCTATTAAAGGATATCTTAAATTATTAAAGAATATTACAGAAGGATTAGCTATAGCTTTCCTAATATTTCCCAACTTATATACTGGAATAGAGAGTAAAGTTATACCATTACTATGTACTTATCTAGTATTTGTTAGAATTGTTATGATGGATTCAGTAGCAGTGAAAGAGTATAAACTAAGATTAGCATGTGATATGATTACTAGACGTAATGTATTCTATATATACCTATCTAGTATCATTAAGTTTCTAGCTATATTATCAATGACTGTTTTAAACTGCTATATAATCCATCATATAATCTGGGCAATACTGGATATATTAACCAAATAATATTATGAAGAGAGGAAGAAGGAAAGGAATATGGATAATTTGATACCAGGATATTCTGAAGGTGCGAATATCACTATAATGAATGCTTTTTATATGAGAGCAAATAAAGATCCAATAAGCGGGAAATGGGAACCAGATTATATAGTAATAGTTTACAAAGATAATGATACTGGAAAAAAAGATATGGTGAGAATACCGAAACCAGAATATACTTATTATATCTTAAAAAGCGATATAGCAACTCCAGATTATAATTGTCATTTTGCACCAATAGAAGATGTAGATCCTATTACAGTTCCATATACAGATATCATTAAATCTATTGCAGAGAATACTGGCAATATAGATCTTTATAATGCTAATAAGAGAAATGGTGATTATAGAGCTAATAAGCTGTTTATGTTACATCCTAGAGTATTTAGTGCAGATATGCCTATCCTTTCTTATTATAGAAGTAGGTTTAATGCATTATATCAAAATCCAGTAATTCCTATTACTATAGCATACTTCGATATAGAGTCAGATGTATTAGAAACTGAGAACGAAGGTATCGTATATGGTAGAGATCCAGTAAACATGATATCCATGTATTTTAATGGTAATAAAACCATGTATAACTTTATTCTCAGAAATCCTAATAATCCACAGGTAGAAGAATTAGAAAAATCTATGGAAAAAGATTTTGATAAGTATAAGGAAGAATTCTTATCTCTTATTGAAGTTAAGTTAGGTAGTAAAGAGAAGATCCAAAAATATGGATTGGATGGCATCAAACTATCAGTAGGATTCTTTGATACAGAGATAGATATGATTGCTACATTCTTCTCTTGTATGAATCAATTACAACCAGATATTGCTACTGCATATAATATGGCTTATGATATGCAGCAGTTAATAGCAAGAATAGAGTTCTATGGATATGATCCTAGAGATATTATCTGTGATTATAAATACATGAATAAGAAATACTGTTTCTGTAGTTATTACTCAGAAGCAGATAGAGAACCTAAATTTGAAGAGAGATGTGATAGAGCCGATATATGCTCTTTAACCACATATCTAGACCAAATGATTATATATGCTTCTAGACGAAAAGGTCAGTCTGCTATAGAATCATTTAAACTGGATTATGTAGGAGGAGAGGAATGTGGAGTTCATAAATTAGATTATCATGATATAGCTCCTAGTATTGGTAAATTTCCTTATATCAATTTTAAGATGTTCTGGTTATATAATATAACCGACGTATTAGTCCAAGTATGTTTAGAAGAGCAGACTTCAGATATCAAATATGTATTCAATAACGTTATAGAAATGAATACTCCATATCAGAAGATATTTAGACAGACCGTATATCTAGCTTCTAAAGCAACTGAATATTATAAAGAATCTGAAGGAGTTATCATAGGAAATAATACAAACAAATTTGGTTCTCCTCCAGATAAGAAGTTCCCAGGTGCATTTGTTGCTCCTCCTAATCTGTTAACAAATAGGAATAAACTGAAGACTATTAGTGGACTCTATATTTCTAAATTCAATAATGGTAATGACTTTGACTATAAGAGATTGTATCCATCATTGCTCCAATACTTTAATATGGCTCCTAATACACAGGTAGGTATGATTGATATTGCTGATCCTCCATTTAGAGATGATAAATCTCTTATGCTTGAACCTGGTGGTACATTTGTAGAGAATCTAGCATCTTATAATTATATAGAGTTCTGTCATAGATGGCTCAATATGGCTAGAGTAGAAGACTGTTATTCGGATATAAAGGAATACTTTACTAAATATAAGACTCCTAGATCTGAAGGTACAGGAAATAAGATATATGATGATAGAATCCAAGTAGTCAAATTCTATAGAAAAGATAAACCAGTATATTTAGAACCTAAGATTAGTCCAGCATTATGGAGTAAGATAAGACAAGTTCAATATGAAATTAAGTCTTATATAGAAAGCTAAGGAGAAATAATATATGAATACAGCTATATTCTCATTAGATGCTTTTGTAGGTATTCTTAATGAAGTTAAAAATATGAAAGCAGATATAATATGTATCAAACCAAACTATTTTTATAATAGTTCGGGAAATACATGTGCATTTGGTATATTTGGTGATTCTGTATATATAGAATTAACTAATTCAGGATATGCTATTAGCTATTGTGGAAATGATTACTATAATGCATTATATAATGAAGGTCCTGAAACTATAATGCTAGAAAGTAGGTTAATAAACCCATGGTTAAAACTATATAAAGATTCTATAGATTCTATAAAGAAGACTAATAAAGAAATAAACAAACTATACTTAGAAACTAATCTAGCTATAGATTATGATACTATATGGAATACTCATATAGGAAGAGTATTAAGATATAATTCTTTTATAGATCCAGATTACGGTATTCCGCTATTTTATAAAGATAGATATCTCCAAATACAAAAAAATATCCATGATGAGCTAAAATTCATTATAGACAAGAATAAAGGACATATCGAGTATAATCATATAGATATTACGAATGATAAAGAATTTAATGATATCATGTCTCTCAAAGCAGCCGATGGTGGGGCAATGTGGTATCCAACATGCTTGAATAATGGGAATCATAAATATTGCTTAACACTATCTAGTAATATATTGAACATTTCCAAAGGAGATAGAGTTAGTATCACTATATATGATTTAGATTATCAACCTACATTCATAGCTCAGTTTACAGTAGAGAAACCTAAAAAGAAAATAGTATTAAATTACTATATAAAATATTTTAAGATAATAAGGTAAAAGGAGATTTAAAAGTATGACATCAGGTTCTTTTATAATAAAATTAATAGCTACTAATAGTGGAAGGATTATGTGTTTTATAGGAAATTATTTATCATCTGTAGAAGTGGTAGATAATATGTTATGCATTGGTTGTACTAAGCTATATCCAGATGCTATAAAGTTTAGAACCTTTTCTAATATAAAAACCATGCTAACTAAACTAGTTGGTGGTAAATCTAAATATGATGATCTTATAGATGATATAGATATTAAATTAGATGAGAACTCTATATATGTATCGTTGAAAGATGGAAGACAGTTTACTTTTCTAATGGTTCCAAAGAATGATGCTCTATCAGAATATAATAGTATGCGTATTCATTTTGAAAAAACGATATTGGATAATTATGAAAGAGAAACTTCTTCTTGTACAAAAGTAAAAACCATTCCAGTATTAGAATATGATGTTAAAGATATAGAACCTACTAAGGTCTCCATTAGTTCTAAATCATTATCAGCATATCTAAAGGATACTAAAAAAAGAGATGTAGCTATAAAATTAGTATAAAAGAATATTAAGTTGGGTAAGGCTTTAATTAGCCTTACCCATTCTTTTTTGTTTAAAGACACAAAGATAAGTGAGGTGAATTATAATGCCTAAAGTAAGTAAGATGACCAAATTACTAAATAAAATAGAGCGTAGACTAGGAATGCAACAAATTAATTTACCAGACTATTTGGGCAAAGAAAAATGGGCTACAGAAGTTATAGCAAATGAAACTATAGATACATTCTCCAGATATTTTCCAAGAGAGATTTCATATGAATTAGGTCCAGAAAATAAAAGAGGAGATCATTGGTTAATAGATGAAAATCTATGTGAAAGTGTAGATATAATTGGTGTAAGAGATATAGACTGGCACGCTTGGTCTGCTCATTATCCAGGATTATTATATGGTGGAGTAAACTCATATGATATGATGACTTCTGGTATAGACTTTGAAGCTATAGTAGATACTCAGATGATGGCGGATCATGTTTCTGCTTTTTCTAATGGTATCTATATTAAATTTGAAGATCCTAATAAAATATATCTAAACGTTATAATATCTTCTTCTTTTTTAACCAATTTCCAAATTATACCTATTAAACTCTTAGTAAAACATGCTCCTAATCTTAAGACTATTGCAGAATCTAAAATGGAAACATTTGAGAATCTTGCTACAGCAGATGTAGCAGCGTTCTTATATGAACAATTAAAAATGTATGATGGATTAGATACTATATTCTCTAATATAGATTTAAAACTAGGTAATCTAGAACAAAAAGCTGCTAATAGAGAACAAATAGTACAATATCTGCAAGACAACTATGTATCTGCTGCTAATGAATCACAACCTATTATGCTTACTATAAACTAAAAAATATGTAGAGCATTTCTGTGATGCTCTACATATTTTTATCTTTTATAAAAAAAGAAGGGACCGAAGTCCCTTAGTATTAATATTTAAGATATCTGAACTGATTTCTCCTTTCTTTGAGATCTTTCAATATCTCATCGAATTTTTTGAATGTATAGGTTCGTACATCCTCCTCAGAGATAGCCCAATCAGCATGATGGCGAGCTTTTGCAATTGCTCCAGCCAGCTCATGATCATACAAATCAAGCCAACCAGTATATTTGTTCGGGTCTATGAAGGTATACAATGACACAGTATCCCTTTTTTGACCCCTCAGGATTTCGACATAATCCCTCCCTTCTGCTAAAGCCTCCTCATAAGTTACTCCAACTGTTTGCAGGTCAACATATACAGATTTTTCGGTCAAAGAGAAATCAACGACAAGCCCCACTTTAAATGGCTTAGACTCAGCCATTCTTTTATAAGGGACCTTTTTAATCTCATAAGACCAGTTACACGGATCGTACTTGGATTGGTTCCAAAACGCCCGTCTATTAAGATGGTCTACTTTATTTTTGATCTCCTCTTCAGACTCTGCGGTATATGTACCCTCATGAATCTTATGAGGATAGTAATCCTCTATGTAAAAGATCTCATAGTAAAGGTCGAATATTATCATAAATTATTCCTCCTTCTATCTAACCAAAACTTACTGATCTAAAGTGAAATGTATTCGCATACGCTCCAACTCTTGGTGTATCTGATCAAAAACCTCTCCACCACCTAATTGTCCATGCAAATACCCCTCAGCATAATCTGCTATATGCTGAAATTGGTCGAAAGTAGCGTCATATTGTTCTTGATATCCTAGCGAACTAGGGTCCAGCACTAAATGGAACTGGTACTGATGATGGTAAGGTTCCATCACATGTATTTGACCAACAGTCGCCTGATGATCAAACCCGCTACATTCAGGCAACAATGAGTCAAAATGTATTGCCACCATTGATGATGAAACATCAACAAACAATACCAAATCCACAAGATGTACGGAAACATCAAGCGGTAATACTGGCACCTCCTCTTCTACTTCATAACGAAATCCATGAGATGGAGACCGATGGGTATGATCAACCATCCAAAAACGTCGTTCATCGAGGTCTCGCATAAACTGCTCAACCTCTTCAACCGATGATGCCTGATAACGACCATATTCTATCTCAGAACCGTCCCACAAAGATGCATAAACTACTATACGCATACATATTTCCCCTTTCACTAAAAGAAAACAAATTATTCAATATATGATATGTAATCTTTCTAGATTACATATCATATATATAGTATATAATTGAAATCAATATTGAAAAGGCAAAAAAATAAGGGATTCTCACTTAAGAGAATAATCCCTTATATATTTTATCAAATTTCAAATGTATATTCTGGATACATCTTATTCATAATCTGCTTCATCATCTTATAGTTATAAGATTTCTGCATCTGCTTCTTAGACAAGAACAACCTGTTCTGCATCAAAGCATTTAAAATTATGATAGCATGTTCGATAGTATTAAATTCAGGATTTAATTTACCATCTACAAGCAAATCATAAATATAATAAGTATATTTTATTCTCTTATCCTCATCATCAGGATGGAACTCAATGTTCTCATTAGGAACAACATATACAGTTACATTAGCAGAAGATGATACGCCTTTAACAATTTCATTTATGATATTTGTTTCAGGATCTTTACCAATTTTCCTAATAATGGTATTCAACAATCTCTTATTGTTATAAGCCAACTGGAGATTATGAATATCTCTACTCTGATTTTCATCAAAGCTTCTATAATCATTATAGAGATAATCATTAAGATACATCATAAACTCCAATGGAGTATTAAAAGGAGACTTATTAGGAAATACCTTATCCAATACTCCCTTAGGATAATAGGTATTATTAGTACTCCCACTATGACTACTCATAATAGGAGGATAATAGAATCTATTCCCTTTTAACTTCTTCTTAATATACTCATTTTTCTTATTCTTAAAATCATCCATTCCTACTACCTTCTTTCCTTCAGTAAAATTAACCTTCTTCTGTTTATAGCTAAACATGTTAACCTTAAACCCAATTACACCGTTTTCATCATCATTCCTTTTCATTTTCTTTTCCTCCTTTTAACTGGCAAATATAATTAATACATATCTGAATATTGTTTTTGTTTATCTTCTGATAGTAGTTTACCTGATTTTAATATCACAGGCTTTGTATAGCTCTTTTTATTCTTAGAAATAAACAATGTCTTAACTAAGGATTTATTCTCCATATTATCAGTTTTAATATTATTCTCTTTCATATTATCACCTTTCCATTTCATATCATTTACATAATTCAATTTAAATGATTTTGATTTTCCTTTTCTCTTAGGCAGCATACATAATCATTAGATCTAAATATGTAGTATTAGGAGAACAGATATCAGTTATTGAAGAATTAACTTTTTCATCTTCTGATAGAATATGACTTACATAAGTATTCCTCCTTTCATTTATTATTCAATTGGTAAATATTAGTAACACCTCTTTGATTGAATATAGAATCTCTATCTAAAGAAGATTCATAACTACTTTCTAATAGGGTATTTAACTCTATAGAAGGAAGAGATGCTATAACCTGTGCTGAGTATGTATTCAAATCTAATAGTCTCACCAATCTTATAAGACCCATTATACCATTAAAATTGATAGAAGTCTTATAAGGACTATCATTAAAATACATATCTATACATGGACTAACTTCTTCTACGTAGTCAACGAATAAAGCTGGTTTAAATATTAACACTGTAGGATGTTTTAATCCTACAGTGATAGATGTTGTATATAAATTTTTCGGATCATTTACATATAACTTACCCTTTCTCTTTTCAAATATAGTATCATAATTCAATATAATACTTTCTATCTTAGGAATCAATATCATCCTCATTGTTTCCAAATCTTCAGATTTTAATAGAACCCTAATATCAATATTTCTATTAATTTCCTCTTGTTTAGGAATATACTTTAGTACTACATAAGATCTAAGATTTCTAAAGATCTTTCTATTACCAAATAAAGATTGACCATGAATAAACTCTTTATAGAAGAATTCATTCCTTCCTCTATAGCCATTACTCCATGGAATAGATACCAAACCTATTTTACATCTATTACCCAAGAATCCTAAATTATCTTCTATTGAAGATATTGCAGTTAAATCCATTATTCTCATTCCTTTCTTTTTATTTAAATTTTACATAGTACGCACAATGAATACTGATCCTGCATGATATTTATCATATCCTACAACAAGATGATCAATATCTCTAGAAGAATAACTCTCATCTTCATATATAAGAGCACCAATATCATATGCTGCAGATCTGATTTTCTTCAAGAAAGCTACAGCATCTTCTCTTGATGAAAAACTAAACATTCTTTTATATGGGTTAATATTCGTATTACTAAGAACATTAGCCAGTAATCTTATAGCTTGAGATTCCATAACTACTAAGTAACTTTTATTTTCTACCATATAAATTACACTCCTTATCATACTATGATTTCATCTATCATATTTTCTATATTGTATTCAAATCCATCAGATAATAAAGTCTGATGAGTATTGATATCTTTATCTTGTACTTTAGATACACCTCCTATAACATTATCTTCTTTTACTACAGAATTATTAGATACTATTATATCAGTATCTTTAGGCATATTATTATTGCCGTAGTACAATTCATAGTTCTTAGAAAATTCTTCTATATTAAAATCAGCTACTTCAATAGATTCAGTATTAATCTCTTCTGAATCTATAACAATATTCATTCCATAATTATCTCTATAGAACTTTATAGTATCATCTTTATTTAATATAAATGAATTAAACGTATTAGTCAATACTATAAATATATTCATATCTGTATTATACAGTACGAATCTAGTATTATCAATATAGAAAGAGTCTGATAATAATAACTTACTACCAGATTCTAAATATTCTGGATGATAACATTCAATTTGTTTTAAAGATACCCATAATCTCTTAAGAGTATCAATATACAGTTTACTATAAGTTTGACTACCATCATTATACACTACTTTCTTTTGCAGTATATCTGGTAGATTCTCTTTATCTATATATTTAAAGATAAAATTCTTTTCTTCATTTCTTATCACTATATTATCAATGAATTTATATTTATCTTCCAAAGATAATATAGCAAAGTCATCATACTCTCCTGATTTTGTTATAGCATAATCAGGTACTATATTTATATTCATATTACATTTCATATCATAATAGTCTACTGGACTATTGTTCTTTATATAATTCATATGAATATTCCATAAAGCTTCAAACCCATATTTATAATATAGATTGGCTAAATAGAATATCTTATTATTCAGTAATCTAGCAAAGATATCTTTCATATCTTTATCTTTTCTTAGTATAAAATATCCATTACAATTTACTCTAGTAGCAGCCTCTATTTCACTGCTTCTAATAAAACTATATATAACATCTGGATTTATTAATGCCATAGCAAATACTGCATATGGATTATAAATCATTATATCTTCTATGAGGTTAAAATACTTAAAACTATTATAAAAATAATTCTTATTAAGACTAAGATTATGTAACCTAGTCATTCTAATATCACTACTATCCCATGTATATTCTTCTAAAGTAGTAGAACATAATGGCTTAATAATTATATTATTCTCCATCATATACCTAATATCAAGGTTACTAGGTATAGAATCATTTGAGTTCTTGGTATCTAAGATATGACCTCTTTTTGCTGTACCTTTACACCAAGTTTTTATTACATTTAATAGATATCTAAGAGTAGTCCTAGTTCTATTAAACATAACTGGATATTTAGTGATAGGATAATCTACCACAGTATTCCTGTATAGTTTATCCAATGATATATCTATACCTTCTAAAGAAGATATATTAGGACAATTACTGTATCCGATATTATTATAAAAAGCAGATACATATTGATATGGATTAATCACATCATTATCCAATCTTACTTTCAATTCCATTTGTAAGATAGATTTGTAACTCATTATCTCTACTGGATAATTACCTAGTAATACTTTGGTATATTCCATATTTTCATTTGGAACTATATTTGGAATTCTAACCATATTTAATCACATCCTTTCATATTTATAGTATATAATCATATTTATTATTAGATTTAAAAAAGTATACCAGAGACTACTAAGAGTCTCTGGTATTAATTTCATTTTAGAAGTTAACTATATTGCTATGAGTAACATTTTTACTTTCTAATTTGCTTATTCCTAACTCTTTTAATGGGAAAGATCTTAGATTATCCTGAACTATAGTATTATAATCTATAAAAGGTATAATCCAAGATGGTATTTCTATATTAGTAGGTATAGCTATAGAAGTAATCTTCCCTTTATATTCTGGAGTATTAAGTAATTTAGCTAACCTTAAAGTATGCTCTGGAAATTCATTTTCTATAAGATTATAATTCTTAGTAGTAATATTGGTTTTAATGATCAATACTGTAGACCTATCTTCTAAATCTACACCCTCTTCTTCATTAGATTTGATATAATTATAAGCATATGATCCTTTTATACCTTGAACAGTCATAGGAGCTCTATAAGAAGCCATAGGAGCTAATCTAGCAGGTTTATGATATTCTTTACTTTTAGCTTTTAATGACTTCACTATATCTTTTTCTATTACTACAAATTTTCTTATCAAATCTACTTGATCTACAAAATTCTCTCTTAGAATATCATACTCTAATATATCCATTAGTTTTTGTGAAGTAGACTCTGGTATACCTACTTTAGATATAGGCATACCTTTAATATCCAATTGTTTATCTTCTGGAATTATGTTTCCTTCTTGTAGTACCTGAAGATCTGCATAGTTCTTCTTACCATTAGTGATAAACATAGACTTGAATAGGAATTCATTCTTCATAATAAGTAAACATTCTCTATTATCAGTTTGAGCATTATAGTTTTCTCCAAAGAGATACATATAATCCAATATAAGATCAGATAATATATAACTCAATATATTTACTATAGAATATCTTAAATTATCTTCTTCTATAATAACAGCAGGATACTGTAATCGTTTAGCATCTACTAATTCCTGATTATAGAAATCATACTCTTTTACAAGTTCAGTTTTTCTTTTATGAAGAATAACTTTATCCATCTCTTTTTCTATCTCTTCTCTAGTATACTTAATATCCATTGGTACTCCAATAGTCCATTCTAATACTACTCTATACCATTCATCAAGAGATACTATACAAGAATCTGTATCTGTTAGTAATACTACATCTCTAGGCATAGTATATACTCTATCTAGTTTATCTATCCATATATGACGATAATATATAAATTCAAACATTAAATCTTTTAATACAGATAACTCATCTTCTATCTCTTCTGGTACTTCAGTAGGACTTAAGAATGGTTCTTTAAGTTTTATCAAAGCAGTCATAATAATATCTTTAACTTTAGAGTTATTTATAAACTCATATAAGTTATTCTTATAGTATACTATATTAAGCTCTAACTGAGACAGATTAGCTACAGTCTTATATAGTAATTCTATGCTATCATCTTCTGGAACATAGTCATTATACCCGAAATTTCTTAATAATCTAAGAAAACATTCGTCTATTGTAACCTGTTTATCTAATATCTCATAATGATTAAACTTATTCATATTAGGATTCTTTAAATCATTACAGATATTATTGATATAAGTTAAGCATTCTGTCATAGAACCAAATCTTACATTATCTGCTAAGAATCCTTCAAACATGGTTATAGAAGCAGATATACATCCTCTTCCTTGACCTGTAACAGCAGTACAAAGATTAAGATTATAAAATAGAGATGAGAAATTACCACAGCATCCATATAAAGCATTACATGATACCTTATAATTTAACTGCTGTAGATTATACTTATTAAACAATTCAGATCCTTTTGGATATTGCTTCATTTTCTTTTTAGCTTCATCTCTTTTATCTGCTAAATATTGAATGAGGTTATAAAATGGATTCTTAACCGACTTGTATTTCTTAAAAAGAACTCCACTAGTAGTCATAATAACTTTCCCGTCTAGCAGATCATTAGCTAGACGGGAAAAATCTATTTCTGCTTTTTTCTTAGTATAAGTATTATCTATTACAGCTTTACCATCTTTAAAGTTTTTATTTATGGAATATATAATACCTTCCATAATTTCATCTGGTTCTAGATTATAACACACCTTAGATAATATTTGATACATATCTTGCATATACCTATCAAATATTAATCCTCTATGCTGTGTTATATACGCTGGGATTTCATTCATTTTAATTCCTCCATTTTCTTTTCCTTATAAATTCTTTCTCGACCTCTACTTCTTCTGTCAACGTGTCTTTAATCCATAAATATAACTGCTTTCTTACTTTATCTCCAATCAATATATAATCTACTTCATTTCTTAATTTTCTTTCTAAATTTCTCATAGAGTTGGAGATTATACCATTAATATTCACTGCATTCTTTATTAGACGAGAAATATTTACATCATCATATTGTATAGGAATATCTTTGTAATAAAAGTATCCTATATACCTAGCTGAATCTACTGTAGATACTAAGGTTATATCATTTAATAAATTAAAACCATGAACTACCATAACTAACCTCTCTTATATAAAAATACCGTTTACACATATTATACATTTGTATTTTTAATTATTTTCTCGTCAATATCTATACTCTCATATATATAGTACATAATTGAAATCAGTTTTATCAAAACTAGAAAAAGAACCAGCAGTAGGAATTTATACCTACTGCTGTATCCCCGAAAAGAAGTGTTTTTAAGAAGGAATTTTAAACATAAACCAACGTATATTTACATTGATATTACATTATCTTGATGTTGTTAACGAACAGCTCTTAAGGTGTTAAAGATCTGAGGATTGATCTTCTCCATATTTCTCTGAGCAACCTTAACGTCACGAGTAACTCTATTAGCATACTTCTTGAAGATTCTTTCCTGAAGCTGACGCTCTTTAATACGGTTCTTACGAAGAGCTTCCCAATCAGCATCTCCTACTTCCTTAGCCTTCTGTAGTGCAGCTAAGTGAACACGACGCTCAAAATCACTCATCTTATTAAGACGAACAATGTTTCTCTTACCAACGCCAGCAGCCTCAGACAACTGATCAAATTCAGTAGAGTTCAAGATGCGACCTCTCTGCTCGTCATCCATACGAGTCAGGCAATCAATAATTAGAGCCTCCATAAGAGATCTTTTATCAGAGATACCATCACCATAGACTGCTTCTACATCACCGAGAGTAGACTCTTCTAGAATATCAGCGTCTTCAGTATAAACATCTTCATCTTCATTAAATGTGTTATTACTATGGAAATAAGCCATTTTTATACCTCCTATAGGATATTGTTTACATAATACAATTGTATTAACTAAATGTTTTTATCGTAAATTACCAAAGTAATATAATTTTCAATTATGTACTATATATATGAAGTATACTAGTATTACTTTTGAAATACAAGAATACTTTAGTGTAATAAGCCTAATGGTCATAAATGAGAGGAGAGTAAAGTAATGAATTTAGAATCGCAGGTTAATAATTTTAATAACTACTATGTGTATACCGATTTGATTAGGTATGGAAAGATAGTTATTAAGACAGATGATATCACATTGGATAATTGGAGTAACCATTACTCCGCTTTATTCAGTATACTACAAGATGGTATTGAGCTACAAGAATTACATCATTTATTTATCACAGTCCAGTTTAGGACTGGTGAAACAGTAGACCTGACCATTACAGATTTTATTTTTAATTTAATGCTTTGGTATCCTATCATTGCATTGAATAGAGATTATATTCAACCTAAACATCTAATGTTTAAAAGGTTTACTAAGAGTGGAGATATAAAGAAATTTATTGATAAGTATTTTATCATTCCTAATAGGAAAGATGTTCATGTTAAGGTATTGAATAATACTATAGCAAATACATTGTATCCATTCTTAGAGTTAGATGAATTCTCATTGTTTTTGGCTAATACTCTTAATCTAGAAGATGATATAGAGTTAATGCAAGCATCTCCAGAATTTGATGCTTTGATTCATTGTGATATGAGTGAGGTTCCTATAGAACAGGTTAAGAATAAAGGTATGGAAGTAGTTAATAATGCTATTAATCTTATTCTTAATTCTAAAGAGATTATGGGTCATGAGCATTGTCTGAAGAATGCCTTTGCTGCTGGAGAAGGTATTAATAAGAAACAGTATAGAGAAAATCATTATAATATTGGTACTAAACCAGATGGTCAAGGATCTATATATCATGAGATAATTAACCAGTCTTATATCACTGGTGGTTTGAATACATATACAAATCAGTTTATAGATTGTGCAACAGCAAGAGTTGCACAAATTATATCTAAGAAGAATGTAGGTGAATCTGGTGGATTCTCTAGAATATTGGGTCTTAATAATATAGATACATTCTTGAATCCAGATCCTAATTATAAATGTACTACTAGAAATCTTATTCCAGTAACTATTTCTAATTCTACTATATTGAATAGAATGAAGAATAGAACGTTTAGATATGTACCAGATGGAGTTGAGTTTGAATTAGATTCAGATGATGAATCTTTTGTAGGAAAAACTTTATATTTTAGATCTCCTATTACTTGTGCTTCTTATGCAAGAGGAAATGGTATATGTCATGCTTGTTATGGAAGAAGTCTTGCTAATATCAATTCTAATATTAATATAGGACGAATTGCTACAGAGATTGTTACTGAGCAATATACCCAGATGAGACTATCAGCTAAGCATCTGTTAGAGTCTCTTATTAAGACTATTACATGGTCTGATTCTTTCAACATGTTTTTCAATATTGAAGTAAATAATATCTCGTTATCAGAAGCTGTATTTGATGATGAGACTAATCCTATAGATGACTATGTGATTAGAATAAAAGAAGATGAAGTAATGTTAGAGAATGATGATGATTTCTTTAAGCATTTGTTCTACTCTAGTCCAGATAATGCTGTAAATGATGCTCCTATATATAATGAGTATGTAACAGATATCTCTATAATCAATATAAGAACAGGAGAAGAATTCCTTATAAATTCAGTAGAAGAAGATGGATCTTGTGTTAAGATGTTTATCTCTCAAGAGATGAAGAGTTTAGTAAGAACTCTTATTAATAAGAATAAAGAGGAATACTTAGAAGCAGATGAGCTTACTATACCTCTTAGGTTGTTATTAGACAAGAATTTGTTTAGTATCAAAATTCAGAATAATGATTTAGGTAAGGCATTAGATGTATTTACAGATCTTATTAATAAGAAAGATGTTACCAAATCATTCTCTATTCCTGAATTGGTAGGTAGATTACAGAATGCTACTATAAATGGTAATATCAATGTAGATTCTATTCATCTAGAAGTTATTCTAGCTAATCAGGTTAGGAATATAAATGATAGATTAGAAAATCCAGATTGGAATAAACCTAATGAGAGTTATGAAATCTTAACTCTTAATGAAGCATTAACTGATAATCCTTCTCCTGTTGTATCTCTTCTTTATCAGAAACTTGCTAAAGTATTATATTATCCTCTTACTTATAAGAAGATTAAACCATCTATATTTGATCCATTCTTTATGAGAAAACCTAAAAAGTTCTTAAATGTGCAGCATGAAGTTTATGATCTTAATGAACCTAAACTCAGACCAGGTTATTCTCCAGTGGTATTCTTTGATAAGAATGGAAAGAGAGAAAGACCTAAGAATATGAAAGAGTTCTTAAGACAGTTTAAAAAAGAAGAAGATATGGTTGAGTTAGAAGATTGATTTAATGGGAAGGGGCTAATGCCCCTTCCCAAATTTTTTACTATGGAGTGATAAAAATATGATAGTCGAAAAAAGAGCTTCTTGTATAGTTATTCATGAATATACTTTAGGAGCTAGTAAGTATATAGAGAAAATATTTTCTATATATGATAAACTTACGCATAAATTTTATCCATATGGAATGTATTATGATGAAGAAAATAAGAAACTTTATCTTCCTAATGGATTAGATGATTATTATCTCTTTAAGGGTTTAGATCATATAGATAATATAAGAAGATTGAATAATTATGATAATATAGATGAATATGAGTCTATTGGTATGGTAAGACTCAGTACAGAACCAAGAGATGATATACAAACAGATGCTATAAAATTTTGTATAGGACACGGTAGATATAGTGATAATAGATATAAGCATCAGATTTGTTTAAATCTTAATACAGGTAAAGGTAAGACTTATGTAGCTATTACTGTATTTGCAGTATATGCTATAAAGACTATGATGATTACTTCTAATATAGAATGGATTAATCAGTGGAAAGAAAGAATACTCGAATATACAGATTTAAAACCAGAAGAAATCTATATAGTATCTGGAATGTTGTCTATTCATAAATTAAAGAATGGATTTTATAAAGATAGAAATTTTAAGTTCTTCTTATGTTCTCATGATACTCTTAACTCTTATGCTAAGAAATATGGGTGGGAAGAGTTACATGAACTGTTTAAGTTTCTTAAGATAGGTGTTAAGATATATGATGAAGCACATTTATATTTTAACAATATTCTTATGATAGATTTCTATACTAATACATGGAAAACTTACTATCTTACGGCGACACCAGATAAGTCTGATAGATTTGAAGATAGAGTATATAAAACAGCTTTTTATACTATACCTAAAATAGATCTATTCAATCCAGAATCAGATCCTCATACTAAATATATAGCCATTATGTATAATTCTCATCCTACAGCTGTAGATATATCTAGATCTAAAAATGCATATGGATTTGATAGAAATAGATATATAGATTATTTGATTACTAGACCTAATTATTTTAAGATGGCACATATAGTATTAGATAATGCTATTAAAAACACTTCTCCTAATGGAAAGATATTAGTATATATAGGAACTAATAGAGCTATTATGGTTACATATAACTTTTTGAAATATATATTTAGAAATATTCCTATAGGAATATTTAGTTCTCTTATATCTAAAGAACAAAAGAAACAAGAATTAAATAATAAGATAATATTAACTACTACCAAATCTGCTGGTGCAGCATTAGATATACATGGATTAGAAGTTACTATTATTCTTAATGAGCCTTTTAATTCTCCTGTATTAGCTAGACAGACTTTAGGAAGAACTAGAGCAAATAATACATTGTATATAGATCTTGTAGATACTGGATTTAAGTCTCTTATGATATACTATAAGAATAAACAAAAGATATTTAATCGTTATGCTACAGGATGTGAGATTATATCGTATGATGATTATATGATTGATCAGAGTATAGAGTCTCTATATCAAGAACAAATACAGAAACAAAAAGAGTTAGAAAATTCTAATCAATTGGTTCAAGTAGTCACATTTGATAAACCATAACTAATAAAAGTTGACTTATAAATAATGCGAGATAATTTTCATTTGTGTGCCTCCTTATATAATAAATTATATCCATAGGATCCTAGTGATCCTATGGATATAATTGTCTGACTAAAAATTATAAATCTGGAGAGCTGTATTATACAGCTCTCCAATATTTTTTGTTTAATAACCCATATCTCCACCACCAGCAGGTGCTCCACCCATACCAGCATCTGCTGCTTTACTTCTTTCAGATTCAATCTTAATTTGAGTTTCATCAAATATACGATTAATATCATCCATAGGTAAGAATGAATCAAAATAGAATTCCATTAGTTTACCAACAAATTCTGCTTTGATTTGTTCATCTTGTTCTGCACCCATTTTCATAGTAGCAATATTTTGAATTAATTCATTTCCTGCTGCTAATATCTGGGATGTATTAGTAAAGTTAAGCATTACTGGAGGAGGAAGAGTAACTTCTACTATATCATTAGTACCATACTCTGCTTGATATATCTTAGTAAAGAGTTCGGATAAAATAGACTGATATTGTGATTGTCTATTATATATCTTCATTAAGAATCTAGCATTAGTCATAGTAATATGAGTAGCTGTTTGTTCATCTCTTCTAGAATTAACCATTTCTATATATACACCAGTAAGATTTACTGCCATCTCTTCTAGCATATTCATAAATTCAGTTTTAATCTCTATATTCTGACCTGGCAATACTTCAAAAGATACTGGAGTTTCTCCATTTGCATTTTGTGGAATTACTAAGTCATTGAATCTACCAGTAACGTTAAGTATATTATTCAAGTTTTCTATCTGTCTTAAATTAAAATTAGATTGTCTAACCTGATTAATAACGTTCATCAATACTCTCTGTATATTAGTATCTACAGATTGTCTTACATGGAATACTCTCTTATCATATCCTCTTGTTAATAGAGCAATTACATTAGAAATATATAAGCAAGAGAATAACTTAGCAGGGAATAAAGATTTAGATAAGTCTGATCTTCCTCTATGAGTTTTTTCATTCATATCAAAATAACAATGAACTATATCCTCAGGAGGAATAAATGATACCCTAACTCTTCCTACTTTACCACCATGACCATGATCAGCATTATATTTCAATATAGAATATATCTCTTTAGATAGATCCTGATTAGCATTAATAAAATTAGCATCTATCTTATCAGATATCTGTTTTGCTATTTTAATTAATACCTCATCATTATTAGCTTTACCACCAGCCATATTCTCTTTATCACCAGTAGCTCTTCTAGGTCTTAAACCTCCAAGAGTAGAAGAGAATGTAGTCTGTTCATCTTGAGCCATATTCTTATCACATTCTATATACCAATAACCAAGACATGTATCATTATCAATATATAATGCTCTTATCATAGTATGGTCTAATTCTCTTACTACTGCTCCAGCAACATTAATCTTTTCAGCTTCTTTATCTTTCTTATTTACATCTGTTAAGCCATCCATAGTAAGATTAGTAGGCTGTTGTAAAGATCCACCCTCTTTAGCAAATTGTTTAAATTTACTATTCATATTTTTTAGATATGCTCGATTAGAGAGTAAACTGTCATCTGATTTGACCGATTTCGCTGGAAATAGGCGACTAGTTTCTTCCAAAATCCTTCTCTCACAAGAAGCCTGTGTAATCATAGACGGTATAACGCCTGAGAGGTTAATTTCGACGTTTATTGAATTTAGACCAGAATTTGGGTCATTAGATTCTTTTATTAGTTTAGATGAATCTATATAATTATAATCATTTAAATCATATAGATCTTTATCAAATTTAGAGTTCTCATGTAATGATTCTCTATATACAAAGTTTAATTTAGTAACAGTATTATCTATAATATCTGTTATAGCAGATTCTGATAAGAAAGTAGTACTATCTGACTCATTAGAATATAGAGATACTTCATTTAAAGTTGTTTCAGATAATCCAGTAGAAGAAGATGCTTTAGATACTAATCTCTTCAATGCTTTACTATATGGAACTACATATATAAGATCTTCACCATATTTAGAAGTTTTCTTTAGTATATCTTTAGCTTTCTTTATCAGATTATACTTTTTCTTAAAATATTCCAAATCCTTATTCTGATTATATCTAAAATCAGAATTAGATGTGGTATCTTTATCATTATTAGTTGCTATAGTAAGCTCTATAGCATCTTTATTAAAATGATCAGCAGATAGAATATGATCTATCTTAATCTCTAATGCCTCTTCTAGTTTAGGCATATATTTGCATACTACATCTATCTCTCTATCTAAATCTCTTACTACAGCATTTTGAGAATACATATCCATTATATCGGTTAACATAGTCTCATCTTGCAATGCTGTTTTTAATTCTTTTATTATACCATCATCTGTACTAGCTAAAGTCTTAGCATACAGATTAGATATATTTAAGCCATTATTACCAATACGAGATTTATCTATTAACGTATTAATATCATTATCCATTCTTCTTCTTATATTATCTATATAAGAAGAAGTCTTATTATCAGAATAATAAGTATTCTTGTAGATATCACCAATACTATTTTGTAATTTAGAAGCAATATCCTTATTCATTCCAGGATTCATAAAAGATAAATCTGTCTTTTTTTCATTTGCCACCAGTATCCCTCCTTATGATTATTCATATGTGTTTCTAATTAAATAATCTGTATCATAATATCTATTATAATTATATACTATATATATGAAGTTTATATGACTTGATAAAGTGCTAAGGAGGAATATATCATGGATCTTACTAAAATTAATGAGTACTTTGAAGGTGAATATGTAGAAAAAAGAATGACGGCATATGAAATGGCTGAATTTTTAACTCAGGATATGCCAGAAAGTTTAAAAGGAGGTAGTCCTTATATCTTATATCATATAATGTATACTGAAAAATATAGGTTAAGAAAACAAATGATGAAATCGAATTTATATGATCCTCATAAATTCAATATGAAAGAGATAGATTTTAGAAGCCTTTATCCGGATTACTTTATTATATCTCCATCTATCCCTAGTCTAATAAAAGATATAAGACTTTTGTATGGTAATATAATTATTACCAATATTCCTAAATCTCTGTTGCCATGTTATAATGCAGTAAAAGCTACATCTAATAAAGCAAGATGGAGAACAAGAGAAAAGCATATCAGTAGAAAAGGGATATATAAAATGTTTAAAAATCAAAAACTAAAAAGGGATGATATAGAATGGATTACTAATAAAACTATAGGGTTAGTCAAATCAATAAAACAAGAATTAGAAAGATTATTACAGTTATCTGAAGAGGGGAAATTAGTATGAATATAAGATATAGAACAATACAAAAGCTTAAAAAATTAAGAAGAGCTAAAATGAGGAAAAGTAGTAAATACAGAAATTGTAGGATATATAATTTTGATCCAATATTGCTTTGTGTTGATGAGGAATATTTGAATAGATATAATATTGTTGGAAATTCAAATCATCCTACAAATTAAAAGGATATAGGGTAGTATTTAATACTACCCTATTTTTTTATTGTAAAAGTTTTAAATTTCGATTATATACTATATATGTGAATAAAGTAATCATTTAGAGTTTAAAAGGAGAGATTGACATGTATTTAGACTTTATGTTTTTGTTGAATAATGGTGATAATCCAGTAGCAATAGTAAAGAGAGTCAGCTCTTATGAGCTGGCTCTTTTGCTAAAAAGCTATCCTGAGGATAGCTACGAATCCATACTGGAAACAGTATGGACAAAACAGGGTCTAATTGAAGATTACTTTGACGAAGAGTTGGAAACCTGGATACCAGGTTTCCAAATGCCGCCTACATGGTGGCTCGTAAAAAGGATCCGGGCCGAATACGGCCCTGGCCCACTTTGGATAAAAGTTCCAGCAGAGATGCTGGAACTGGTGGAGGCTGTACGCCAGTCTCCAAAGAGGAGGTGGCGTACCTCCGGAAAATGGTTAAAGAGAAACAACAGATTCCACCGGCCATGGTGGATGTAATGCTTCTTACCATAATGTGGCAGTATCAAATGATACTGCCGCATTATTTTTTTTTGATTTTATCAATAGGATACCTCCTATGGAACTGAATCCATAGGAGGTATTTTATTAAGAAGGATTTCAAATGAAGAAGTTGTAATCGGATATTAATATTCGCGGGATTTATTACCAGATTTCTTATTAACAATATTACCGTTGCTATAAACAGAAGAAGAGGTTAGAGTCTGACCAATAGAATCAATATCAGAATTGTCTTTAGTCAGAATATTATAACCATATTCCATCTCATCAAAGCAAGTAGACTCATTAATATAAGTCAACATCTTAGCAGCCTTATTATTAACTACTCTACCAGTAATAGGGAAACCATTCATGTTTACAGGAACCTCTGAGAATCCAATCTGGCCTTTTTCTACCTGATAGATAGAAGTATTAGCAGATGTAGGCTGTGCAGAAGCAATAATATAAGACTTCTCTACATTGAAGCCAGTATTATCTGTAATAATCAACATGTAGTTGAATACTTCATTTGCATAGCTTGCATTAATAGTGTTAGTGTTTCCATTAGCACCATTAGTAACAGAACCTCTAGGTCCTTTAATCTGACCCAAATATCTCTTATACTGAGTTCTAGGATCTTTGATACCACGAAGGAACAATTCATGAACTTTGGTGATAGTAGAACCAGCACGCTCAAAATAGTTCATGGTGAACTGTCCGCCACCCTGCTCATTAACCCTAGTAATAATATTAAGTTCATTAATACCGTTAGTCAGAGCACCAGTATCACTAGTAATATCATCAATACCAGACATACCTCTGAAATCATATTCAATGATATGACAGTAGTTGTTAATCAATTTCTTGTACTCATCACTTGAAGACTTAGCATTCTTAAGGAACTTAGGAATACTTAAGTTAATCAAGAAGCTATAACCAGTCTCATAGAGATCGTACTGAGATAGATTAGAAAAATCAGTAACACCACGCATTAAAGTGAATGCCTGAACATCAGTAGTGCTCATAGTGTCACTAAAAATATTGTTAGTATCTTCAACAGCCATTATTTAATCCCTTCCTTTCTTAAGACTGGATTGCAGTTACTTTGAAGATCTCAGTCTGAACGAAGTTTCTAAACTGAACTCTGATAACTGCATAGATAATCTTATTAGAATCATATAATTCGTTGCTAGTATAATCAATAGTAAGTGACTTGAAGTTATTAATATAACGAGTAATAACGTTATCCTGAATATCCTTCTTGTACTGTACTAAATCATCACCATCGGTAAAGCTATATCTAATCTTAGGACAGATTACACGAATAGCTTTAATAATCTCCTGTACACCCAATACATTGTGCAGCCAGCTCAACTGAGTATATTCAGTCTGAGAAGTATAGCAGCTATTCATTGCTAAGATATTACCCTCATAGTAATTGCAGTAGTTTACTCTCAGAGTATCAATCTCTGCCTTCTGATCTACAGATGGTGTAATCTTAGGATAGAAGTTCAAAGTACCTTCAATAATCTCATCAGTAGGCAATACAATACCATACTTGATACCACAGAACGGACGAGCTCTACCATCAATAAAGTGCTTAACAAATAGACGTACTAAATGATACATTACAGTTACGCTAATCTGTTTAGCAGTAAATGGGTCATATACATCATAGGAATTGCAGTAAGAAGCACAAAATCTATTAGCTAAGAAATTATTAGTACTCATATAAGTTCTAATATCAGCAAGAGATTTGATCCTTAGACCCATATCCCTAAAGAAGATGCAGTCCTCACGGAATGTTACTAACTGCTCAATTGCATTCTTAACTGCTGGCGGATAATTAGCATCAAATACAGCATCAATACGGTTATTATCCACATCATAAATATTATCTGGATTACACCAGTATTCACAAGAACCATTGAATGCTTCTTTAACTCTTACAGTGTAACTGGAAGAGTTGATAGGATAATCGCCAAAGTTACCGTTAGCACCATTCTCCAGAGGAATACCATATACATTATCCAGATTAGTAGTGATGGTTAGATAGTCGATCTTATTACCATAGAAATCAGTACCAAACAGAATATCTGCCTTACCAAACTCTTCTGCACTAATACTATCTCTAAACGGAGTAGTAGTATCAGTAGAAGTAGAAGTGTTCAGCAGATAAGATACATTATCTACCATCTTATCAAACTCATCATCAAAGAAGGTACACCTCAGCTGGTTAGAACGCATACGAATAGTATTCTGAATATTAATATTTACTCGTTTACCAGAATTATCGGTAGCATTGACATACGGATTCAGAGTAAATGATAAGGTCTCTAATACGTTATCATTCTCAGTAATCTCAAGGAAATACTTAGCATAAGAAATAGGATAAGAATCTGTATTATCTCTATAGATTCTGATCCTTAGATCAGATACACCTCTACCCATAGGAGCAAGCATGAACAGAGGATAATGTTCTGAGTTGCCAGCAGGTTTAGTAGATCTGAAGTCATTCAGGAACTGATCAGTGAAGTCACTCATATCATTACCAAGAATAGTACTATAAGACTTCAGCTGGAATTCAATATTAACCTGATTTACCTTAACCTTAGTATAGGTTACACCACCAGTACTAGGATCAGTAATAGAATAAATTCTATTTACAATACCACTCGGTAGTCTAGCTTCCCACAGATTTACTTTAGTATTAGGATCTACATAATCAGTCTGATTATAAGTAACATTGGCTACTACACCAATATTAGCCAACTTAGAGTCATTGGCTACTACTCTCTTTATAGTTGCATAACCACCAGCATTGATTAGGTTAGCAGCCTGAATTGCTGCCTGTCCATGCTTTTTAAAAGATGGATTTCTACCATACAACTTCTCAAACTGATCGCCAAATACTCTGTTTTTCCACTCTTCTGGACCCTTGTCAAAAGAGCTAACAACCATGATTATCGGCCTGTCAAGATTATCTTCCACAGCAGCACTGACAGAATTAATAGCACTCTGGTCATCCCAAAGTACTGTTACATTTGGTGAAGACATTTGATTTCCTCCTTTTATTTTCTTTTATATGGAACCATATATTGTCCACACTAATTGTTAGTTTAGTTTTATTAATACAAAAATGTATCCTAATTATATGGATGTTAAATTTAGTTGTTATCATGCTTTACATTTTTAATAAACTATATAGCTCTGTAATAGTTTAAAAACTTAATTATATACTATATATGTGAAAACAAGGAGTGCTGCATGTGGGCAATTGCAGACTCCACTGATAAAGATAGGGGAACGTTTTCAATGGTCCCCTATTTTTTTTATACAAAATACCCCAGTAGGAGATTATCTCCTACTGGGGATATTTTATGAATTATCAGTACCAACCAATATTTTTTCTAGAGAAGTATATTTAGGATTATCATTCATCATTGCATATATTACAGACTCATCAAAGTCTTCTGATATAAGTGCAGTATATGCAGAATTAAACTTAGAAACATTCTTTATACTAATAGACTGGTAATCATGCATATTCTTAGATCCAGAAAGTCTAAATGCTTTAGTAACATCTTCTTTATCTCTGCATATCTCAGAACAAGCAAATCCCATTACCTGTGCATTAACACCAAAACTGTCTCCATAGATATCCATAGCTTCAAATACATAGTCTCCTATTTCATCATATGGAATAGTATTAATAACACAACCCAAGATAAATATAAGATTCAATACTTTTTCTACATTACCAATGAACTTAGCAGTTTTAGTATTATTAATTACTATATCTCCTTCTCTATATTTAAGAATTCGATAGTCCATCTCTTCAGATTCTTTAATAAGTTTTATATTTTTTATTTTTTCTACCGTATATGGTCTAGTAGTAATCTCTGTAGGATATCTAAATCTTTTTAATCCTATATTCTTACCAGTTTCTATATCCTGTACAGTATAATCAAATATACCAATTATATTAAAGAATTCACCTTCTTGTTCTGCTATACGACGTTCAAAATACTTCTCTGGAATATATATAACCATCTCTTTAGTTTTATCACTAAAGATTAATTGTTCTCCTTCTTCTCTTATAAAAGGAGGTAACCAATCAGCAGCCATTATATCACTCCTTCTTATTATTCTTTTTAAAGATTTCTAATAAAGTATTGTGAGAGTATTCTTCTCCTTTAGGACAAAACCTCTTAGAATCGTTAATAAGAAATCTTTTATATGGTAATCCATTGTGATTATTTATATCACAGCCCTTACTGAGTAAGTATACTGCAATAGAATAATATCCATATTTAACAGCTATAGATAAAGGCATTGATTCATGTATTTTAGGATCACTACAATGATTCTCTACTAAATCTTTTATAACATCTAATTTATTCTCTTTAATAGAATCTAGTAAGATAAGACTATCCTTATCCTCCCATTCTAATTTAGATAATTTATCATAATATGTTTTATTGGTAGATTTTATAGAATTGGTTATTATACTATTTATAATAGGAAGTTTCTTTCTTTTAATAATAGTAATAACTGCATTAGGGCTTAATAATCCATTCTTAATACACATAGCCATCATATCAGAATCTATAAGATTAAATGTATCATCTGGATCTAATAATATATTAGCTAATTGAAATACAGTTTTCTTATTATAGTTATATTCTTTTTCTCCATGTATTATAGCGACATACCAGAATATAGGATTATTATAGAATCTCTTTCCTCTAATAATAAATCCACTTTCTATCATATCATCATCTGTAGTAACCCCATCTACATAATCATATTTCTTATAATCTATAGGATTATGAGAAGTAAGTAATAATGTTTTTATACGTTTTTCTATATCCATTTATAAACCACCTTAAAATAAATCCTAGGGAGAGCAATCTCCCTAGGACTAAAATTTTTACATTGGCTTTATTTTTCCAATATCTGTAGTTTTTATATTGGTCCAGAATTTGCCTGCATGTGCTAAATCATAACCAATTAATAGAGATTCTAAATAATCAGGATGATATTTTCCAGTTAAAGCTTCAAATCCAGCACTTTGTTTAATCTCATCCAGAGTACCATATTTTTCATACTCTGCTTTAATCTCATCTGGAATCTTAGAATAATCCTCATCTACCACCACTGTCTGAGAAGGAGTTATATCACCAGGTTTTACAGGTTCAATACTGGTTACATCTTTAGCTCCAGCTTCTATACCAGAATCACTAGTGCTAGTACCATTACTTGTAGTACCACCAATAACAGTTGCACCAATAATTACATTACCTACTTTCTGACCACCTACGATTTCTCCACCAATAGTGGTTCCACCAGTAGTAATAATAACAGAATCTGATTTTACTTCAGGATCTTTAATAGTATATGTAACTCCATCTATAGTACCAGTAGCATATCCACCAGTCAAATCTCCACCAATAGTAGTACCACCAGTAGTGATATTATCTATAGTTACACCACCAATAGTTTTCCCACCATTAATAATAGCATCATGAACTGTAGCATTTTTAATAGTAGGGTCAAATATCTGACCACTGATTGTTTTGCCACCAGCAATTACAGTATTAGTGCATACTACATTTCTCAATGTACCACTAAATTTAGCATTGATAACAGTGCCATCTTCTTTTAGTGTACCATCAATGGTATCACCATTCTGAATAGTACCATATATAATTACACCACTGGTTATATTACCAAACTCTGTATTAGGGTGTTTAACACATATAGAATGACCTGATTTATTTAAACCAACAGCAATACCATCTCTAGTATTACCATTGGTTATTCTACCATTAGTAATCTTACCTGATACAATATTACCGTTAGTATCAATAATAGCATTAGTAATAAATGCTTCTTCAACAAATTCTGCTGTAGTAGTACCATATTTATGAACGGAATTTTCTATAGTAGGATCTTCTCCAGCATAAGGGAAATATTCATAAATATATCTGATCTGATCTGACTTCATAACTACAACAGAATTGTTATAATTTACAGAACAATCTATCTTTAGTTTATATAATCTATCACTAGGGTTTATAGTATCTACTTTAAAGATATCTACAACTTTACCTGAACACATACGGAGTTCTCCATTCAAGATATATGTTACAGTATATATCTTTCCAGGATAAATATCTATAGAATGGTTCATCTCTGGATGAGTATATTTAAACTCCATATGCAAAGCAGTATAAGGTTTAGCTTTAGCTTCTAATAGAAATGCTGCATTATGTGCTGGTAATATATTGATCGGTCCATGTGGATTATATAATCCAGTACCAACACCAGGAATAGTCATAGAAGATCTATTAGTAGGATTATCACCATATAAATACTCATTTGGTGTCCCATAAAATGCTGGTTTTCTAGGATCAAAAAGAGTATTTGGTTCTATGCGATTCTCCATATTCTAACCTCCTTCATTATATTACAATAATGTGGAATTAGATATCCGGAATAGGTGGTAATTCACTTTCTACTGGCTCTTGCTGGTCTGCTGTTACAGTATTATTATTATAAGGCTCTACAAAAGTATCTGGAGATGAATGTTTCCAAATAAATATAATAAATCTAGCTAAATTAGTCTGTCTTTCAAGAAGTTTAGGATTAGCGTTAATATCTTTTTCTGTCATAACGCTCATTCTAATAAGATTAGCTATAAAACTTAATACTAGCCATCTATTAATATAATCATCATCTTTAATATTCTTCACATACTGGGAAAGTAGTACAAAGATATACTTAGGTACATTTTTCTGACTCTCATCAGTAGTAACAAATCCATACTTAACAAGAATAACTGAAGTTGCATAGATTATACCAGCAGAATCAAAATTTATACCAGTCTTCTTCATAAATGTTTCAAAATCATCTTTACATCTATTGAATCTTACTTCACTACAATACTTATCCATCTTATTCTGCATTTTATTAATATAAAAATTTAGAAGAGGATGACAATAAGCATCTTTTATAAATGAGCCAGAAGAATATGCTACACTCATACTATAAATAGTAGATATAAACTTCTTCTTTTCTTCCTCATCAGTAATATTTGCATTACCATACTTAAAAGAAGCATCTACAAATTCTTTCATCATAGAATCAATCATATTGATATTAGTGCAATGAAAGATATTAGATAATCTACCACTATAGTTTATATCGCCATTGAATAAGTTCCTATAGATATTATATACATCAGTTTCAGTTACAATATCAGGAGCTTCTTCAGCATACTTATCTTCATTAATCAACACATCAGATAGAGCTTCCATATCTGATCCATTTAATAACTCATCAGTTATCTCAATACTCTCATTATCCCAAAATGATTTAGTTTTTTCTTCCATCATTAAACTTCCTTTCGATAATTCTATTAGTCATAAATCTTCTTCATCTGTGCAGCTCTAATAGAATTAAATTTTTCTATATTATCGCTTTGTAGTTTCAATCTAATTTGAGTTACTATATTAGCATACAAGTGTTCATTAAATAACAGAGAATTATATAGTTGAAATATAGTACTGCTAGGAATAATATGAGATTGGAATAGTTCTATAATCTGTGGTGTATTACCATAAGAATATCTGTATACTACCTCATCTGGAATATTGAGATATCTTAAATTTTGTAATATGGTAGGTATATTAGCAAGAATAACTACCAAAGGATCATTTTCATCAAAAGCATATTTAGCATAGATAGAAGAAGTATCTTTTCTCTTTTTAAGATCTTCTAGATTCATTTCTTTATAAATCTGATCTTTCTCATCAGTAAGATATTTAGAATAGAAGTTTACTAGATAATAGTTAAATTTAGCTACATAAAAATCATATAGATAGAAAGCAATGGTATACCAATCCATTCCTTCAGTTTCTACAAATTCAAAAAAGAATTTATGTTTAAGAATATGAATTATAGAGTTATAAGCATCTATTCTAGTATCAGCTATATTCTCTGTATCCATTTGATACATTTCAAACAACTGAGAAAATACCTGTTCAAATGACTTTACAGCATTAGGCTTTTCTACTATATCAAAATTTAAGAATTGATCTTCCAAAGTTGCTTCTATAACATGCATTACATAATCAGAATCGAATTGGGAAAGAATAGAAGATAGCTGACCATTAGCCTGAATCTCATATTCTTTACTATTAGTGATAAAATTTAACATGAATAAATCCTCCTTAGTAAAATACAAAATATTATATAGTTGTGAAGAATATATTAAAAAATAAAGGACCTAGAGCTTTAGTGCTCTAGGTCTTTAGACTAGTGTATTTGATCATCCAATATTGAATTCATATCTTGACCATTAGAATTTAGAGAATTATAGATACTATTTACCCCAATCTCAGTATCATCTTTATAGAAGTCATTAAATAAAGAATCTGGTATGCAATTAGCATTTCTAGGATCATTATATGCAGTACCATCATCTAATGATATAGAATCTACTTCAACTTTATACTTATTAGCATAAGCTTGTCTATTAACAGGATTCATTAGAAATACTTTTAACATATCTTCATCATGTTTCCTTTGAGCTTTCATAAAGTCGGAATACATAATACCTTGATTCTTTCTTAGTTCAGCAATAGACTGTTCTAATTTATTATATTCAGAATTTTCTAGTCTATTAACTTTTTCTATTGCAGGAGCCATATTAGCCATTTCTCCTGCACTATCTAGTTCTATTACATCATCTACAGACTCTTCAGTTTGTAATACATTCTTTTCTATACCATATGTTTCTCTTAAATTCTTACCATTATACCATACATACAATGCCATTAGATAAGAGAATATCTGGTCATCATGTGTAAGATCAGAATGTTCTACCTTACCATTTCTCTTGACTTCTAATCCTCTTAATTCCTGATATATAGTAGGAGAGATGAACTTATCTTTATGATAAGTCATTCTCTCTCTTAATAGCTCTATTAAACTATTTCTTACAGTATGACTGGAATTCAAACCATAAACTTTAGTAAGTTTATTCTTTCGTACAACTTGACCATTAGATACTTGCTCTTCTACTAAAGTATCTTTAATTTCATAATATAGATTTTGTTTTATCTTAGTCTCTTTAAGTTTACCTATAACTGCCTGTCCAAAACCTACGTGTTTCATATAGACGCAACTCTATACTCTTGGATATACCAAGCACTATTCATTACAAATAGTGAACAGATCATTTGTCGATCCTTATAAATACTATCTTAAATATAAGGACCCAGTATTTTTCGTTTCACCATAAGCTTGTGAATCTACTCTCCCGCAAGGAGATGACCGTTGAACGTGTATCTTTTTATATAAAATCCTTTATACTCACCATATGGAATCGGTTTATTTCTAAATATATAATTTCGTATTTGAGTATCTGTTCCAAATCCTATTAAGTTTATCACTTCTTTTATACCATTACAGACAATAAAAATTATATCGGAGTATACCATATATAATTTTCTATTATCTGGACGAGGAACTATCATTCTACCTTCATGTATAGCCTGCAAATTATTTTCTAGATAAGTACCCCATTTTAAATTATCTACACTAGGATCTAATCTATTATTATTAATATGCATAACAACTGGTAAATTATTAGTATTTGGTATGAATGTAATAGCAACTAATCTATGTATTAAATACTTTTTCTTTCCTGTTATAGTTATAAGATCAATGCATAGATAACCATTATTGGCGATCCAACTTTTTCTATATTTACCAGTAAAAGAGTCATAAACTTTTCCATATTTATTAATAAGATATCTATTGTTTAATTCATATAAAGGAATGATTTTATAGTCTTCCATATAAATCACCTCTTTTATATAGATATAAGTATTTATATAAAAAGATACTTCGCTGCTAAACAAAGGAATCTTATAACTTTTTAAACATTCACGCTTATCTTCACAGATTACGTTGTAGTGTATAAGCTCTAACCTTCTTCAAAGCAATAAAACTGTAGAATATATATGTTACCATATATACTGAGGTTGCTATCGCTACTCCATTTCTTTCGATATTGATGACAGCATTAGGCATTAAGTTTAGTACTATCCATTCTATAACTCTTGCAAATTCTATAAGAGTTATTACATTAGATCTTAATTCAGCAAATACTCTTGTAGTCTTAGAATCTATTATAGTAATACATGAGCTATCTTTAGATACACCACCAGATGGGTCTACACCTATAATAGGTGGATACTTAGGAACTAGATTAGTTCTTAATGGAATCTCTTCAAATATTTTTAATTCATACTTACCAAATATTAGAACAGTCTTCTTAGCAGGTTTACAGAACTTCTTAACCATATCTAGTTCTTCTTTAGTAAATGGGTTATTCTCTGCTTCATCAGACCATTCTAACAAATACTCTCTTCTTATATTAGGCCAATCCCATTCTGATTCTTTACAACGTTCATAGAACCAATTCTCATCATATCCTAACTCTTGATATGTGAATTGTACATGAACAAAGCTAGATAATTTATTTGCATTTATAATTTCTATAATCTGTGCATATGTAAGGTCATACCAGTTCTCATTAAAGGTAGTAGCATTATTTACTACTTTATATGCATACTTACCTTCTTCATTAGTTAAGAATCCTGGTGTTGTAGTATATAGTATACCATATGGTACAGCATTCTTTTTAGCAACCGCAGTAGCCTTACTCATTGCTGGTATCATATTACCATATATTATTTTTATAAATGGAATAAATGCAAACTCATCCGCCCATAATAATGGGAATGTTTGTCCTCGTAATAGATTAGCAGCAGCTAGTTCGTTTCTTGCTTTAGCATAAGTTCTTAATTTATTATGGTTTACCGCATGTTCCATATAAATAGCAGTATTAGGAACTTTAGTCTTTTTCCCGTTCACTACACTAAATACTGCATCAAATCTAAGATATGTAGGTAATAAATCTCTTATGCCACGAATACGTCCTAAGTTTTCCTTAGAGTCTTTAAACTCTTTGTTTAGTAGAGATATCTGAGTATTCTTAGTTCTAAAGTTATATACGTAACAATAGAACGCAGCAGAAGCAATAGTTTTACCTGTCTGACGAGGTTGTAGTAGTATACAGTTTATATTCATAGTGGCTAAATATAGATATGCCATATTGCCTCTATGGAGAATAAACTGTGATGCCTCGCCTGTACTAGGAATACGTACTATCTCTCTTAGATAGTACCAGAAGTTATTAATAACTTCATAAAATACTTTATACTTATATAACTCAGATAGATTAGGATCATGAGGATCTATATGTGCCAAATCAGGATCTAATAGAGTGAGCATGAATCTATTGTTTTTAACACCAATAGACTTAAGATAATTACTCATCTCTACAAATGATTTATTAGTAGTAGATCTTTGATAATATATCTTGATATTATTAGCTGGAGCGATAGGATTTCCAGCATTAGGATTATCATATACATTAGGATCTATAATCTGTTCCATTTTATCACTTCCTTTTATCATTCTGTAATAACAATAAAAGGAATAAGGAGTGTAAATTTGTAAAAGTCAAAAATTTCAATTATATACTATATATGTGAATAAATGATAATATGCCATTGTATATATGAAAGGTGAGTGATTGAGATGGCAGCAATTAAAATTATTATGAATTCTAAAGAAGTAGAAGGTGGTCGGGATTTGGCCGGCACTTTTCATTATCCTACTAGTGTTCCATATGGTACCCATGATGGCCGCCTGGGCTGCAAGGCCCAAGTTAGCGATAATGGTGACGGTGTAACCGTTACCATCTCTATCCCTGAGTGGTTGGTGCTTGGCACCGCCACAATTATCATGACACATTCTCGTGCCATCAAGGGAATAATGAAGGCCATTGATGGCCTGTGTTATGCCATTGATGATCTGGTTTCTGGAGTCCGCAAGGATTTCAAGAACCTGATCAAGGAGCATTGCGAAAAGTAATGTTCCTTCCTGTACACACAGCCCCCAACCACGGGGGCTTCTTTTTTTTTTGATTTAAACAACATTTTAATGATATACTATATATATGAAAGGATGTGTAATTTATGATTAATTATTCTCAATATGCAGTTTTCTGTTCTAAGATTTATGATGTATTAAATGGTGGTATAAATACTGTTATACCATCGGTAGGGTTAACGTTTGATGTTGATAGAGACTCTTCTACAGTAGGATCGTCTCTAATGTGTGTAACTAATATCTATTTATATAATATATTGGAGAATATATCAAAACACCCATATACTCAAGAACAGATTAATGGTATATTAATATTAGCAGTAGCTCATGAGTTATCTCATATAGACCAAGAGATAGATTTTACTAGATTACTATATGCTCAAAATGATTATCCATATAGAGTATATATTGAAGCTGCTAATAATAAGAGAACTTTAAAATATATCCAAAAAAATAAAGATAAGCTATATAAGATATTTGGATACTTCTCAGTACCAAGAGAAATAGCATTTCATGATTATATGGCACAAGTAGATGCTTTAAAGAGTTATGGTATTATCAGAACAGAAGATGATCTAGTATATAATCAGTGCAAGTCTATACAAGATAAGATACTGAATATGTGTAATGCACTATTTGGCACTGATGTAGTAAGAATGTATTACACTCAGAGAAATATTAGAAGTGTAGAAATAAAGATATTAAACGAGAATAGAGAGTTATTAAAAGAATACACAGTAATAGATGACAATGTATTTGATATGGATAAAGAAACTATAAAAGATTTCTCATTAGTGATGAATTCTAATATAAAAATGATTAGAACAGTTAGTGTAGGATTTGTAAATAATACATTGAATCTTATACTATTATTAAAAGGAAATGCCAATGCAGGTATATCAGTAGTAAAGTTTTTATGAGCCACAAAATAGTGGGAACAGGAATAATCCTGTTCCCACTAAATTAATTTTTTTGCTTATAGTAATATTTAAGAAATGTAGCGTACCATTGTTTAAGAATGAAATCAACCAATCGTTCAATATTTTTACTTTCGTAATATTCTTCAAACCATTTCTTCTTCAATAACTCTTGTATCACTGCATCTATCAGAATAATCTTAACCATATTATGGTTATCACTATTCTTAATATCAAACATAATACTATTATAGAACTCTTCAAACTTCATATCTCGGAATAACATTTGTAAAGTTTCAGATTTTACTTTTCCATATTCGGAATTGTTATCTACATTATGAAAGTATAATGTGAATAGTTTAATAAGCACTATATTTACTACGATATCATCTTTTTTTCTAATATCATTAGTGGGAGCTATAACAAAATTATAGCTTGATCTTAAGATAGTATAATGATTTATGATTGAATCATATATAGAGTATATGAAGTTATATACTCGTACACTATAATTCACTTCATGTTTAATATCCTTTATCATGTTCCTATTATGTATATTGCTAATAAAGAATAAGATAGACGAGGTTACAAGTAAATATATACAGGAGTAGATCATCAATGCAGATATATCGACTGAGATATACCCATTCTGTATATATTCTAATAAAAGTGGTAAGTTAAGAATAAAGAAGATTGTACTTATCATAAATAATAAGTCTAATTTGCTTATTCTCCACCTACAACATAGATGATTGAAATATATTCTTAACAAATCACTTTTAGCATTAAATAGTAATAACTTATCCATGATTTATCAACACCTTATATTCATTCATCTGTTTTCTCACATATCTCTAATATATCAGAATAAATTTTTTCGTATATTGAGTTATATAATACAACTTCATTACCTTCATATATTAATCCTTCACAAACTCTCATAATTCGAGTTTGATCAGATATCATATTGATAATATTTTTATATAGATTATTAGTTTCTATTACACTCTCAGTTTTATCATTCTCTTCACACTGTTTTGATTTTTGTCTTCTAGATGCATGATCCAATAGTACATCTAATCCTATATCAAAATAATATAGTTTGTCTACTATTACGTCGTTATAGTGTAAATGAATAGGTTTATTAAAAGTTTTATACTCCATAAACATAGGATTCTTATTCTTAATCCCATATACTATAGTAGATATGAATGACCTGTCTAAGAGTAGTACACTACCATTATCCAATTTAGAAAATTTATCATCATTCACTACATCTTGCATATTAAGCATCATTAGCGTTTGTAATAAACATTCTTTTTTATCTTTGAACTCATCTAGATCTTTTCCATACTTAACCATATCTTTTTTTAGATCAGATGAAGATAAGAGTGTATCAATATTATTACTATCTTTCAGGATAGTTTTGATTACATCATAAAATATACCATCAGGAGATGGTAATCTAACAATATAACTTTTAATTCCATCCTTAGTCAATCTCTCATGCATCTCTTTTACTGCATGAGATTTACCACTACCGTCTGGACCCTCAAATACGAAAAGTTTGTAACCCATTATGTACCTCCATAAAATAAATAGGAAAAATTAAACTCCTTAATTCACTGTTATGGTGTGCATTTGAATTTATTATATTAGAAATAGTTAGATACAGCATTAATCATTTCCTTCTGAATAGCAGAATCGGTGTCTAAAACTACAGTCTCTCCAAATACAGTTTTCATTTTTACTGTTCTTAGATCAGACTGTAACTCCATAGTATTATAGTCTATATCAAATGAACCAAGAGCTAGTCGTATATTAGCAGATTCTGTTATTATATAATTCTGTATCTCAGACTGGGTTAATTTAGTAACAATCGCACTTTCGGCCAAAACATCATTCTTCTGTTGTAAAATATTATTGATCTCTAATGACTTCTCAAAGAAATAATCATGAGGATCAATAACCAATACATCCTGTTTAGGTAATCCAGGAGTTACCCCCTCAGAAGTTATTATCTTCTGAGTATATGCTTTACTATGAGAAGGGAAATAAACCCTATCATAAGTAATCATCTGCATATTCTTTACAGTCATTCTTCCACCCTCATTAACCAAAGAACCTACGGCTCTTAATGAGAATGAAGGTTTCTGACCTCTTCTCAAATCTTCATTAAATGATCTACCTAGTTCATTACTAGTACCAGTAAAATGACCCATTACATAGTTACCATCCATCCAGAGTTTAGTATACCATACCTGCTCTAGAGTAGGATCAATCTTGGTCTGCCTTGTAATACTTGTATCTGTAGGATGACCAGCTTCACCTTTAAGGTTACCACTTTCTACTAACTCTCTTGTTCTAGGAGAGTTAATAGCTTTTACAAGCTCTGCTGTAGGATAAGAACGTTTATTACGGTTTACTTCATCACCTTCTTGTAATATACCTTCAGCAATGATGAAACCATTCTTATCATCTACACCTTTTACTTTAAACTCAACATTTGTGTTGGTTTCTTCGCAAAGGATATATCCATTTACATTTTCGTTCATAAGAAGATTACACCCCATTTTATATTAAATTTTATAATATATTAAATAAACTTAGTTTATTATCTAAATGTTTGACAAAGATAAGATAGAGGGTCTATGCAACCCTCTATCTATTTTATTAATTTCTATTACTTTTCTTAAACTTGTTATACTTATTCTTATCAGAATTAGTATCTAGAGTAGTAGATTTCTCCTCTACTACCGCTACAGGTTCAGCACTGTTCTCAGCCTCAACCTCTTCATTCTTCTCTACCTTAATAGTAGTCTCAACTTCACTTACAGCAGGAGCTGGCTTTACAGCATCTACTACTTCAATTACTGGTTTAGAATGCTTTCTCTTATCAGTAATAGGAGCATCATTCTCAGTAACATCAGATGCACCGTTATTCTTATCATAATTGGTAAAATCTAACGGAATAGTAGTACCATCTGCCAAGACCTCTTCAACCTTAGCCTTATACATAATACAAGTACTAATATCTTTTGTTTCTAATACAATGTTTTCACATGTGCCAGCAAAAGCAGCTGGTCCAATAACAAATGGTGTACCACAGTACACATTAACACGCTTTTTCATTTAAAAGCCTCCTTAAATATAGTTTATATTTCTGTGTGTTTAATCAAACTCACATATAACGTCTACACTTTCCATAAATCTATAATCATCCGTAATACTAAGTGTAGCTTCAGCTAACTGCATATTATACTCATCCAGTATCATTCCTACAGTAATATCCTCTAATACAGCCTCATCAAAAGCTGTATTAGATAAGTGATCATATTTATCAAAATCGTTCATCACATTACATCCTCTCTAGACTCTTCTACGATAATTTTCTTTAAAGGTGGAGGAAATAGCATATTATAACTACTATTATAAGTATAATTATTTTCTCCATCATATCCAAATAAAGTATCAATAGCTTCATGGAAAGACTGATCAATAAATGTATCCATAAAGTCCTGACTTTCCATATCTTCTAGTAATATATCATCACATATAGAGATCATTTTAAACCCTCCTTATAAGCATTATTCAAATGTTTTGGTGAGCAAATAGTAATTAGTCTTGACCTCTAATTAAAGAGAATATCTCTAGGAGGTGTGGTATGTTTACAGATAAAACAACATATCTGCCAGAGCAAAATCCAGATGAAAGGTATAGAAAATTATTATTTTCTAAATACCCAAACTATGATAATATAATAAACTTTATTAAAGAAGAAACTAAATATTGTGCTAGATTAAAAAAAATTATAGAGTATTGTAAAACCAAAGAAGACTTTAAAAATTACTATGCTCTTATGGAGTTCTGTTCATATTATATCAGAAGTTCCAGTTTAAACTCAATTAGTAGATCATTTGGTATATTAGATATAACCAAAAGAAAAATATTTACTGAATTTAGAAATAAATTAGGGCGATGAGTAGAGAGCAAGAACTCTCTACTCGTCTTTTACTCTCCAACAACAAAAGTAGCTTCGTTATGAGTATCACCTGATGGATTAGGATTCTTTACCAAAGTATCTATTTTCTTTCTAGCTTCTTGCTGTTTAGTTACATAAGTCTTTAAGATATATACCATAATAGGAATCATATAAAATAACTCTTTAGTATAATTAAACTCTATATCCATAATAGAGTTTATCAATTTATCTGTAACATCGAACTCATTATTATTCATATACCATATAAGTATATTACGATAATAGTACTTATTATCATCCTCATAGGATCTATTCTCTATTACTCTATCCAATAAATCCATATCTAACCAATTTATAGGTTGGTCATAATCTTTATACATAACTTTATTAGATAATTTATAATAAGACTCTAATCTATCTACAAATAGACTATTAGGATCATCTACTGGTACAGGATATACAGAGTTTAATCTCATATTAGATTTCTTAATCTCTATATCTTTGAATATAGTATGATCATACTCTAAAGCAAATGTATCTCCAGTATATACTCCTTGCTCTACATGAAAATAGTTATTACCTGCTAAATTAAACAGTTTGTTTCTTATCATAAACTCTATAAGATAAGGATCATAAAGATACATATGTTGATACTCTAATATAAAGTTCTGCACACTATTCTTATAAAATAAATCCATATAATACTTTAGCAGAGTATCTATATTTTCTTCTAATCTATCTATTAGTTCTGATTGATTAGATTCTATAAGGGGAGTAAGATTTGTACCTACATTTCCTGCTTTATAAGTAAATTTCTTTATAGTTTGTACTGTTTCTAGATAATTTAAAGCATCCATATCAGTACGAGTAAGTTTATAATTAATCTTATAGAAATTAGCTCCTGTATAAAGAGTATCTATTCCTATACCAGTAACCATAAATAGATAAGGTTTATCTATTACATGATTAATCATAAACATATCTCCCGGTATAGGTACTATAGTATTAGGTAGAATCAATGCTTCTCCTTCTATAGGAGATTCCAATCCATATTCTCCAATATCTAGATTAATATTAATCTTTTCTATACCATATAGATGGAAGTTTTCTATTTTATTAAATTTAAGAGAACTATTCTGCCCTATATCATCATACAAACTATGAGAACCTTCATCAAGAGTAGAAGCATTATGATCTATATTATAATAAGTTACAATAGTAGGTTTTCTATCACCATAGATATAAAAAGGATTATTGAGTCTTGCTTTAGCTCCCTCTACTAAATTATCTATGGTTTTATTATAATTAGTATTAACAAAATTACCCAAATTATACACCTCCTAATTATCTATATGTGACAAAAAATAAGAAGGTAGGGATTTCTCCCTACCTTGGTCTCATGTTTCATTGAAAATATCTATAAAAATGGTGACCATTAGAATACATATTGAACCAATAACAAAAACACCAAATGCTTTTAATGCGACTACAGTATCAGATACGATTATTGCAGACGTTGATGATATAAAAGAAGCGATTACTATAAACCATAATAATGTTTTTAAACTAAATATTTTGTTTATAATCTTATCAATCATACTAGTAATGCTGAAGGATTTTTGTTTCTTTTTAGTTTTTACTTCTTTTTCTGGTTCAATATCATCATAATCAAAGATATATTCATAATTAAGTGGAATATTTGGAATATCCATTGAATTATCTACCAAGTTATTCTCATCTGTTAATACTATATATTTCTTATATATAGTAAAACAGTTATGAGTAACTAGATGATATAAAAATGGAAATTTAGTTATTTCCAATTGCTTTATTTTTAATTCTATAACTTTTTGTGTATTAATATCAGGGAAATAACAGTTTCCTTTAGTAGCCATATAATGTAGATCGTCCATGGTTATTAACCTAACATATCCAGGACTATTTTTGGTTAAAGGGATACATTGACATTTCTTCCTATAGATACATAAATCACATAATTTAGGATAAATCTCTTCTTTATAATCATCTGATACTTTGACTATTTTACAAATATACTTGATAGTGAATAATTTTAACTCATTACGAAATACCTTGAATTGATTTGAGTCTAAAGGATGACTATTATTACATTCTTCTATTTCATACAATAAATCCTCATCATTCTCAATCTTAATCTTTTTTGGTTTCTCATATCCTGGATCCATCATATTACGTACATTCCTTTCTTCTAAATCCAATACTGCTAATAAAATTGGAATATCATCAAGTACTATAATATCACCTTCTTTTTAAACACAAAAAGAATGGATTAGGGAATTTAACCCTAATCCAATACTCTTTGTTTATATTAGCCTATTTACACGTAATGATTTTTTATTATTAGTAAAGTTTTCCATATGATAGTCTATACCCTCCTCTCAATATTAGAAATTGAACTTTACATTTTTAATACGATTTATACCTTGAGTATTAGTAACCTTTTTTGGATATTTAGTCTTAGAATAAAATCCAAGATATCCATGATATGTAAGTATCTTTTTCTCTGCTTTGAAGAACCTGTAGATTTTCTTAATAATGTTTTTCATAGAAACATACCCCTCTCTTTAAATAGAACTATACCCTTCTAAATATAATTGTATATAAACTAGTATAAGAAAAAGTACAACTACTATTATAGTATATCGTATTTTTCTCTTTATTAGATTTTTGATGATTTTATTATCTCTTAGATAATAACTCATCGTAATAATCGTTTATGGACTTACATCCATATATCACTAGTACAAATCCGATTATAGTAGCAAATAGGTCAAATATAAATGCTACTTTAATTGGTAGAATCGCTGTAAATACAGCTACTACCAATGCATAGAAGAATCCTAATACAAGACCATAAATATAGGTCTGCATAGCAATTCTATTCTCATTACCATTCATCAATATCTTCATCATCATGCCTCCTAAATATTATATAAAGATATTTTATAATTTAACACTTAAAACCATTATAAGTGTTATTGCCATAATGGATATAATAAACATATTTTCAATTATCTTCATACTAATTTTCTCCTTACCATTTGTTATATGATATTAGTACTAATAAAATTATATCAATTGTACTAAACATCATAAATGATTTACATATGAGTTTTATAATATTTTCTGTATTAGATATATATATACTAAAAGAACAGAATAAAATAACTATTAATGATCCCATTATAATTATAAAGAAATTATCATCCTTATACATATTTTAATTTCTCCTTTATTAAATAAAATATGTGAGTAGTTCATGTAGAACTACTCACATATATAGTATATAACCAAATTGTATTTTAGAATTATATACTAATCACCTATATAAGTACAAATAGCAATGACAAACATTACAATTGCCATACAATATTGAATTGATATTAAACACTTTATAGGAGAAGGTGCATCTTTATAACAAGCTTGTTCTAGTAGTGTTATTACTAATACAAATATAGCTATTTTAAGTGGAACTATATATCTCATTGTATCTTCCATTAAATATCTATCCTTTCTTATAATTTATATACATGCTCTTGTATTCTATCTATTGGAACTCCAAAGTCTTTTTCTCCATATTTCATATTAACATGAACAAAAACTGTATAACCTAATCCATTACAGAATATACTCTTTATTCTAGGCAATACATCATTAGATATATCATTATCAATATAAAGATGATATTCTACATTTATCAACCCATACTCTTCTAAGAAGTACCTCATAGTTGCTAAATAAGAGTTAGAACCTATAGCAGCATAAATATTATTATCAGTATTCCTTCCACATAGATTTAGAAATACTGATAAAATATCAAATTGTCCTTCTGCTATATTTATTCTTATTTGTTTTAGTTTATCACATACTGATGGTATAATATAATATCCACTATTAGAGTTAGGATCATCTATAGTTTTATAATTCATATACCTCTTATCTATATATGCAAACTCTTGACCTAAACTATCTGGTATTCTTCTTAATCTAATAAAAGCATTATTGTTAGATAAAAATCCAACAAAATATTCATCTAAAGCAAATACACTCTTATCTGATCTTGTAAGAGTAAGTCTATTATTATAAATAAACTCTCCTAGATTTAATACTATTTTTAAAGAAACCATATCTTCTAAAGATAAATTAGTTCCTAGTCTCTTATTAATATACGATAATTTTATCATAGATCTAGTATCATTTTTGGGAATTGGGTTGATAAGTCTAAATCCATAGTTCTTATTGAACCGATATCGGTTCATTCCAGCCAGTCTATTTGCTTGATTTCTTATTAAATCAAGTAGGTCAGTATCTACATACTGAGGGTATGTAGAATATTGCTCTATAAATGATTTTGTTAAAATTCCCCTATGAGTAGAGTTTCTGAAACAATTATACATTGGTGGTTTATCTGATTCAAAAACACTAATATAGAGGTGATACCCTTTATCAGGGTATCCCTCTCTTTCACACATCGGGCAATTAATTCTAAATTCTCTTCCATTAGAAGCAAGTTGATGATCTGGAAATAATATAGATAAGTTTTCTTTTAGTTTCTCATAATAATTGCTCATATCTCTAAGACAAGCCTACACACCTCTTCTGATATAACGTCTGGTATAATAGGAATAAGATTTCCTGTATACTGAGGCATATTAAAATCAATAAACTGAAATTCAGAAGATAATATCTGAGCTATCAAACCCAATACATCTTGTTCAGTTTTCTCATTATAATATTTCTCATGAATCATAGAGTAGTATGGTGAAGCCTCTATCTTTTGCAACTCCTTCTTATTGATATTTCGTTTAGATACTAAACGATTTACTCTACCACCAATAATATGTGGTAACAGCATCATTCCTTTAGATGCAAGCATTCTTTTAGCAGCAATGATAAGAATTATATATTGACGATTATTTACTATCTGTGCAGATTGAACCTCTCCAAATTCTTTAGCAAATAAATAGCTTACTAATCTCTTTTGTAATGAGTTTACTTTAAACTCTCCATCTTTACAAAGCATCTTATAATAATACATAATCTCATCTTCTTCAAATGGACCATATTGAAGCTCTATTCTTTCCATAGTAGTTTTACAATTTACCAAGATCTGAATCATGATAGCTTCATTAAGTTTAGCAGCATGAGCTTCAAACTTATCACATTCAGAGTTATTATCATCATCTCTTATAGAAGATGATAACTGTACAAACCCGTATTCATATGGAACTTCAGTAACTCTAAACTTAATATCTCTATTAATCGCATTATAGTTGAAATGGATTATATTCTTATTATAAGTATATTTAGGAATTATCTGCATGATAATATTATCTACAGTCTCCATAGAATGAGTAGTAGAGTTTCTAGCTCTGATAGTCTGCATTTCCCATAGAGTAGTATTATTAGTAATATTCTTAACTACATTAGAAGATGTGGTCTCATAGAACTTAGCACCTAAGTCTACATTATATACTTTGATAACAGCTTCGAATAATAAATCAAAAGTCTCTAACAATATATCTTTTATATTCTGCTGATTCATCTTCTTCTTTTCTATAAAGTGAGTAAGAAGAGGAATTATCATATTCTGCATAACAGATACTTTCATCATTATCCTAGCATGATAATCAGAATATTCCAATACAGGAGATTTGTTATTAGTATAATTCAACTCTAGATTATACTGTTCCATATTCATTCTATCCAAATGATAATTTAATACTTGAGCAGTGTAAGAACCATTAGGATTAATGAAGTATTTCCACAAATCATGCTTAAAAGCATTATATGTATATGCTTCTGTCTCCACATCAATCATATACTTAATCTTAGCATATAAACCAACTAATTGATATTCTTTATCATAGAACTTTTCAAAATAATTGATATAATTTGTACAATGATCTCTAAAGCCAATAGATAACTGACCATCTTTAACTTTAGTATCACTATTATAGCATCTCTTAGCAGTCACATAAAAATAGTCAAACATGTCATTTGCTTTACAATCATCTGGCATATTGAAAAACTTATGAACTGGTACTATAATAGCACCTCTGATATGATCAAATATTTTATCTTGTGGTTCTGGAACCCATTCATCAATTGGAGGCTGATTAGGATTAGGTGCAGAAGAGAATTTTAATGAATTCTTAAAATCATGAGTGTTAATATCACTACCATCTTTCATTATATTCTTATTTATAAAGAATACAACTGGTTTAGGTTTATCTTTTGGCCATAAAGAATGATCAATAGGTATAGAGTTCTGATAGAAGTTATTATTGAACTTAGAACTTTGAAAATCATTAAGGTTAATAGGCTGTAATTCATTGCTGTTCTTGTAATCCATGTCTAAAATTCCTCTTTCCTTTTTTATTTATTCCCTCTTCATTATAATAGTATATAATAGAAATGAATATTACCTCTTTATTTTCTTCACATAACCTACCTTCTTTATTGGTTTAACAATGATATTATTAACTTTAGGAGCTCTCATAGATCTTCCTACTGTCTTAGCCATTATTTCAAGATTTCTTCTCTCTATATTATTAATCTCTTTACTATCTTTCTCTGCTTTATGAATACTATCTAATTTAGTCTTTTTATCGGCTCTTTTTAAACTCTGTGCTTGAGCTATTTTATCATCACTATGAGCTACAGCTTTTTCAAATATATCTTTAACTGCTCCTAGATTAGTCATAGCATTTAACCAATTGAGTTTATTAAATAACCCATGAGATTCCATAAATAAATAAGTAAAGTACAAGGACTTTACATAACCAACTACTTTATTAGGATTGCTCTTAGCAGGATTATTTTTTAATGCTACTTTACTAATCTTCTTTTTTAATTCAGGGATAATTAATCCTCTTTCATAAAATACATAAGCAAATGTAAATATAAAATTAGGATCATTGGAAAACATTCTTATATTATAATCATCAAGTTTATTTAATCCTCTTTGTGTAGCATCTTTAGTAAAGAACTCTACTACTACATCATAAAACAATGTTTCTGTACTCTCAGATGGTATCTTTAGATAAATAATAAATCTATCATTATCTTTCTTATATAGAAGATAATCAATCTTACCATTTACTCTCAGCATCATTTTATTATACTTATCAGTATACAATTGTTTGGCTAGAGTTTTCTCTCCAACCATCATGGCTCTAGAACCAGATGGGTTCTTAATATATCCAGGAAATGTTATATAATCCATAAATCTTTACACACCTCTCTTTTAAAATTAAGAAATTGATAGACTCTAGGAATTTTACTTCCTAGAGTCTATAAGAGTAGAGAGCAAATTCCTTAATATCGCATTATAAAAATGTATATCTAATCATAAAATATTAATAATCTGAATCAACTGTTTCTACTATAGGTTTTTTATCTACAGATACAGTATTAGCTTCTTCTACTGCTACATCATTAGATTCTTCATCAGATTGTTTAGTCTTAATCTTTTCTAATATTGTATCAGCACTAGTAGATAAGTCCATACCAGAATCTAGTTTCTCTTGCAACTCTTTCTGCTCTTTCTCATCTCTAGCAGTCTGCTCATAGATATTAAATCTAGGATCAGGAACTAAGAACTGATTAGCATTGAATAGAGTAGTAATAATCCTACTAATAGAATCTAATATAGAAGGTTCAGTTTTAGCAGAAGTAAGTACATTCTCATCAAACTCTTCTGTCATAATATTGAATGGCTTATATACAGCTCCAATCATGATAGGAATCAATCTTAAAGCCTGATCCTCATTATAGTCTACATAAGGGAGATATATCTGTTTTACGAGATTTTCATATGCAAGATACAATACTTTAGCTACAGCTTCTTTAATAGCTGCATTTAATACTATAACTTCATCCTCATAATCTGCCTTTTCAAAATGACCATCATACTTAAGACTAATCTCATTTATTGTTTTAGCTGTTTCTTCAGATATATCTCTATGCATATTACAGAAAGCTTTTAAACCTTCAAAATTTGCACCAAAACATACACCTTCTACAGCAGCAGATCTACAATTCAATACAGCATCTTCTACTGCATCTGATAATACCATTCTATCTGAAGTACCAATACCACCTACAAAGAGGTCTACTAGATTTCCTTCGATATTATTGATTCTTCTCTTTAGATTACCAATCTTAACTATATCTTCTCTAGTCTCTTCATAGTTATGAAGTTCAGCTTTAAGATTCTTAATATAGTTAGTATAATAATCTGTATGAACTAACTCATTTTTATCATTCTTGGTAAACATCAGTTTAGGGTTAATAATCTTTAAACTGATAGAATCTACTATAATAGATTCTGCTTTACCAGCAAATGATTTAATATTATCTTCTGTAGGAGCTAAACCTTCTTCAATATCTTTCTGATAGGTATCATTATCAATATATTTCTTGATAAATTTAGCACCAGTAAGATTCATAATATCTAATAGATAATTATTAGTATTATTTAAGTTAGTTACAATACAGAATCTAGGTTTAGTATCTAAATCCTTAATATTATTAAAATAAGCTTCAATCTTATCTAAGAAGCTATTAGCATCTCTACTAATCTTAGGACAAATAACAATAGTAGGAGTAATTTTTACATTAGGATTAGCTCTCATCTCTACTAAAGGTTTCTTAACCTCTTCTGTAAAGATAGACCTAAGAATACCATTCATAGCAGGTGTATCAATAGGAGATTCAAATACATATACATTAGCATCTCTTAACTCACAAGTACTATCAGTAGTATTAATAAAGCAAGGACTAATATATCCTGCTTCATATACCATTCCCTTATAAATCTTTACAAGAGTATCACTATTATAAGAAGCCTTTACATCAATAAATACACCTAAGCCACATTCCTTATAAATATCATGAATAGTCTTAGCCATTGCTTCATTACCATCAAGAGATGTATAAGCAATATTATAGATATCATCTAAAGTACAATCTCTCTTTCTATTCTCTATTCTCTTTGTGGCTTCTTTGATTAGTTCTTTAAAGCATTTGATAATTCTTCTCTTAGGGAACATTCTATCCTTCTCTAATTGAACTAATCCCTTAAAGATCTCATATGAAAGAATAGTAGCAGATGTAGTACCATCACCAATACTCTTGATAACTTGAGTACAGATAGTTCTAATATCATCTTTAATTAAAGACTCAATAGGCTTATCACAATTTACATGCTTTAATACAGTAAATCCATCTTTAGTATACTGACCAATTACATTGGTTTTATCATTACCAACATACTGGCTATAAGTAGTATAACCACCCATTGGACCATATGTAGGTCTTACTGCATTAGCAAACAATTCCAATGCTCTCAATTGAGCCTCTCTCAGCATATCTTCAGGTACTACATTAGTGCTTAATAACATCTGTAATCTCTCCTTCATTTTCATCTATTTTATTCGGTATTTTAAAATCCGCTATAGGTGTAATTAGTTTTATACTATTAGATTGCATTAATGATATAGCTAATAGTGATAAACTATTATTCATATCATTATCCTCATAGTTTAAAGAATAATTCCATATATAAATACTCTTCCCTTGATATGGTTCTTCAAATAATAATATATCTTTTATATCCTTTAGAATTATATTGAAATATTTGTTAAGAGAAGTTTCATTTAAAACAAGAGAAACATTTTTACACTGATTGAATATATGATTACATATCTCTATTTCATAATCATCTTTACAATTTATATATGCTTCATAATCTTGCATTACTCTAAATGGATCACATATAGAACTCATAAAAATTATATGATTAAGCATATCTTTTTTCTTCAAGAGTATTTCATTATATAGATTATCTATTTGGTCTTTATAATCATCTTTGAATATGATAGAAAGAGGATTTTCTTCTTTTCTTTGTAATAATAGTAAATCAATAAAGTAAGTAGTATAGTTATATGCTTCTTCTTTTATATATTTTGATCTTGGATAATGATTAAGTATATAATATACCATATACTTATCTATATCTACTATAGAATTAAACTGAACTAATGATATCTTATTATTGAAGCCATTATCTTTTTTAAGATTAAACATATAAATCACCTTATACGAAAAAATATAGAGATACAGAACTAAGTCTGTATCTCTATATTAGAATATTAATTATTTTGCATCAAGCATCTGTGAAAGAGAAGCATGTGGTATCTGCTGCTGAGTAGTAGACTGCTGCATAGTTATATTATTCGGATTATTGGAATTAAAGTAGCTAGTCGCGGTGGAAAAGGACTTAGGCTTTGGCATAAGATCTACACCCAACTTAAGAGCAATCTTATCAAAGTATGGGAAGGTAGCTACCACATTTGCAAACGCCTGAGCATTGGTCATAGCTTTTACATACTCATCCAATTGAATTATCATCAAATCCAATTCGGTATTCTTATAACTATCAAAATCTTGCTTAAACTGACCAGTTTTCTCATTAAAACCATGCACAGCATTATAATCATTTTTTACTTCATATGAGTAAGACTGTTCTACTCCACCTTCATTTGCCATCTTTTTAATATTAATAATCGGAGATGTAGACTTCTTACCAAACACTTCTGGGGTACAAATAGTAATCAAAGCCTGACCACTAGCAACTCCATAATTATTATACTTTTCTGGATCATCTCTAAATCCCTTTAGAATATTACTGAAGATATAAGCCTTAGTAGGACTCAAGAATGCACCAATAGAACTCTTGTAATCAATTCTAATATCTCCATCTACAGTTTCAATCAATGGAGCAATATTGATTTTAATTGTCTTCTGCCACATCGAAAAACTCAAATTGGTTTTGTCAACCTCTGAATCTTTATTAGAGAAAGAAGTTGCATACAATGTTGGGCAATAGTCCTTGTTAGCATACCCACCGTAATTGATTGTTGGTTGTTCGAAACTCATAATCTGTTCCTCCTAAAATAAAAAATAATTAAGCTACTAATATAGTGTAAAACTATATGTAAAGAATTATGTAAGTTTATATAAACTTACACTCTTTACAAATATATAGTATATCATTGAAATTTATATTAGACGAAAAGAATATAGGAAGTAGGAATTAAACCTACTTCCTATAGTTTTACACATCTCGCTGAGCTTTCCACGTATTCTTTAGTTTAATATTATTATCAAACAAAGTCTTTTTCTTATCTTCTAACTTAGTTCTAAATTTAGCCATTTGCTTAAACATGTCATTCCACTGCTTCAGTTCTACATCACTGATTTCCTCTTTAGACATGAGATAGTCATCTATCATAGTCATCTGATTATTAACACTATGAATTAGATCAGGAATAGCATCTGGCTCTTGATCAATATTATTAGCATGAATAGCAATAATATCACACTTTTCTTTACACTTCTTAGGAGCATCTATAATAGATAATTTCTTATACAGATTTCTACTATTAGATTCATTAAGCACAGTAGATTCTAATAAAGCATCATCATCTATTCTAGTGATTCTACGAAGCATATTATTTAGTTCTTTCTTCTCTATCTGAGAAGGAGTTAAATCTTGACACTTCTGAAGAGTCTTAATAGCAGGGATACGGTTATGTTTTAGATCTTTATAATTCCTTAATACCCAAGAAAGGGTTAAGAATTTATTATCAACTTCTCTATTAAAGTTGAATCCCATTTTATCTATCTTATCAAATGCACTCTTTAAAACATCATTGTATTTTAACCAGTCCATATAATCATTTACAAGATTATCTTCATTATCATATTTACTCTTTTCAAAGATGGTAGTATATTTTCTTACTGCATCTCTAAAACCAAAAGATAAAATTTCTTTATAATGAATAGAATCAGATAATTTTAATACTTCATGATTATCTTTTAGATACTTATCAATAGCTCTCTTTACCTCTTCTACTGGAGCACTGCTTCCAGTAATAGCCATAGTATCATGTAAAATAAGAGCAGCAATCTCCGGAGTTGTCAATGCTAAATCCATACCAAATAATCTAGAGTCTAATTCTAAATAAAATTTAGTGATCAAATGTCTAGTATCTTTGGTAATAATATCAATAACATCGTCACTGTTAATAGAAGGCATAGCATATACACCAAAGAATAATTTGTCTAGATTCTGTGTATACACTACACCTAAACATTCAATACCATCATCAAAAGTATTCAATATTTTATTTAGTCCATTCTTTAATTCTTCTATATGCTCTGAAGTTGGCGATTCCTTAACTGCGTCTATAGCGTCTAATAGATCTTCATATCTATCCATAATACGCTTTTTGGTAGTATTCATGAATTTCTGTCCTCCTCAACTTTATAATAACGTATGATTATATTAATGTTTTCAGGAGGTATTTTTATGAATGAACGTAAAACAGGATTTATAGGTCCTAGAGCAATGAATGATTATACAGCTAATCTATCTGAAGCTACTAGAAACAGCATGAAACGAAAGTTTGTTGAACCATTAAAGAGTGCTATGTGCATAGCAACTAACTCTGCTATGGAACCATCAATACTTAAGAACTACACAACAAAAAAATAAGGTTGGCTGTTTCCACCTACTGTTCTTCTCCTAATTATAAAAAATAAGAGCAAACCATTAATTTGGTTTGCTCTTATTTCCGTCTCTTAGATAATCTTCTTTAGTTTCTCATATAAAACTGCAAAAGATTGATACAAAGGATCGGTATACTCAATCTTAATTTTGGTTTTAGTGTTATCAATTTCTGCTTTAGTAATAGGCACACTAACCCTATTACCTTTAATCTTAATATCATCCCAAACCATCTTGCTCAAATAGAATCGGTTGTCGAATCTACGAATATAATCATTGGATTCTTCTCCCTTAGGTTCAAATGGTTTAAAGAAACCATCTAAGAATCCATACCCAAATTCAGTTTGCTTTGTATCTTTTACATAGAAACAAGCAATTGAACTGTAATCACAAGAAGAACATTTAGTCTTCTTCTTAGTCTCTTCAATAAAGTTTGTATAGTCTATATTAGATATACATGCCAGATCTTTTGGTTTTTCAAAATTCCAGCACTCTACTTCAAGTGCATAGGATAATCCAACAACAATATTTATATTTGTTTCTTTAGCATAATACATCGCTGTATCTAATGCATTATCCTCATATGATATATTTTCGATTGCAACCATACGATTGCATTTTATATCATCAAGATAAAGAATATTCACTTTATCTTTTATACTACTAGAGTTATCATTAAAGACTTTATTAAAAATCTTTTTTACATGATTAGAGTCAGTTGTTACTAAAATATCTACTTTGCTCATTATATAATTCATCCTTTCATAAATACAATTGTGAATATCTATTCACATATATAGTATATAATTGAATCATGTTTTAGAAAAGACAAAATTAACCAGGTAGGAACCGAAGTTCCTACCTGGATTGGTGTCATAATTTAATAATATATCTAAACTTCTAATATTACTCAGAAGGCTGATCAACTGCATAGTTAGGTGCGAATGCATACTTAACGTTAGCAGCCTTATCATTAAACTCATTTGCAGCGTTGGTTGCAATATCCATAGCACTTCTTCTAGTACCTGGAAGCTCACTGGAATGATCAATGAACTGCTTAGTATCCTTATCATAAGAAACCTTATTAGCAGTGTAATCATTGAGAGCACGATCACCAATAGGCATATTATTCTGAATATCCTCACGCAGACCAGAAGGATTTGCAATTAAGATACGACCCTGTACCGGCTGATACTGCAAGAACAGGAAACGCTCAAATGCAGTAATTGCTGGTAACTGATAGTTTACAGTATCTCTAATCTCGTTACCTACATACATCTGATAATCAAAGATCTTGTACATAATTCTCTGAGAATTACGAGGATTCAAGATAATAATCAGGTTGTTATCGTTCCTCAGTTTGTTAGAGCTGATGAACTGATAAATACGATTGTCAGAAGTCTTTACAGTCTTCTTATAATCCAGCATAACAGGACCAATGCTGGAAGGAGTTACATACTGATAGTCTTTCGGAGTGATCTTACGAATCAACTCAGGACGACCAAAGATAGTTACAGTTACATTCTCATCATTGTAAACCTGTAGCATCTCAGTAACCTTGGTATCCAGATGATCCATAAAGGTCTCATAACGCCAAGTGATATGAGAACCAAGGAAGTTATCTGGAGGAGCAAAGTCAAATGCAGATGCAACTTTATTCTGCTCAGGAAGATTCAGGAAGCTCTCATCGAGATCAGCAAGAATCTTATCATCCTTATAGTTAACCAGAGTCAGCTTAATCATGCTCATCAGCTTAGTCAACTGAGAAACATTGTACATAGCCTGGATATCACGAGTCTCTTCTGGAGAGATGGTTACAGTGATATGCGGTGCCTCTGGAATCTCGAACATGTCGGTACGTACAGACCATTTAACCTTCGGGGTCTCATATGCTGCACTGGAAACATCTAGAGCTGCACTCATTACTACACCAACGATTCTACTATTGGTAGATACAAAGCTGAACTTGTTCTTATGCATAGAACCATAAATGGTGTACTTAATAATCTCAGTAGAACCAGCACCATCGGTAGCTACTACGATATCACCACGATGAGTGAAGCCTCTATCCATCTGACCATATACAGACTGGAATCTAATAGGCGGAATATCGAATACGTGCTTCTTCAGAGCACCCTCAGCCTCTTCATATACCTTAATGGTATGGCTTACATCATCATAGTACTCGTCACCCTTAACAGTCCATACACCACTAACAATCAACTTAGTGATCTTAGAACTTCTAGAGATATTAGCAGTGCTCTTAGATACAGCACCCAACAGAGCAAGAACATCGGTAGTATAATCCTCTGGAAGCATGAATACAACATTCTTACGAGGAATAGAAGCCTCTACAATATCCTTAATCTTGTTCTGCTCCAAGAACATATCAATCTCTCTACCATCTGGAGCTACCAAAGTACGAGTCTCCATGGAGAGGGTGAACTGAGGACCAGCTGCTACATCCTTAGGAATAGCACCCTTATCAAATACAGTAGTCATAAGAAGATTCTTATGAATAGGGAAGGTTATACCAACAACTGGGTTGTATGCACTCAGAGGAGCTGCCTCCATGATACCCTGTACGTCATGATCAAACAGAGTCTCCAATTCAGCATTTTTCTCGCTAATGACACGAGTATCATTGTTAATCTCAGGATCGGATGGATCATAAGCCTCCTGGACAAACCATCTCTTCATATTACTATTCAGCAACTGAGAAGAGAAGAATCTCTGAGGCTCAGCAAACATATCAATCTGAGACTCATGTAGAGCTGCTTCCGGAACAGTCAAAAACTGTTCAGCAAGACTATATAAGTCATTTTTTTCATAATTGCGCATTACGCTATCGGAACCTTCCTGCATAACGTTCTGCACCTTACCAATAACGGCCATGGATTAATCCTCCTTTTAATTTTCGAATCTCTCTAGCTAGAGTTGTAATTTTTTGTGTAAGATTTTTTGAATTATCTTTAAAAGTGAAAAGAGAGTTAACATATTATACCTTCTTTTCACTAGAATTATATTAATGTTGAGTTGTAAAAAGTTACATTAATCTTTACATTAATAAGTTAAACTACGACTATATATATTTAATCCATTGGCTTTCTTAGTAGGTTTAAAGAGTCCTTTCTTAGACTCGGCATCTATAACTTCATTTCTTTTGATTCTAGATTGGCTAATCTCAGAAATCATATTGGTGATAATATTAAAAGCAGTAATCATTCTTTGTAATTCTACTTGATTCTCTATATAAGTTCTAGTGCTAAAAGTTCTAAGAAGAGAATCCTTAGATAGTTCTTTAAGTTCTAGTAGTTTCTTTAATATAAACTCAATCATATTATCATCATATGTAGTTCTAGAAGCTTTATTAAGTTTCTCTATAGAAGAAGTAATAACAGAATTCAGTTTCATATATTGCTTCTTTAATTCCATCATCTTAATATCTTTTTGATCAGGTTTTAATTCAGCTAATACTTCATCCTCTTTCTGCTGTAACTCATCTTCTGGACTAGGTTCTTGAGGAGGAACATCCATAGCACCAGGATCTGCATTTGGATCATCTGGAGGAGCATTAGGATCTTCTTGTTGTTCTTCTGCATTTGGATCTCCCTCTTGAGGTTGTTCTTCTGGAGATGCTGCATTTGGATCATCTGGAGGAGCAGCATTAGGATCTGCTCCAGCATCAGGTTGATCTTGTTGTTGATCTGTAGTAAAATCAGGTGGATCATCTGGAGGAGTAACACCATCAGATGGTTTTCCATTTGCTTCATTTAATACCATACTTGTGAAGAAGTCATTATATAACACTAAACATTCTCCTTTCATTATAATTTATTATGAGATTCAGGATCCAAGTCATCATCAAATTCATCATGATGAGAATCTGTAGGTTTTACATTATTGGTACTATTATCTGGCTTTTTATTTTCATATCCAGGAACAGTATTACCAATAGGATTTACATTATGAGCAATAGTATGACTTATACCATTAGTTGATATACTAGCTTTACTATGATCAGATATTTCAGACGCAGTCTTATCTCGTACAGACTCGTATTCTTTTTCTAATAACTCTATATTATGATCAACTTCTGCTAAATACTTATGTAATTTCATCTTTTTATCATTATCAGTACATTCTTTATATTTTCTCAATACAGCATATTTATGCTCTCTCCACTCATGTAAAGCAGTTTTAAGATATTCTTTATCCATATGGCGAGATAATAAAGCAGAAGATATTACAGCTAATGCTGCTGTAAGAGCACCACCAACAGCAAAAGCTCCTAGAGTTATAAATAGATAAAAGCAAAGAGATAATCCATTCTTAGTACCTGCTTTAAGATCTTGTAATCTATTAGTAACTAGCATCATTCTAAGAGTCTCTTTAAGAGTAGTTATACTCTTTACAGGTGCTAGTTTTAGTTTGTCTATATTTTCTTTTACTCTATCTACTATAGCAAGCTCATATATACTCTGTAATCCATTACCAAGTTTATTTTTATCTGCTATATAATCATTAACAGAATAAGCTGTGTTATATGATTCCATTATAATCTTATCATAATCTTGATAGGTTGATTTAAGATTATGGTTTACCTTATTCAATTCATCCAAATAATTAAAGACTATAGATTCATTGATAAAACTATTATTCTTGGATGCTGTGGTAAGAGTATTATATAAAGAATCAAAATCACTACCATAGTATTCAATATAATAATCTACAATAGATTCTAATATTGTTTTTTGATCTATAGTAGGATCCAATTCTTCTAATATTAAGAACGCTATCTCAGCACTATTACAGAATTTATAATTGATTGGCATATCATAAGTATCTATAAGAGAGCATAGCGTATTAATAGACTCAGTAAATGATATTCCATCTTCTTTATATAGAACTCCATCAGTTAATACATTCTTTATATTAAATCTCTTAGATACCGTAGATAGATTTTTAACTAATCTATCACATTCATTTATGATATCTATAGTTTCATTGATACTTTTCTTACAATAATCAAAAGAATCATTAGACTTTACAGATTCCATAAATGATTTAAAGAATGAAGGTGACTCTAATCCAGAAATAATATCTTTGTTGATATAGGTTAAAGCTCTATCTATATTAAGATCATCATTGTTTTCACACATGATTCTTAAATTAGATACAATCTGTTTAATATTATCGCCCATATTATCAGAATAAGTTTTCCAACTCATTATAGATTCTAATAGATTAGACCCATCATAATGCTCTAAATAAGATGCATATCTAGGATAAATCCTATTTAATACAAAAGATTCTGATAATAGTTTCTTTCTATTTATCCTATCAAATACTGTATTAATCGGAATATACTGTTGCATAATAACATACCCTCTCCTCATTATTAGAATTCTGCTTTAGTGAGTTTATCCATAGACTCTGGTAATACAAGAGTCAGATTATATAATGACTGTACACACTCTTTTTTAGTAAGCATTAGATTAGACCCATCAAGTGAAATAAAGTGTTTCTTCATATTAACTGAATCATATAATTCCTGATTAGCCTCTATAGAATAAGTAGCTTTAGATGAAACTGTATCACCATCGAAGTCACCACCGATAGAATCAAGTCTTACGTTATTAGGCAATGCAACATCTGTAAACTTATCTGTTGTATTACTACCAATATCTTCTGCCCTAATCTTAGGATATTCTTTATAAAGTTTATTCTCTATGATCATTGGTTCAGTTTCTATAGTAGATAAAACTTTTATCTTACAAGGGAACTGGTTGAAATAAGAGTCAATAGGGAAACGTGAAATTAGAGTCATCTTATCTTTAGTTACTTCTACAGCCGCTTGATAAATAAGATCACACCATGTAAGAGGACGTTCTAAAATATTCAGATTTGGTATATTATCAATTATATCTCCATTCTTATGATGCTCTAATATATCCTCATCTGTTACATGTCTTCCTCTATAATACATATAGTATTCTTTTTTATCATTAACTGGTAATAGAACTGGATATAGACGATTACTCATACCGTGCATAAATCTATCTATTTCTTTCTTTATTCTCTCATCTGAATATTCTTCTCTCCAGTCTCTAGTTTCTACTCTAGAACTCTTTTTGGTTTTAGGATCATATGCTAATAGAGAAGATACATCAGATAGATTATTTTCAAACCAAGTTCTAATCTGGAAAAGCATATAAGGAAAGAAATTAGCACATACAGCAGCCAACGGTAATCCAATAGAATCTAGATCTACAGTTAAATCATTTAGATTTTCTTTTCTCAAGTTCTGAGTACAAATAACTAGCCTTGAACCCCAGTCAAATGATTTTTTCATACCAGCTCTTCTAATAAGACCTAGTTTTCTAGAAAGACCAGATGCTTGAGAATCTTTACCATTAAATCTACCAAATACTAACCAATCATATACTTCTACTATCTTCTCTTGTATTTTTCCTCTAAGACTACCATTAAGAGTTAACCCATATTCTTCAGCTTCTCTTAAAGCATTAGTGTCTCTAATAATATTATCGTATAATTTATTAATTTCTCCTACACCTAATTTAGTACCAGAGGAAGAGTCTACGTCTCTATATCCAGCAGGTATAACAATAAAATCGTCTATGAAGAGTTTATCCCTATACTTCTCCAAGAAGTCTATTTTAATACCTCTCTTAATAGATTTGGTTTTCTTAAAATCTATAGTCTTAGCTATTTTCTTTAAGAACTTTAAACCTGTCTCACCATTAGGATCTGGTTTAAGTTTTCCTGTTTTTTCATCCAATACAAAAGTATCTATTTCATATACACACAGTTTTATATTAGAATCCAATCTTAACCAACTTTTATATGCAAGAGGATGAAGAAATGATTCTCCTCCTAAATTTATATATGCAAATATAGTAGTACGATCATCTTTAGTTATACCAAAGATATCATTAGATAATAATCCATCTTCTGTAGGAAGATTACTTCTAGTAAAAAATATAGGATTAGATATCTTCTTTAATTCGTTTACTTTGATAAACTTCTCTGCATCTAATGGTGAAACCTTAAGAAACTTAGTGTCTGCTTGTTTCTTTTCATCCATAATACTCTAAACCTCCCGTTTTTAGTCAATTTTTATCAAAATGTCCCAGGCAAGAAATCTTGCCTGGGACTATATTTCTTAAAAATTATTTAATTTTATTTTAAACGAACAAGATTCTCTTGAAATAGATATTTTATATAAAGGTTCATATGCTCCAGCCACTATATTACCATTACAGGCTAATAGTCTATTAGCTGTATCTTCATTTACTGTTTTAACATGGAACTCTTCATCTTCTTTACTAACATCAACTGAAATAATCTCTTTATCACTAAAATTTCCATTTAATAGATTACAAAGAGTAATAGCTTTGGAAAACAGTGAATCATCACATGTATCAGAGGATATCTTATTCTGAAAATCAACGAGATTCATAAAGGTATACCCTCCTTCTAATTTACTTATAGATCTAATAATTCAGCCATGCCTTTAGCAGATTTGGTTTTCTCATCAGCATTTCTATTATTAGTATTTTCTCTAAGAGTTTTATTCCATAGATAGTGAAAGAAACCCAAATCTAAACTTCTAGCTTCAGCAAAAGTTATCTTGCCCTTATTACTATCTACTATCATGCTAATTCTTGCAAAGAAGCTGCTATAGTTAGTAATTGGGCACGTGTAAAAAGTAAATTCAAAGGAGTATCTTCTTTAGCAGGAATAGTTGTTTTACAACTTGGACATTCTACTTCAGGAGTCTGATAAGTAATCTTATCCTTATTTTCATTAACCATTAGTTTAGTAATCTCATTGATTACGGTAGCCCTTTCATCACTACTGAAAGTTCTGAAGATCTGTAATAAACCTTTAATCTTTCTAGTAGTATTCTTAACAGGATCATTGTCCTTAGACTTGCCAAAGGTTACAGGAACAAATCTACGATTAGTTATATCAATCTCATAAATCTGATGAATATATGGCATAATAGATACAATTCCTAGAGCTTTTTCAGATAATTCCTTGCTTACCAGTAAAGGTTCAAAGATTCCACTATAAATAGACTTAGGAGCAAATGCAATAGCATATTTAGTGCTAATAGGAATAGGTTTAGTAGGTTCAATCTTAGAAGGAGTTACAGGTTTCTTCATAATATCATGGAATTCTTTCTTTACTTCATCATTCGGATATATAATCATACTCTCGATGCTATGCTTCTTAACAAATGCATTCTGACACTTGTTATTAGGGCAACTATGACTAAGAATATTGCTATCCTTAAAGTTAGCTACATAAGCAGCAAAGAATAGACCATCAATATCACTATGATAATTATTCTTTAACCAAGTATCAAAGTCTGGTTTATTATTATCAGCGATATGTTTATAAATAGTAGTAAAGATCTTAGTCAAACCAGGTATAGTTGTAGTATTCTTCTCATCATATGGATTAATTGCAATCAAATCTTCACCACAGAATGGGAGCATTGTGAGAGAAGTTTTAGCATACTGCAAAGCCCACAAAATAGGTACTTTATCCATATTAGAAGTACCAGGAGTAACCTTTACTGGCTTAGATTCAATAGTAAAATCGGAGAAGTCTATAGAACTAGTAGGTTTCAGACTTTCCTGAATCTCTTTACCGAATCTAATCATAATCTTCTTCTTCTCATCTTCACTGAGATCATCATCATCCTCATCATCAGACTCAATATCATCAACATCAATAGAAGAATCATCTTCGGCTATCTTTACTTCATCAGTATCTTCGTCATCATCGTCATAATCTAATGGAGAATCCAAATCAACATCAGACAAGTCAGATTTCTCTTGATCAAATATATTTACTGGTGATGGAGAATCGTTCTTTACAGGTTCAGTATTAGTATTCTTATCTGCTTCTGCCTTTACGTTAGGCACATTAGGCTTATTAAGACTTACAGGATCTTCATCATTGTAAATATCAATAGCAGTTTCTGGCTTTACTGTCTTTTCAATATCACTCATAGCATCCTTACTATTCCTAAATCTTCTTGTAGGTTCTCCATTTTCATTAGGTTTAATACCAAAGAACTTATCATCAATACCTACACCCATATCATGAGCAACTACAGTAAGAATATAACCATGTCTCAGATAATCATCAATATCATCGAATCTTGCATCGCTATCCATCTTATCTTCAACAATTTTAATCTTAGCAGCAATATTAGGATTCTTTGCAGCCTTCTTCTCAAGTAGTTCCCATTTATTCTGAATATAAGCTCTCTTAGCTTCATCAATTCTAGGTTGAATCTCTTTTTTAGTTCTATCTATATTTTCATCAGCCATCTCATACAGAGTATCAAGAGTCTTTCTAACAGGATTCTCTTTCTTAGAAATAGGCTTCTCTGCAATAGAGTTTATATCTGTTACTATATTCTCTTCAGTAATTTTAACATTACCTAGCATACTAGGCTTTACTATTTTAGGCTTATTAGACTTATCTATCGGAACTTCATTATTAGCATTGCGAGATGCCTTTTCTGCTGGAGTCTCTACAGCTTCAACTCCTAGATCTGATAAAGAGAGTTGCTTTTCTTCACTCATCTCTTTTTCCTCCTTAATTTGTAATTCTTCTGTTTTATAAATGGAGCACCAAATTTCTTAGTTCTTTCATCTATTCTCTTTTTAGCTCCATCAAAACCAACATCAATAAGATTGTCTACTGCTCCTGCATCCAACTTATGATTATGCATAATAGATGGCTCAATATTTCTGTTTACTAATCCAGGAGCAGATCTAGATGATAACATATCAGAAAGATTGCTTTTATATTTTTCTTTCTTTTCTACAGTATCATCTTCTAATTTTATCATAGTAGATTCGTCAAACTCATCTTCTGATATATAACGAATCTTCTTATGATAATCATCTTTATAAGTAAATTTTACCAACATTTATATCACCTAAATTTAATACCTTCAAGAGTATTAGAGGTTACATCATAAGATAATAAATACTCAGTCTCATCAATAATAATACTGATCTTAATTTTATTCTTCAAAATATCATTTCTATCATTCTCTAGAGCTACTTTTACTGTTACTGGAGACACTTCAGGAAGATATGTAGATATTTGAGTTTCTATATCTTCTTGAAGCGAAGTTAATTCAGATTCAAAAGCAAATCTATATCTAGATCTGATTCCTACACCCATATCTGGATGATCTGGATATGTGCCTTTTTCTATTAAGATTAGTCTAATAATACATAGTATAGCACTGTTCATTACTCCAGTTTCTATTTTGCTCATATCTCTTACTTTAGGCAATCCAAGATCATCTGTTCCTAAAGGATAATCATAGAAATTATAGCTTTCATTAGTCTTTGTAGGCATTAAAATCACCTCTCATTATACAATTGTATCTAACTTAAAAGATTATATATAGATCACATTTAATTAATTATATTTCCAAAGGAGGAATTAATATGGCTATGGGTCTAGCGTCGATGAACCCAATGGTTGGTTCAAATGGAACTGGGCTTAACAGAGGAAATATTATGATAAACTCATTGTGTCCTGAAAAGGATGCACAATGGGGAAATTATAGTGTCAGTAAAACACTTGATAATAACGATAGTAGACTTACTGTAGATGATAATGGTAAGCTCTGTATTAAAGATAAAAAAGAGTTGTCTGAATCTTATATAGCAGCATATTATATTCTAAATAAAGATTCAGACGATATATTTAATAGTTTAGTGGAGGAAGCAATGCTTCCATATGATGAAAGACCAATAAGGAGTAAATCATATCTTTATGAAGTATTTACAAATCATGATATGGTTATTCCAGATCAGATGAGATTTGATCCTTTATTAGAAGAGATAGAATTAGAAAAGTTTTCTAAGATCATAACTGCTGATGCATATAATTTAGATAGACAATATAGAGCTGAGAAAACCAAAAAAGAAGGAAGATATATCCCTGATGATCATGGATATCCAGTAATGAATGAATCTAAGCGATCTGAAGCTTCTATGATTTTAGAAAAGATAGGATTACCATATATATCTATATATGAAGATATTAACGGTTTTTATGGATATAACTCTCAGACTGGAGATCGTACATACTCTTGTAAAGATATAAAGGATATTCTATTTGAGACTATTATAAGAGAGGAGTAAACCATGAGACTACTTAATATAGATAAAATAGAAGCTCTTGAAACTGAAGCATATAAACTAAAAGAAATATTAAGATTTGAATCTACACATACTGGTATTACTGTATTAAAAACATATTCTCATTATGCTAATAGTAAAGATCCATTAGATGAGTTGGATAATGATTATAAAGCATTTAGAGCTACTCCTTATGAACTAAGAATACTAGCTAATGATAAATCTCTACAATTATTTGGATATATTAATGAGGATAGATATGATACAATGAGATCTATGTTCTTAAAGTCTCCTATTAAGAATACAGATCCTATTAAAGATATAAACAAGATATATGATCCTAGTGCATTGACGGAGTCTATGATTATAGATGGAGATAGAGATGATAACCTAGGAACAGTAGAGTCTTATATGGAAGCTATAAATAATAGTGATGATCTTGTGGAGATAGCATACTATACTTATAGTTCTCTTAAGACTATAAATGAAGATTGTGTTATAAAAAGCATTGATGGGTTAAATGATATTATTAGTAGAGAAAAGCTATCTATGGTAAACCCATTATGTGAATCTAGAATCAATTCTGGTTTAATTACTCCATATTTAACTCCAGATGAGATTATAGATCAAGTAGATATTAAAGAAGAAAAAGAATGGTTCAGTAATTATAGAGCTAAGTGTGTAGGATTAAAACCTACAATGGAAAATTATTATAGGTATTATACCAACACTATCAATTCTCTCTTATTAGAAATGGAAAAGAATCCTAGTGAAGAAATTAAAACTCATTTATTAGAATTAGGATATTTGCCTTTTACTACTAATGATAGACAGAATACTAGAGTAGATGATATAATATCATATGATACAGATAGGTTTAAATTTCATGATCTTACTAAGACTGGAAAAGATGAGGATAAATTCTCTCCTATAGATACTACAACTAGTGGTATTACTATATTTATAATAGATGGCAATTTGGAGATAGAGGATAAGTATAATACAATATCTAATGTTATTATATCTTTAGATCCTTCTAGTGAGAAAATTTATGGTTTATATCATGGAGATATAAAAACCTCTCCATATACATTTGATAAAATCTTATCTTGTTATAGTAAAGATAGTATCATTAGTATGCTATTCTTACCAGTATCATTAGAATACATAAATAAGATTAAGAAGCATATAGAAGATATGACTACTACTAGTTCTTCTGTAGAATGTAATTTCTTAAGAGATATATGTAAGGCTATTGATTCAGATATCCCAAGAATAGGAAATATAAAACTATTCTGTTATAATGTATTTAATTCTGTTCTATTATTTAAGAATAGTCATAAGGATATAATGATAGATCCTAATAAGTTTTTAGATATGGATAAAGATATCCATGTATATTATCTTTATAATGGATCATTATCTACTTTTAACAAAGACTTCCAGTATGGAAAGATAAATTCAATTGTTAAATTAAGTGAGATGTATAATATAGACGAATCTGTTATAGATGAAGGATTCTTACCATATATGAAACTACAAGTTTTATTAGAATATGATGAGATCCCAGTAGAGTTTGATAAAGATGGAAATATCTTTATAAAGAAAAAAGAAAAGATAGACTTTGCAGCAGAGTATCAGGCTTGTCATAGATTACTTATGCAATATTCTAAAGTAAAAAATTATAATGCGATGAAATACTATGTTGCGAAGTTATGGTATATGAATATTCTTATAGAAAAGAGATTATATACTAAGAATAGAACTAAACAAATAGAAGAAAGACTTCCTTATTATTATAAGACTAGAGCTCATATTCTTAATGACTTCAATAAATACATTGCAGAAATTCTAGAAAACGATCCTGAGTTTGATTTTAGAGAATATTATAAGACCACTCCATTTGATAAGAGTATTCTTAAAGTATCTAAAGGTTTTCTAAAGACTATATGGGATTACTTAACAAGGCTATTATCTCTATTTAAAATATAATTCAATTATATACTATAAATATGAAGAGGGAACCAGATAGACCGATATTGGTCTATCTGGGTATTTTATGTTTAAAGAAAGGAATGATTTTTTGTGGAACTGAAGGAAATCGTCGATCAAAGAGTGATTACAAAATATGGTTATAATGGATCAAGAATAGAAAGCCCATTTAACCACAAAATTTATGTAACAGGAATTACTAGATTAGGAAGTAATGGAGAAACATATCT